CACGACTGTAGGAAACTCTGAGGGTAAGAAAAATCAATCGCTTTATAGAGACTATCAGAAAGAGGTTTAATATTTTTGTGAGACCATCGAAGGAGAAAGGATAAAACTTTTTTACGACTCCGTCAGAAAGAGGTTTAATATTTTCTTAGTACAAAAGTCAATGTTTTAAAATATATGGATGAGAGAATATTTGTCTGTATAAAAACTGTGTGAAATTTTGTACCAAAGAAAAAAACGTGAGCCGTATCCCCTACATGGATTTTACTAGATCATTTATATGCCAAAAAATATTATACTATATACGTTTATTATATGATGTTAACGTGTAAATTATAAACATTATTTTATGATGCAATTGTCTGGCAACCTAGATGGGCACAGGGGATGTTTGATAAGCTCTATGAGTATATGTTGTTGGACGTTATTGTTTAAGAAATAGTTGATGCATCAGAATGAGGTTTTAATATTTTTATGAGACCATCGAAGAGAGAAAGAGATAAAACTTTTTTACGACTCCATCAGAAAGAGAATAAAAATATTTTTGTAAAACTTTTTTATGAGACCATCGAAGAGAGAAAGAGATAAAACTTTTTTACGACTCCATCAGAAAGAGAATAAAAATATTTTTGTAAAACTTTTTTATGAGACCATCGAAGAGAGAAAGAGATAAAACTTTTTTACGACTCCATCAGAAAGAGAATAAAAATATTTTTGTAAAACTTTTTTATGAGACCATCGAAGAGAGAAAGAGATAAAACTTTTTTACGACTCCATCAGAAAGAGAATAAAAATATTTTTGTAAAACTTTTTTATGAGACCATCGAAGAGAGAAAGAGATAAAACTTTTTTACGACTCCATCAGAAAGAGAATAAAAATATTTTTGTAAAACTTTTTTATGAGACCATCGAAGAGAGAAAGAGATAAAACTTTTTTACGACTCCATCAGAAAGAGAATAAAAATATTTTTGTAAAACTTTTTTATGAGACCATCGAAGAGAGAAAGAGATAAAACTTTTTTACGACTCCATCAGAAAGAGAATAAAAATATTTTTGTAAAACTTTTTTATGAGACCATCGAAGAGAGAAAGAGATAAAACTTTTTTACGACTCCATCAGAAAGAGAATAAAAATATTTTTGTAAAACTTTTTTATGAGACCATCGAAGAGAGAAAGAAATAAAACTTTTTTACGACTCCATCAGAAAGAGAATAAAAATATTTTTGTAAAACTTTTTTATGAGACCATCGAAGAGAGAAAGAGATAAAACTTTTTTACGACTCCATCAGAAAGAGAATAAAAATATTTTTGTAAAACTTTTTTATGAGACCATCGAAGAGAGAAAGAGAATAAAAATATTTTTGTGATACCCTGAAAGGAAATAGGAAAAGTGCTCATAATCGTATCACACTTGAGACAGAAAAAGAAGAAGTAACGAGAGGTAACTTTTTGTGAATGTAGTTAAGAACATTTTTGTTTTGCAAACCGGAGTAGTGTCCGGTACACTTTTTTAATTCGTGGTGTGCCTGAATCGTTCGATTAACCCCACTCATCCAATTTCAGATGAATAGAGTTATCGATTCAGACACACGCTTTGAGTTTTGTTGAATCGATGAGTGAAGTATCATCGGTTGCACCTTCAGATACCGATCCGTCGATATACTTGAATCCATCCTTGACTTCAAGTTCAGATGCTTCCTTGCACATGTCTCCGATACGAACGCTAAACTCTAGATCCTTGACACATTTTATATCGACGATCGTTGAACCGATGATATCTTCGTACCTCACTTTCTTATGAGAGATGTTAGACCCGAGTACTGGATGGGTCTTGATGTTGCTGTCTTTCTCTTCTTCACTACATTTGATATTGATAGACACCGCACAGTCGTTGATCATAGCAAGAGCTTCTTCATGAGTGATGGCTGGAGATTCAATGCCGTACATTGGAGAGACGCTAGACAACCGAGCATTCACTGTGTTTCCATCAGCGGATTCTGAGATGGATTTAATCTGAGGACATTTGGTGAATCCAAAGTTCATTCTCAGACCTCCACCGACGACAGTGTAATAAGTGGTGGGATCTCCTTTTACGACTTCTTCGGATACCCCATCGTCTTCAGACTCTGTAACTTCGGTTACTGATTGACAAATCTTATCATTAGTCGGTGTTTGGTCTTGCTTGGTGACTTTGATAATAACATCGATTCCCATATGATGGTTGTTTTCTTCTTCCGTACACGAGGATGCGAATGATTGCTGAAGACTGGTAGGGATAGCAGCTGCCGCCAGGCATATGCATGCCAGGACGATATATTGTTTCATGATTGCTGTTCTAGATGATTCTATTTCCTTACCATACAATAAATTAGAATATATTTTCTACTTTTACGAGAAATTAATTATTGTATTTATTATTTATGGGTAAAAAACTTACTATAAAAAGTGGGTGGGACGGCGTCTGTATTCGTTGTCTTTACACTTTCCATTGGATGGAGCATGCGGTGCTATATCTTTTCCGTTTATTATACATGAGAGAACAATATATACGAGTATAATACGGACTTCATGATTTAATAATGTAGTAATTATCGTCTTGTTCCTGTTTCCTACTTCTCAAATCATATAGATATTTTTAAATATTTTCTTTCTATTATGAATAATATTTGTAATGGTTCTTTCCGTACAACATACTGTTTAGATGATAGTCGCTTAGCTTGGTTATGATATTGCGCATAATTTCCGGAGGCAAATACGATAGTCTAGATTGACCATCGATGATAGACTCTAATTTATTGAGTGCTTTGTCTACGAGTTTACTTTTACGCTCCATCGATAGATGGCACTGTTCTATGAGATCGTCGTACATGGGAAATGAGATATGTTTGTCCGAATGTATGACTTCAAGATAGCTGTGATACCGTATGTCTTCTGTTCTTAATACCGTATACAGGTCGGTGTCGGAGATTCGAATCTCTTTGAGGCGACCTATGTCACGACTACATTTTTCGATGATGGAATCTATCTTATCGAATGATATATTTTTCATAAATACACTTTTATAGTCCTTGTTTAAACAGGATTTACTATGTAGTTCCGCGAATGATTCGTCCCTTAATAGGCAGTAGGCTATTATCTTCTTTACGTAGTAATCGTCGTAAGGAGAGAACTCGGACATCCTGTAGAACAACGATTTGATCATAGGTAGAGATACTTTCAGTCTGTGGTGGATGATGTCGTGAATATCCGCATTGTATAAGATGTTTCTGTTTTCAAACACCAAGTCGAATACTGTCTTACCGTCTTTAGTCGGAAGGTTGATGTCGTATCCGATGTATACGAGGTATGAGGCAACATTGTTGTTACAATTCTGGAAGGCGGTATGAAGAGGAGTCATGGTATTATAGTATTCGTCTTTCTGAATGTCGAACCTATCTAGTAGATACCGTAATATATTGAGAGCGTGACTTCCGTATCCTTGATTATGTTTTATGAATAGATAAAGTAGATGATGTCCTTCTTCCTTTTGTAATTTCCCGTATTTTTGTTCGTGCCAATTGAGTAACATTATGAGAATATGACCTGTTGCACAATCGTTCTTTATGTATTCCATGATGGGTGTACAATCAAGATTATTACGTATCCTCGTATCGGCTCCTCGAGATAAAAGAGTATACACCACACGAGGGCTATGTTTGGTATACTGTTGAAGGTAAGTGTGTAACGGCGTATTTCCGATTTTCGTAACCGCGTTAATGTTTGCTCCATGATCTATTATCGCGTAGATGAATCGCTTCTCAGCTCGCATCTTAGTGTAACTCTTTGACTTGTAATAATTGCTTTCGTGGAACGCGGATATGTGTTTACAGTAGTAATGAAGAGAAGTGAGTCCATCCTCGTCGACGCAATTAGGGTCAGATCCTTTAGTCAATAATTTGTACAGAACGTAGTAGTTTAAGCTCCCATTGAATTTATATCTAAGATAACACAGCAATAGATCGGATGATTTACTAAAGTCATCAATGTGGTCCGTTAGTATATCAAAGATCTTGTTATCGATTGATAGTGAATGAATCAGATAGTGGTGTAGAGGAATATGTCCTTTTTCATCCTTGCTATCAAAGTTACACATGCCGTGGTGTAACAATATCTTTAATACAGATGGCTTAAATCGTGTATTCATCGTATAGCAATGTAATGGAGAGTTACCACATTTTAGTCGTTTATTCAGATCGCAGTGTTTAATAACTAACTTAAACAGATGAGACGATGTATCAACATCAAAGAATGTGAAATACATATGACAGACATTGTTGACAGAAATGTGACCTTCATTCTCACCGTCGTCTATAAATACGTTAGGTATGTACCACATACTGTCGCGAACGATGCGTACAATCTCGTCCATCTCGCCCATCTCATAATGATTTACTTTTTCATAATTAGAAATGTACGAAAGAAAAAGAAAAACAGATCAATATATTTTTAGTAATTTTATGCGAGCCATATAAAATAAACTCCGTGTTTATGATGCCGGTAAATGTTTTTATCATCTTGGACGGAATCGATTTTGTAATATGTCATGGAAACAAATGAAACAGGACATTCACTCCATGATAAATTCCGCAAGAGAGCAACAGTCGAACAATCTTAATGTCTGTATCGCATTTATTGGAGACGTAACAATGTAGCGCATTGTTTCCTCGTCTATCTATATGTTTTGATAAGTTGCGATACGTTTCAATCTCTGGTTTTATTTTTTGTACGTTATATCTTCATCCAGTAGACGACACAGAATACATGCACAATCTTTACCGCAGGCCATAGCTATTCTGGTGTTAATTATTCCTATATTATATTTCACGAAAAATGATGCGAGAAAAGGAAGGAATAACATATAGGATGATAAAAAGTGAGGGAGGGGATGAGGGAGAGATGGATAATCCAACTTATTTTGTCTATCCAGTGAGTATATATTATCTCGTCCTTGGTTTACATGGATCAGAGTGAGATACAATATCTGAATACGTACACTTCCGACATTTCTTACAAATGGTGTTACCCATTTCATCTTCCCCTTTCTTTCCATATCCACGACCACATTTTGTTTTAGGAGCACATGTAACACAGTTACCATCAGAAGCTTCAAGGAGACAATAACTATTCGAGACACAATGACAGATTCTATTTGTGGTAGGTGTACAAGATGTGACCTCTACAACTATGACACCAAGGAGAACGATTATATATTGACGTGAATGCGTCACTCGGACAATGCCCACAAATGGTATCGCTGTATTTATCACATCGATGATCTGAATATGTTCCTGGCTTACATAGTTTACAACACTTTAATTCTTGTTCACATTTCATAGACAATGAATTTGTATTAATAATCAAGAATCCTAAGATGATGATAACTTTCGTCATCGTTAAGTCAATAATGATTAATTTATTTATTATATGTTAATGTCATAAAAACTAATTGTTTGTTAGACGATTTAATCTCAATCTCTTTCACAATCATTTGGTGGAATATGATCAACATTTAGTATATAACTAGTATGATACGCGACGACGTCCATGTCGGAATATATCGCGTCCGTATTGGCATATACTATATAGACATCGAGATTAGAGAGACAGTCTCCTACCACAGTTACCGTTTCTGAATGAGGCATAAAGTATACCTTCGTCGTGGGTGTTAGTTGTCTAGATTCTCTTCCAGAATTACATTTGATTTCTAGATTAATCTTGCACTGCGTTGTGAGGTCTTGATGTACTTTATCGTTTGTAAAGAAACCTGAAGTTGCTAGTTTATCAACGACTGAATAGTAATCTCCAATAAAGACAGGAGTACAATCCTCATGTGTTAGAGTAATTGTTAACTCGGAAGTTGATATGGTACTGCTGCTTCCTATACTCGAATTACAAGAGGTCTTGTTAACAGGATACATATTAATTTCTACATCTATGCTGTTAAAGGACAGATCACATTTATCTATATTACCCGGACACTTTTTACATATTACATCTCCTTTAGATGAGTAGCCATATACACCGTAACCAGAACCACACTTTGTTTGTGGTACACATAGCCTGCAACCGTTTGATCCTTCAAATTCGCAGTAGTATCCGGATGCACAGACACATACTCTGTCCTGTGTGTTACTACACGATTTAGTCTCTACTTGATTACTGCTACATTTGCCTCGACAACTTAGACACGCGGGACTATGATTAGGAATGGATGTAAAGGTGTCATCTGGGCACTTGTCACATTTTGTATTAGAAGTGGTATTACAGGAATGAGTCATATACATTCCAGGATTGCATTGTTTACAACATAGATTATTACTGTTATAGTCTGTACCGTTACATTTCCCATTAATGGGTGTATACGGAACATCTCCACTTACGACTACGAACATATATACCAACAAGATATATGATGGTGTCATCTTCATCATTAATATCTAGTTAAATTTATAATAATGTTTTAGATGGTTACGACCATACAAAATAGTATTTAAATCGTATTCGCTTAACTTGGATATTATCTCGCGTATGATTTCTGGAGGCAATAGTGAGAGTTTGTTATTATCAACAGACGATGATATACTATATATTTTGTCAATGACAGTATTTATGAGTTTATATTTACGTTTTATGTGTACGTTACAATTCTCTATAATGTCCATGTACATGGGAAAAGTCTTGTTTGTAACATGGATATCATTAACTAGATTGTATATTTTATATTTTATATCTTCATATCTTAATATATTATAATAGTTTTCTTGTTTGAGCCTATTTATATCATTGACGCAATCTGAACGATATTATCTATATAATCGAATGTTATTAAATCAATAAATAGTTCTTCGTACGTATGATTTAAACATTGATTATTGTATTCTTTTATGAAATTGTTGTTCATTAAGATGCAATAAGTTATTATATATCTTACATAGTAATCATTTGGAAAATACGGAATAATACTAATTATTTTTTGATTACGGATAACGTTATATCTAGTCCGTGTTTTATAAGATGATAGATAATACAATCTATATATAGCTTATTATCTGTTTGTGCTAATATAATATCAAATATACTCTTGTTATCGTTAGTTGGGAGATTAATATTACATCCAATATATACGAGATAAGACATTATATCAACGTTGCACGCTATAAGCATTATGTAGAGGTATAACGTCATTAAAGTATTCATCGTTTTTATGTCAAACTTCTTTAGTAAATAGGATAGTATATTAAGGTCATTACTATCATTATCCTTATGAATAGATAGATATAAGGAGATGCCGACCTTCTTTCTTTTCTAGTTTTCTGTATTTGACTCGTACCAATTAATTAACATTAAAAGAGTATTGTATTCTATATCTTCACATTTTATATATTCCATTATGGGAGTTAGACGAACATTGTTTTTGTATTGTCAAGTCAGCTCCCAATGATAAAAGAGTAAATATTATACGAGGACTGTGATCATATTGTGATATGTAGAAGTGTAGAGGTGTATTTCCTCTATTATTTACTTTATTAATATCAGCTCCATATTTTACCAACTCTTTAATAAATTTCTTTTCACGATGCATCTTATTGAATGGCATCTTATTATAAGTGGACATATAGACGCAGAAGTAATGAAGAAAAGTATTACCTCTATCATCTGCATAATTAGTGTCTGCTCCTTTTCTCAACAACTTATATAGCACGTAGTAGTTTATCAGAAAGCATATCAAAGATATCATTCTCAACTTTATCATGAGTTAGATATTTGTGTAACGGAATGTGTCCATCACTAATCACGAACATTAAACGTATTCATGCCATACTCCTTTACTAGGTTTTTTAAAACAGATGATTCAAATCTTTCATTCATTAGATAACAGTGTAATAGAGTTGTCCCAGATTCTAGTAGTTTGTTTATATCACAGCATTCTATAAACAGTGTCTAAATAATAGAGAAGATGGACAGACTTCGAAGTATTCAAAGTATAAATAACACATGTTATCTATATTCGTTGATGAATTATTATTAAACATAGTTATGATAAATGATTCTGATGACATCTCGCTAGTTATAAAATCTATCGTATCATTAAACATCGTTGCATCATAATCGCGTAGCATAGTTTTTCATAATTAATACAATATTTAGAAGACTTATTCGGAAAGTATTCTAATAACATTTATCATTGATTATATAATGAATAGAGATCCACATGAGCATGGATGATATGGTAATGTAACTATCGATACTCATTTTTAATAATACTTGTGAATATATCATTCTGTGATGCAAGCATGTAAACGTAAATATCATTTTAAAAAAATCATCAATATTCTCAACTAGTAATGAACTGAACTTCCAGTACCAAACTGGTTCTAAAAGCGTTAAACTATTTTATTAGTACCGATTATCCATAATTTCCATAGATACTGTTTCAAGACTATTATGATGCTCAGATTTAATGCTCCTATTGTCGTAATCCTTCATCATTTTATATTTCCTGGTTCTATATTTATTGCGCGCTATATAAATTGCCAATATCAAAATAATGACTAACAGTAGCAGAATAGCGCCACATATGATATATAATATATTGTAGATATCTGACGAACTGTTTAGATAATTATCTTCTTCTTTTATTATAATAACACTTACGTTTTTATCGAATTCCTTAAACATGTCATTCAATGCTTCTGCTACAGCACTTGCTACTATCTCATCTTCTATAGCATCTTTGGCATCTTTTGTATCCAAGGAGATTATAGTCATTTCATAACATGATAAAACAACTACACCTGATGATTCAAGATAGTCATAGCTCATATAAGTGTCGTTTACTAACACATAAGATTTGTTAGTCTCTACAGAGGTGTATATATAATCATCTAAAGTACCACATAGATAATTATCAATAGGATAGTACTTTTCAACACGATTGTTCTTAACATCTATTATACAACATCTCTTACCTTCTTCGGATTCTATAATGTCTTTTATATCTTTGTCTGATAGAGTGTGTATAAATAAATCTCTGGTGATATCATTTATTTTGTTCTGTATCTCAGCCATCTTTTCCTTATCTGCTTGATATGCAATATCTAACAGATTACCATCTATATTAACACTTGCTATTTCTCTACCCTCTGAAGTCAATGCCTTTGCTAATCTGTTTATAGACGCCGGCAATGATCCGTCGCTATATTCCATAATCTTCTTGTATTCATTGTACAGATCATTTAATTTGTTACTAATTTCTTTATCCACATATTCGTTAGAATTGTCATGAGTGAATTCGAATGTGTAAGGAGGTTGCTGTAACACGTTAGATTCTATCCATATGTCTCTATATTCTATATGAATATATGACTTACATGGAAAATGACCTATATGTTGATACTTGATAATTAGTATAATTACTATGTATTATATTCATTATTATGAGGAGGATTTATGTCATATCATGAAATTAATAAGAGAACTAGATTAAAGTAATAGGAATTGGAATTGGAATTACTCTTTATTTGTCGCACTATTATAAAAAGATGTTATATCTCAATCACTGCTATAAAGATCCATCATATCTATGATACCGTATCAGTTCCTATCAATCTCTGTTTTGGGTGAATTCAAAAAAATTAATAATACCTAGAAAATATTCCACGAGCATTCCTTTTATCGATATAGCATTTGGATAGCCTGTCAATATCGACATCATTGAACAACGGATTCATCTTACACTTTTCACGAACATCCTGAGATACATTGTTCCATCTTATAACCCGAATTAGATCCTTGTCTTCGGGGAACTCAGTTAACCAATCAAGAATAATATCGATGACCGCATCTTCGTTGACATCTAGATAGTCGCAGTTCATGATATTAAACATGGAATCAGTTGAAATTAATTCTTTGAATCTAGTATCCTTCCACAATGTTTCAATATCATTAGCAATTTTTTCCTCGATCACAGTCATGACATCGTATATATCTTCCATTTCCTTAAATCTATTGCTAAACAACTCATACATCTCAAGAGAGTTTCTTTCATCTATTATATAATGAAAGATACGAACTGTTGCATGTCCCAAGATCTCAGAATCAAGGAAGCGAGCAAGATCAAACATTTCAACTACATCTTCCAACTCAAGATCACCCATGACTCCTGTGTATATGAAATCAATGGCCGTCTCGATAACAAAACCTGAATAATCAATATTGAATATTTTTTGATCTGGATCATTACTTAGCATCTCAGCAAAGTATGTAGAAAATCCAGATACAACCACCTTATGTGCGCTAATGTCGTTGTTATCTTTTGTGTGGAATGTTATATCACAAAACTTTCCAGATTTTCTAAGATCATTCATATTGTTAGCTAGATCATATCTATGTTTCACACACAATTCTTTCTCATGTTCGTTAAGGTCGTACCCGCGAACAAAATAGTAATCACTCATTCTGACGACAGCATAAATAGAAATAGTTTTTCTATTTTTTATAGAGAGTATCTCCCTATTACCTCATTATATGATAATGTGTTAGATATTTGAACTTAACAATATCGTTTATAAAAAATCATTCATGTGTCTGTGTTTGGACGCTTGTCATAGACTGTAGTGAGTAGTCAATATCACATCCTATGTAATCAATAGCAGTGTTAGTCGCATAATATTTCGTATACAAGTCACGTATTTCTGGTAGGTTCATGTTGGAAAATATCTCCATAACTAATTCTTTTGGGATGGTATTCAAGTAAGTTGGTTGATCATGGTCTATGTAGTAGATGACTTTCCTCATAAGATTGCATTTCTCTCTAATACCACTAATAACATCTTTCACGATATCGTGATATATGTTTGATTCGGTAATTAATTCTTTATCATAGTTGCCATACACTGGAATTTTTATATTATTATTTAACAATATGTTGTATATAGTTATTCCATACGTTATATAGATAGATTTTAACGACATGGCATCACTATTATAGCGATACGCGTTGTGTAAAACATTTATATATTTTTCTCTGCTTACATCATCGAGAGGATAGTTATCTTCAGCATTATAATATATATTGTTAATATAACTACATTCGTAGTCTTCTTCATCATCTTCTTCGGTTTCACGTACTAAAATATCATCCCTCTGTTGTATCTTAAATTCTATAGCCTCCTTGAACTTGGAATAGAACGACGGAACCATTAATATTAGATAACTAATGACAGTTGGACTACATTCCCATACATCTCTTACTTTATTCATGAGAACACAATCAATAATATGGTCCGTCAATGGACCTAAGATTTCTTTAGGAGGTAATTGACTAATGAGAAAACTAGTCCACTTACGAGCACTATATACACGTAATGCCAAATAGAAAATAGTTTTATTATTATAAGTTCGTAACGTCATATCAGCTCCATTATCGAGTAAGTATTTTGCAATACGTATGGTGTTGTACTTTATGGCATAATGTAACGGCGTATAACCGTCATAATATTTATTAATATCAAACCCGTCTAGAGATCTAATAATATCTAGACACTCTGTATCTATATATGACTTTTTAATGTAGTCGTGTATGACAGAATCTCTGAATAATTCCGGTTTAGCATGTTTACTAAGTATTAAAAGTTTACGTAGTATCTTTATATTTTGTATATTATCGATATTATTAATATTATGGATAGCCGTAATGACAGGAATTCTGTTACATGCATTAGGCATAATTATATCTGCTCCTAGTTCTATAAATGTATCTATGATTGTTTCATTGTAAAAATTGCTTCTTGTAAAACCATGTAAGTAATAATGTAACGGTGTTCCCAACGGAGTATTTTCATTCATGGCGTTTATATCGTTTCCATTATACACCAATAACTTCATGTAATTAGGTGTTATTAAACTTTTTAAACCAGCCAATACATGAAGAGGAGTACCGTAAAAGATACGCGTTAATCCATTAAAGTCTCCACAATAATAAGTTTTAAGACAATGTTTGTTAGTCAGAACTAACTTCTTAAAGAATGGATAGTCAAATTTTTTATGATTTAATAGATAAACATGAACTAAAGACGATCTCTGGTTCATAGTAAGATAATCGTTTAGTATATCAATCATTTCTAAATTCATTATGTCCCGTTTAAAATATGCAGATACGGCTGTATTCAGATAATAATCCTTGACTGTTAAGTCATATCCGTTAGCGAGGAAATCTTTTACAATGTTCATATCTAAATCATTTTTTCTGATTTCGTCAGAATATCCCAAGATAGAACTATTTTTTTTATATCTATCATCGACGACATTAGTTTCTTCCCATGTTTGAGTAGATGCGTCTTTAGTAGACAGTTCTTTATATTCTACATTTGGTTCATTACATATTGTATTGTAGAAAGATAGGTAATCGTCATATTCGTTTTTATTTGTAGCGTTTATTGTGTTGTTTTCTGGATTCTCAAAGTATTGAGATTCATGAGACTTCTTGCTAGCAATATAAAAGTATTTATGTAATGAATATCTTTCCATCTCTACAAAGTATAATATATTTGATAAAAATTCAATAATCTACCATTGGAACTTCACATATCCATCTTCTATCTGCGTATATTCTAGCAGCACTAATTCCGTTGTCGTTGAGATAAGCATAGTCTTCAACACATCTAATATGTATAATATTATTATATGGTTTATTATCACAATTCAACCATGGCGATTGTGAATTAGTCCTATATAGCCCAATAATCAAATATACCCTTGTATCTGTATATCTTAGGAAATGTGTCATTAATAATACATGCTAAACGCCCGTTCATATTTTTACAATATTTAAACGATGCTGTCCAATTGGTGATATATTCTGAAAAGTAATAACATATGTTGTTTATACCAATGGTGTTTTTAGGACATATCTTGTATCTTGTTTCTTCTTTAAAGCATCTATGTTCGATGAAACATATAACTAAAAATGAGGATAGTAGAGATAGAGATAATATAACTATCACGACGCGGTAAACTAATTCGCGCATGATAAACAACATTGTTACATTATATCATCATTAATTAATTTATTTTTATTTTTATTTTTATTTTTATTGGTAATGCCAGGATGCTTAATAAAAATGTTTAACGAACATAATCTGCTTTTTAATCAAGTCGTGATTGTTGTAATAATCTAGATTTATATCTGTATTAACGTCAAACAAACTTAAATCTATTTTAAAGAAGCTGTACGTATACAGTAACGTCTTATCAGACGTAAGTACTTGATCTCCCAGATTTATATTCACGTACTCCTCCATTGTGTAAAATTAATCATATAAGTAAATAATCATAAAATATTATATCAATTTTATTATATGAATGATAGCTATCTAATTAATAGTTCTAGTGGCGCAAGTATTTGGAGGTATACCGCTAATATCGATCATGTTTCCTATATGAATAGTAGCAGTATCCTCTTCAAATCCCTCATCGGTATTGACGTACACAATATAGAGATGGAGATCTGATAGACAGTTGCCTATTAAAGTGAAATTTTCAGCGTGGGTTGATGCTGTTTCAGGAACACGTGTAAAATTACCGATTAATACAGGTTCCGTTTCAGCGTTACATTTTACTTCTACATTCAGCGTACACATCTTGGATGTATTTTGTTTTTTTGTAGTATCTGTGAAAAGTCCGGCTACAGCAGTTTTATCCTTTATAGAATAATATTCTGTTACAAAGACTGGATCGCAGTCTGTACTATTAACAGTAATTGTTAATTCAGAAGTCGTGATAATATCGGATGATTGTTTTGTACTTAGTCGATTACAAGATGATACGTTAACTGGATATAGTTCAAAATCTATAGATATGTAATTAAATGTATCTGTAATGTATTTGTTTTCGAAGAAACCGGGTGGAGGATAATCATTTGCAAACGATGCGACAAATAATGATGCGAATATTAGTATTGTGTTTATGTTTATGTTTATCATGATGAGTATTTATGATAACAAAGTTTTGTATTATCCGGAGTGGTACAGCACTGTTCGGTTGGTTCTATTTTCTTTGTTGTGGTATCAGGAGTACATCTTGCACAACTATTGACGGCAGGCAGCATACATTTCAATCCTGGACCACATTGACATTTTCGTGGTTTATCCGGACCACATGATTGTATCTCTACCATATTGCTTAAACAAGTAACACACGCCTTACATAAACCATCTTCAGGTTCAAGATAGTAATCATTAGGACACGTTTTACCAAATGATGTATATACTAGGCAGGTTACGATAGCGGATAAAAAGATAGTATTCATCTTCATGCTATTTAATACATCTAATATATGTATTGGTCATTAAAAAATATTATTTTATAGAAACTTTGTGTATGTATCCAGAACAATTTTATCTTGTTACGCTTCATCTGTAAGTCGAGCATTGATAAATGCGGCATGATGTCTGTTAAATATTATTTTTTTAAAATAACTTAGTCTAAATATCCCGATAATGCAACTAAATAAAAGAGTAACGGGAATACACATAACGGGATACATATCCATGATGTATCTTGATATGTCATTGGCTATATAATACATAGATCGCGCATCTGTTATGTACGTATTAACTATATCATATAATGGATCATTGCCATGACAACACGCTACTAGATTGTGATTTTCCCTATGTGTGATTATGTCCTCTTTGTAACATTTACTAACTAGTATATCGTATATACTGATATTAGTTCTCGAATTAATGTGTAACTTGGTCAATTTATCGATGTTATCTCTGATGCTAACTAACTTATCAAGCGCCAAAAACATTGCATGACTATTATCGAGAATCGCTATATCCCTCTCCATATACTCGATGCATTTATTACAGTAATCCAATCCAGCTAACATAAGAGCCAATCTCAATGTTGGTTTAATGATATCATCTTCACTTAATAATAACGATGGAAACTTTCCAGTAGCGTAACACTTATCTAAGAAGTATATAACTATGTCTACATTAGGTCTCTTATCGAGAATATTCTTAACAATATACCATTGGTGACCTGACAACGTATTATTTCCCATGGTTAACATTAGAGGGTATACACCATTTTTTGTCGGTATATTAATATTGGTTTGGATGGATAATAAGTACACACATGAATCCATGACAATATTGGCATTAGTATGCGAGATAATAGATACATGTAATGGTGTCATACCAGACGTTTCGCATACTGCGTTATTATATCTTTCTATAATCGCACAATGATATACGTCATGTATATTTGTACTATCGTACGGCTCATATTCATCAGTATATAAGTCAGTAGGTATATTATATTTAGCAATAATATGGTGAAGAATGCATGGAGTATCGTCTACTCTAATTAATAGATCTTGAAGTATACGATTCTTTACCATATTCAATACTTTATCAGATATCAGGCAATCTATTATGTCATAATACATATAATTTTGAGCGGTGCATATATATGAAGTTAATGGAGTATACCCTAAACAATTGACTGCTGTTATATCCGCACCCAAGGATATCAGACACTGAATAACATCTAGTCTTATATCGTTATCGGTTTCTGGATCTAAGATATTAACAACAGACAACATAGAGAGATATGTGTGTAGTACCGTATTACCAATATTGTCGGGTTCATTTATATCATTCCCGTACTCGTGTAAAAGTTTAATGATGCTAGTACTTATGTTGTGTCGCAGAATATATTGATGAAGACAAGTCCTTCCAGCACTATCTTTATAATGTAGTTTTACTCCTGGTTGTAAAAAGGAGTACATGACAGATATATCGATATTCCGAGCTAGTGTTATATACGAATGTAGCATCATAGGTATATTTTTTACTTTATTGCCATCTAGTGATTCTACGTACAAGTTTGTTATTTCTGGATTAATATTATCTATATTGGCTATGTATGTCATAATCGGACTCATTCCATTAACGCATTTCATATCCATGTCTCCACCGAGTTCGATAATCTTTTTAATTACGTACGCACAAACATTTCCTGTTATCGTGTACGTGTGCAACGGAGTAATAAGATCACGATTCTGCAAATTTACATTTACTCCGTTATTGCATAACCACTCTAATATATCTATATCAACATCCATGTTGCCGAGATACGCGTGTAGGATACCGTATCCTGTTTTCTTACATACATAATTAAGATTTACAATTCCTACATCTACCATATATTTAATCAAGTCTAGTTCTATACTTCGGATTTTCGGTGAGTTGAAATATGTATATAAAATATCCATATCTCCATTGTTGGGAATATCAAACACATGATTGGCGGTTTTACTTTTATTATCTTTAATACATTTGATGAAATTTTTATACTGATCAACCAACGATTTGTTTTTTCTGTCTGTTTTTAATATCAAAATCATATTACTGATAATATTAATCAATGCGGTTTTACTATCGGTATACTGTTCACGATATCTATTATCGATACCATAATATTTCTTTTTAAAAACTTTTATGCGTTTGGTTATAACTGTGTGATTATAACTGTATATATCCCCATCGCTACAGTATCCATCATCTGGATCATCATTATTTATACGAGCATTGGTGCTTGTACGGTTATCAAAATCTTCAAAGTACATCGAATATATCAGTTTTCTGACATTAACTATAGCGTGTTCGGTCAATGATGCCATTTTGATAACTATAATCAAAATCTGTCAGTGTTGGTAGTACATAAAAAGTTTATATTATTGTTACATTTTTAAAAAAGATCAATGCATAAAAAAATTAGAAGTGTTAGATTATATTAATTATACTATAAAAATTAGAAGTGTTAGACTTTAACTATCTTATAACTTATAACTTATAACTTATAACTTATAACTTATAACTTATAACTTATAAAACTATTGACTATTAACTATCTTATAACTAACTTATAACTAACTTATAACTAATTTATAACTATTGACTATTAACTATCTTTAACTTATAACGATTGACTATTAACTATCTTATAACTTATAACTATCTTATAACTATCTTATAACTCTTATAACTCTTATAACTTATAACTATTAACTAACTTATAACATATTAACTCATTTCAAGAAGGGTGGTGAGAGAACTCTATGATAACTTGTGAAACAATTAGATCCCTAATTTCTAATGGTAGTTTTGATAGGAGATTGTCATCAGTTGATACATTGTTTATTATCTCATCTATTAGAGCACGTCTGTTTAGAGCTTTAGTGCCATGCTCGTTTACTTCTGTGTAAATCTTAAATCCTTTAGTGATACACTGTTTCAAAACTGGATGTTTAGAATACCTATGAAGAATGTGGGAAGCATGCTTCAACACATTCAATATTGTATTGTATTGTTATTGTTATTGTTATTGTTATTGTTATTGTTATTGTTATTGTTATATTATTTACACAATAGACAATGTATTGTTTATATACTGAATTAATAATACAAAAATTCCAATCTTGTTATTAAACGCACGCCGAGAAAAATAGTATAAACATAAAATAAAATCCATCAAAATGTCGTTTAAATATCTGATGTTGTTCGCTGCTATGATAATCGGATCATTCGCCGATAACGTTACCGTCGAAACGGCATCGCCAGAAATTGCAAACACTACAACAGATATTCCAGATGTTATCGTATTATGCGGTCCAGAGGGAGATGGCTATTGTTTACACGGTGTCTGTATCCACGCTAGAGATATCGATGGTATGTATTGTAGATGCGATCATGGTTACACAGGCATTAGATGTCAGCATATAGTATAGTAGACTATCAACGTTCAGAAAAACCAGACACTACAACATCATATATCCCATCTCCCGGTATTGTGCTTGTATTAATAGGCATTATTATGTGTTGTCTATTATCTGTTTATAGGTTCACTCGAAGAACTAAACTACCTCTACAAGATATGGTTGTTCCATAATTTTTATAAAATTTTTTATGAGTATTTTTACAAAAATGCATAAAGTGTATGTCGTATGTATATTTATAAAAATGCTATGCTATGCAATGTATCTGTATTATTTGTATTTATCTAAACAACACTCTACCTCTAGATATGATACAAAAATTTTTTTATTTCAGCATATTAAAGTAAAATCTAGTCACCTTGAAATTGAATACAGTGGGTGGTTCCGTATCACCAGTAAGAACATAATAGTCGAATACAGTATCAGATTGAGATTTTGCATACAATACTAGTCTAGAAAGAAATTTGTAATCATCTTCTGTAACGGGAGTCCATATGTCTGTATCATCGTCTAGTTTATCAGTGTCCCATGCTATATTCCTGTTATCATCATTAGTTAATGAAAATAACTCTCGTGCTTCAGAAAAGTCAAATATTGTATCCATGCATACATCGCCAAAACTATCACTTATACGTTTATCTTTAACGATACCTATACCTAGATGGTTATTTACTAACAGACATTTTCCAGATCTATTGACTATAACTCCTATAGTTTCCACATCAACCAAGTAATGATCATCTATTGTTATATAACAATAACATAACTCTTTTCCATTTTTATCAGTATGTATATCTATATCAACGTCGTCGTTGTAGTGAATAGTAGTCATTGATCTATTATATGAAACGGATATATCTAGAACGGCAATTGTCTTACGTCCAGTTAACACTTTCTTTGATTTAAAGTCTAGAGTCTTTGCAAACATAATATCCTTATCCGACGTTATATTTCCTGTAGGGTGGTATAATTTTATTTTGCCTCCACATATCGGAGTTTCCAAATATATTACTAGACAATATTCCATATAGTTATTAGTTAAGGGTGCCCAATTAGACCACGTACGCTTATTATCATCATTTGGATCGTATTTCATAAAAGTTATTGTGTTATCGATGTCAACACATTCTACATTTTTTAATCGTCTATATAGTATTTTTCTGATATTTTCTATAATATCAGAATTGTCTTCCATAGGAAGTTGTATACTATCGAAATCAGTTACATGTTTAAATAATTCTCTGATGTCATTCCTTATACAATCAAATTCATTATTAAACAGTTTAATAGTCTGTAGACCTTTATCGTCGTAAATATCCATTGTCTTATTAGTTACGCTTATTTTTATGTGTTTTTACGTTGCTTTATTATATTTTTATAAGAATGATTGTTTGACTAATAACGAGAACTATTAAGACACATTATTAGGTATATATTTATAAAAAAGTTTTTGATTACGATGTCATACGCGGAAAGAGGACACATTAACATCATACATCAATTAATTACATTCTTATAACATCGTAATCAAAAGAATTGCAATTTTGATGTATACCAACTGTCAATGGATTATGGAATTGTATATTACACATTATAAGGTATGATGTAACGACAATTACCGATCGGTATTTGTCTGCCAGTGTAATAGAATTATATATTCTATTACACCGGCCTTGTATACATAATAATAAGTTGTGGTAGTATGATCTCCATATTTATAATTTAGGACTTTGTATTCAGTATTTTTGGAATCATAAAAAAATAAAAAAAGTTTTACTAATTTAAAATTTAAAAAGTATTTACATTTTTTTCACTGTTTAGTCGCGGATATGGAATTCGATCCTGCCAAAATCAATACATCATCTATAGATCATGTAACAATATTACAATACATAGATGAACCAAATGATATAAGACTACCAGTATGCATTATCCGAAATATTAATAACATTACATATTTCATCAATATCACAAAAATAAATCCAGATCTGGCTAATCAATTTCGGGCTTGGAAAAAACGTATCGCCGGAAGGGACTATATGACTAACTTATCTAGAGATACAGGAATACAACAATCAAAACTTACTGAAACTATACGTAACTGTCAAAAAAATAGAAACATATATGGTCTATATATACACTACAATTTAGTTATTAATGTGGTTATTGATTGGATAACCGATGTGATTGTTCAATCAATATTAAGAGGGTTGGTAAATTGGTACATAGCTAATAATACCTATAATCCAAATACACCCAATAGTACAACCATTTCTGAGTTGGATATCATCAAAATACTGGATAAATACGAGGACGTGTATAGAGTAAGTAAAGAAAAAGAATGTGGAATTTGCTATGAAGTTGTTTACTCAAAACGATTAGAAAACGATAGATACTTTGGTTTATTGGATTCGTGTAATCATATATTTTGCATAACATGTATCAATATATGGCATAGAACACGAAGAGAAACCGGTGCGTCTGATAATTGTCCTATATGCCGTACCCGTTTTAGAAACATAACAATGAGCAAGTTCTATAAGCTAGTTAACTAATAAATAAAAAGTTTAATTATCGACGATGTATGTCGTTATTTTTCTCATATGAAAGATTAATTTGATTCTAATATAATCTTCAGTATTGGATGAATCTCAATTCAAATTAATTCCATTAGATTATATCATAAATAAAAATAGTATCATGTGCTACTTCAGCCAAATATTCTTTTTTTGAAACGCCATCTAGCGTAGTGAGGACACAAGTGAACCTATAATGAGCAAATTTATTAGTATCGGTTACATGAAGGACTTTACGTAGAGTGGTTGTTCCACCATCTGTGGTACGAACGGTTTCATCTTCGTTGATGCCATCGCCCAGATGTTCTATAAACTTGGTATCCTCGTCCGATTTCATATCCTTTGCCAACCAATACATATAGCTAAACTCAGGCATATGTTCCACACATCCTGAACAATGAAATTCTCCAGAAGATGTTACAATGTCTAGATTTGGACATTTGGTTTCAACCGCGTTAACATATGAGTGAACACACCCATACATGAAAGCGATGAGAAATAGGATTCTCATCTTGCCAAAATATCACTAGAAAAAATTTATTTATCAATTTTAAAGGCATAAAAAATACTTATTGTTGCTCGAATATTTTGTATTTGATGGTATACGGAAGATTAGAAATGTAGGTATTATCATCAACTGATTCTATGATGGTTTTATGAATTTTATTATGCTTCACTATTGCATCGGAAATAATATCATATGCTTCCACGTATATTTTATTTTGTTTTGACTCATAATACTCACGTAATTCTGGATTATTGGCATATCGATAAATAATTTTAGCTCCATGCTCAGTAAATATTAATGAGAACATAGTGTTGCCTCCTACCATTATTTTTTCATCTCATTCAATTCTTGATTGCAGAGATCTATATAATCATTATAGCGTTGACTTATGGACTCTGGAATCTTAGACGATGTACAGTCATCTATAATCATGGCATAATACATTGTTTTATAGCATAGGCATTATCTACGATATTAGATATTTCACTCAATGAATCAATCACACAATCTAATGTAGGTTTGACATAATAGCATTTTCAGCAGTTCAATGTTTCTAGATTCGTTGATGGCAATGGCTATACATGTATATCCGTTATTTGATCTAATGTTGACATCTGAACCGGATTCTAGCAGTAAAGATACTGATTGTTTATTATATCTAACAGCCTTGTGAAGAAGTGTTTCTCCTCGTTTGTCAATCATGTTAATGTCTTTAAGATAAGGTAGGCAAATGTTTATAGTACTAAGAATTGGTCAATCATACGACCTGTCGCGAAGACCCTTTCTGTATGCATTAGTGTAGAAATTATAACATCCATAGTTGGATTTACATAAGTGTCCAATCGGGATCTCTCCATCATTGAGAGGATTGACAGCATCTCCCCTTCCTTTTTTAGTAGATATTTCATCGTGTAAGAATCAATATTAACATTTCTAAAGTATCCGTGTATAGCCTCTTTATTTACAACAGCTCCATATTCCAACATGCATTCCAATAGAGAGATATCGATATCGCTGAATGTTATATACTCAATTAGTATATGTTGGAGGACATCCGTTCATTGTTTTCAATATCAAAGAGATGGTTTCCTTATCCTTTCTCCATAGTGGTACAATACCTACACATTATTCCGTGCGGCTTTCCATTTTCCAAAAACAATTTGACCAAATCTAAATCTACATCTTTATTGTATCTATAATCACTATTTAGATAATCGGCCATGATTCCTCGAGTGCAGCATGTTAGATCGTCTATATATATATGCATAAGCAGTGTTATCTATTCCTTTCATTAACAGTTTAACGATGTCTATATCTATATGAGATGACTTAATATAATATTGAAGAGCTGTACAATAGTTTTTATCTCTAGAAGATGGGTTGATTCCATGATTAATCAGACATTTAACAACTTCCGGGCACACATGATCTCGAATCCGACTCTGAATAGAGCATTATTCTTGAATTGGTTCCTGGTATCATTAGGATCCCTGTCTTTCAACATCTGTTTAAGTTTATCGAGAACCACCTCCTCATTTTCCAGATAGTCAAACATTTTGACTGAATAGAAGTGAATGAGCTACTATGAACTCTATACACCCACACAACTAATGTCATTAAATATCATTTTTGAATGTATTTATACCAGGTCAAAAAACTTGTACAATTATTAATAAAAATAATTTAGTGTTTAAATTTTACCAGTTCCAGATTTTACACCTCCGTTAACTCCACTTTTTACACCACTGGACGATCCTCCTCCCCACATTCCACCACCAGATGTATAAGTTTTAGATCCTTTATTACTACCATCATGTCCATGGATAAAGACACTCCACATGCCGCCACTACTACCCCCTTTAGAAGACATATTAATAAGACTTGAGTTAAGACAAGTTTAACAATAAATTAATCACGAGCACCCTACTACCAACCTACACTATTCATGATTATAGTTTCTATTTTTTACAGTATATTGACTAAAGTCTCTAGTCACAAGAGCAATACTACCAACCTACACTATTATATGATTATAGTTTCTATTTTTATAGGAACGCGTGCGAGAAAATCAAATGTCTAAGTTCTAAATTCTAACGGTAGTGTTGATAAACGATTGTTATCCGCGGATACCTCATCTATCAGTTGTCTATTTTCTTACTTTGTTTTATTAACTTATTAGTATTATATATTATTTGATTATAAAACTTATATTGCTTGTTAGTCCAATCTGTAAATATCGTTTCTTTGTATGTTTATTTAACTTGTACATCACTGTAAGCATGTCCATGCCATTTATTTTAACTTGACGCATATCCGCAATTTCTTTTTCGCAGTCGGTTATATATTCTATATAAGATAGATACGTATCACATGTGTACTTATAGTCGACTAATATGAAGTATTTAATACAAGTTTCTAGTATACGTTTGTTACGAATGTTCGCGGAGTATAGCCTATTATTTTCTAAATAACAAACTGTTTTCTTTATATATTCGATGGTTGGTAATTTACTCAGAATAATTTCCAATATCTTAATATATAATTCTGCTATTTCTGGGATATATTTATCTGCCATCATAACACAAATACTAATACATGTAGACCCATATGTTGTTATATTAATATCTGCGCCATTATCTATTAACCATTCTACTAGGGCAACACTATGCGACTCGATACAATAATAAAGTATGCTACGTCCATGTTTATCTATTTTGTTTATATCATCGATATACGGCTTACAAAGTTTTAGTATTGATAATACATCTAACGCACGAATCGAGAAGGTAGGGAATAATGGCATAATATTTATTATGTTATCATTATCATTACGATATGTCAGAAGATAATGAATATCTGTACGCTTCTTCTTGTACTGTAACTTCTGGTTTTGTTAGATGGTTGCATCGTGCTTTAACGTCAATGGTACAAATTTTATCCTCGCTTTGTGTATCATATTCGTCTCTAGTATAAAATTCTATATTCAGATTATCATGAGATGTGTATACGCTAACGGTATCAATAAACGGATCACGCCATTTAGTCATAACAGTAATCCAAAATTTTTTAAAGTATATTTTAACGAAAGAAGTTGTATCATCGTTAGGATTTGGAAAATCTTGTCTACAGTGTATGGCACGAGATCCTCATAAGTGTATATGTCTAAAGTGATGTTTAATTTATCAAATGGTTGATAATATGGATCGACAGAACGACAATTTCCGAAGACGGAAATAAGATATAGACATGCAATAAATCTAATAGCGGACATGGCTACCTCCTTAAAAAATACGAACTCTTTGGCTATTTAGTAATTGGCACTTAACAATGCTCCATTAATCCATGGACTCATAATCTCTATATGGAATTAGTGGATGTTCTATATACGGGGATGAGTAGTTCTCTTCTTTAACTTTATAATCTTTATTAATCATATTTAGTCTGATGTATGGGTAATAGTGTTTGAAGAGCTCGTTCTCATCATCAGAATAAATCAATATCTCTGTTTTTTTGTTATAGAGATGTATCACGGCCTCATATATTACGTAATAGAACGTGTCATCTACCTTATTAACTTTCACGGCATAGTTATTTGAGAATACTGTCAATCCTTTGACCTCGTTGATTTCCGACCAATCTGGGCGTATAATGAATCTGAACTTTAATTTCTTGTAATCATTCGAAATAATTTTTAGTTTACATCCGTAGTTATCTCCTCTACGTAACTGTAAATTTCTCAATGCGATATCTCCATTAATGACGATGTCGAATTCGTGTTGTATACCCATACTGGATGGATGAACGAATACCAACGGCACCAATAGTAATTTACTTTTTCATCTTTACATACTTGGTACTAGTTTTACTATCATAAGTTTATAAATTCCACAAGCTACTATGGAATACGCCAACCATCTTATTATAGCACGCATGTCTTAAAGTTTATTAATTATATGTTATTTTATATATCGCTACGAATTTAAACAGAGAAATCCGTTAGGAAGAAAAAAATTATCTATCTACATCGTCGTCTATTAGATAATGTCTCTGTATTCTACGATAGAGTGCTACTTTAAGATGCAACAGATCCATGTCATCGAATATATACTCCATTAAAATGATTATTCCGGCAGCGAACTTGATATTGGATATATCACGACCTTTGTTAATATCAACGACAATAGACAATAGTCCCATGGTTCCATAAACAGTGAGTTTATCTTTCTTTGAAGCGATATTTTGTAGAGATCTTATAAAACTGTCGAATGACATCGCATTTATTTCTTTAGCTAATTCATATATGTCGCCATCGCAATATCTAACAGCATCTATCTTAAACGTTTCCATTGCTTTAAAGACGTTTCCGATAGATGGTCTCGTTTCATCAGTCATACTGAGCCAACAAATGTAATCGTGTATAACATCTTTGATAGAATCAGACTCTAAAGAAAACGAATCGGCTTTATTATACGCATTCATGATAAACTTAAACAATGAAAAATGTTTTTCGTTGTTTAAGTTTATTGAGTAGTATATCTTAATAATTGTTATTATTTCACTAATTTAATATGTAGTAATGAGTACCTCTATAAAAACTATATACGAATGACATAACTATCATACTAGTATCAAAGAATGTCTAGGACGCTTAATTTTCATATGATTAGATTCCCCTGTATGTGTTGTCTGTATTCTGAAGCTATTTTCTCTATCGCATTAGTGAGTTCAGAGTATGTATAAAGTTAAATCGAATAACGAACATAACTTTAGTAAAGTAGTGTCTATAACTCTTTTATTTTTTAGCCATCATAATACCATGTTTAAGATAGTATTCTCTAGTTACTACGATCTCATTGTTGTCTAGAATATCACATACACTGAATCTACATCCAATTTCTAAAATTGGTCTGTGTTAAATCCCTTCTATATTATTATTGATGTATTGTTGTAGAAAACTATTACTTAGACCATTTTCTTTATAAAACGAATATATAGTAATCCAATTATCTTTACCGATATATTTGCACACATAATCCATTCTCTCAATCACTACATCTTTAAGATTTTGGTTGTTAAGATATTTGGCTAAACTATATAATTCTATTAGATCATCAACAGAATCAGTATATATTTTTCTAGATCCAAAGATGAACTCTTTGGCGTCCTCTATAATATTATCAGAAAAGATATTTTCGTGTTTTAGTTTATCAAGATCTAACCTGTTCATATCCATGATTAACGACGTTACAATAACCGCGTAAAATAAAAATCCATTTTCATTTTTTAACACAATACTATTCATAATTGAGATTGATGTAATACTTTGTTACTTTGAACGTAAAGACAGTACATGGATCCGTATCTCCGACAAGCACGTAGTAATCAAATTTTGTGTTGTTAAATTTTGCAATATTCATCAATTTAGATAGAAACTTATACTCTTCATCTGTTTTAGGAATCCATGTATTACCACTTTCCAACTTATCATTATCCCAGGCTATATTTTTGTCCATCATCATTGCGCAGAGTGAATAATTCTTCTGTATCCGACAGTTCAAATATATGATCCATGCATAGATCGGCAAAGCTATTGTAGATGTGATTTTTCCTAAATCTAGTATAACACTCGTTTACTATGAAACACTTTCCTGATTTATCGACCAAGACACACATGGTTTCTAAATCTATCAAGTGGTGGGGATCCATAGTTATGACACAGTAACATAGATTATTACCTTCTTGACGGTCGCAAATATCTATATACTTATTGTTATCGTATCGGATTCTACATATAGATGGCGTGTATATCAAAGATATAGAACACATAACCAATAAACCATTGTATAATTTTTATGTTTTATGTTTATTCGCGTACACATTTTGGAAGTTTCGGCTGCCATGTATTTTCCGGAGAGCAAGTAGATGATGAGGAACCAGATAGTTTATATCCGTACTTGCACTTAAAGTCTACATTGTCGTTGTATGAGTATGATCTTTTAAACCCGCTAGACAAGTATCCGTTTGATATTGTAGGATGTGGACATTTAACAATCTGACACGTGGGTGGATCGGACCATTCTCCTCCTGAACACAGGACACCAGAGTTACCAACCAATGAATATCCACTATTGCAACTATACGTTACAACGCTTCCTTCGGTATAAAAATCCTCGTATCCGTTATGTCTTCCGTTGGATATAGATGGAGGGGATTGGCATTTAACAGATTCGCAAATGGGTGCCTCGGGATTCCATACCATAGATCCAGTAGATCCTAGTTCACAATACGATTTAGATTCTCCGATCAACTGATATCCGCTATTGCAAGAGTACGTTATACTAGAGCCAAAGTCTGTTCCACCAATATCAAGTTGACCATTATCGATATCTCGAGGTGATGGACATCTCCGTTTAATACATTGATTAAAGAGTGTCCATCCATTGCCTGTGCATTTAACATATATGGATCCCATTTTTTGCTTTCTGTATCCAGGTAGACATACATATTCTATAGTGTCTCCTACTTTGTAAGTATCATCAGTCCCCACATTATTCTTAAATTTCATATTAATGGGACGTGACGGAATAGTACAGCATGATAGCACGCATCCTATTCCCAACAATGTCAGAAACGTCACGCTCTCCACCTTCATATTTATTTATCCGTAAAAATGTTATCCTATGCATTGTCCAATAATAAAAGTCATGCTATTGTAGGAATTTTTTTTCACAGTTGCTCAAAAACGATGGTAGTGACTTATGAGTTACATTACATTTTGGAGTCTCATCTTTAGTAAACATATCATAATATTCGATATTACGAGTTGACGTATCTAACAAATTCCAAGTATTTGATTTTGGATAATATTCGTATTTTGCATCTGCTATAATTAAGATATAATCACCACAAGAACACACGAACATCTTTCCTACATGGTTAAAGTACATGTATAATTCTATCCATTTGTCTTCATTAACTATATATTTGTATAGATAATTACGAGTCTCATGAGTAATTCCAGTAATTGCATAGATGTCACCATCGTACTCTACAGCATAAACTATACTATGATGTCTAGGCATGGGAGACTTTTTTATCCAACGATTTTTAGTGAAACATTCCACATCATTTAATACTACATATTTCTCATACGTGGTATAAACTCCACCCATTACATATATATCATCGTTTACGAATACCGATGCTCCTGAATATCTAGGAGTAATTAAGTTTGGAAGTCTTATCCATTTCGAAGCGCCATGTTTCAAATATTCTGCTACAGCCGTTGAAATAGAAAATTCTAATCCTCCTATTACATATAACTTTCCATTGTTAACACAAGTACTAACTTCTGATTTTAACGACGACATATTAGTGACCGTTTTCCATTTTTTCGTTTTAAGATCTACCCGCGATACGGAATAAACATGTCTATTGTTAATCATGCCGCCAATAATGTATAGACAATTATGTAAAACATTTGCATTATAGAATTGTCTATCTGTATTACCGACTATCGTCCAATATTCTGTTCTAGGAGAGTAATGGGTTATTGTGGATATATAATCAGAGTTTTTAATGACTACTATATTATGTTTTATACCATTTCGTGTCACAGGCTTTGTAGATTTGGATATAGTTAATCCCAACAATGCTATAGCATTGCGCATAGCATTAGTCATAAACTTGGGATGTAAAATGTTGATGATATCTACATCGTTTGGATTTTTATGTATCCACTTTAATAATATTATAGCTGTAACATCCTCATGATTTACGTTAACGTTTTCGTGGGATAAGATAGTTGTTAGTTCATCCTTTGATAATTTTCCAAATTCTGGATCGGATGTCACCGCTGTAATATTGTTGATTATTTCTGACATCGACGCATTATATAGTTTTTTAATTCCATATCTTTTAGAAAAGTTAAACATCCTTATACAATTTGTGGAATTAATATTATGAATCATAGTTTTTACACATAGATCTACTACAGGCGGAACATCAATTATTATGGCAGCAACTAGTATCATTTCTACATTGTTTATGGTGATGTTTATCTTCTTCCAGCGCATATAGTCTAATAGCGATTCAAACGCGTGATAGTTTATACCATTCAATATAATCGCTTCATCCTTTAGATGGTGATCCTGAATGCGTTTAAACAAATTATACGGAGACGCCGTAATAATTTCCTTATTCACTTGTATAATTTCCCCATTGATAGAAAATATCACGCTTTCCATTCTTGAAGTACTATAGTAATTATAGTATAATGTAAAGGTTTATATATTCAATATTTTTATAAAAATCATTTCGACATTAATTCCTTTTTAAATTTGTCTATCATCTATAGAAACATATTCTATGAATTTATAAAATGCTTTTACGTGTCCTATCAAATTTCTACAAAAGAATCTGTTATATGGTATAGGGAGAGTATAAAACATTAAATGCCCGTACTTATTAAAGTATTCAGTAGCCAATCCTAACTCTTTCGAATACTTATTAATTGCTCTTATTCTGTACGAATCTATTTTTTTGAACAACGGACCTAGTTGTATATCTTGTTCTATATATCTAAAATAATGTCTGACAAGATCCATTAGTTTAATATCCTCAGTCATCTTGTCTAGAATGGCGTATCTAACTGCGGGTTTAGGCTTTAGTTTCTGTTTCTATATCTACATCTTTACCCAACACCAAAAATATAATAGCTAATATTTTATTACAATATCACGAACTAATGTTTCTTTGGTTATCTAGTATAGTCACGATCAGACAAATAAATAAAATCAGATGATCGATGAATAATACATTTAAATTCATCATCTGTAAGATTTTTGAGATGTCTCATTAAAATATTATTAGGGTCAGTACTCATTATCATATATTGGCAGCAGCTATTACTTATTTTATTTTTCTGTATTTTATTATTTTTCACCATATAGATCAATCATTAGATCATCAAAATACTTTTCAATCATCCTAAAGAGTATGGCGAACGAATCTTCCCATCTAATTTCTGAACGTCTACCAATGTCTCTAGCCACTTTGGCACTAATAGCGATCATTCGCTTAACATCTTCTACATTATTAACTGGTTGATTCAATCTATCTAGCAATGGACCGTCGGATAGCGTCATTCTCATTTTCTTAATCAATGTATATACATCGTCATCATCTACCAATTCATCAAACAACATAAGCTTTTTAAAATCATCATTATAATAGGATGGATCGCCGTCATTTCTCCAAAGAATATATCTGATAAGTAGAGTCCTCATGTTTAGTAATTTAACTATTTTAGTTAACAACTATTTTTATGTTAAATCAATTAGTACACCGCTATGTTTAATATTTATTCATATTTTAGTTTTTAGGATTGAGAATCAATACAAAAATTAATACATCATCAATTTTGGAAATACTTAGTTTCTACGTAGTCAATGAAACATTTGAGCTCATCGTAAAGGACGTTCTCGTACAGGACGTAACTATAAATTGGTTTATATTTGTTCAAGATAGATACAAATCCGATAACTTTTTTGACGAATTCTACGGGATCCACTTTAAAAGTGTCATACCGGGTTCTTTTTATTCTTTTAAACAGATCGATTGTGTGATGTTTATTAGGTCTTTTACGAATTTGATACAGAATAGCGTTTACGTATCCACCATAGTGATCAATAGCCATTTGTTCGTATGTCATAAATTCTTTAATTATATGACACTGTGTATTATTTAGTTCGTCCTTGTTCATCATTAGGAATCTATCCAATATGGCAATTATATTAGAACTGTAACTGCGTTGTGTGCACATGTTGATGTGTCTGTTTATACAATCAATTATACTAGGATCCATGCCACTACCTTCGGGTAAAATTGTAGCATCATATACCATTTCTAGTACTTTAGGTTCATTGTTATCCATTGCAGAGGACGTCATGATCGAATCCTAAAAAATATATTATTTTTATGTTATTTTGTTAAAAAATAATCATCGAATACTTCGTAAGATACTCCTTCATGAACATAATCAGTTACGAATCGTTTATATGAAGTAAAGTATCTACGATTTTTACAAAAGTCAGGATGCATAAGTACAAAGTACGCGATAAACGGAATAATAATAGATTTATCTAGTTTATCTTTTTCTATCGCTTTCATAGTTAGATACATAGTCTCAGAAGTAGGATTATGTAACATCAGCTTCGATAAAATGACTGGGTTATTTAGTCTCACACATTCGCTCATACATGTATGACCATTAACTACAGAGTCTACACTAAAATGATTGAACAATAGATAGTCTACCATTGTTTCGTATTCAGATAGTACAGCGTAGTACATGGCATCTTCACAAATTATATCATTGTCTAATAGATATTTGACGCATCTTATGGATCCCACTTCAACAGCCATCTTAAAATCGGTAGAATCATATTGCTTTCCTTTATCATTAATAATTTCTAGAACATCATCTCTATCATAAAAGATACAAATATTAACTGTTTGATCCGTAATAACATTGCTAGCCGATAGCAATTTGTTAATAAGATGCGCTGGGCTCAATGTCTTAATAAGAAGTGTAAGAGGACTATCTCCGAATGTGTTTTGTTTATTAACATCCGTTGATGGAAGTAAAAGATTTATAATATCTACATTCTTGACTGATTTAGAGCATACAATATGGAGAGGTGTATTTCCATCATGATCCGTTTTTGAGGGACTAATTCCTAGTTTCATCATCCATGAGATTGTAGAAGCTTTTGGATTGTCTGACATAAGATGTCTATGAATATGATTTTTACCAAATTTATCCACTATTCTGGCTTCGAATCCGATAGACATTATTTTTTTGAACACTTTTTCTGAAGGATCTGTACACGCCAACAACGGACCACATCCTTCTTCATCAACCGAGTTGTTAATCTTGGCTCCATACTGTACCAATAAATTTATTCTCTCTATGACTTCATCATCTGTTCCCGAGAGATAATATAGAGGTGTTTTATTCTGTTTATCGCACGCGTTTGGATCTGCACCGTGTGTCAGCAGCGTTGCAACTATTCTATTATTATTAATTTTAGAAGCTATATGCAATGGATAATTTCCATCATCGTCCGTCTCATTTGGCGAGTATCCTCTATGAAGAAGTTCTTCAACAAATCGTTCATCTAGTCCTTTAATTCCACAATACGCATGTAGAATGTGATAATTTCCAGAAGGTTCGATTGTTCGCAGCATATTCCTAAATACATCTAAATTTTTACTATTATACTTGGCATAAAGATATAGATAATACTCGTCTGATATAATTTTGTCCATTGTAGTATAAAAATTAATATTTCTATTTCTGTATATTTGCGACAATTTACTCTCTATAACAAATATCATAACTTAGTTCTTTTATGTCAAGAAGGCACTGGTTTAGTTCATCTATAAATGTCACACCATAACTACCACGCATGTCATACTCAGAATTATGATAAAGATATTTATCCTTGGGTGCAGGTAATGGGGATTAATCTTTGTTGGATCAGTCTCTAAGTTAACACACGTCACACATGATCCATTTATAGTTATATCACACGATGATGATTTATGAATTGATTCCGGAAGATCGCTATCGCATTTTGTGGTTCCACAATTCATTTCCATACATGTTATTGTCACACTAATATTATGATGAACTTTATCTAGTCGCTGAGTGGTAAACAACAGAACAGATAGTTTATTATCTTTTCCAACTCCCTCAGCCGCCGCCACAAATCTCTGATCCGTATCCATGATGGTCATGTTTATTTCTAGTCCGTATCCTGTCAACACTATGTTAGCATTTCTGTCGAAATAGTTTTCATTCATATGACACTCGCCCATAATAGTAGAACTAATGTTGTAATTTACACCAATAGCGACTTCGGCTGCAAAGTACCAAATACCGGTAATCTTGTCGAGGAGGACACGCCGTGTTCTTGTATTCTGTCGAATACCCGAGAGATACGATACAAAAGAGTAAGACTAATTTGTAAACCATCTTACACAAAATATGTAACAATAGTACTATGTAATCAATGAGTAATAAAACAATAGGAACCCTCTATACACGTAATTATTCTATCAATTTTACCAATTAGTTAGTGTAGTGTTTTAACAAAAATGTGGGAGAATCTAATTAGTTTTTCTTACACAATTGACGTACATTAGTCTGAGTTCCTTGTTTTTGCTAATTATTTCATCCAATTTATTATTCTTGACGATATCGAGATCTTTTGTATAGGAGTCAGACTTGTATTCAACATGCTTTTCTATAATCATCTTAGTTATTTCGGCATCATCCAATAGTACATTTTCCAGATTAACAGAGTAGATATTAATGTCGTATTTGAACAGAGCCTGTAGTATTTCCAGGTCTTTGTTATCTATAGCCAATTTGATGTCGGGAATGAAGAGAAGGGAATTGTTAGTGTTGGTAGATGCCATATAGTCGATCAAGAGAATCATCATATCCACGTGTCCATTTTTTATAGTGATATGGATACAACTAAGGAGAATAGCTAGATCAAAAGTAGATGGTATCTCTGAAAGAAAGTATGATACAATACTTACATCATTAAGCATGACGGTATGATAAAATGAAGTTTTCCATCCAGTTTTCCCATAGAACATCAGTCTCCAATTTTTCTTAACAAACAGTTTCACCGTTTGCATGTTACCACTATCAACCGCATAATACAATGCGGTGTTTCCTTTGTCATCAAATTGTGAATCATCCATTCCACTGAATAGCAAAATCTTTACTATTTTGGTATCTTCTAATGTGGCTGCCTGATGTAATGGAAATTCATTCTCTAGAAGATTTTTCAATGCTCCAGTGTTCAACAACGTACATACTAGACGCACGTTATTATCAGCTATTGCATAATACAAGGCACTATGTCCATGGACATCCGCCTTAAATGCATCTTTGCTAGAGAGAAAGCTTTTCAGCTGCTTGGACTTCCAAGTATTAATTCGTGACAGATCCATGTCTGAAACGAGACGCTAATTAGTGTATATGTTTTCATTTTTTATAATTTTGTCATATTGCACCAGAATTAATAATCTCTAATAGATCTGATTAGTAGATATATGGCTATCGCAAAACAACATATACACTTAATAAAAATAATATTCATTAAGGAGATTCAGATTCCACCGTACCCATCAATATAAATAAAATAATGATTCATTACCTTACCCATATAAACAATATTAAGGAGATTCCACCTTACCCATAAACAATATAAATCCAGTAATATCATGTCTAATGATGAACACAAATGGTGTATTAAATTCCAGTTCTGTAGGAGATGATCTCGCCGTAGATACCATGATAGTAGATGCCTCCGCTACAGTTCCTTGTTCGTCGACGTCTATCTTTGCATTCTGAAACATTTTATAGATATATAACGGGTCCCTAGTCATATGTTTAAACGACGCCTTATCTGGATTAAACATACCAGGAGCAATCATTTCGGCTATCGACTTAATATCCCTCTTATTTTCGATAGAAAATCTAGGGAGTTTAAGATTGTACATTTTATTCCCTAATTGAGACGACCAATAGTCTAATTTTGCAGCCGTGATAGAATCTGTGAAATGGGTCATATTATCACCTATTGCTAGGTACATACTAATATTAGTATCCTTATACGGAAGGCGCGCCATATCATATTCTTCGTCATCGACCGTGATTGTATTTCCTTGCAATTTAGTAACTACGTTCATCATGGGAACCGTTTTCGTACCGTACTTATTAGTAAAACTAGCATTGTGTGTTTTAGCGATATCAAACGGACATTGCCACGTACCTTTAAAATATATAGTATTAATGATTGTCCATAGAGTATTATCATCAAGCATAGTAGAATCAACTACATTAGACATACCGGATCTACGTTCTACTATGGAATTAATTTTATCAACCGGATCTCGTCTAAAGTTTAATCTATATAGACCGAATCTATGATATTGTTGATAATACGACGGTTTAATACACACAGTATTATCTACGAAACTTTGATAAGTTAGATCAGTGTACGTATATTTAGATGTTTTCAGCGTAGCTAATCCTGATATTAATTCTGTAAATGCTGGACCCAGATCCCTTTTTCTCAAATCCATAGTCTTCAATAGTTCTACTCTAGTATTACCTGATGCAGGCAATAGCGACATAAACATAGAAAATGAATAGCCAAATGGCGAGAAGACAATATTATCATCCTCATTCCCATCTTGAATATTTTTATACGCTAATATACCGGCATTGGTAAATCCTTGTAGGCGATAGGCGGATGCTGTACACGCTAACGATAATATCAATAACGCAATCATGATTTTATGGTATTAATACTTTACCTTATTTTTATGTTTGGTATAAAAATTATTGATGACTGTACATCCTTTTGTATAATCAAGTCTAAGTACTTTAACTTTTACAGTTTTTCCTAAGTTTATCCCTATATTCAACATATCTATCCATATGCATCTTAACACTCTCTGCCAAGATAGCTTCAGAGTGAGGATAGTCAAAAAAGATAAATATATAGAGCATAATCATTCTTGTATACTCTGCCCTTTATTACATCGCCCGCATTGGGCAACGAATAACAAAATGCAAGCATCTTGTTAACGGGCTCGTAAATTGGGATAAACTTATGTTTTTATATCTATTTTATTCAAGAGAATATTCGGGAATTTCTTTTTCTGGTTGTATGTCTTCACCGTAGATATCATTTGTACACTGTTTCATATTTTTTAATAGTCTACATCTTTTAGTAGGACTAGTATCGTATAATTCATAGCTGTATTTTGAATTCCAATCACGAATAAAAATATCTTCCAATTGTTGGCGAAGACCTAATCCATCATCTGGTGTAATATTAATAGATGCTCCACATATATCCGTAAAGTAATTTCCTGTCCAATTTGAGGTACCTATATACGCCGTTTTATCGGTTACCATATATTTGGCATGGTTTACTCTAGAATATGGAATGGGAGGATCGGCATCCGGTACAATAAACAGTTTTACATCTATATCTATGTTTTTAGATTTTAGCATAGCTATAGATCTTAAAAAGTTTCTCATAATAAACGAAGATCGTTGCCAGCAACTAATCAATAGCTTAACTGACACTTGTCTGTCTATAGCGGCTCTTCTTAATTCATCTTCTATATAATACCAAAACAAAATTTTACCCGCCTTCGAATAAATAATAGGAATAAAGTTCATAACAGATACATAAACGAATTTACTCGCATTTCTGATACATGACAATAAAGCGGTTAAATCATTGGTTCTTTCCATAGTACATAGTTGTTGCGGTGCAGAAGCAATAAATACAGAGTGTGGAACACCACTTACGTTCATACTAAGAGGATGATCTGTATTATATATAATACGCAGGATAAAAGTTTCTCCAATTATATGGTAGATTGTTAACTCCAAGATACCAGTATACCTCAAAAATTTGAGTGAGATCCGCTGCCAAGTTCCTATTATTGAAGATCGCAATACCCAATTCCTTGACCTGAGTTAGTGATCTCCAATCCATGTTAGCGCTTCCTAAATAAATATGTGTATTATCAGATATCCAAAATTTTGTATGAAGAACTCCTCCTAGGATATTTGTAATATCTATGTATCGTACTTCAACTCCGGCCATTTGTAGTGTTTCAACATCCTTTAATGGTTTGTTGGATTTATTGACGGCTACTCTAACACGTACTCCTCTTTTGGGTAATTGTACAATCTCGTTTAATATTATCGTGCCGAAATTCGTACCCACTTCATCAGATAAACTCCAATAAAAAGATGATATATCTAGTGTTTTTGTGGTATTGGATAGAATTTCCCTCCACACGTTAAATGTAGACAAATATACTTTATCAAATTGCATACCTATAGGAATAGTCTCTGTAATCACTGCGATGGTATTATCCGGATTCATTTTATTTGTTAAAAAATAATCTTATAACTTTACTCTATTAAAAATCCAAGTTTCTATTTCTTTCATGACTGATTTTTTAACTTCGTCCGTTTCCTTATGAAGATGATGTTTGGCACCTTCATAAATTTTTATTTCTCTATTACAATTTGCATGTTGCATGAAATAATATGCACCTGAAACATCGCTAATCTCATTGTTTGTTCCCTGGAGTATGAGAGTCGGGGTGTTAATCTTGGGAATTATTTTTCTAACCTTGTTGGTAGCCTTCAAGACCTGACTAGCAAATCCAGCCTTAATTTTTTCATGATTGACTAATGGGTCGTATTGGTATTTATAAACTTCATCCTTATCTCTAGATACTGATTCTGGACATAGCTTTCCGACTGACACATTTGGTGTGATGGTTCCCATAAGTTTGGCAGCTAGCAGATTCAGTCTTGGAACAGCGTCTGCATTAACTAGAGGAGACATTAGAATCATTGCTGTAAACAAGTTTGGATTCTCGTAAGCGGCCAGTATAGAAATTGTTGCTCCCATGGAATGACCCAATAAGAAGACTGGAACTCCTGGATAAGTAGATTTAATAGTCACCACGTGTTGTACCACATCTCTAACATACGTACCAAAGTCATCGATCATCATTTTTTCACCATTACTTCTTCCATGTCCAATATGATCATGTGAAAATACTAAAATTCCTAACGATGATATATTTTCAGCTAGTTCATCATAACGTCCAGAATGTTCACCAGCTCCATGGCTTATGAATACCAATGCCTTAGGATATGTAATAGGTTTCCAATATTTACAATATATGTAATCATTGTCCAGATTGAACATACAGTTTGCACTCATAATTCACGTTATATAACTATCAATATTAACAGTTCGTTTGATGATCATATTATTTTTATGTTTTATTGATAATTGTAAAAACATACAATTAAATCAATATAGAGGAAGGAGACGGTACTGTCTTTTGTGAGATAGTCATGGAGACTACATCAGATTACGAGGATGTCGTTTTTACTTTGTGGATGATGAACTATGTAGCCGTGACTCCATCATCGATCTAATAGATGAATATATCACGTGGAGAAATCATGTTATAGTGTTTAACAAAGATATTACCAGTTGTGGAAGACTGTACAAGGAATTGATGAAGTTCGATGATGTTGCTATACGGTACTATGGAATTGATAAAATTAATGAGATTATCGAGGCTATGAGCGAAGGAGACCACTACATCAATCTTACAGAAGTCCATGATCAGGAAAGTCTATTCGCTACCATAGGAATATGTGCTAAAATCACTGAACATTGGGATACAAAAAGATTTCAGAATCTAGCTTCCAATCATTGGGAAACATTACAGATCTGATGACCGACGATAATATAAACATCTTGATATTTTTTTTCTAGAAAAAAATTGAATTGATGATATCGGATTCTTCATAACGCATAAATTATTACGTTAATGTATTCTATATCCAGTGTTAAAAAAATTATCATATCATGTATTTGAGAGTCTTATATGTAGCAAACATGATAACAGCAATACCCATAAGCTTTAGATATTCACGCGTGCTAGTGGTTGCATTATCTCTCGGTGTGGAAAAAATGTCCGTTATATAATCTACAAAATAATCATCGCATATAGTATGCGATAGTAGAGTAAACATTTTTATAGTTTCTACTGGATTCATACATCGTCTACCCAGTTTGGTTATGAATGAAATTGTTATCAATCTTACACCCAACCCCTTGTTATCCATTAGTATAGTATTAACTTTGTTATTTATGTCATAAACTGTAAATGATTCTGTAGATGCTGCAATATCATCACACATGATATTTATGTCCCTACTATAATCATTATTAACTTTATCACAATACATGTTGATAATATCTATGTATGATCTAGTTTTTGTGGGCAACTGTCTATACAAGTCGTCTAAACGTTGTTTACCCATATAGTATTGAACAGCCATCATTACATGGTCCCGTTCCGTTGATAGATAATCGAGTATGTTAGTGGACTTGTCAAATCTATATACCATATTTTCTGGAAGTGGATATACATAGTTGTGATCATCATTATCGCTAGCCTTATCCTCTATATCCTGTACTATACCATTATCTATATCCTGTACTATACCATTATCTATATCCTGTACTATACCATTATCTATATCCTGTACTATACCATTATCTATATCCTGTACTATACCATTATCTATATCCTGTACTATACCATTATCTATATCCTGTACTATACCATTATCTATATCCTGTACTATACCATTATCTATATCCTGTACTATACCATTATCTATATCCTGTACTATACCATTATCTATATCCTGTACTATACCATTATCTATATCCTGTACTATACCATTATCTATATCCTGTACTATACCATTATCTATATCCTGTACTATACCATTATCTATATCCTGTACTATACCATTATCTATATCCTGTACTATACCATTATCTATATCCTGTACTATACCATTATCTATATCCTGTACTATACCATTATCTATATCCTGTACTATACCATTATCTATATCCTGTACTATACCATTATCTATATCCTGTACTATACCATTATCTATATCCTGTACTATACCATTATCTATATCCTGTACTATACCATTATCTATATCCTGTACTATACCATTATCTATATCCTGTACTATACCATTATCTATATCCTGTACTATACCATTATCTATATCCTGTACTATACCATTATCTATATCCTGTACTATACCATTATCTATATCCTGTACTATACCATTATCTATATCCTGTACTATACCATTATCTACGATATTATACATAAACATCGACAAAATACTATTGTCCATTATCTAAGTCCAGTTGATCCAAATCCTTGAGCTCCTCTATCTGTACTATCTAGAGATTGTACTTCTTCCAGTTCTGGATAATATATACGTTGATAGATTAGCTGAGCTATTCTATCTCCCGTATTTACATTGAAAGTACATTTTCCATTATTAATAAGAATGACTCCTATGTTTCCCCTATAATCTTCGTCTATTACACCGCCTCCTATATCAATACCTTTTAGGGACAGACCAGACCTAGGAGCTATTCTACCATAGCAGAACTTAGGCATGGACATACTAATATCTGTCTTAATTAACTGTCTTTCTCCCGGAGGGATAGTATAATCGTAAGCGCTATACAAATCATATCCAGCGGCGTGATTTGATTGCCTAGTAGGAGATTTAGCTCTGTTAGTTTCCTTAACAAATCTAACTGGTGAGTTAATATTCATGTTGAACATAAAAATATTATTTTATTTCAAAATTATTTACCATCTTATCCCATTCCATATATTCCATGAATAAGTGCGATTATTGTACACTTCTATAGTATCTATATACGATCCACGATAAAATCCTCCTATCAATAGCAGTTTATTATCCACTATGATCAATTCTGGATTATCCCTCGGATAAATAGGATCATCTATCAGAGTCCATGTATTGCTGGATCCACAATAAAATTCAGCATTTCTACCAACCAAGAATAACCTTCTACCGAACACTAACGCGCATGATTTATAATGAGGATAATAAGTTGATGGTCCAAACTGCCACTGATTATGATTGGGTAGCAAATATTCTGTAGTTGTATCCGTTTCAGAATGTCCTCCTATTACGTATATAACATTGTTTATAGACGCGATCGCTGGATTATATCTAGGTTTCAGAAGACTCGGCATATTAACCCAAGAAGTATCTCCGTGGAACCAACACTCGACAGATGTGGGATTTGGTAGACCTCCTACTACGTATAATTTATTGTTAGCAGCTACCCCGCTAGCATACAGTCTGGGACTATTCATCGGAGGAATTGGAATCCAATTGTTTGATGTACAATTTAACGCTATAGCATTGTTATGTATTTCATTGTTCATCCATCCACCGATGAGATATACTACTTCTCCAACATGAGTACTTGTACACATATGGAATATATCTATAATTTGATCCATGTTCATATGATACTCTATGAATGGATACTTGTATGATTTGCGTGGTTGTTTATCACAATGAAATATTTTGGTACAGTCTAGTATCCATTTTACATTATTTATACCTCTGGGAGAAAGATAATTTGACCTGATTACATTTTTGATAAGGAGTAGCAAATTTCCTAATCGATTTCTTCGCTTCATATACCACTTAATGACAAAATCAACTACATAATCCTCATCTGGAACATTTAGTTCATTGCTTTCTAGAATAAGTTTCATAGATAGATAATCAAAATTGTCTATGATGTCATCTTCCAGTTCCAAAAAGTGTTTGGTAATAAAGTCTTTAGTATGACATAAGAGATTGGATAGTCCGTATTCTATACCCATCATGTAACACTCGACACAATATTCCTTTCTAAAATCTCGTATGATAAAGTTTATACAAGTGTAGATGATAAATTCTACAGAGGTTAATATAGAAGCACGTAATAAATTGACAACGTTATGACTATCTATATATACCTTTCCAGTATATGAGTAAATAACTATAGAAGTTAGGCTGTGAATGTCAAGGTCTAGACAAACCCTTGTAACTGGATCTTTATTTTTTGTGTATTTTTGACGTAAATGTGTGCGAAAGTAAGGAGACAACTTTTTCAATATCGTAGAATTGACTATTATATTGCCTCCTATAGCCTCAATAATTGTTTTGAATTTCTTAGTCATAGACAATGCTAATATATTCTTACAGTACACAGTATTGACAAATATCGGCATTTATGTTTCTTTAAAAGTCAACATCTAAAGAAAAATGATTGTCTTCTTGAGACATAACTCCCATTTTTTGGTATTCACCCACACGTTTTTCGAAAAAATTAGTCTTTCCTTCCAATGATATATTTTCCATGAAATCAAACGGATTGGTAACATTATAAATTTTTTTAAATCCCAATTCAGAAATCAATCTATCTGCGATGAATTCTATATATGTTTTCATCATTTCACAATTCATTCCTATAAGTTTAACTGGAAGAGCCACAGTAAGAAATTCTTGTTCAATAGAGACCGCGTCTGTTATAATAGATCTTACTGTTTCTTCACTCGGTGGATACAATAAATGTTTAAACATCAAACATGCGAAATCGCAGTGCAGACCCTCATCTCTACTAATTAATTCGTTGGAAAACGTGAGTCCGGGCATTAGGCCACGCTTTTTAAGCCAAAATATAGACGCAAATGATCCAGAAAAGAAGATTCCTTCTACTGCCGCAAAGGCAATAAGTCTCTCTCCATAACCGGCACTGTCATGTATCCACTTTTGAGCCCAATCGGCCTTCTTTTTTACACAAGGCATCGTTTCTATGGCATTAAAGAGATAGTTTTTTTCATTACTATCTTTAACATATGTATCGATCAAAAGACTATACATTTCTGAATGAATGTTTTCAATGGCCATCTGAAATCCGTAGAAACATCTGGCCTCGGTAACCTGTACTTCTGTACAAAATCGTTCAGCTAAATTTTCGTTCACTATTCCGTCACTGGCTGCAAAAAACGCCAATACATGTTTTATAAAATATTTTTCGTCCGGTGTTAATTTATTCCAATCATTGATATCTTTAGATATATCTACTTCTTCTACCGTCCAAAATGATGCTTCTGCCTTTTTATACATATTCCAGATATCATGATATTGAATTGGGAAAATAACAAATCTATTTGGATTTGGTGCAAGGATCGGTTCCATAACTAAATTAACAAATAGTAGTATTTTTTTTCAGTTATCATCTATATGACTGTATTTGGATCTTTTGTACATCGCTATCGCCGCAATCACTACAATAATTACAATTATTATTGATAGCATTGTTATTAGTACTATCATAATTAAATTATCGATGTCCATGGGTGAGGAATAATCGTTATCATCATTATCATTTTGTAATTGTGACATCATGCTAGATAAATCATTTGTGAGATTGTTGTGGGAAGGGCATGGAGGATGTATTATCGTTATTATTTAACGCCTCCCATTCTGATTCACAAATATGACGCGCGTTCAACATTTTATGGAAACGATAATTTTGTGAAAACAAGCAACAAGAAAACTCGTCATCGTTCAAATTTTAACGATAGTAAACCGATTAAACGTCGAGCTAATTTCTAACGCTAGCGACTCTGTTGGATATGGGTTTCCAGATATATATCTTTTCAGCTCCCCTACGTACCACCTATAATCATCTGTAGGAAAATGGAAGGTATGTACATCTATCTACTGTTCCTAATATCATATATGGTGGTGTAGTAGAACCATTAAGCACGAAAGATTTTATTTCGCATCGTATTTTAACTTCGCAATAATTTCTGGTTAGATAACGCACTCTACCAGTCAAGTCAATGATATTAGCCTTTACAGATATATTCATAGTAGTCGTAACGATGACTCCATCTTTTAGATGCGATACTCCTTTGTATAACCAGAATCTTTGTATCTCAGACTCGATATATTTAAACAAGTTAATGAGATATTTACTCGTTTTATGAACGTCGATATATATCCAGAAGTTCTATCCTCTGTGGCTAGCGCTATAACCTTATCATTATAATACCAAAAGTGTGATTAGTATGTGATACGTCAGTGTGGGTACAAATATGTACATTATCGTCTACGTCGTACTCGATGCATCCGCATACACCCAATAAATATAAAATGATAAATGTTCTAACAACGCTCGTACCCATCTTGATGCGGCTTAATAAGTGTTTTGATTTCAATTTATTGTAAAAAAAGAATCGGTTTTATACTGTTCTAGATTCTCATTGATTATATTCTCATCTATCATCTCCACACAGTCAAATCCGTGGTTAGCATGCACCTCATCAACCGGTAAAAGACTATCGGACTCTTCTATCATTATAACTCGAGAATATCTAATTCGGTCATTATTAATCAAGTCAATTATCTTATTTTTAACAAATGTGAGTATTTTACTCATTTTTATAAAAAAATTTAGAAATATACAGACTCTATCGCGTGTCTATATCTTCTTTTTATATCCAATGTATTTATGTCTGATTTTTCTTCATTTATCATATATAATGGTCCAAATTCTACACGTGTGTTGAATTCATCCAGATCATTAAGGTTCTTATAATCGTAACATCCTTCTCCTCCCTCTTCTACATCTTCCTTCTTATTCTTATTCTTATTCTTAGCGTCACGGAATCTACCACAGCAGGATCCCATGACGAGCGTCATATTAAACTAATTCATTTTCAATTATAAAATATACTGATTAGTAATGACCATTAAAATAAATATTCTTCATAACCGGTAAGAAAGTGAAAAGTTCACATTGAAACTATGTCTATACATCATGAAATGATGATATATATATTCTATTTTGGTGGAGGATTATATGATATAATTCGTGGATAATCATTCTTAAGACACATTTCTTCATTCGTAAATCTTTTCACGTTAAGTGAGTGTCCATATTTTGCAATTTCTTCATATGATGGCGGTGTACGTGGACGCTGCTGTTCCTGTTCTTGTTGTGGCCGCCTACTGTCGTGTTTGCGTTTAGATCCCTCCATTATCGCGATTGCATAGATGGAGTACTATTTTATACCTTGTAATTAAAATTTTATTAATTAAACGTATAAAAACGTTCCGTATCTGTATTTAAGAGCCAGATTTCGTCTAATAGAACAAATAGCTACAGTAAAAATAACTAGAATAATCGCTACACCCACTAGAAACCACGGATCGTAATACGGCAATCGGTTTTCGATAATAGGTGGAACGTATATTTTATTTAAGGACTTAACAATTGTCTGTAAACCACAATTTGCGTCCGCCGATCCTGTATTAACTATCTGTAAAAGCATATGTTGGCCGGGCGGAGCCGAACATTCTCCAATATTCAATTTTTGTATATCTATAATGTTATTAACCTCCGCATACGCATTACAGTTCTTTTCTAGCTTGGATACTGCACTAGGTACATCATCTAGATCTATTCCTATTTCCTCAGCGATAGCTCTTCTATCCTTTTCCGGAAGCAATGAAATCACTTCAATAAATGATTCAACCATGAGTGTGAAACTAAGTCGAGAATTACTCATGCATTTGTTAGTTATTCGGAGCGCGCAATTTTTAAACTGTCCTATAACCTCTCCTATATGGATAGCACAAGTGACATTAGTAGGGATAGAATGTTGAGCTAATTTTTGTAAATAACTATCTATAAAAAGATTATACAAAGTTTTAAACTCTTTAGTTTCCGCCATTTATCCAGTCTGAGAAAATGTCTCTCATAATAAATTTTTCCAAGAAACTAATTGGGTGAAGAATGGAAACCTTTAATCTATATTTATCACAGTCTGTTTTGGTACACATGATGAATTCTTCTAATGCTGTACTAAATTCGATATCTTTTTCGATTTCTGGATATGTTTTTAATAAAGTATGAACAAAGAAATGGAAATCGTAATACCAGTTATGTTCAACTTTGAAATTGGTTTTTATTTTCTTGTTAATGATTCCAGCCACTTGGGAAAAGTCAAAGTCGTTTAATGCCGATTTAATACGTTCATTAAAAACAAACTTTTTATCCTTTAGATGAATTATTATTGGTTCATTGGAATCAAAAAGTAAGATATTATCGGGTTTAAGATCTGCGTGTAAAAAGTTGTCACAGCATGGCAGTTCGTAAATTTTAATGTATAACAGAGACATCTGTAAAAAGATAAACTTTATGTATTGTACCAAAGATTTAAATCCTAATTTGATAGCTAACTCGGTATCTACTTTATCTGCCGAATACAGCGCTAAGGGAAAAATTATAATGTTTCCTCTTTCGTATTCGTAGTTAGTTCTCTTTTCATGTTCGAAAAAGTGAAACATGCGGTTAAAATAGTTTATAACATTAATATTACTGTTAATAACTGCCGGATAAAAGTGGGATAGTAATTTCACGAATTTGATACTGTCCTTTCTCTCGTTAAACGCCTTTAGAAAAACTTTAGAAGAATATCTCAATGATAGTTCCTGGCCATCCATAGTTTGTATCAATAATAGCAACATATTAAGAACCCGTTTATACAGAGTATGTAAAAATGTTAATTTATAGTTTAATCCCATGGCCCATGCACACACGATTAATTTTTTTTCGTCTCCCTTTAGATTGTTGTATAGAAATTTGGGTACTGTGAACTCCGCCGTAGTTTCCATGGGACTATATAATTTTGTGGCCTCGAATACAAATTTTACTACATAGTTATCTATCTTAAAGACTATACCATATCCTCCTGTAGATATGTGATAAAAATCGTCGTTTATAGGATAAAATCGTTTATCCTTTTGTTGGAAAAAGGATGAATTAATGTAATCATTCTCTTCTATCTTTAGTAGTGTTTCCCTATTAAAATTCTTAAAATAATTTAACAATCTAACTGATGGAGCCCAATTTTGGTGTAAATCTAATTGGGACATTATATTGTTAAAATACAAACAGTCTCCTAATATAACAGTATCTGATAATCTATGGGGAGACATCCATTGATATTCAGGGGATGAATCATTGGCAACACCCATTTATTGTACAAAAAGCCCCAATTTACAAACGAAAGTCCAGGTTTGATAGAGACAAACTATTAACTATTTTGTCTCTGTTTTTAACACCTCCACAGTTTTTAATTTCTTTGGTAATGAAATTATTCACTATATCAGTATCTTCTTTATCTACCAGAGATTTTACTAACTTGATAACCTTTGCTGTCTCATTCAATAGGGTAGTGATATTTGTATGCGTGATATTGATATCTTTTTGAATTGTTTCTTTTAGAAGTGATTCTTTGATGGTGTCAGCATACGAATTACAGTAATGCAGAAACTCGGTTAACATACAGGAATTATAGTAGGCAAATTCCAATTGTTGCCTGTATTGTATTAGAGTGTCAATATGAGCAATGGTGTCATTGCGTTTCTCTGATAGAATGCGAGCAGCAATTTTGGCGTTATCATTTGACGATATTTCTGGAATGATGAATCCTGTTTCTACTAACTTTTTGGTAGGACAAAGTGAAACAATCAAGAAGATAGCTTCTCCTCCTATTTGTGGAAGAAATTGAACTCCTCTAGATGATCTACTGACAATAGTATCTCCTTGACAGATATTGGACCGAATTACAGAAGTACCTGGAATGTAAAGCCCTGAAACGCCCTCATTTTTTAAGCAGATTGTTGCAGTAAATCCTGCACCGTGTCCAAGATAGAGCGCTCCTTTGGTGAATCCATCTCTATGTTTCAGTTTAACCAAGAAACAGTCAGCTGGTCTAAAATTTCCATCTCTATCTAATACAGCATCCAACTTGATGTCGGGAACTATAACCGGTTTAATGTTATATGTAACATTGAGCAAATCCTTAAGTTCATAATCATCGCTGTTATCAGTTATGTACGAGCCAAACAATGTTTCTACTGACATAGTGGATACGAAGATGCTATCCATCAGAATGTTTCCCTGATTAGTATTTTCTATATAGCTATTCTTCTTTACACGATTTTCCAAATCAGTGACGATGTTCATTTTTTTAGGAGTAGGACGCCTAGTCAGTATGGAAGATGATTTTCTAGATCCTCTCTTCAACATTTTTGATCTCAATGGAATGCAAAACCCCATAGTGCAACAACCAATGGTGTAACAACCGACGATAAAAAATAATATTGTTTTTCACTTTTTATAATTTTACCATCTGACTCATGGATTCATTAATATCTTTATACGAGCTACTAATGTATAATTCTTTATAACTAAACTGAGATATATACACTGGATCTATGGTTTCCATAATTGAGTAAATGAATGCTCTGCAATAACTAATGGCAAATGTATAGAACAACGAAATTATACTAGAGTTGTTAAAGTTAATATTTTCTATGAGCTGTTCCAGTAAATTATTTGTTGTGGCTGCGTTCAAGTCATAAATCATCTTAATACTATCCAGTAAACAGTCTTTAAGTTCTGGAATATTATCATCCCATTGTAAAGCCCCTAATTCGACTATCGAATATCCTGCTCTGATAGCAGTTTCAATATCGACGGACGTCAATACTGTAATAAAGGTGGTAGTATTGTCATCATCGTGATAAACAACAGGAATATGGTCATTGGTAGGTACTGCGACTTTACACAACGCGATATATAACTTTCCTTTTGTACCATTTTTAACGTAGTTGGGACGTCCTGCAGGATATTGTTTTGAAGAAATGATATCGAGAACAGATTTGATACGATATTTGTTGGATTCCTGATTATTCACTATAATATAATCTAGACAGATAGATGATTCGATAAATAGAGAAGATATATCGTTGGTAGGATAATACATCCCCATTCCAGTATTCTCGGATACTCTATTGATGACACTAGTTAAGAACATGTCTTCAATTCTAGAAAACGAAAACATCCTACACGGACTCATTAAAACTTCTAGAGCTCCTGATTGTGTCTCGAATGCCTCGTACAAGGATTTCAAGGATGCCATAGATTCTTTGACCAACGATTTAATATTGCGTTTAGCATCTGATTTTTTTATTAAATCGAATGGTCGGCTCTCTGATTTACTGCCCCAATGATAGCAATAGTCTTGTAAAGATAAGCCGCAAGAAAATTTATACTCATCCATCCAGATAACTCTAGCACCATCGGATGATATTAGTGTATTATTATAGATTTTCCATCCACAGTTATTGGGCCAGTATACTGTTAGCAACGGTATATCGAATAGATTACTCATGTAACCTACTAGAATGATAGTTCGTGTACTAGTCATAATATCTTTAATCCAATCTAAGAAATCTAAAATTAGATCTTTTACACTGTTAAAGTTAACAAAGGTATTACCCGGGTACGTGGATATCATATATGGTATTGGTCCATTATCAGTAATGGCTCCATAAACTGATACGGCGATGGTTTTTATATGTGTTTGATCTAATGAGGACGAAATTCGCGCCCACAATTCATCTCTAGATATGTATTTAATATCAAACGGTAACACGTCAATCTCGGGACGCGTATATGTTTCTAAATTCTTAATCCAAATATAATGATGACCTATATGCCCTATTATCATACTGTCGACTATAGTATACCTAGAGAACTTACGATACATCTGTTTCCTGTAATCGTTAAATTTTACAAATCTATAACATGCTAAACCTTTTGACGACAACCATTCATTAATTTCTGATATGGAATCTGTATTCTCGATACCGTATCGTTCTAAAGCCAGTGCTATATCTCCCTGTTCGTGAGAACGCTTTCGTATAATATCAATCAACGGATAATCTGAAGTTTTTGGAGAATAATATGACACATGATCTATTTCGTCCATAAACAATCTACGCATAGGAATTGGCGGCGACGATCTTAATTTTGTGCAATGAGTCAATCCTATAACTTCTAATCTTGTAATATTCATCATCGACATAACACTATCTATGTTATCATCGTATATTAGTATACCACGACCTTCTTCATTTCGTGCTAAAATGGTATACAGTCTTAAATAGTTACGCAATATCTCAATAGTTTCATAATTGTTAGCTGTTTTCATCAAGGTTCGTACCCTGTTTAACATGATGGTGTTCTATACGTCTCTATTTTCTATTTTTAAATTTTCAACGATTTACTGTGGCTAGATACCCAATCTCTCTCAAATATTTTTTTAGCCTCGCTTACAAGCTGTTTATCTATACTATTAAAACTGACGAATCCGTGATTTTGGTAATGGGTTCCATCGAAATTTGCCGAAGTGATATGAACATATTCGTCATCGACTATCAACAATTTTGTATTATTCTGAATAGTGAAAACCTTCACAGATAGATCATTTTGGACACACAATGCATCTAGACTTCTAGCGGTTGCCATAGAATATACGTCGTTCTTATCCCAATTACCAACTAGAAGTCTAATCTTAACTCCTCTATTAATGGCTGCTTCTATAATGGAGTTGTAAATGTCAGGCCAATAGTAGCTATTACCGTCAACACGTGTAGTGGGAACTATGGCCAAATGTTCAATATCTATACTAGTCTTAGCTGACTTGAGTTTATCAATAACTACATCGGTGTCTAGATCTCTAGAATATCCCAATAGGTGTTCTGGAGAATCAGTAAAGAACACTCCACCTATAGGATTCTTAATATGATACGCAGTGCTAACTGGCAGACAACAAGCCGCAGAGCATAAATTCAACCATGAATTTTTTGCGCTATTAAAGGCTTTAAAAGTATCAAATCTTCTACGAAGATCTGTGGCCAGCGGAGGATAATCAGAATATACACCTAACGTTTTAATCGTATGTATAGATCCTCCAGTAAATGACGCGTTTCCTACATAACATCTTTCATCATCTGACACCCAAAAACAACCGAGTAGTAGTCCCACATTATTTTTTTTATCTATATTAACTGTTATAAAATTTATATCCGGGCAGTGACTTTGTAGCTCTCCCAGATTTCTCTTCCCTCGTTCATCTAGCAAAACTATTATTTTAACCCCTTTTTCAGATGCCTCTTTTAGTTTATCAAAAATAAGCGCTCCCCTAGTCGTACTCAGAGGATTACAACAAAAAGATGCTATGTATATATATTTCTTAGCTAGTGTGATAATTTCGTTAAAACATTCAAATGTCGTCAAATGATCGGATCTAAAATCCATATTTTCTGGTAGTGTTTCTACCAGCCTACATTTTGCTCCAGCAGGCACCGATGCAAATGGCCACATTTAGTTAACATAAAAACTTATACATCCTGTTCTACCAACGATTCTAGAATATCATCGGCTATATCGCTAAAATTTTCATCAAAGTCAACATCACAACCTAACTCAGTTAATATATTAAGAAGTTCCACGATTTCATCTTCGTCCATATACATATCCAATGCAGATGGTTGACTGATTATCGAGTTTAAATCAGTACTAATATCCAATCCTTCAGAATACACTCTGTGTTTCATCGTAATCCTCCGTATTTAAGCTGGTAGATTTTTCAATTATGTATCAATATAGCAACAACAGTTCTTGCTCCTCCTTGATTCTAGCATCCTCTTCATTATTTTCTTCTACGTACATAAGCATGTCCAATACGTTAGACAACACACCGACAATGGCGGCCGCCACAGACACGAATATGACTAGACCGAGGACCATTTAAAAAACACTCTCTAGCTTTCACTTAAACTGTATAGATCATTCTTTTATCACGTGTATAATAAAAAACATTATTCTATTTCGAATTTAGGCTTCCAAAAATTTTTCATCCGTAAACCGATAATAATATATATAGACTTGTTAATAGTCGGAATAAACAGATTAATGCTTAAACTATCGTCATCTCCACGATTAGAGATACAATACTTACATTCTTTTTGCTGTTTCGAAACTTTATCAATACATGTTAATACAAACCCAGGAAGGAGATATTGAAACTGAGGCTGCTGAAAATGAAATGGCGAATACAATAGTTCAGATAATGTAAAATCATGATTCCGTATTCTGATGATATTAGAACTGCTAATGGATGTCGATGGTATGTATCTAGGAGTATCTATTTTAACAAAGCATCGATTTGCTAATATGCAATTATCCTTTTGATTAATTGTTATTTTATTCATATTCTTAAAAGGTTTCATATTTATCAATTCTTCTACATTAAAAATTTCCATTTTTAATTTATGTAGCCCCGCAATACTCCTCATTACGTTTCATTTTTTGTCTAGAATATCCATTTTGTTCATCTCGGTACATAGATTATCCAATTGATAAGTGCATTTAGTAGTTTTGTACATTTTAAGTTTATTGACGAATCGTCGAAAACTAGTTATCGTTAACATTTTATTATTTGATACCCTGATATTAATACCCCTGCTGTTACTATTATTTATAACTGATGTAACCCATGTAACATTGGAATTAATTATCGATAGTAATGCATCAACGCTTCCAAAATTGTCTATTATAAACTCACCGATAATTTTTTTATTGCATGTTTTCATATTCATTAGGATTATCAAATCTTTAATCTTATCACGATTGTATGCGTTGATATTACAAGACGTCATTCTAAAAGACGGAGGATCTCCATCAAATGCCAGACAATCACGTACAAAGTACATAGAAATAGGTTTTATTCTATTGCGCATCATAGATTCATATAGAACGCCTGTAGAAATACTAATTTGTTTTACTCTATAAAATACCAATGCATCTATTTCATCGTTTTGTATAACTTCTTTCCAAGTGTCAAACTCCAAATTTTTTTCATTGATAGTACCAAAATCTTCTATCTCTTTAACTACTTGCATAGATAGGTAATTACAGTGATGTCTACAAGCTGTTTTTTGAAACTGAATCGATGCATCTAGAAGCGATGCTACACTAGTCACAATCACCACTTTCATATTTAGAATATATGTATGTAAAAATATAGTAGAATTTCATTTTGTTTTTTCTATTCTATAAATGAATTCTCATTTTGCGTCTGCCCATACTCCGTTTTATATCAATACCAAAGAAGGAAGATATCTGGTTCTAAAGGCCGTTAAAGTATGCGATGTTAGAACTATAGAATGTGAAGGAAGTAAAGCTTCCTGCGTACTCAAAGTAGATAAACCCTCATCGCCCGCGTGTGAGAGAAGACCTTCGTCTCCATCCAGATGCGAGAGAATGAATAACCCTGGAAAACAAGTACCGTTTATGAGGACGGACATGCTACAAAATATGTTCGCCGCTAATCGCGATAATGTGGCGGCGAGACTTTTGAACTAAAATACAATTATATCTTTTTCGATATTAATAAATCCGTGTCGCCCGGGTTTTTTATCTCTTTCAGTATGTGAATAGATAGGTATTTTATCTCTATTCATCATCGAATTTAAGAGATCTGATAAACATTGTTTGTATTCTCCCGATGTCAGCATCTGGTACAATAATATATGCGCACATAAACCTCTGGCACTTATTTCATGTACCGTCCCCTTATCACTAAGGAGAATAGTATTTGAGAAATATGTATACATGATATTATCATGAATTAGATATACAGAGTTTGTAACACTCTCGAAATCACACGAGGTGTCGGCGTTAAGATCTAATATATCACTCGATAACACATTTTCATCTAGATACACTAGACATTTTTTAAAGCTAAAATAGTCTTTAGTAGTAACAGTAACTATGCGAGTATTTTCATCGATGATGCATTTCATCGGCATATTATTACGAGTACCATCAAAGACTATACCATGTGTATATCTAACGTATTCTAGCATAGTTGCCATACGCGCATTAAACTTTTCAGGATCTTTGGATAGATCTTCCAATCTATCTATTTGAGAAAACATTTTTATCATGTTCAATAGTTGAAACGTCGGATCCACTATATAGATATTATCTATAAAGATTTTAGGAACTACGTTCATGGTATCCTGGCGAATATTAAAACTATCAATGATATGATTATCGTTTTCATCTTTTATCACCATATAGTTTCTAAGATATGGGATTTTACTTAATATAATATTATTTCCCGTAATAAATTTTATTAGAAATGCCAAATCTATAAGAAAAGTCCTAGAATTAGTCTGAAGAATATCTATATCGCCGTACCGTATATTTGGATTAATTAGATATAGAGAATATGATCCGTAACATATACAACTTTTATTATGACGTCTAAGATATTCTTCCATCAACTTATTAACATTTTTGACTAGGGAAGATACATTATGACGTCCCATTACTTTTGCCTTGTCTATTACTGCGACGTTCATAGAATTTAGCATATCTCTTGCCAATTCTTCCATTGATGTTACATTATAAGAAATTTTAGATGAAATTACATTTGGAGCTTTAATAGTAAGAACTCCTAATATATCCGTGTATGTGGTCACTAATACAGATTGTAGTTCTATAATCGTAAATAATTTACCTATATTATATGTTTGAGTCTGTTTAGAAAAGTAGCTAAGTATACGATCTTTTATTTCTGATGCAGATGTATCAACATCGGAAAAAAATCTTTTTTTATTCTTTTTTACTAACGATACGAATATGTCTTTGTTAAAAACAGTTATTTTCTGAATATTTCTAGTTTGTAATTTTAACATATGATATTCGTTCACACTGGGTAATCTACCTAAATAGGTTTCTATAATCTTTAATGTGATATTAGGAAGAGTATTCTGATCAGGATTCCTATTCATTTTGAGGATTTAAAACTCTGATTATTGTCTAATATGGTCTCAACACAAACTTTTTCACAGAGCGATAGAGTTTTTGATAACTCGTTTTTCTTAAGAAATATAAAACTACTGTCTCCAGAGCTCACTCTATCTTTTATTTTATCTAATTCGATACAAACTCCTGATACTGGTTCAGAAAGTAATTCATTAATTTTCAGTCCTTTATAGAAGATAGTTAATATAGATAATACAAAATCTTCAGTTCTTGATATCGATCGGATTGATCCTAGAACTAGATATATTAATAAAGTACTCATTAGGCAGTTTATGGCAGCTTGATAATTAGATATAGTATATTCCAGTTCATATTTATTAGATACCACATTGCCCAGATTTTGATATTCTATGAATTCCTCTGAAAATAAATCCAAAATAACTAGACATTCTATTTTTTGTGGATTAGTATACTCTCTTCCCTCTATCATGTTCACTACTGGTGTCCACGATGACAAATATCTAGAGGGAATATAATATAGTCCATAGGATGCCAATCTAGCAATGTCAAATAACTGTAATTTTATTCTTCGCTCTTCATTATGAATTAATTCTTGAGGTATAAACCTAACACAAATTTTATTATTAGACTTTTCGTATGTAATGTCTTTCATGTTATAAGTTTTTAATCCTGGAATAGAATCTATCTTAATGAGGCTTTTAAATGCGGAGTTCTCCAACGAGTCAAAACATAATACTCTGTTGTTTTTCTTATATATAATATTACGATTTTCTTCTTTGAATGGAATAGGTTTTTGAATTAGTTTATAATTACAACATAATAGATAAGGAAGTGTGCAAATCGTACGCGGAAAAAACATAATAGCTCCCCTGTTTTCATCCATGGTTTTAAGTAAATGATCACTGGCTTCCTTAGTCAATGGATATTCGAACATTAACCGTTTCATCATCATTGGGCAAAATCCATATTTCTTAATGTAAAGAGTAATCAACTCATTGTGTTTATTGTACCATCTTGTTGTAAATGTGTATTCTGTTATCGGATCTGCTCCTTTTTCTATTAATGTATCGATGTCGATCTCGTCTAAGAATTCAACTATATCGACATATTTCATTTGTATACACATAACCATTACTAACGTAGAATGTATAGGAAGAGATGTAACGGGAACTGGGTTTGTTGATTCACAAACTATTCTAATACATAGTTCTTCTGTTAATACGTCTTGCACGTAATCTATTATAGATGCCAAGATATCTATATAATTATTTTGTAAGATGATGTTAACTATGTGATCTATATAAGTAGTGTAATAATTCATGTATTTGGATATATGTTCCAACTCGGTCTTTGTAATCTCTAGTTTCGTAATATCTATAGCATCCTCAAAAAATATATTCGCATATATTCCCAAGTCTTCAGTTCTATCTTCTAAAAAATCTTCAGCATATGGAATATAATAATCTATTTTGCCTCTTCTGATGTCATTAATGATATAGTTTTTGACACTATTTTCCATCAATTGATTCTTATTCACTATGTCTAAAAACCGGATAGCGTCCCTAGGACGAACTACTGCCATTAATATCTCTATTATAGCTTCTGGACATAATTCATCTATTATACCAGAATTAATGGTAACTATTCCGTATCTATCTAACATAGTTTTAAGAAAGTCAGAATCTAAGACCTGATGTTCATATATTGGTTCATACATGAAATGATCTCTATTGATGATAGCGACTATTTCATTCTCTGAAAATTGGTAACTCATTCTATATATGCTTTCCTTGTTGATAAAGGATAGGATATACTCGATGGAATTTGTACCAACAAACTGTTCTCTTATGAATCGTATATCATCATCTGAAATAATCATGTAAGGCATACACTTAGCAATTAGTGACTTGTCTCCTGTTATCAATATACTATTCTTGTGATAATTTATGTGTGAGGCAAATTTGTCCACGTTTTTTAATTTTGTTATAGTGGATATCAAATCCAATGGAGCTACAGTTCTTGGCTTAAACAGATATAGTTTTTCTGGAACGAATTCTACAACATTATTATAAAGAACTTTGGGTAGATAAGTGGGATGAAATCCTACTTTAATTAATGCGATCGCCTTGTCCTCATGTAAATATCCAAACGCCTTTGTGATAGTATGGCATTCATTATCTAGAAACGCTCTACGAATATCTGTAACAGATATCATCTTTAGAGAATACTAGTCGCATTAAAAGTACTAAAATTTGTATTTTTTAATCTATCGCAATAAAAAAATTAATATTTATGAATTCAATGTATAACTAGAACATAATCAGAATCTAATGATGACGTAACCAAGAAGTTTATCTACAGCCAATTTAGCTGCATTATTTTTAGCATCTCGTTTAGTTTTTCCATCGGCCTTATCGAATACTCTTCCATCGATGTCTACACATGCATAAAATATAGGAGAGTTACTAGGTCCCACTGATTCAATACGAAAAGACCAATCTCTCTTAGTTATTTGACAGTACTCATTAATAATGGTGACAGGGTTAGCATTTTTCCAATCAATAATTTTTTTAGCCGGAATAACATCATCAAAAGACTTATGATCCTCTCTCATTGATTTTTCGCGGGATACATCATCTATTATGGCATCCGCCATAGTATTAGTATCCGGCTTATCCGCCTCCGTTGTTATAAACCAACGAGGAGGAATATCGTCGGATCTGTACACCATAGCACTGCGTTGAAGATCGTACAAAGCTTTATTAACTTCTCGCTTCTCCATATTAAGTTGTCTAGTTAGTTGTACAGCAGTAGCTCCTTCGAGTCCAATGTTTTTAATAGCCTCGCATACAATCGCTGCGTCAGAACACTCGTCAATATAGATCTTAGACATTTTTAGAGAGAACTAACACCACCAGCAATAAAACTGAACCTACTTTATCATTTTTTTTATTCATCATCCTCTGGCGGTTCGTCGTTCCTATCGAACGTGGCTCTGATTAACCCGTCATCTATAGGTGATGCCGGTTCTGGAGATTCTGGAGGAGATGGATTATTATCTGGAAGAATCTCTGTTATTTCCTTGTTTTCATGTATCGATTGTGTTGTAACATTAAGATTGCGAAATGCTCTAAATTTGGGAGGCTTAAAGTGTTGTTTACAATCTCTACACGCGTGTCTAACTAACGGAGGTTCATCAGCTGCTCTAGTTTGAATCATCATCGGTGTAGTATTCCTACTTTTACAGTTGGGACACGGTGTATTGTATTTCTCGTCGAGAACGTTAAAATAATCGTTGTAACTCACATCCTTTATTTTATCTATATTGTATTCTACTCCTTTCTTAATGCATTTTATACCGAATAAGAGATATCGAAGGAATTCTTTTTCGGTGCCGCTAGTACCCTTAATCATATCACATAGTGTTTTATATTCCAAATTTGTGGCAATAGACGGTTTATTTCTATACGATAGTTTGTTTCTGGAATCCTTTGAGTATTCTATACCAATATTATTCTTTGATTCGAATTTAGTTTCTTCGATATTAGATTTTGTATTACCTATATTCTTGATGTAGTACTTTGATGATTTTTCCATGGCCCATTCTATTAAGTCTTCCAAGTTGGCATCATCCACATATTGTGATAATAATTCTCGGATATCAGTAGCGGCTACCGCCATTGATGTTTGTTCATTGGATGAGTAACTACTAATGTATACATTTTCCATTTATAACACTTATGTATTAACTTTGTTCATTTATATTTTTTCATTATTATGTTGATATTAACAAAAGTGAATATATATATATGTTAATAATTGTATTGTGGTTATACGGCTACAATTTCATAATGAGTGGAAGTCAGTGTCGGATGATCAACGACGATAGCTTTACTTTGAAAAGAAAGTATCAAATCAATAGTGTGGAGTCAACAATGAAAATGGATAAGAAGAGGACAAAGTTTCAGAATAGAGCCAAGATGGTAAAAGAAATAAACCAGACAATAAGAGCAGCCCAAACTCATTACGAGACATTGAAACTAGGATACATAAAATTTAAGAGAATGATTAGGACTACTACTCTAGAAGATATAGCAACATCTATTCCAAATATTCAGAAAATTTATAAACTATTCTCAGACATTTCAGCCATTGGAAAAGCATCACAGAATCCGAGTAAGATGGTATATGCTCTACTGCTTTATATGTTTCCCAATTTGTTTGGAGACGATCATAGATTCATTCTTTATAGAATGCATCCAATGAGCAAAATCAAACACAAGATCTTCTCACCGTTCAAACTTAATCTTATTAGGATATTAGTGGAAGAAAGATTCTATAATAATGAATGCAAAGATTATAGATGGAAAATAATTGGATCACAAGTTGATAAAATATTGATAGCTGAATCTGCTAAATATACAATGAATGCAATGTATCGCCTAAGACCGATACATAGAATCAAGGTAGAATCTGAAGAAGATACCCTCTTCATCAAACAGATGGTAGAAAAATGTGTAACATCCCAGGAATTGGTGGAAAAAATGTTGAAGATACTGTTTAGAGATTTGTTCAAGAGTGGAGAATACAAAGCGTACAGGTACGATGATGATGTAGAAAATGGATTCATTGGATTGGATAAACTAAAATTAAACATTGTTCATGATATAGTTGAACCATGTATGCCTGTCCGCAGGCCAGTGGCTAAGATACTGTGTAAAGAAATGGTAAATAAATACTTTGAGAATCCGCTACATATTATTGGTAAGAATCTTCAAGAGTGCATTGACTTTGTTAGTGAGTAGACATTCATCTTTCTCCTTTCTCCAATACTAATTCAAATTGTTAAATTAATAATGGATAGTATAAAATAGTTATTAGTAGTAAGATAAGATAAGATAAGATAAGATAAGATAAGATAAGATAAGATAAGATAAGATAGTAAAAATAATTATTAGAATAAGAGTGTAGTATCATAGATAAGTATTTACTCTCTTCTATAAAAATGGATTTTATTCGTAGAAAGTATCTTATATACACAGTAGAAAATAATATAGATTTTTTAAAGGATGATACATTAAGTAAAGTAAACAATTTTACCCTCAATCATGTATTAGCTCTCAAGTATCTAGTTAGCAATTTTCCCCAACACGTTATTACTAAGGATGTATTAGATAATACCAATTTTTTTGTTTTTATACATATGGTACGATGTTGTAAAGTATACGAGGCGGTTTTACGACACGCATTTGATGCACCCACATTGTATGTTAAAGCATTGACTAAGAATTATTTATCGTTTAGTAACGCAATACAATCATACAAGGAAACCGTGCATAAACTAACACAGGATGAAAAATTTTTAGAGGTAGCTGAATACATGGAAGAATTAGGAGAACTTATAGGCGTAAATTATGACTTAGTTCTTAATCCATTATTTCACGGAGGGGAACCCATCAAAGATATGGAAATCATTTTTTTAAAACTGTTTAAGAAAACAGACTTCAGCATTGTTAAAAAATTAAGTGTTATAAGATTACTTATTTGGGCATACCTAAGCAAGAAAGATACGGGCATACAGTTTGCGGATAATGATAGACAAGATATATATACTCTATTTCAACAAACTGGTAGAATAGTCCATAGCAATCTAACAGAAACGTTTAGAGATTATATCTTTCCCGGAGATAAGACTAGCTATTGGGTGTGGTTAAACGAAAGTATAGCTAATGATGCGGATATCGTTCTTAATAGACCCGCCATTACCATGTATGATAAAATTCTTAGTTATATATACTCTGAGATAAAACAGGGACGCGTTAATAAAAACATGCTTAAGTTAGTTTATATCTTTGAGCCTGAAAAAGATATCAGAGAACTTCTGCTGGAAATCATATATGATATTCCTGGAGATATCCTATCTATTATTGATGCAAAAAATGACGATTGGAAAAAATATTTTATTAGTTTTTATAAAGCTAATTTTATCAACGGCAATACATTTATTAGTGATAGAACATTTAACGAGGACTTATTCAGAGTTGTTGTTCAAATAGATCCCGAATATTTCGATAATGAACGAATTATGTCTTTATTCTCTACGAGTGCTGCGGACATTAAACGATTTGATGAGTTAGATATTAATAAAAGTTATATATCCAATATAATTTATGAGGTGAACGATATCACATTAGATACAATGGATGATATGAAGAAGTGTCAAATCTTTAACGAGGATACGTCGTATTATGTTAAGGAATACAATACATACCTGTTTTTGCACGAGTCGGATCCCATGGTCATAGATAACGGAATACTAAAGAAACTGTCATCTATAAAAACCAAGAGTAAACGACTGAACTTGTTTAGCAAAAACATTTTAAAATATTATTTAGATGGACAATTGGCTCGTCTAGGTCTTGTGTTAGATGATTATAAAGGAGACTTGTTAGTTAAAATGATAAACCATCTCAAGTCTGTGGAGGATGTATCCGCATTCGTTCGATTTTCTACAGATAAAAACCCTAGTATTCTTCCATCGCTAATCAAAACTATTTTAGCGAGTTATAATATTTCCATCATTGTCTTATTTCAAAGGTTTTTAAGAGATAATCTATATCATGTAGAGGAATTCTTGGATAAAAGCATCCATCTAACCAAGATGGATAAGAAATATATACTTCAATTGATAAGGCACGGTAGATCATAGAACAAACCAAACATATTATTAATAATTTGTATATACATAGATATAATTATCACATATTAAAAATTCACACATTTTGGTAAATGGGAACTGCTGCAACCATTCAGACTCCCACCAAATTAATGAATAAAGAAAATGCAGAAATGATTTTGGAAAAAATTGTTGATCATATAGTTATGTATATTAGTAACGAATCAAGAGATGTAAATAATCCTGAATATATTGATTTTCGTAACAGATACGGAGACTATAGATCTCTCATTATAAAAAGTGATCACGAGTTTGTAAAACTATGTAAAAATCATGCGAAGAAAAGTTCTCCAGAAACACAACAAATGATTATCAAACACATCTACGCACAATATCTTATTCCGGTATCTGAAGTACTATTAAAACCTATGATGACCATGGGTGACATAATTACATATAACGGCTGTAAAGACAATGAATGGATGCTACAACAACTCTCTACCCTAAACTTTAACAATCTCCACACGTGGAACTCGTGTAGCATAGGCAATGTAACGCGTCTGTTTTATACATTTTTTAGTTATCTGATGAAAGATAAACTAGATATATAAGTATAATCCCATTCTAATACTTTAACCTGATGTATTACCTGCATCTTATTAGAATATTAACATAACTAAAAGACATAACATAAAAACTTATTACATAGTTGATAAAAAGCGGTAGGCTATAAATATTATGGCTACAGTTGTTCCGCGTGTTGACGATGTGTACAAAAATGCACAAAGAAGAATTCTAGATCAAGAAACATTTTTTAGTAGAGGTCTAAGTAGACCGTTAATGAAGAACACATATCTATTTGATAATTACGCGTATGGATGGATACCAGAAACTGCAATTTGGAGTAGTAGATACGCAAACCTAGATGCTAGTGACTATTATCCCATTTCGTTGGGATTACTTAAAAAGTTTGAGTTTCTCATGTCTCTATATAAAGGTCCTATTCCCGTATATGAAGAAAAAGTAAATACTGAATTCATTGCTAATGGATCTTTCTCCGGTAGATACGTATCATATCTTAGAAAGTTTTCTGCCCTTCCAACAAACGAGTTTATTAGTTTTTTATTATTGACCTCCATCCCTATCTATAATATCTTATTCTGGTTTAAAAACACACAGTTTGATATTACTAAACACACATTATTCAGATACGTCTATACAGATAATGCCAAACACCTGGCGTTGGCTAGGTATATGCATCAAACAGGTGACTATAAGCCTTTGTTCAGTCGTCTCACGGAGAATTATATATTTACCGGTCCTGTTCCGATAGGAATCAGAGATATAGATCACCCTAATCTTAGTAGAGCAAGAAGTCCATCCGATTATGAGACATTAGCTAATATTAGTACTATATTGTACTTTACCAAGTATGATCCGGTATTAATGTTTTTATTGTTTTACGTACCTGGATATTCGATTACTACAAAAATTACTCCAGCAGTAGAATATCTAATGGATAAACTGAATCTAACAAAGAGCGATGTACAACTGTTGTAAATTATTTTATGCTTCGTAAAATGTAGGTCTTGAACCAAACATTCTTTCAAAGAATGAGATGCATAAAACTTTATTATCCAATAGATTGACTATTTCGGACGTCAATCGTTTAAAGTAAACTTCGTAAAATATTCTTTGATCGCTGCCGAGTTTAAAACTTCTATCGATAATTGTTTCATATGTTTTAATATTTACAAGTTTTTTGGTCCATGGTTCATTAGCTGGACAAATATATGCAAAATAATATCGTTCTCCAAGTTCTATAGTCTCTGGATTATTTTTATTATATTCAGTAACCAAATACATATTAGGGTTATCTGCGGATTTATAATTTGAGTGATGCATTCGACTCAACATAAACAATTCTAGAGGAGACGATCTACTATCAAATTCGGATCGTAAATCTGTTTCTAAAGAACGGAGAATATCTATACATACCTGATTAGAATTCATCCGCCCTTCAGATAACATTTCAGACAGTCTGGTCTTGTATATCTTAATCATGTTCTTATGAAACTTGGAAACATCTCTTCTAGTTTCACTAGTACCTTTATTAATTCTCTCAGGTACAGATTTTGAATTAGACGATGCCGAGTATTTCATAGTTGTATATTTCTTTTTCGATTGCATAATCAGATTCTTATATACCGCCTCAAACTCTATTTTAAAATTATTAAACAATACTCTACTATTAATCAATCGTTCTAACTCCTTTGCTATTTCTATGGACTTATCTACATCTTGACTGTCTATCTCTGTAAACACGGAGTCGGTATCTCCGTACACGCTACGAAAACGAAATCTGTAATCTATAGACAACGATGTTTTCACAATCGGATTAATATCTCTATCGTCCATATAAAATGGATTACTTAATGGGTTGGCAAATCGTAACATACCATCAGATAACTCTGCTCCATTTAGTACCGATTCTAGATACAAGATCATTCTACGTCCTATGGATGTGCAACTCTTAGCCGAAGCGTATGAGTATAGAGCACTGTTTCTAAATCCCATCAGACCATATACTGAGTTGGCTACTATCTTGTACGTATATTGCATGGAATCATAGATGGCCTTTTCAGTTGAACTGGTAGCCTGTTTTAGCATCTTTTTATATCTGGCTCTCTCTGCCAAAAATGTTCTCAATAGTCTAGGAATGGTTCCTTCTATCGATCTATCGAAAATTGCTATTTCAGAGATGAGGTTCGGCAGTCTAGGTTCACAATGAACCGTAATATATCTAGGAGGTGGATATTTCTGAAGTAAGAGCTGATTATTTATTTCTTCTTCCAATCTATTGGTACTAACAACGACACCGACTAATGTTTCCGGAGATAGATTTCCAAAGATACACACATTAGGATACAGGCTGTTATAATCAAAGATTAATACATTATTACTAAACATTTTTTGTTTTGGAGCAAATACCTTACCGCCTTCGTAAGGAAACTTTTGTTTTGTTTCTGATCTAACTAAGATAGTTTTAGTTTCCAACAATAGCTTTAACAGAGGACCCTTGATGACTGTACTCGCTCTATATTCGAATACCATGGATTGAGGAAGCACGTATGTTGATGCACCCGCGTCTGTTTTTGTTTCTACTCCGTAATACTCCCACAAATACTGACACAAGCAAGCATCGTGAATACAGTATCTAGCCATATCTAAAGCTATGTTTAGATTATAATCCTTATACATCTGAGCTAAATCAACGTCATCCTTTCCGAAAGATAATTTATACTTATCATTTGTTAAAGTGGGACACGATAGCACGACTTTGAATCCATTTTCCCAAATATCTTTATGAATTACTTTACATATAATATCCTCATTAACCGTCACATAATTACCTGTAGTTAAAACCTTTGCAAATGCAGCGGCTTTGCCTTTCGCGTCCGTAGTATCGTCACCGATGAACGTCATTTCTCTAACTCCTCTATTCAACACTTTGGTCATACAACCAAAAGCGTTCTTGGCTATAGAATCCAATTTGTACGAATCCAATTTTTCAGATTTTTGAATGAATGAATATAGATCGAAAAATATAGTTCCATTATTGTTATTAACGTGAAACGTAGTATTGGCCATGCCACCTACTCCCTTATGACTAGACTGATTTCTCTCATAAATACAGAGATATACAGCTTCCTTTTTGTCTGGAGATCTAAAGATAATCTTCTCTCCGGTTAATAACTCTAGACGATTAGTAATATATCTCAGATCGAAGTTATGTCCGTTAAAAGTAACGATATAGTCGAACGTTAGTTCCAACAATTGTTTAGCTATTTGTAACAAAACTATTTCAGAACATAGAACTAGTTCTCGTTCGTAATCCATTTCCATCAGTGACTGTATCCTCAAACATCCTCTATCGACGGCTTCTTGCATTTCCTGTTCCGTTAACATCTCTTCATTAATGAGCGTAAACAATAATCGTTTGCCACTTAAATCGATATAGCAGTAACTTGTATGTGAGATTGGATTAATAAATACAGAAGGAAACTTCTTATCGAAGTGACACTCTATATCTAGAAATAAGTACGATCTTGGGATATCAAATCTAGGTATTTCTTTAGCAAAACAGTTACGTGGATCGTCACAATGATAACATCCATTGTTAATCTTTGTCAAATATTGCTCGTCCAACGAGTAACATCCGTCTGGAGATATCCCGTTAGAAATATAAAACCAACTAATATTGAGAAATTCATCCATGGTGGCATTTTGTATGCTGCGTTTCTTTGGCTCTTCTATCAACCACATATCTGCGACGGAGCATTTTCTATCTTTGATATCTAGATTATAACTTATCGTCTCGTCAATGTCTATAGTTCTCATCTTTCCCATCGGTCTCGCATTAAATGGAGGAGGAGCCAATGCCTGATATATTTCGTCACTCACTACGTAATAAAAGTAATGAGGAAATCGTATAAATACGGTCTCACCATTTCGACATCTGGATTTCAGATATAAAAATCTGTTTTCGCCACGACTTTCGAACCAATTAATGCACCGAACATCCATTTCTAGAATTTAGAAATATATTTTCATTTAAATGAATCCCAAACATTGGGGAAGAGCCGTATGGACTATTATTTTTATAGTACTTTCTCAAGCGGGTTTAGATGGCAACATAGAAGCGTGTAAAAGAAAACTATATACTATAGTCAGCACTCTTCCATGTCCTGCATGTAGACGACACGCAACTATCGCTATAGAGGACAATAATGTCATGTCTAGCGATGATCTGAATTATATTTATTATTTTTTCATCAGATTATTTAACAATTTGGCATCTGATCCCAAATACGCGATCGATGTGACAAAGGTTAACCCTTTATAAACTTAACCCATTATAAAACTTATGATTAGTTACGACTGAAATAACAGCGTAATTATTTTTTGGTATAATTCTACACGGCATAGTTTCTGTAACTATGAATTCAACACCCATTATCTTAGTGAAATCTTTAACAAACAGTAAGGGTTCGTCAAAGACATAAAACTCATTGTTTACGATCGAAATAGATCCCCTATCACACTTAAAATAAAAAATATCCTTATCCTTTATCACCAAATAAAATTCTGATTGGTCAATGTGAATGTATTCACTTAACAGTTCCACAAATTTATTTATTAACCCCGAGGCACATACATCGTCGGTATTTTTTATGGCAAACTTTACGCGTCCAGCATCCGTTTCTAAAAAAATATTAACGAGTTCCATTTATATCATCCAATATTATTGAAATGACGTTGATGGACAGATGATACAAATAAGAAGGTACGGTACCTTTGTCCACCATCTCCTCCAATTCATGCTCTATTTTGTCATTAACTTTAATGTGTGAAAACACTACTCCACATGCTTCCATGACAGTGTGTAACACTTTGGATACAAAATGTTTGACATTAGTATAATTGTCCAATACTGTCAATCTATAATAGATAGTAGCTATAATATATTCTATGATGGTATTGAAGAAGATGACAACCTTGGCATATTGATCATTTAACACAGACATGGTATCAACAGATAGCTTAAATGAAAGAGAATCAGTAATTGGAATAAGCGTCTTCTCGATGGAGTGTCCGTATACCAACATGTCTGATATTTTGATGTATTCCATTAAATTATTTAGTTTTTTCTTTTTATTCTCGTTAAACAGCATTTCTGTCAATAGACCCCAACATCGTTGACCGATTAAGTTTTGGTTGATTTTTCCATGTAAGGCGTATCTAGTCAGATCGTATAGCCTATCCAATAATCCATCGTCTTTGTGTAGATCACATCGTACACTTTTTAATTCTCTATAGAAGAGCGACAGACATCTGGAACAATTACAGACAGTAATTTCTTTATTCTCTACAGATGTAAGATACTTGAAGACATCCCTATGATGATGTAGAATTTTGGATAACACGGTATTGATGGTATCTGTTACCATAATACCTTTGATGGCTGATAGTGTCACTGCACAAGATTTCCAATCTTTGACAATTTTCAGCACCATTATCTTTGTTTTGATGTCTATATCAGACAGCATGGTGCGTCTAACAACACAGGGATTAAGACGGAAAGATGAAATGATTCTCTCAACATCTTCAATAGATATCTTACTATTTTTTCTGGCATTATCTATATGTGTGAGAATATCCTCTAGAGAATCGGTATCCTTTTTGATGATGGTGGATCTCAACGAAATGGGACGTCTAAACCTTCTTATTCTATCACCAGATTGCATGGTGATTTGTCTTCTTTCTTTTATCATGATGTAATCTCTAAATTCATCGGCAAATTGTCTATATCTAAAATCATAATATGAGATGTTTACCTCTACAAATATCTGTTCGTCCAATGTTAGAGTATCTACATCAGTTTTGTATTCTAAATTAAACATGGCAACGGATTTAATTTTATATTCCTCTATTAAGTCCTCGTCGATAATAACAGAGTGTAGATAATCATTTAATCCGTCGTACATGGTTGGAAGATTTTCGTTAACAAAATCTTTAATTGTCTTGATGAATGTGGGACTATATCTAACATCTTGATTAATAAAATTTATAACATTTTCCATAGGATACTTTGTAACTAGTTTTATACACATCTCTTCATCGGTAAGTGTAGACAGAATATCGTGAACAGGTGGTATATTATATTCATCAGATATACGAAGAACAATGTTCAAATCTAGATTGTTTAATATATTATATAGATGTAGTGTAGCTCCTATAGGGATATCTTTAACTAAGTCAATTATTTCATCAACCGTTAGATCTATTTTAAAGTTAATCATATAGGCATTGATTTTTAAAAGGTATGTAGCCTTGACTACATTCTCATTAATTAACCATTCCAAGTCACTGTGTGTAAGAAGATTATATTCTATCATAAGCTTGACTACATTTGGTCCCGATACCATTAAAGAATTCTTATGATATAAGGAAACAGCTTTTAGGTACTCATCTACTCTACAAGAATTTTGGAGAGCCTTAATGATATCGGTGACGTTTATTATTTCAGGAGGAAAGAACCTAACATTGAGAATATCAGAATTAATAGCTTCCAGATACAGTGATTTTGGCAATAGTCCATGTAATCCATAATCCAGTAACACGAGCTGGTGCTTGCTAGACACCTTTTCAATGTTTAATTTTTTTGAAATAAGCTTTGATAAAGCCTTCCTCGCAAATTCCGGATACATGAACATGTCGCCGATATGAATGAGTTTTTTTCAGTATTTTATATTTTTCTCAACAAGTTCTCAATACACCAATAGATGATAGAATATCACCCAATGCGTCCATGTTGTCTATTTCCAACAGGTCGCTATATCCACCAATAGAAGTTTTCCCAAAAAAGATTCTAGGAACAGTTTTACCACCAGTAATTTGTTCAAAATAGTCGCGCAATTCATTTTCGGGTTTAAATTCTTTAATATCGACAATTTCATACGCTCCTCTTTTGAAACTAAACTTATTTAGAATATCCAGTGCGTTTCTACAAAAAGGACATGTATACTTGACAAAAATTGTCACTTTGTTATTGGCCAACCTTTGTTGTACAAATTCCTCGGCCATTTTAATATTTAAGTGATATAAAACTATCTCGACTTATTTAACTCTTTAGTCGAGATATATGGACGCAGATAGCTATATGATAGCCAACTACAGAATGCGAACGCTATAAAAAACATAATTACAACGAGCATTTATAAATATTTTTATTCAGCATTACTTGATATAGTAATATTAGGCACAGTCAAATATTCAACCACTCTCGATACATTAACTCTCTCATTTTCTTTAACAAATTCTGTAATATCTTCGTAAAAAGATTCTTGAAACTTTTTAGAATATCTATCGACTCTAGATGAAATAGCGTTTGTCAACATGCTATGTTTTGTGTACATAAATGCGCCCATTTTAACAGTTTCTAGTGACAAAATACTAGCGATCCTAGGATCCTTTAGAATCACATAGATTGACGACTCGTCTCTCTTAGTAACCCTAGTAAAATAATCATACAATCTAGTACGTGAAATAATATTATCCTTGACCTGAGGAGATCTAAACAACCTAGTTTTGAGGACATCGATAAGTTCATCGGGAATGACATACATACTATCTTTAATAGAACTCTTTTCATCCAGTTGAATGGATTCGTCCTTAACCAACTGATTAATGAGATCTTCTATTTTATCATTTTCCAGATGATATGTATGTCCATTAAAGGTAAATTGTGTAGCGCTTCTTTTTAGTCTAGCAGCCAATACTTTAACATCACTAATATCGATATACAAAGGAGATGATTTATCGATGGTATTAAGAATTCGTTTTTCGACATCCGTCAAAACCAATTCCTTTTTGCCTGTATCATCCAGTTTTCCATCCTTTGTAAAGAAATTATTTTCTACTAGACTATTAATAAGACTAATAAGGATTCCTCCGTAATTGCACAATCCAAACTTTTTAACAAAACTAGACTTTACAAGATCTACAGGAATTCGTACTTCAGGTTTCTTAGCTTGTGATTTTTTCTTTTGCGGGCATTTTCTAGTGACCAACTCATCTACCATTTCATTGATTTTAGCAGTGAAATAAGCTTTCAATGCACGGGCACTGATACTATTGAAAATGAGTTGATCATCAAATTCCGCCATTTAAGTTCACCAAACAACTTTTAAATACAAATATATCAATAGTAGTAGAATAAGAACTATAAAAAAAATAATAATTAACCAATACCAACCCCAACAACCGGTATTATTAGTTGATGTGACAGTTTTCTCGTCACTTAGAACAGATTTAACAATTTCTATAAAGTCTGTCAAATCATCTTCCGGAGAACCCATAAATACACCAAATATAGCAGCGTACAACTTATCCATTTATACATTGAATATTGGCTTTTCTTTATCGCTATCTTCATCATATTCATCTTCAATATCAACAAGTCCCAGGTTACGAGCCAGATCTTCTTCTACATTTTCAGTCATTGATACACGTTCACTATCTCCAGAGAGTCCGATAACGTTAGCCACCACTTCTCTATCAATGATTAGTTTCTTGAGAGCGAAAGTAATTTTTGTTTCTGTTCCGGATCTATAGAAGACGATAGGTGTGATAATTGCCTTGGCCAGTTGTCTTTCTCGTTTACCCAGTGCTTCTAGTTCGCCTTCTATAGATCTGAGAATAGATGATTCTCCAGCCGAAACATATTCTACCATGGCTCCGTTTAATTTGTTGATGAAGATGGATTCATCCTTAAATGTTTTCTCTGTAATAGTTTCCACCGAAAGACTATGCAAAGAATTTGGAATGCGTTCCTTGTGCTTAATGTTTCCATAGACAGCTTCTAGAAGTTGATACAACATAGGACTAGCCGCGGTAACTTTTATTTTTAGAAAGTATCCATCGCTTCTATCTTGTTTAGATTTATTTTTATAAAGTTTAGTCTCTCCTTCCAACATAATAAAAGTGGAAGTCATTTGGCTAGATAAACTATCAGTAAGTTTTATAGAGATAGACGAACAATTAGCATATTGAGAAGCATTTAGTGTAACGTATTCGATACATTTTGTATTAGATTTACTAATCGATTTTGCATACTCTATAACACCAGCACAAGTCTGTAGAGAATCGCTAGATGCTGTAGGTATTGGTGAAGTTTCAACTCTCTTCTTGATTACCTTACTCATGATTAAACCTAAATAATTGTACTTTGTAATATAATGATATATATTTTCACTTTATCTCATTTGAGAATAAAAATGTTTTTGTTTAACCGCTGCATGATGTACAGATTTCGGAATCGCATACCATGGACGGTTTTATTTTTTCCTTGTCCAATGTAAACTGAATGGGAGAGGATGCGGCTTTCGTACGTAGATAGTACATGCCTGTTTTTAGACCGAGACTCCATCCGTAAAAATGCATACTCGTTAGTTTGGAATAGCTAGGATCGGCTATGTGAATATTCATCGACTGACTTTGATCGATGAAGGCTCCCCTGTCTGCAGCCATTTTTATGATCGTCTTTTGTGGAATTTCCCAAATAGTTTTATAAACTCGCTTAATATCTTCTGGAAGGTTTGTATTCTGAATGGATCCACCATCTGCAATAATCCTATTTTTGATCTCTTCATTCCATAATTTTCTCTCGGTTAAAACTCTAAGGAGATGAGGATTAACTACTTGAAATTCTCCAGACAATACTCTACGAGTGTAAATATTACTGGTATACGGTTCCACTGACTCATTATTTCCCAAAATTTGAGCAGTTGATGCAGTCGGCATAGGTGCCACCAATAGACTATTTCTAAGACCATGTGATCGGATTTTATCTTTTAGAGATTCCCAATTCCAAAGATCCGATGGTACAACATTCCAAAGATCGTATTGTAGAATGCCGTTACTAGCGTATGATCCTGCATATGTATCGTATGGTCCTTCTTTTTCGGCTAGTTCACAACTCGCCTCTAATGCTCCATAATAAATGGTTTCGAAAATCTTCTTATTGAGATCTTGTGCTTCCGGGCTATCAAATGGATAATTTAAGAGAATAAACGCGTCTGCTAATCCTTGAACGCCAATACCGATAGGTCTGTGTCTCTTATTAGAAATTTCAGCTTCTGGAATAGGATAATAATTAATATCTATAATTTTATTGAGATTTCTGACTATTACTTTGACCACATCCTTTAGTTTGAGAAAATCAAATCTCCCATCTATTACAAACACGTTCAAGGCAACAGATGCCAGATTACAAACGGCTACCTCATTAGCATCGGCATATTGTATAATTTCAGTGCAAAGATTACTACACTTGATGGTTCCTAAATTTTGTTGATTACTCTTTTTGTTACACGCATCCTTATAAAGAATAAACGGAGTACCAGTTTCAATCTGAGATTCTATAATCGCTTTCCAGACGACTCGAGCCTTTATTATATTCTTGTATCTCTTTTCTCTTTCGTATTGTGTATATAATCGTTCGAACTCGTCTCCCCAAGCATTGTCTAATCCAGGACATTCATTCGGACACATCAATGACCACTCTCCATCATCATTTACTCGTTTCATAAAGAGATCAGGAATCCAAAGAGCTATAAATAGATCTCTGGTTCTATGCTCCTCGTTTCCTGTATTCTTTTTAAGATCGAGGAACGCCATAATATCAGAATGCCACGGTTCCAAGTATATGGCCATAACTCCCGGCCGTTTGTTTCCTCCCTGATCTATGTATCTAGCGGTGTTATTATAAACTCTCAACATTGGAATAATACCATTGGATGCACCATTGGTCCCGGAGATATAGCTTCCACTGGCACGAATATTGCTAATTGATAGACCTATTCCCCCTGCCATTTTAGAGATTAATGCGCATCGTTTTAACGTATCATAGATGCCCTCTATACTATCATCCATCATGTTAAGTAGAAAACAGCTAGACATTTGGTGACGACTAGTTCCCGCATTAAATAAGGTAGGAGAAGCGTGCGTAAACCATTTTTCAGACAGTAGATTGTACGTCTCAATAGCTGATTCTATATCCCATTGATGTATTCCTACCGCGACACGCATTAACATATGCTGAGGTCTTTCAACGATCTTGTTATTTATTTTCAACAAGTAGGATTTTTCCAAAGTTTTAAAACCAAAATAGTTGTATGAAAAGTCTCGTTCGTAAATAATAACCGAATTGAGTTTATCCTTATATTTGTTAACTATATCCATGGTGATACTTGAAATAATCGGAGAATGTTTCCCATTTTTAGGATTAACATAGTTGAATAAATCCTCCATCACTTCACTAAATAGTTTTTTTGTTTCCTTGTGTAGATTTGATACGGCTATTCTGGCGGCTAGAATGGCATAATCTGGATGTTGTGTAGTACAAGTGGCTGCTATTTCTGCTGCCAGAGTGTCCAATTCTACCGTTGTTACTCCATTATATATTCCTTGGATAACCTTCATAGCTATTTTAATAGGATCTATATGATCAGTGTTTAAGCCATAACATAATTTTCTAATACGAGACGTGATTTTATCAAACATAACATTTTCCCGGCATCCATTTCGTTTAACGACAAACATTTTTGTCGGTGTAGTAAAAAATTTATTTAACTTTTCATTAATAGGGACTTGACGTACGTAGCGTACAAAATGATCGTTCCTGGTATATAGATAAAGAGTCCTATATATTTGAAAATCGTTACGGCTCGATTAAACTTTAATGATTGCATTGTGAATATATCATTAGGATTTAACTCCTTGACTATCATGGCGGTGCCAGAAATCACCATCAAAAGCATTAATACAGTTATGCCGATCGCAGTTAGAACGGTTATAGCATCCGCCATTTATATCTAAAAATTAGATCAAAGAATATGTGACAAAGTCCTAGTTGTATACTGAGAATTGACGAAACAATGTTTCTTACATATTTTTTTTTTATTAGTAACCGACTTAATAGTAGGAACTGGAAAACTAGACTTGATTATTCTATAAGTATAGATGCCCTTCCAGATAATATTCTCTTTGATAAAAGTTCCAGAAAATGTAGAATTTTTTAAAAAGTTATCTTTTGCTATTACCAATATTGTGGTTAGACGCTTATTATTAATATGAGTGATGAAATCCACACCGCCTCTAGATATCGCTTTTATTTCCACATTAGATGGTAAATCCAATAGTGAAACTATTTTTTTAGGAATATATGGACTCGCATTTAGAGGAGTGAACGTCTTAGGCGTCGGAAAGAATGATTCGTCAAACGAATAAACAATTTCACAAATGGATGTTAATGTATTAGTAGGAAATTTCTTGACGCTAGTGGAATTGAAAATTCTAATGGATGATGTTCTACCTATTTCATCCGATAACATGTTAATTTCCGACACTAACGGTTTTAATATTTCGATGATATACGGTAGTCTCTCTTTCGGACTTATATAGCTTATTCCACAATACGAGTCATTGTATACTCCAAAAAATAAAATAACGAGTATAAAGTCTGTATCGAATGGGAAAAATGAAATTATCGACATAGGTATAGAATCCGGAACATTGAACGTATTAATACTTAATTCTTTCTCAGTGGTAAGAACCGATAGGTTATTGACATTGTATGGTTTTAAATATTCTATAACTTGAGACTTGATAGATATTAATGACGAATTGAAAATTATTTTTATCACCACGTGTGTTTCGGGATCATAGTCGACGCCCGTCAACCAACCGAATGGAGTAAAATAAATATCATTAATATATGCTCTAGATATTAGTATTTTTATTAATCCTTTGATTATCATCTTCTCGTACGCGAATGATTCCATGATCAAGAGTGATTTGAGAACATCCTCCGGAGTATTAATGGGCTTAGTAAATAGTCCATCGTTGCAATAATAAAAGTTGTCCAAGTTAAAGGATATTATGCATTCGTTTAAAGATATCGCCTCATCTGACGGAGACAATTTTTTGGTAGGTTTTAGAGACTTTGAAGCTACTTGTTTAACAAAGTTATTCATCGTCGTCTACTATTCTATTTAATTTTGTAGTTAATTTATCACATATCACATTAATTGACTTTTTGGTCCATTTTTCCATACGTTTATATTCTTTTAATCCTGCGTTATCCGTTTCCGTTACATCCAGTGATAGATCTTGCAAGTTAAATAGAATGCTCTTAAATAATGTCATTTTCTTATCCGCTAAAAATTTAAAGAATGTATAAACTTTTTTCAAAGATTTGAAACTTTTAGGAGGAGTTCTAATGCACAATATCATAAACAAACTAATAAACATCCCACATTCAGATTCCAACAATTGATTAACTTCCACATTAATACAGCCTATTTTCGCTCCAAATGTATATTCGAAAAATCTGAATAAAACATCAATGTCGCAATTTGTATTGTCCAATACAGAATGTCGGTGATTCGTGTTAAAACCATCGGAGAAGGAATAGAAATAAAAATTATTATAGTGGTGGAATTCAGTTGGAATATTGCCTCCGGAGTCATAAAAGGATACTAAATATTGTTTTTTATCATAAATTACACATTTCCAATGAGACAAATAACAAAATCCAAACATTACAAATCTAGAGGTAGAACTTTTAATTTTGTCTTTAAGTATATACGATAAGATATGTTTATTCATAAACGCGTCAAATTTTTCATGAATCGCTAAGGAGTTTAAGAATCTCATGTCAAATTGTCCTATATAATCCACTTCGGATCCATAAGCAAACTGAGAGACTAAGTTCTTAATACTTCGATTGCTCATCCAGGCTCCTCTCTCAGGCTCTATTTTCATCTTGACGACCTTTGGATTTTCACCAGTATGTATTCCTTTACGTGATAAATCATCGATTTTCAAATCCATTTGTGAGAAGTCTATCGCCTTAGATACCTTTTCTCGTAGTCGAGGTTTGAAGAAATACGCCAACGGTACACTAGTAGGTAACTCAAATACATCGTATATAGAATGGTAGCGCGTCTTTAACTCGTCGGTTAGCTCTTTCTTTTGATCGAGTTCGTCGCCACTATTGGGTCTACTCAAGTGCCCAGACTCTACTAGTTCCAGCATCATACCGATAGGTATACAAGACACTTTGCCAGCGGTTGTTGATTTATCATATTTCTCCACTACATATCCGTTACAATTTGTTAAGAATTTCGATACATCTATATTGCTACATAATCCAGCTAGTGAATATATATGACATAATAAATTGGTAAATCCTAGTTCTGGTATTTTACTAATTACTAAATCTGTATATCTATCCATTTATCATGGAAAAGAATTTACCAGATATCTTCTTTTTTCCAAACTGCGTTAATGTATTCTCTTACAAATATTCACAAGATGAATTCAGTAATATGAGTAAAACGGAACGTGAAAGTTTCTCATTGGCAGTGTTTCCAGTGATAAAACATAGATGGCATAACGCACACGTTGTAAAACATAAAGGAATATACAAAGTTAGTTCAGAAGCGCGTGGAGAAAAAGTATCTCCCCCATCACTAGGAAAACCTGTTTATATAAACCTAACTACGAGGCAATATATATACAGTGAGTATACAATAAGCTTTGAATGTTATAGTTTTCTAAAATGTATAACAAATACAGAAATCAATTCGTTCGATGAGTATATATTAAGAGGACTATTAGAAGCTGGTAATCAGTTACAGATATTTTCCAATTCCGTGGGTAAACGAACAGATACTATAGGTGTACTAGGGAATAAGTATCCATTTAGCAAAATTCCATTGGCCTCATTAACCCCTAAAGCACAACGAGAGATATTTTCAGCGTGGATTTCTCATAGACCTGTAGTTTTAACTGGAGGAACCGGAGTGGGTAAGACGTCACAGGTACCCAAGTTATTGCTTTGGTTTAATTATTTATTTGGGGGATTCTCTACTCTAGATAAAATCACTGACTTTCACGAACGACCAGTCATTCTATCTCTTCCTAGGATAGCTTTAGTTAGATTGCATAGCAATACTATTTTAAAATCATTGGGATTTAAGGCACTAAATGGATCTCCGATTTCTTTACGATATGGATCTATACCGGACGAATTAATAAACAAACATCCAAAAAAATATGGAATTGTATTTTCTACCCATAAGTTATCTTTAACAAAACTATTTAGTTATGGCACTCTTATTATAGACGAAGTTCATGAGCATGATCAAATAGGAGATATCATTATAGCAGTAGCGAGAAAGCATCATACGAAAATAGATTCTATGTTTTTAATGACTGCCACGTTAGAGGATGACAGGGAACGTCTAAAAGTATTTTTACCCAATCCCGCATTTATACATATTCCTGGAGAAACACTCTTTAAAATTAGTGAGGTGTTTATTCATAATAAGATAAATCCATCTTCCAGAATGGCATACATAGAAGAAGAAAAGAGAAATTTAGTCACTGCTATACAGATGTATACTCCTCCTGATGGATCATCCGGTATAGTCTTTGTGGCAACAGTCTCGCAGTGTCACGAATATAAATCATATTTAGAAAAGAGATTGTCGTATGATATGTATATTATTCATGGTAAGGTCTTAGATATAGACGAAATATTAGAAAAAGTGTATTCATCACCTAACGTATCGATACTTATTTCTACTCCTTATTTGGAATCTAGCGTTACTATACGCAATGTTACACACATTTATGATATGGGTAGAGTTTTTGTCCCAGCTCCTTTTGGAGGATCGCAACAATTTATTTCTAAATCTATGAGAGATCAACGAAAAGGAAGAGTAGGAAGAGTTAATCCTGGAACGTACGTCTATTTCTATGATCTGTCGTATATGAAGTCTATACAGCGAATAGATTCAGAATTTCTACATAATTATATATTGTACGCTAATAAATTTAATCTAACACTTCCCGAAGATTTGTTTATAATCCCTACAAATTTGGATATTCTGTGGCGTACAAAGGAATATATAGACTCGTTCGATATTAGTACAGAAACATGGAATAAATTATTATCCAATTATTATATGAAGATGATAGAGTATGCTAAACTTTATGTACTAAGTCCTATTCTCGCTGAGGAGTTGGATAACTTTGAGAGGACAGGAGAATTAACTAGTACTGTACGAGAAGCCATTTCATCTCTAAATTTACGAATCAAGATTTTAAATTTTAAACGTAAAGATGAGGATACGTATATACACTTTTGTAGAATATTATTCGGCGTCTATAATGGAACAAACGCTACTATATATTATCATAGACCTCTAACAGGATATATGAATATGATTTCAGATACTATATTTGTTCCTGTAGATAATAACTAAAATCAAACTCTAATGACCACATCTTTTTTTAGAGATGAAAAATTTTCCACATCTCCTTTTGTAGACACGACTAAACATTTTGCAGAAAAAAGTTTATTAGTGTTTAGATAATCGTATACTTCATCAGTGTAGATAGTAAATGTGAACAGATAAAAGGTATTCTTGCTCAATAGATTGGTAAATTCCATAGAATATATTAATCCTTTCTTCTTGAGATCCCACATCATCTCAACCAGAGATGTTTTATCCAATGATTTACCTCGTACTATACCACATACAAAACTAGATTTTGCAGTTACGTCGTACCTTGTATTCCTACCAAACAAAATTTTACTTTTAGTTCTTTTAGAAAATTCTAAGGTAGAATCTCTATTTGTCAATATATCATCTATGGAATTGCCACTAGCAAAAAATGATAGAAATATATATTGATACATCGCAGCTGGTTTTGATCTACTATACTTTAAAAACGAATCAGATTCCATAATTGCCTGTATATCATCCGCTGAAAAACTATGTTTTACACGTATTCCTTCGGCATTTCTTTTTAATGATATATCTTGTTTAGACAATGATAAAGTTATAATGTCCATGAGAGACGCGTCTCCGTATCGTATAAATATTTCATTAGATGTTAGACGCTTCATTAGGGGTATACTTCTATAAGGTTTCTTAATTAGTCCATCATTTGTTGCGTCAAGAACTACTATCGGATGTTGTTGGGTATCTCTAGTGTTACACATGGCCTTACTAAAGTTTGGGTAAATAACTATGATATCTCTATTAATTATAGATGTATATATTTCATTCGTCAAGGATATTAGTATCGACTTGCTATCGTCATTAATACGTGTAATGTAATCATATAAATCATGCGATAACCAAGGAAAATTCAAATAGATGTTCATCATATAATCATCGCTATAATTCATATTAATACTTTGACATTGACTAATTTGTAATATAGCCTCGCCACGAAGAAAGCTCTCGTATTCAGTTTCATCGATAAAGGATACCGTTAAATATAACTGGTTACCAATAGTCTCATAGTCTATTAAGTGGTAAGATTCGTACAAATACAGAATCCCTAAAATATTATCTAATGTGGGATTAATCCTTACCATAACTGTATAAAATGGAGACGGAGTCATAACTATTTTACCGTTTGTACTTACTGGAATAGATGAAGGAATAATCTCCGGACATGCTGGTAAAGACCCAAATGTCTGTTTGAAGAAATCCAATGTTCCAGGTCCTAATCTCTTGACAAAAATTACAATATTAGATCCGGATATCCTTTGCATCCTATTTACCAACATATCACGAACTATATTAAGATTATCTATCATGTCTATTCTCCCACCGTTATATAAATCGCCTCCGCTAAGAAACGTTAGTATATCCATACAATGGAATACTTCATTTCTAAAATAGTATTCGTTTTCTAATTCTTTAATGTGAAATCGTATACTAGAAAGGGAAAAATTATCTTTGAGTTTTCCGTTAGAAAAGAACCACGAAACTAATGTTCTGATTGCGTCTGATTCCGTCGCTGAATTAATAGATTTACACCAAAAACTCATATAACTTCTAGATGTAGAAGCATTCGCTAAAAAATTAGTAGAATCAAAGGATATAAGTAGATGTTCCAACAAGTGAGCAATTCCCAATATTTCATCTATATCATTCTCGAATCCGAAATTAGAAATTCCCAAGTAGATATCCTTTTTCATCCGATCATTGATGAAAATACGAACTTTATTCGGTAAGACGATCATTTACTAAGGAGTAAAATAGGAAGTAATGTTCGTATATCGTTATCATCGTATAAATTAAAGGTGTGGTTTTTGCCATTAAGAGACATTATAATTTTACCAATATTGGAATTATAATATAGGTGTATTTGAGCACTCGCGACGGTTGATGCATCGGTAAATATAGCTGTATCTAATGTTCTAGTCGGTATTTCTTCATTTCGCTGTCTAATGATAGCGTTTTCTCTATCTGTTTCTAGTACAGCTGCCTGAAGTTTATTGGTCGGATAATATGTAAAATAATAAGAAATACATACGAATAACAAAAATAAAATAAGATATAATAAAGATGCCATTTAGAGATCTAATTTTGTTCAACTTGTCCAAATTCCTACTTACAGAAGATGAGGAATCGTTGGAGATAGTGTCTTCCTTATGTAGAGGATTTGAAATATCTTATGATGACTTAATAACTTACTTTCCAGATAGGAAATACCATAAATATATTTCTAAGGTATTTGAACATGTAGATTTATCGGAGGAATTAAGTATGGAATTCCATGATACAACTCTGCGAGATTTAGTCTATCTTAGATTGTACAAGTATTCCAAGTGTATACGACCGTGTTATAAATTAGGAGATAATCTAAAAGGCATAGTTGTTATAAAGGACAGGAATATATATATTAGAGAAGCAAATGATGACTTGATAGAATATCTCCTCAAGGAATACACTCCTCAGATTTATACATATTCTAATGAGCACGTTCACATAGCTGATTCAAAATTAATTCTTTGCGGATTTTCTCAAGTTACATTTATGGCGTATACAACGTCGCATATAACAACAAATAAAAAGGTAGATGTTCTCGTTTCCAAAAAATGTATAGATGAACTAGTCGATCCAATAAATTATCAAATACTTCAAAATTTATTTGATAAAGGAAGCGGAACAATAAACAAAATACTCAGGAAGATATTTTATTCGGTAACAGGTGGCCAAACTCCATAGGTCGCTTTTTCTATTTCAGATTTTAGAATTTCCAAATTCACCAGCGATTTATCAGTTTTGGTGAAATCCAAGGATTTATTAATGTCCACAAATGCCATTTGTTTTGTCTGTGGATTGTATTTGAAAATGGAAACGATGTAGTTAGATAGATGTGCTGCAAAGTTTCCTATTAGGGTTCCGCGCTTTACGTCACCCAGCATACTTGAATCACCATCCTTTAAAAAAAATGATAAGATATCAACATGGAGTATATCATACTCGGATTTTAATTCTTCTACTGCCTCACTGACATTTTCACAAATACTACAATACGGTTTACCGAAAATAATCAGTACGTTCTTCATTTATGGGTATCAAAAACTTAAAATCGCTACTGCTGGAAAACAAATCACTGACGATATTGGATGATAATTTATACAACGTATACAATGGAATATTTGTGGATACGATGAGTATTTATATAGCCGTCGCCAATTGTGTAAGAAACTTAGAAGAGTTAACTACGGTATTCATAAAATACGTAAACGGATGGGTAAAAAAGGGAGGGCATGTAACCCTTTTTATCGATAGAGGAAGTATAAAAATTAAACAAGACGTTAGAGACAAGAGACGTAAATATTCTAAATTAACAAAGGACAGAAAAATGCTAGAATTAGAAAAGTGTACATCCGAAATACAAAATGTTACCGGATTTATGGAAGAAGAAATAAAGGCAGAAATGCAATTAAAAATCGATAAACTCGCATTTCAAATATATTTATCTGATTCTGATAACATAAAAATATCATTGAATGCGATACTAACACATTTCAACAATAATGAGAATGTTACATTATTTTATTGTGATGAACGAGACGCAGAATTCGTTATGTGTATAGAGGCTAAAACACATTTCTCTACCACAGGAGAATGGCCGTTGATAATAAGTACCGATCAGGATACTATGCTATTTGCATCTGCTGATAATCATCCTAAGATGATAAAAAACTTAACTCAACTGTTTAAATTTGTTCCCTCGGCAGAGGATAACTATTTAGCAAAATTAACGGCGTTAGTGAATGGATGTGATTTCTTTCCTGGACTCTATGGGGCATCTATAACACCCACCAACTTAAACAAAATACAATTGTTTAGTGATTTTACAATCGATAATATAGTCACTAGTTTGGCAATTAAAAATTATTATAGAAAGACTGACTCTACCGTAGACGTGCGTAATATTGTTACGTTTATAAATGATTACGCTAATTTAGACGATGTATACTCGTATATTTCTCCTTGCCAATGCACTGTTCAAGAATTTATATTTTCCGCATTAGATGAAAAATGGAACGATTTTAAATCATCTTATTTAGAGAGCGTGCCGTTACCCTGCCAATTAATGTACGCATTAGAACCACGTAAGGAGATTGATGTTTCAGAAGTTAAAACTTTATCATCTTATATAGATTTCGAAAATACTAAATCAGATATCGATGTTATAAAATCTATATCCTCGATTTTCGGATATTCTAACGAAAACTGTAACACGATAGTGTTCGGCATCTATAAGGATAATTTACTACTGAGTATAAATAATTCATTTTACTTTAACGATAGTCTGTTAATAACCAATACTAAAAGTGATAATATAATAAATATAGGTTACTAGATTAAAAATGGTGTTCCAATTAGTGTGTTCTACGTGCGGCAAAGATATTTCTCACGAACGATATAAATTGATTATACGAAAAAAATCATTAAAGGATGTGCTCGTCAGTGTAAAGAACGAATGTTGCAGGTTAAAATTATCTACACAAATAGAACCTCAACGTAACTTAACAGTGCAACCTCTATTGGATATAAACTAATATGGATCCGGTTGATTTTATCAAGACATATGCACCTAGAGGTTCTATTATTTTTATTAATTATGCCATGTCATTAACTAGTCATTTGAATCCATCGATAGAAAAACATGTGGGTATTTATTATGGTACGTTATTATCGGAACACTTGGTAGTTGAATCGACCTATAGAAAAGGAGTTAGAATAGTCCCATTGGATAGTTTTTTTGAAGGATATCTTAGTGCAAAAGTATACATGTTAGAGAATATTCAAGTTATGAAAATAGCAGCTGATACGTCATTAACTTTACTGGGTATTCCATATGGATTTGGTCATGATAGAATGTATTGTTTTAAATTGGTAGCTGAATGTTATAAAAATGCAGGTGTTGATACATCATCTAAACGAATATTGGGCAAAGATATTTTTCTGAGCCAAAACTTCACAAATGATAATAGATGGATAAAGATATATGATTCTAATAATTTAACACTTTGGCAAATTGATTACCTTAAAGGGTGAGTTAATATGCATAACTACTCCTCCGTTATTTTTTCCCTCGTTCTTTTTCTTAACGTTGTTTGCCATCACTCTCATAATGTAAAGATATTCTAAAATGGTAAACTTTTGCATATCGGACGCGGAAATTGGTATAAATGATGTAATTGTATTATTTCCCGTCAATGGACTAGTCACAGCTCCATCAGTTTTATATCCTTTAGAGTATTTCTCACTCGTGTCTAGAATTCTAGAGCATTCCATGATCTGTTTATCGTTGATATTGGCCGGAAAGATAGATTTTTTATTTTTTATTATATTACTATTGGCAATTGTAGATATAACTTCTGGTAAATATTTTTCTACCTTTTCAATCTCTTCTATTTTCAAGCCGGCTATATATTCTGCTATATTGTTGCTAGTATCAATACCTTTTCTGGCTAAGAAGTCATATGTGGTATTCACTATATCAGTTTTAACTGGTAGTTCCATTAGCCTTTCCACTTCTGCAGAATAATCAGAAATTGGTTCTTTACCAGAAAATCCAGCTACTATAATAGGCTCACCGATGATCATTGGCAAAATCCTATATTGTACCAGATTAATGAGAGCATATTTCATTTCCAATAATTCTGCTAGTTCTTGAGACATTGATTTATTTGATGAATCTAGCTGGTTCTCTAGATACTCTACCATTTCTGCCGCATACAATAACTTGTTAGATAAAATCAGGGTTATCAAAGTGTTTAGCGTGGCTAGAATAGTGGGCTTGCACGTATTAAAGAATGCGGTAGTATGAGTAAACCGTTTTAACGAATTATATAATCTCCAGAAATCTGTGGAGTTACATACGTGGGCCGAATGACATCGAAGATTGTCCAATATTTTTAATAGCTGCTCCTTGTCCATTATTTCTATATTTGACTCGCAACAATTGTAGATACCATTAATCACCGATTCCTTTTTCGATGCTGGACAATAACACAATTGTTTAGCTTTGGACTCTATATATTCAGAATTAATAGATATATCTCTCAATACAGATTGCACTATACATTTTGAAACTATATCAAAAATTGTAGAACGACGCTGTTCTGCAGCCATTTAACTTTAAATAATTTACAAAAATTTAAAATGAGCATCCGTATAAAAATCGATAAACTGCGCCAAATTGTGGCATATTTTTCAGAGTTCAGTGAAGAAGTGTCTATAAATGTAGACTCAACTGATGAGTTAATGTATATTTTTGCCGCCTTGGGCGGATCTGTAAACATTTGGGCCATTATACCTCTCAGTGCATCAGTGTTCTACCGCGGAGCCGAAAACATTGTGTTTAATCTTCCGGTGTCTAAGGTAAAATCGTGTTTGTGTAGTTTTCACAATGATGCCATCATAGATATAGAACCTGATCTGGAAAATAATCTAGTAAAACTTTCTAGTTATCATGTAGTAAGTGTCGATTGTAACAAGGAACTGATGCCTATTAGGACAGATACTACTATTTGTCTAAGTATAGATCAAAAGAAATCTTACGTGTTTAATTTTCACAAGTATGAAGAAAAATGTTGTGGTAGAACCGTCATTCATCTAGAATGGTTGTTGGGCTTTATCAAGTGTATTAGTCAGCATCAGCATTTGGCTATTATGTTTAAAGATGACAATATTATTATGAAGACTCCTGGTAATACTGATGCATTTTCCAGGGAATATTCTATGACTGAATGTTCTCAAGAACTACAAAAGTTTTCTTTCAAAATAGCTATCTCGTCTCTCAACAAACTACGAGGATTCAAAAAGAGAGTCAATGTTTTTGAAACTAGAATCGTAATGGATAATGACGATAACATTCTAGGAATGTTGTTTTCGGACAGAGTTCAATCCTTTAAGATTAACATCTTTATGGCGTTTTTAGACTAATACTTTCAATGAGATAAATATGGGTGGTGGAGTAAGTGTTGCGCTCCCTAAACGGGATCCGCCTCCGGGAGTACCCACTGATGAGATGTTACTAAACGTGGATAAAATGCATGACGTGATAGCTCCCGCTAAGCTTTTAGAATATGTGCATATAGGACCGCTAACAAAAGATAAAGATGATAAAGTAAAGAAAAGATATCCAGAGTTTAGATTAGTCAGCACAGGACCCGGTAATCTTTCGGCATTATTAAGACAATCGTATAATGGAACCGCACCCAACTGCTGTCGCACTTTTAATCGTACTCATTATTGGAAGAAGGATGGAAAGATATCAGATAAGTATGAAGATGGTGCAGAATTAGAATCGTGTTGGCCCGACGCCCACGACACTGGAAAATGCGATGTTGATTTATTCGACTGGTGTCAGGGGGATACATTCGATAGAAACATATGCCATCAGTGGATCGGTTCAGCCTTTAATAGGAGTGATAGAACTGTAGATGGTCAACAATCGCTAATAAATCTGTATAATAAGATGCAAACATTATGTAGTAAAGATGCTAGTGTACCAATATGCGAATCATTTTTGCATCATTTACGCGCACATAATACAGAAGATAGCAAAGAGATGATCGATTATATTTTAAGACAACAGTCCACTGATTTTAAACAGAAATATATGAGATGTAGTTATCCCACCAGAGATAAGTTAGAAGAGTCATTAAAATATGCGGAACCTCGAGAATGTTGGGATCCAGAGTGTTCGAATGCCAATGTCAATTTCTTGCTAACACGTAATTATAATAATTTAGGACTATGCAATATTGTACGATGTAATACCAGCGTGAACAACTTACAGATGGATAAAACTTCCTCATTAAGATTATCCTGTGGATTAAGCAATAGTGATAGATTTTCTACTGTTCCCGTCAATAGAGCAAAAGTAGTTCAACATAATATTAAACACTCGTTCGACCTAAAATTGCATTTGATCAGTTTATTATCTCTCTTGGTAATATGGATACTAATTGTAGCTATTTAAATGGGCGCCGCAGCAAGCATACAAACGACGGTGAATACACTCAGCGAACGTATCTCGTCTAAATTAGAACAAGAAGCGAATGCTAGTGCTCAAACAAAATGTAATATAGAAATTGGAAATTTTTATATCCGACAAAACCATGGATGTAACCTCACTGTTAAAAATATGTGCTCCGCGGACGCGGATGCTCAGTTGGATGCCGTGTTATCAGCCGCTACAGAAACATATAGTGGATTAACTCCGGAACAAAAAGCATACGTACCAGCTATGTTTACTGCCGCGTTAAACATTCAAACGAGTGTAAATACTGTTGTTAGAGATTTTGAAAATTATGTGAAACAGACTTGTAATTCTAGTGCGGTCGTCGATAACAAATTAAAGATACAAAACGTAATCATAGATGAATGTTACGGAGCCCCAGGATCTCCAACAAATTTGGAATTTATTAATACAGGATCTAGCAAAGGAAATTGTGCCATTAAGGCGTTGATGCAATTGACGACTAAGGCCACTACTCAAATAGCACCTAGACAAGTTGCTGGCGCTGGAGTTCAATTTTATATGATAGTTATCGGTGTTATAATATTGGCAGCGTTGTTTATGTACTATGCCAAGCGTATGCTATTCACATCCACCCATGATAAAATCAAACTTATTTTAGCCAATAAGGAAAACGTCCATTGGACTACGTACATGGACACATTCTTTAGAACTTCTCCGATGGTTATTGCTACCACGGATATGCAAAACTGAAAATATATTGATAATATTTTAATAGATTAATATGGAAGTTATCGCTGATCGTCTAGACGATATAGTGAAACAAAATATAGCGGATGAAAAATTTGTAGATTTTGTTATACACGGTCTAGAGCATCAATGTCCTGCCATACTTCGACCATTAATTAGGTTGTTTATTGATATACTATTATTTGTTATAGTAATTTATATTTTTACGGTACATCTAGTACGTAGAAATTATCAAATGTTGTTGGCGTTGGTGGCGCAAGTCATCACATTAACTATTTTTTATTACTTTATACTATAATAATACTAGACTGACTTCTAACAAACATCTCGCCGGCCATAAATAAATGCTTGATATTAAAGTCTTCTATTTCTAACACTATTCCATCTGTGGAAAATAATACTCTGACATTATCGCTAATTGACACATCGGTGAGTGATATGCCTATAAAGTAATAATCTTCTTTGGGCACATATACCAGTGTACCAGGTTCTAACAACCTATTTACTGGTGCTCCCGTAGCATACTTTTTCTTTACCTTAAGAATATCCACCGTTTGCATAGTCAATAGCGACAAGTGATTTTTTATCAACCACTCGAAAAAGTAATTGGAGTGTTCATATCCTCTACGGGCTATTGTCTCATGACCGTGTATGAAATTTAAGTAACACGACTGTGGTAGATTTGTTCTATAGAGCCGGTTACCGCAAATAGATAGAACTACCAATACATCTGTACAAATATTAAACATCAATTGATTAACAGAAAAAACAATGTTCGTTCTGGGAATAGAAACCAGATCAAAACAAAATTCGTTAGAATATATGCCACGTTTATACATGGAATATAAAATAACTACAGTTTGAAAAATAACAGTATTATTTAAACATTTAACTTGCGGGGTTAATCTCACAACTTTACTGTTTTTGAACTGTTCAAAATATAGCATAGATCCATGAGAAATACGTTTAGCCGCCTTTAATAGAGGAAATCCCACCGCCTTTCTGGATCTCACCAACGACGATAGTTCTGACCAACAACTCAATTCTGCATCATCCACCTGTTTTAACATATAATAGGCTGGAGATAGATATCCATCATTGCAATATTCCTTCTCGTAGGCACACAATCTAATATTGATAAAATCTCCATTCTCTTCTCTGCATTTATTATCTTGTCTTGGTTTAGGCCTTGGTCTATTATTACCATCGTTGTTGAATCTACTATTTCGGTCATTAAATCTTTCATTTCGGCCTGGTATATTTCTATCACCTCGTTTGGTTGGATTTTTGTCTATATTATCGTTTGTAACATCGGTACGGGTATTCATTTATCACAAAAAAAACTTCTCTAAATGAGTCTACTGCTAGAAAACCTCATCGAAGAAGATACCATATTTTTTGCAGGAAGTATATCCGAGTATGATGATTTACAAATGGTTATTGCTGGTGCAAAATCCAAATTTCCAAGATCTATGCTTTCTATTTTTAATATAGTACCTAGAACGATGTCAAAATATGAGTTGGTGTTGATTCATAATGAGAATATCACAGGGGCAATGTTTACCACAATGTATAATATAAGAAACAATTTGGGTCTAGGCGATGATAAACTAACTATTGAAGCCATTGAAAATTATTTCTTGGATCCTAACAATGAGGTTATGCCGCTTATCATTAATAATACGGATATGACTGCCGTCATTCCTAAAAAAAGTGGTAGGAGAAAGAATAAGAACATGGTTATCTTCCGTCAAGGATCATCGCCTATCTTGTGTATTTTCGAAACTCGTAAAAAGATTAATATTTATAAAGAAAATATGGAATCCGCAGCTACTGAGTATACACCTATCGGAGACAACAAGGCTTTGATATCTAAATATGCGGGAATTAATATCCTGAATGTGTATTCTCCTTCCACATCCATGAGATTGAATGCCATTTACGGATTCACCAATAAAAATAAACTAGAGAAACTTAGTACTAATAAGGAACTAGAATCGTATAGCTCTAGCCCTCTTCAAGAACCCATTAGGTTAAATGATTTTCTGGGACTATTGGAATGTGTTAAAAAGAATATTCCTCTAACAGATATTCCAACAAAGGATTGATTACTATAAATGGAGAATGTTCCTAATGTATACTTTAATCCTGTGTTTATAGAGCCCACGTTTAAACATTCTTTATTAAGTGTTTATAAACACAGATTAATAGTTTTATTTGAAGTATTCGTTGTATTCATTCTAATATATGTATTTTTTAGATCTGAATTAAATATGTTCTTCATGCCTAAACGAAAAATACCCGATCCTATTGATAGATTACGACGTGCTAATCTAGCGTGTGAAGACGATAAATTAATGATCTATGGATTACCATGGATGACAACTCAAACATCTGCGTTATCAATAAATAGTAAACCGATAGTGTATAAAGATTGTGCAAAGCTTTTGCGATCAATAAATGGATCACAACCAGTATCTCTTAACGATGTTCTTCGCAGATGATGATTCATTTTTTAAGTATTTGGCTAGTCAAGATGATGAATCTTCATTATCTGATATATTGCAAATCACTCAATATCTAGACTTTCTGTTATTATTATTGATCCAATCAAAAAATAAATTAGAAGCTGTTGGTCATTGTTATGAATCTCTTTCAGAGGAATACAGACAATTGACAAAATTCACAGACTCTCAAGATTTTAAAAAACTGTTTAACAAGGTCCCTATTGTTACAGATGGAAGGGTCAAACTTAATAAGGGATATTTGTTCGACTTTGTGATTAGTTTGATGCGATTCAAAAAAGAATCAGCTCTAGCTACCACCGCAATAGATCCTGTTAGATACATAGATCCTCGTCGCGATATCGCATTTTCTAACGTGATGGATATATTAAAGTCGAATAAAGTGAACAATAATTAATTCTTTATTGTCATCATGAACGGTGGACATATTCAGTTGATAATCGGCCCCATGTTTTCAGGTAAAAGTACAGAATTAATTAGACGAGTTAGACGTTATCAAATAGCTCAATATAAATGCGTGACTATAAAATATTCTAACGATAATAGATACGGAACGGGACTATGGACACATGATAAGAATAATTTTGAAGCATTGGAAGCAACTAAACTATGCGATGTCATGGACGCAGTTACAGATTTCTCTGTGATAGGTATCGATGAAGGACAGTTCTTTCCAGACATTGTTGAATTCTGTGAGCGTATGGCAAACGAAGGAAAGATAGTTATAGTAGCCGCACTCGATGGGACATTTCAACGTAAACCGTTTAATAATATATTGGATCTTATTCCATTATCTGAAATGGTGGTAAAACTAACTGCTGTGTGTATGAAATGCTTTAAGGAGGCTTCCTTTTCCAAACGATTGGGTACAGAAACCGAGATAGAAATAATAGGAGGTAATGATATGTATCAATCAATGTGTAGAAAGTGTTACATCGACTCATAATATTATATTTTTATCTAAAAAACTAAAAATAAACATTGATTAAATTTTAATATAATACTTAAAAATGGATGTTGTGTCGTTGGATAAACCGTTTATGTATTTTGAGGAAATTGATAATGAATTAGATTATGAACCAGAAAGTGCAAATGAGGTCGCAAAAAAACTGCCGTATCAAGGACAGTTAAAACTATTACTAGGAGAATTATTTTTTCTTAGTAAGTTACAGCGACACGGTATATTAGATGGTGCCACCGTAGTGTATATAGGATCTGCTCCCGGCACACATATACGTTATTTGAGAGATCATTTCTATAATTTAGGAGTGATCATCAAATGGATGCTAATTGACGGCCGTCATCATGATCCTATTCTAAATGGATTGCGTGATGTGACTCTAGTGACTCGGTTCGTTGATGAGGAATATCTACGATCCATCAAAAAACAACTGCATCCTTCTAAGATTATTTTAATTTCTGATGTGAGATCCAAACGAGGAGGAAATGAACCTAGTACGGCGGATTTACTAAGTAATTACGCTCTACAAAATGTCATGATTAGTATTTTAAACCCCGTGGCGTCTAGTCTTAAATGGAGATGCCCGTTTCCAGATCAATGGATCAAGGACTTTTATATCCCACACGGTAATAAAATGTTACAACCTTTTGCTCCTTCATATTCAGCTGAAATGAGATTATTAAGTATTTATACCGGTGAGAACATGAGACTGACTCGAGTTACCAAATCGGACGCTGTAAATTATGAAAAAAAGATGTACTACCTTAATAAGATCGTCCGTAACAAAGTAGTTGTCAACTTTGATTATCCTAATCAGGAATATGACTATTTTCACATGTACTTTATGCTGAGGACCGTATACTGCAATAAAACATTTCCTACTACTAAAGCAAAGGTACTATTTCTACAACAATCTATATTTCGTTTCTTAAATATTCCAACAACATCAACTGAAAAAGTTAGTCATGAACCAATACAACGTAAAATATCTAGCAAAGATTCTATGTCTAAAAACAGAAATAGCAAGAGATCCGTACGCGGTAATAAATAGAAACGTACTACTGAGATATACTACCGATATAGAGTATAATGATTTAGTTACTTTAATAACCGTTAGACATAAAATTGATTCTATGAAAACTGTGTTTCAGGTATTTAACGAATCATCCATAAATTATACTCCGGTCGATGATGATTATGGAGAACCAATCATTATAACATCGTATCTTCAAAAAGGTCATAACAAGTTTCCTGTAAATTTTCTATACATAGATGTGGTAATCTCTGACTTATTTCCTAGCTTTGTTAGACTAGATACTACAGAAACTAATATAGTTAATAGTGTACTACAAACAGGCGATGGTAAAAAGACTCTTCGTCTTCCCAAAATGTTAGAGACGGAAATAGTTGTCAAGATTCTCTATCGTCCTAATATACCATTAAAAATTGTTAGATTTTTCCGCAATAACATGGTAACTGGAATAGAGATAGCCGATAGATCTGTTATTTCAGTCGCTGATTAATCAATTAATAGAGATAAAATAAGAATATTATAATAATATTATAATAATATATCTTATATCTTGTTTAGAAAAATGCTAATATTAAAATAGCTAACGCTAGTAATCCAATCGGAAGCCATTTGATATCTATAATAGGGTATCTAATTTCCTGATTCAGATAGCGGACAGCTATATTCTCGGTAGCTACTCGTTTGGAATCACAAACATTATTTACATCTAATTTACTATCTGTAATGGAAACGTTTCCCAATGAAATGGTACAATCCGATACATTGCATCTTGATATATTTTTTTTTAAAGAGGCTGGTAACAACGCATCGCTTCGTTTACATGGCTCGTACCAACAATAATAGGGTAATCTTGTATCTATTCCTATCCGTATGATGCTTTTATCAGGATAAATACATTTACATCGTATATCGTCTTTGTTAGCATCGCAGAATGCATAAATTTGTTCGTCCGTCATGATAAAAATTTAAAGTGTAAATATAACTATTATTTTTATAGTTGTAATAAAAAGGGAAATTTGATTGTATACCTTCGGTTCTTTAAAAGAAACTGACTTGATAAAATGGCTGTAATCTCTAAGGTTACGTATAGTCTATATGATCAAAAAGAGATTAATGCTACAGATATTATCATTAGTCATGTTAAAAATGACGATGATATCGGCACTGTCAAAGATGGTAGACTAGGGGCTATGGATGGGGCATTATGTAAGACTTGTGGGAAAACGGAATTGGAATGTTTTGGACACTGGGGTAAAGTAAGTATTTATAAAACTCATATAGTTAAGCCTGAATTTATTTCAGAAATTATTCGTTTACTGAATCATATATGTATTCACTGCGGATTATTGCGTTCACGAGAACCGTATTCCGACGATATTAACTTAAAAGAGTTATCAGGACACGCTCTTAGGAGATTAAAGGATAAAATAGTATCCAAGAAAAAGTCATGTTGGAACAGCGAATGTATGCAACCGTATCAAAAAATTACATTTTCAAAGAAAAAGGTTTGTTTTGTCAACAAGTTGGATGATATTAATGTTCCTAATTCTCTCATCTATCAAAAGTTAATTTCTATTCATGAAAAGTTTTGGCCATTATTAGAAATTCATCAATATCCAGCTAACTTATTTTATACAGACTACTTTCCCATCCCTCCGCTGATTATTAGACCGGCTATTAGTTTTTGGATAGATAGTATACCCAAAGAGACTAATGAATTAACTTACTTATTAGGTATGATCGTTAAGAATTGTAACTTGAACGCTGATGAACAGGTTATCCAGAAGGCGGTAATAGAATACGATGATATTAAAATTATTTCTAATAACACTACCAGTATCAATTTATCATATATCACATCCGGTAAAAATAATATGATTAGAAGTTATATCGTCGCCCGACGAAAAGATCAGACGGCTAGATCTGTAATTGGTCCCAGTACATCTATCACCATTAATGAGGTAGGAATGCCTGCATATATTAGAAATACACTTACAGAAAAGATATTTGTTAATGCCTTTACAGTGGATAAAGTTAAACAACTATTAGCATCAAACCAAGTTAAATTTTACTTTAATAAACGATTAAACCAATTAACTAGAATACGCCAAGGAAAGTTTATCAAAAATAAAATACATTTATTGCCTGGTGATTGGGTAGAAGTAGCTGTTCAAGAATATACAAGTATTATTTTTGGAAGACAGCCGTCTCTACATAGATATAATGTCATTGCTTCTTCTATCAGAGATACAGAAGGCGATACTATCAAAATATCTCCCGGAATTGCTAACTCTCAAAATGCTGATTTCGACGGAGATGAAGAATGGATGATATTGGAGCAAAATCCTAAAGCTGTAGTTGAACAAAGTATTCTTATGTATCCGACGACGTTACTCAAACACGATATTCACGGAGCCCCCGTTTATGGATCTATTCAAGATGAAATCGTGGCAGCGTATTCATTGTTTAGGATACAAGATCTTTGTTTAGATGAAGTATTGAACATCTTGGGGAAATATGGAAGAGAGTTCGATCCTAAAGGTAAATGTAAATTCAGCGGTAAAGATATCTATACTTACTTGATAGGTGAAAAGATTAATTATCCGGATCTCTTAAAGGATGGTGAAATTATTGCAAACGACGTAGATAGTAATTTTGTTGTGGCTATGAGGCATCTGTCATTGGCTGGACTCTTATCCGATCATAAGTCGAACGTGGAAGGGATCAACTTTATTATTAAGTCATCTTATGTTTTTAAGAGATATCTATCTATTTACGGTTTTGGGGTGACATTCAAAGATCTGAGACCAAATTCGACGTTCACTAATAAATTGGAGGCCATCAACATAGAAAAAATAGAACTTATCAAAGAAGCATACGCCAAATATCTCAAAGATGTAAGAGATGGGAAAATAGTTCCATTATCTAAAGCTTTAGAGGCGGACTACGTGGAATCCATGTTATCCAACTTGACAAATCTTAATATCAGAGAGATAGAAGAACATATGAGACAAACGCTAATAGATGATCCAGATAATAATCTCCTGAAAATGGCCAAGGCGGGTTATAAAGTAAATCCCACAGAACTAATGTATATTCTAGGTACTTATGGACAACAGAGGATAGATGGCGAACCAGCAGAGACTCGAGTATTGGGTAGAGTCTTACCTTACTATCTTCCAGACTCTAAGGATCCAGAAGGAAGAGGTTATATTCTTAATTCTTTAACAAAAGGATTAACGGGTTCTCAATATTACTTTTCAATGCTGGTTGCAAGATCTCAATCTACTGATATCGTCTGTGAAACATCACGTACAGGAACACTAGCTAGAAAAATCATTAAAAAGATGGAGGATATGGTGGTCGATGGATACGGACAAGTAGTTATAGGTAATACACTCATCAAGTACGCCGCCAATTATACCAAAATTCTAGGCTCGGTATGTAAACCTGTAGATCTTATCTATCCAGATGAGTCCATGACTTGGTATTTGGAAATCAGTGCCTTGTGGAATAAAATAAAACAGGGATTCGTTTACTCTCAGAAACAAAAACTTGCAAAGAAGACATTGGCGCCGTTTAATTTCCTAGTATTTGTCAAACCCACCACTGAGGATAATGCCATTAAGGTTAAGGATCTGTACGATATGATCCACAACGTCATCGATGATGTGAGAGAGAAGTACTTCTTTACCGTATCTAATATAGATTTTATGGAGTATATCTTTTTGACTCATCTGAATCCTTCTAGAATTAGAATTACAAAGGAAACGGCTATTACCATCTTTGAAAAGTTCTATGAAAAACTCAATTATACTCTAGGTGGCGGAACTCCTATTGGAATTATTTCTGCACAGGTATTGTCTGAGAAGTTTACACAACAAGCCCTGTCCAGTTTTCACACTACTGAAAAGAGTGGTGCCGTCAAACAAAAACTTGGTTTCAACGAGTTTAATAACTTGACTAATTTGAGTAAAAATAAGACCGAAATTATCACTCTGGTATCCGATGATATCTCTAAACTTCAATCTGTTAAGATTAATTTCGAATTTGTATGTTTGGGAGAATTAAATCCAGACATCACTCTTCGAAAAGAAACAGATAGATATGTAGTAGACATAATAGTCAATAGATTATACATCAAGAGAGCAGAAATTACCGAATTAGTCGTCGAATATATGATTGAACGATTCATCTCCTTTAGCGTCATTGTAAAGGAATGGGGTATGGAGACATTCATCGAGGACGAGGATAATATCAGATTTACTGTCTATCTAAATTTCGTTGAACCAGAGGAATTGAATCTTAGTAAGTTTATGATGGTTCTTCCGGGTGCTGCCAACAAGGGCAAAATTAGTAAATTCAAGATTCCTATCTCTGATTATACAGGTTATGACGACTTCAATCAACCAAAAAAGCTCAATAAGATGACTGTAGAACTTATGAATCTAAAAGAATTGGTTTCATTTGATTTGGAAAACGTTAACGTGTATCCTGGAGTATGGAATACATACGATATCTTCGGCATCGAGGCCGCTCGTGGATACTTGTGCGAAGCCATGTTAAACACCTATGGAGAAGGTTTCGATTATCTGTATCAGCCTTGTGATCTTCTCGCTAGTTTACTATGTGCTAGTTACGAACCAGAATCAGTTAATAAATTCAAGTTCGGCGCAGCTAGTACTCTTAAGAGAGCTACTTTCGGAGACAATAAAGCATTGTTAAACGCGGCTCTTCATAAAAAGTCAGAACCTATTAACGATAATAGTAGCTGCCACTTTTTTAGCAAGGTCCCAAATATAGGAACTGGATATTACAAATACTTTATCGACTTGGGTCTTCTCCTGAGAATGGAAAGGAAACTATCTGATAAGATATCTTCTCAAAAGATCAAGGAGATGGAAGAAACAGAAGACTTTTAATTCTTATCAATCACATATTTTTCTATGATCTGTCTTTTAAACGATGGATTTTCCACAAATGCACCTCTTAAGTCCCTCATAGAATGATACACGTATAAAAAATATAGCATAGGCGACGACTCCTTATTTTTAGACATTAGATATGCCAAAATCATAGCCCCGCTTCTATTTACTCCCGCAGCACAATGAACCAACACAGGCTCGTTTTGTTGATCACATTTAGATAAAAAGGCGGTCACGTCGTCAAAATATTTACTAATGTCGGTAGTTGTATCATCTACCAACGGTATATGAATAATATTAATATTAGAGTTAGGTAATGTATATTTATCCATCGTCAAATTTAAAACATATTTGAACTTAACTTCAGATGATGGTGCATCCATAGCATTTTTATAATTTCCCAAATATACATTATTGGTTACTCTTGTCATTATAGTGGGAGATTTGGCTCTGTGCATATCTCCAGTTGAACGTAGTAGTAAGTATTTATACAAACTTTTCTTATCCATTTATAACGTACAAATGGATAAAACTACTTTATCAGTAAACGCGTGTAATTTAGAATACGTTAGAGAAAAGGCTATAGTAGGCGTACAAGCAGCCAAGACATCAACACTTATATTCTTTGTTATTATATTGGCAATTAGTGCGCTATTACTCTGGTTTCAGACGTCTGATAATCCAGTCTTTAATGAATTAACAAGATATATGCGAATTAAAAATACGGTTAACGATTGGAAATCATTAACGGATAGCAAAACAAAATTAGAAAGTGATAGAGGTAGACTTCTAGCCGCTGGTAATGATGATATATTCGAATTCAAATGTGTGGATTTCGGCGCCTATTTTATAGCTATGCGATTGGATAAGAAAACATATCTGCCGCAAGCTATTAGGCGAGGTACTGGAGACGCGTGGATGGTTAAAAAGGCGGCAAAGGTCGATCCATCTGCTCAACAATTTTGTCAGTATTTGATAAAACACAAGTCTAATAATGTTATTACTTGTGGTAATGAGATGTTAAACGAATTAGGTTATAGCGGTTATTTTATGTCGCCGCATTGGTGTTCCGATCTTAGTAATATGGAATAGTGTTAGATAAATGCGGTAACAAATGTTCCTGTAAGGAACCATAACAGCTTAGATTTAACGTTAAAGATGAGCATAAACATAATAAACAAAATTACAATCAAACCTATAACATTAATATCAAACAATCCAAAAAATGAAATCAGTGGAGTAGTAAACGCGTACATAACTCCTGGATAACGTTTAGCAGCTGCCGTTCCTATTCTAGACCAAAAATTCGGTTTCATGTTTTCGAAACGGTATTCTGCAACAAGTCGAGGATCGTGTTCTACATATTTGGCGGCGTTATCCAGTATCTGCCTATTGATCTTCATTTCGTTTTCGATTCTAGCCAGTTCAAAATAAAATCCCGATGATAGACCTCCAGACTTTATAATTTCATCTACGACGTTCAGTGCCGTAGTAACTCTAATAATATAGGCTGATAAGCTAACATCATACCCTCCTGTATATGTGAATATGGCATGATCTTTGTCCATTACTAGCTCGGTTTTAACTTTATTTCCTGTAATAATTTCTCTCATCTGTAGGATATCTATTTTCTTGTCATGCATTGCCTTCAAGACGGGACGAAGAAACGTAATATCCTCAATAACGTTATCGTTTTCTACAACAACTACATACTCTACCTTTTTATTTTCTAGCTCGGTAAAAAATTTAGAATCCCATAGGGCTAAATGTCTAGCGATATTTCTTTTCGTTTCTTCTGTACACATAGTGTTACAAAACCCTGAAAAGAAGTGAGTATACTTGTCATCATTTCTAATGTTTCCTCCAGTCCACTGTATAAACACATAATCCTTGTAATGATCTGGATCATCCTTGACTACCACAACATCTCTTTTTTCTGGTATAACTTCATTGTCCTTCACATCATCGAACTTCTGATCATTAATATGCTCATGAACATTAGGAAATGTTTCTGATGGAGGTCTAGCAATAACTGGCACAACAATAATAGGAGTTTTCGCCGCCGCCATTTAGTTATTGAAATTAATCATATACAACTCTCTAATACGAGTTATATTTTCGTCTATCCATTGTTTCACATTGACATATTTTGACAAAAAGATATAAAATGCGTATTCTAATGCTTCTCTGTTTAACGAATTACTAAAATATACAAATACGTCGCTGTCTGGCAATAAATGATATCTTAGAATATTGTAACAATTTATTTTGTATTGTACATGTTCATGATCTATGAGTTCTTCTTCGAATGGCATCGGATCTCCAAATCTGAAAACGTATAAATAGGAGTTAGAATAATAATATTTGAGAGTATTGGTAATGTACAAACTCTTTAGCGGTATAATTAGTTTTTTTCTCTCGATTTCTATTTTTAGATGTGATGGAAAAATGGCCAATTTTGTAGCATTAGTATCATGAACTCTAATCAAAATCTTAATATCTTCGTCACACGTTAGCTCTTTGAAGTTTTTAAGAGATGCATCAGTTGGTTCTACAGATGGAGTAGGTGCAACAATTTTTTGTTCGACACATGTATGTACTGGAGCCATTGTCTTAACTATAATGGTGCTTGTATCGAAAAACTTTAATGCAGATAACGGAAGCTCTTCGCCGCGACTTTCTACGTCGTAGTTGGGTTCTAACGCCGATCTCTGAATGGATACTAGTTTTCTAAGTTCTAATGTGATTCTCTGAAAATGTAAATCCAATTCCTCCGGCATTATAGATGTGTATACATCGGTAAATAAAACTATAGTATCCAACGATCCCTTCTCGCAAATTCTAGTCTTAACCAAGAAATCGTATATAACTACGGAGATGGCGTATTTAAGAGTGGATTCTTCTACCGTTTTGTTCTTGGATTTCATATAAGAAACTATAAAGTCCGCACTACTGTTAAGAATGATTACTAACGCAACTATATAGTTTAAATTAAGCATCTTGGAAACATAAAATAACTCTGTAGACGATATTTGACTTTCGAATAAGTTTGCAGACAAACGAAGAAAGAACAGACCTCTCTTAATTTCAGAAGAAAACTTTTTTTCGTATTCCTGACGTCTAGAGTTTATATCAATAAGAAAGTTAAGAATTAGTCGATTAATGTTGTATTTCATTACCCAAGTTTGAGATTTCATAATATTATCAAAAGACATGATAATATTAAAGATAAAGCGCTGACTATGAACAAAATAGCTATATGGTTCGCTCAAGAATATAGTCTTGTTAAACGTGGAAACGATAACTGTATTTTTAATCACGTCCGCGGCATCTAGATTAAATATAGGTATATTTATCCCACACACTCTACAATATGCCACACCATCTTCATAATAAATAAATTCGTTAGCAAAATTATTAATTTTAGTGAAATAGTTAGTGTCAACTTTCATAGCTTCCTTCAATCTAATTTGATGCTCACACGGCGCGAATTCTACTCTAACATCCATTTTCCATGCCTCAGGTTCATCGATCTCTATAATATCTAGTTTCTTGCGTTTCACAAACACAGGCTCGTCTCTCGCGATGAGATCTGTATAGTAACTATGTAAATGATAACTAGATAGAAAGATGTAGCTATATAGATGACGATCCTTTAAGAGAGGTATGATGACTTTACCCCAATCAGATAGACTGTTGTTATGGTCTTCGGAAAAAGAATTTTTATAAATTTTTCCAGTATTTTCCAAATATACGTACTTGACATCTAAAAAATCCTTAATGATAATAGGAATGGATAATCCGTCTATTTTATAAAGAAATACATATCGCACATTATACTTTTTTTTGGAAATGGGAATACCGATGTGTCTACATAAATACGCAAAGTCTAAATATTTTTTAGAGAATCTTAGTTGGTCCAAATTCTTTTCCAAGTACGGTAATAGATTTTTCATATTGAACGGTATCTTCTTGATCTCTGGTTCTAATTCCGCATTAAATGATGAAACTAAGTCACTATTTTTATAACTAACGATTACATCACCTCTATCATCATTTACCAGGATACTGATCTTCTTTTGTCGTAAATACATGTCTAATGTGTTAAAAAAAAGATCATACAAGTTATACATCATTTCATCTGTAGTATTCTTGTCATTGAAGGATAAACTCGTACTAATCTCTTCTTTAACAGTCTGTTCAAATTTATATCCTATATACGAAAAAATAGCAACCAGTGTTTGATCATCCGCGTCAATATTCTGTACTATCGTAGTGTATAACAATCTTATATCTTCTTCTGTGATAGTCGATACGTTATAAAGGTTGATAACGAAAATATTTTTATTTCGTGAAATAAAGTCATCGTAGGATTTTGGACTTATATTCGCGTCTAGTAGATATGCTTTTATTTTTGGAATGATCTCAATTAGAATAGTCTCTTTAGAGTCCATTTAAAGTTACAAACAACTAGGAAATTGGTTTATGATGTATAATTTTTTTAGTTTTTATAGATTCTTTATTCTATACTTAAAAAATGAAAATAAATACAAAGGTTCTTGAGGGTTGTGTTAAATTGAAAGCGAGAAATAATCATAAATTATTTCATTATCGCGATATCCGTTAAGTTTGTATCATAATGGCGTGGTCAATTACGAATAAAGCGGATACTAGTAGTTTCACAAAGATGGCTGAAATCAGAGCTCATCTAAGAAATAGCGCTGAAAATAAAGATAAAAACGAGGATATTTTCCCGGAAGATGTAATAATTCCATCTACTAAGCCCAAAACAAAACGAACCATTACGCCTCGTAAACCAGCGGCTACTAAAAGATCAACCAAAAAGGATAAAGAAAAGGAGGAAGTGGAAGAAGAAGTAGTTATAGAGGAATATCGTCAAACAACTGAAGAAAATTCTCCACCTCCGTCATCATCTCCTAGAGTCGGCGACATTGTAGAAAGCGTGGCCGCTGTAGAGCTCGATGATAGCGACGGGGGTGATGATGAACCTATGGTACAAGTTGAAGCTGGTAAAGTAAATCATAGTGCTAGAAGCGATCTCTCTGACCTAAAGGTGGCTACCGACAATATCGTTAAAGATCTTAAGAAAATTATTACTAGAATCTCTGCAGTATCGACTGTTCTAGAGGATGTTCAAGCAGCTGGTATCTCTAGACAATTTACTTCTATGACTAAAGCTATTACAACACTATCTGATCTAGTCACCGAGGGAAAATCTAAAGTTGTTCGTAAAAAAGTTAAAACTTGTAAGAAGTAAATGCGTCCACTTTTTTATAAAGATGGTAAACTGTTTACCGATAATAATTTTTTAAATCCTGTATCAGACTATAATCCAGCGTATGAGGTTTTGCAACATGTTAAAATTCCTACTCATTTAACAGATGTAGTAGTATATGAACAAACGTGGGAAGAGGCGTTAACTAGATTAATTTTTGTGGGAAGTGATTCAAAAGGACGTAGACAATACTTTTACGGAAAAATGCATGTACAGAATCGCAACGCTAAAAGAGATCGTATTTTTGTTAGAGTATATAATGTTATGAAACGAATTAATTGTTTTATAAACAAAAATATAAAGAAATCGTCCACAGATTCCAATTATCAGTTGGCGGTTTTTATGTTAATGGAAACTATGTTTTTTATTAGATTTGGTAAAATGAAATATCTTAAGGAGAATGAAACAGTAGGGTTATTAACACTAAAAAATAAACACATAGAAATAAGTCCCGATGAAATAGTTATCAAGTTTGTAGGAAAGGACAAAGTTTCACATGAATTTGTTGTTCATAAGTCTAATAGACTATATAAACCGCTATTGAAACTGACGGATGATTCTAGTCCCGAAGAATTTCTGTTCAACAAACTAAGTGAACGAAAGGTATACGAATGTATCAAACAGTTTGGTATTAGAATCAAGGATCTCCGAACGTATGGAGTCAATTATACGTTTTTATATAATTTTTGGACAAATGTAAAGTCCATATCTCCTCTTCCGTCACCAAAAAAGTTAATAGCATTAACTATCAAACAAACTGCTGAAGTGGTAGGTCATACTCCATCAATTTCAAAAAGAGCTTATATGGCAACAACTATTTTAGAAATGGTAAAGGATAAAAATTTTTTAGACGTGGTATCTAAAACTACGTTCGATGAATTCCTATCTATAGTCGTAGATCACGTTAAATCATCTACGGATGGATGATATAGATCTTTACACAAATAATTACAAGACCGATAAATGGAAATGGATAAGCGTATGAAATCTCTCGCAATGACAGCTTTCTTCGGAGAGCTAAACACATTAGATATTATGGCATTGATAATGTCTATATTTAAACGCCATCCAAACAATACCATTTTTTCAGTGGATACGGATGGTCAGTTTATGATTGATTTCGAATACGATAATTATAAGGCTTCTCTATATTTGGATCTGACCCTTATTCCGATATCTGGAGATGAATGCAAGACTCACGCATCGAGTATAGCCGAACAATTGGCGTGTGTGGATATTATTAAAGAGGATATTAGTGAATATATCAAAACTACTCCCCGTCTTAAACGTTTTATAAAAAAATACCGCAATAGATCAGACACTCGTATCAGTCGAGATACAGAAAAGCTTAAAATAGCTCTAGCTAAAGGCATAGATTACGAATATATAAAAGACACTTGTTAATAAGTAAATGAAAAAAAACTAGTCGTTTATGATAAAACACGATGGATGCTAATATAGTATCATCTTCTACTATTGCGACGTATATAGACGCGTTAGCAAAGAATGCTTCAGAATTAGAACAGAGGTCTACCGCATACGAAATAAATAATGAATTGGAACTAGTATTTATTAAGCCGCCATTGATTACTTTGACAAATGTAGTAAATATCTCCACGATTCAGGAATCGTTTATTCGATTTACCGTTACTAATAAGGAAGGTGTCAAAATTAGAACTAAGATTCCATTATCTAAGGTACATGGGCTAGATGTAAAAAATGTACAGTTAGTAGATGCTATAGATAACATAGTTTGGGAAAAGAAATCATTAGTGACGGAAAATCGTCTTCACAAAGAATGCTTGTTGAGACTATCGACAGAGGAACGTCATATATTTTTGGATTACAAGAAATATGGATCCTCTATCCGATTAGAATTAGTCAATCTTATTCAAGCAAAAACAAAAAACTTTACGATAGACTTTAAGCTAAAATATTTTCTAGGATCCGGTGCCCAATCTAAAAGTTCTTTGTTGCACGCTATTAATCATCCAAAGTCGAGGCCTAATACATCTCTGGAAATAGAATTTACACCTAGAGACAATGAAACAGTTCCATATGATGAACTAATAAAGGAATTGACGACTCTCTCGCGTCATATATTTATGGCTTCTCCAGAGAATGTAATTCTTTCTCCGCCTATTAACGCACCTATAAAGACTTTTATGTTGCCTAAACAAGATATAGTAGGTCTGGATCTGGAAAATCTATATGCCGTAACTAAGACTGACGGCATTCCTATAACTATCAGAGTTACATCAAAAGGGTTGTATTGTTATTTTACACATCTTGGTTATATTATTAGATATCCAGTTAAGAGAATAATAGATTCCGACGTAGTAGTCTTTGGTGAGGCAGTTAAGGATAAGAACTGGACCGTATATCTCATTAAGCTAATAGAGCCAAATGCAATCGGTGATAGACTAGAAGAAAGTAAGTATGTCGAATCTAAACTAGTGGATATTTGTGATCGGATAGTATTCAAGTCAAAGAAATATGAAGGTCCGTTTACTACAACTAGTGAAGTCGTCGATATGTTATCTACATATTTACCAAAGCAACCAGAAGGTGTTATTCTGTTCTATTCAAAGGGACCTAAATCTAACATTGATTTTAAAATCAAAAAGGAGAATACTATAGACCAAACTACAAATGTAGTATTTAGGTACATGTCCAGTGAACCAATTATCTTTGGAGAGTCGTCTATCTTTATAGAGTATAAGAAATTTACCAACGATAAAGGCTTTCCTAAAGAATATGGTTCTGGTAAGATTGTGTTATACAACGGCGTTAATTATCTAAATAATATCTATTGTTTGGAATATATTAATACACATAATGAAGTGGGTATTAAGTCCGTGGTTGTACCTATTAAGTTTATAGCAGAATTCTTAGTCAATGGAGAAATACTTAAACCTAGAATCGATAAAACCATGAAATATATTAACTCAGAAGACTATTATGGAAATCAACATAATATCATAGTCGAACATTTAAGAGATCAAAGCATCAAAATAGGAGATGTCTTTAACGAGGATAAACTATCGGATGTGGGACATCAATACGCCAATAATGATAAATTTAGATTAAATCCAGAAGTTAGTTATTTTACGAATAAACGAACTAGAGGACCGTTGGGAATTTTATCAAACTACGTCAAGACTCTTCTTATTTCTATGTATTGTTCCAAAACATTTTTAGACGATTCCAACAAACGAAAGGTATTGGCGATTGATTTTGGAAACGGTGCTGACCTGGAAAAATACTTTTATGGAGAGATTGCGTTATTGGTAGCGACGGATCCGGATGCTGATGCTATAGCTAGAGGAAATGAAAGATACAACAAATTAAATTCTGGAATTAAAACCAAGTACTACAAATTTGACTACATTCAGGAAACTATTCGATCCGATACATTTGTCTCTAGTGTCAGAGAAGTATTCTATTTTGGAAAGTTTAATATCATTGACTGGCAGTTCGCTATTCATTATTCGTTTCATCCGAGACATTATGCTACAGTCATGAATAACTTATCCGAACTAACTGCTTCTGGGGGCAAGGTATTGATTACTACCATGGATGGAGACAAATTATCAAAATTAACCGATAAAAAGACTTTTATAATTCATAAGAATCTACCTAGTAGCGAAAACTATATGTCTGTAGAAAAAATAGCTGATGATAGAATATTGGTATATAATCCATCAACAATGTCTACACCAATGACTGAATACATTATCAAAAAGAATGATATAGTCAGAGTGTTTAACGAATACGGATTTGTTCTTGTAGACAACATTGATTTCGCTACAATTATTGAACGAAGTAAAAAGTTTATTAATGGCGCATCTACAATGGAAGATAGACCGTCTACAAGAAACTTTTTCGAACTAAATAGAGGAGCCATTAAATGTGAAGGTTTAGATGTCGAAGACTTACTTAGTTACTATGTTGTTTATGTCTTTTCTAAGCGGTAAATAATAATATGGTATGGGTTCTGATATCCCCGTTCTAAATGCATTAAATAATTCCAATAGAGCGATTTTTGTTCCTATAGGACCTTCCAACTGTGGATACTCTGTATTGTTAATAGATATATTAATACTTTTGTCGGGTAACAGAGGTTCTACGTCTTCTAAAAATAAAAGTTTGATAACATCTGACCTGTTCATAAATAAAAACTTGGCAATTCTATATATACTCTTATTATCAAATCTAGCCGCTGTCTTATAGATGTGAGCTACTGTAGGTGTACCATTTGATTTTCTTTCTAATACTATATATTTCTCTCGAAGAAGTTCTTGCACATCATCTGGGAATAAAATACTACTGTTGAGTAAATCAGTTATTTTTTTTATATCGATATTGATGGACATTTTTATAGTTAAGGATAATAAGTATCCCAAAGTCGATAACGACGATAACGAAGTATTTATACTTTTAGGAAATCACAATGACTTTATTAGATCAAAATTAACAAAATTAAAGGAGCATGTATTTTTTTCTGAATATATTGTGACTCCAGATAAATATGGATCTTTATGCGTCGAATTAAATGGATCTAGTTTTCAGCACGGTGGTAGATATATAGAGGTGGAGGAATTTATAGATGCTGGAAGACAAGTTAGATGGTGTTCTACATCCAATCATATATCTGAAGATATACCCGAAGATATACACACTGATAAATTTGTCATTTATGATATTTATACGTTTGATTCGTTCAAGAATAAACGATTGGTATTTGTACAGGTACCTCCATCATTAGGAGATGATAGCTATTTGACTAATCCGTTCTTGTCTCCGTATTATCGTAATTCAGTAGCCCGGCAAATGGTCAATAATATGATTTTTAATCAAGATTCATTTTTAAAATATTTATTAGAACATCTGATTAGAAGCCACTATAGAGTTTCTAAACATATAACAATAGTTAGATACAAGGATACCGAAGAATTAAATCTAACAAGAATATGTTATAATAGAGATAAGTTTAAGGCGTTTGTATTCGCTTGGTTTAACGGCGTTTCGGAAAATGAAAAGGTACTAGATACGTATAAAAAGGTATCTGATTTGATATAATGAACTCGGTAACTGTGTCGCACGCACCATATACTATTACTTATCACGATGATTGGGAACCCGTAATGAATCAATTAGTAGAGTTTTATAACGAAGTATCCAGCTGGCTGCTACGAGATGAGACGTCGCCTATTCCTGATAAGTTCTTTATACAGTTGAAACAACCGCTTAGAAATAAGCGAGTATGTGTGTGTGGTATAGATCCGTACCCGAAAGATGGAACTGGTGTACCGTTCGAATCACCAAATTTTACAAAAAAATCAATTAAGGAGATAGCTTCATCCATATCTAGATTAACAGGAGTAATTGATTATAAAGGTTATAACCTTAATATAATAGACGGGGTTATACCCTGGAATTATTACTTAAGTTGTAAATTAGGAGAAACAAAAAGTCACGCGATTTACTGGGATAAGATTTCTAAGTTACTGCTGCAGCATATAACTAAACACGTTAGTGTTCTTTATTGTTTGGGTAAAACAGATTTCTCGAATATACGGGCAAAGTTAGAATCCCCGGTAACTACCATAGTGGGATATCATCCAGCGGCTAGAGACCACCAATTCGAGAAAGATCGATCATTTGAAATTATCAACGTTTTACTGGAATTAGATAACAAGGCACCTATAAATTGGGCTCAAGGGTTTATTTATTAATGCTTTAGTGAAATTTTAACTTGTGTTCTAAATGGATGCGGATATTAGAGGTAATGATATTATCTTTGTTCTTAAGACTATAGGTGTCCCATCGGCATGTAGACAAAATGAAGATCCGAGATTCGTAGAAGCATTTAAATGCGACGAGTTAGAAAGATATATTGAGAATAATCCAGAATGTACACTATTCGAAAGTCTTAGGGATGAGGAAGCATACTCTATAGTCAGAATTTTCATGGATGTAGATTTAGACGCATGTCTAGACGAAATAGATTATTTAACGGCTATACAAGATTTTATTATCGAGGTGTCAAACTGTGTAGCTAGATTCGCGTTTACAGAATGCGGTGCCATTCATGAAAATGTAATAAAATCCATGAGATCTAATTTTTCATTAACTAAGTCTACAAATAGAGATAAAACAAGCTTTCATATCATCTTTTTAGATACGTATACCACTATGGATACATTGATAGCTATGAAACGAACACTTTTAGAATTGAGTAGATCATCTGAAAATCCACTAACCAGATCGATAGACACTGCCGTATATAGGAGAAAAACAACTCTTCGGGTTGTAGGTACTAGGAAAAATCCAAATTGTGACACTATTCATGTAATGCAACCACCGCATGATAATATAGAAGATTACCTATTCACTTACGTGGATATGAACAGCAATAGTTATTACTTTTCTCTACAACGACGATTGGAGGATTTAGTTTCAGATAAGTTATGGGAACCATGGTTTATTTCATTCGAAGACGCTATAAAAAGAGTTTCAAAAATATTAGTTAATTCTATAATAAACTTTAACGATCTTGATGAAAATAATTTTACTACGGTACCACTAGTCATAGATTACGTAACACCTTGTGCATTATGTAAAAAACGATCGCATAAACATCCGCATCAACTATCGTTGGAAAATGGTGCTATTAGAATTTACAAAACTGGTAATCCGCATAGTTGTAAAGTTAAAATTGTTCCATTGGATGGCAACAAACTGTTTAATATCGCACAAAGAATTTTAGACACTAACTCTGTTTTATTAACCGAACGAGGAGATCATATAGTTTGGATTAATAATTCATGGAAATTTAATAGCGAAGAACCGTTGATAACAAAACTAATTCTGTCAATAAGACATCAACTACCTAAGGAATATTCAAGCGAATTACTCTGCCCGAGGAAACGAAAGACTGTAGAAGCTAACATACGAGACATGTTAGTAGATTCAGTAGAGACCGATACCTATCCGGATAAACTTCCGTTTAAAAATGGTGTATTGGACCTGGTAGACGGAATGTTTTACTCTGGAGATGATGCTAAAAAATATACATGTACTGTATCAACCGGATTTAAATTTGACGATACAAAGTTCGTCGAAGACAGTCCTGAAATGGAAGAGTTAATGAATATCATTAACGATATCCAACCATTAACGGATGAAAATAAGAAAAATAGAGAGTTGTACGAAAAAACTTTATCTAGTTGTTTATGCGGTGCTACCAAAGGATGTTTAACATTCTTTTTTGGAGAAACTGCAACTGGAAAGTCGACAACCAAACGTTTGTTAAAGTCTGCTATCGGTGACCTGTTTGTTGAGACGGGTCAAACAATTTTAACAGATGTATTGGATAAAGGACCTAATCCATTTATCGCTAACATGCACTTGAAAAGATCTGTATTCTGTAGCGAACTACCTGATTTTGCATGTAGTGGATCAAAGAAAATTAGATCTGACAATATTAAAAAGTTGACAGAACCTTGTGTCATTGGAAGACCGTGTTTCTCCAATAAAATTAATAATAGAAACCATGCGACAATAATTATTGATACCAATTACAAACCTGTATTTGATAGGATAGATAACGCATTAATGAGAAGAATTGCCGTCGTGCGATTCAGAACACACTTTTCTCAGCCTTCTGGTAGAGAGGCTGCTGAAAATAATGACGCGTACGATAAAGTCAAACTATTAGACGAGGGATTAGATGGTAAAATACAGAATAATAGATATAGATTCGCATTTCTATACTTGTTGGTTAAATGGTACAAAAAATATCATATTCCTATTATGAAACTATATCCTACACCGGAAGAAATTCCGGACTTTGCATTCTATCTCAAAATAGGTACTCTGTTGGTCTCTAGCTCTGTAAAGCATATTCCATTAATGACGGACCTCTCCAAAAAGGGGTATATATTGTACGATAATGTGGTCACTCTTCCGTTGACTACTTTCCAACAGAAAATATCCAAGTATTTTAATTCTAGACTATTTGGACACGATATAGAGAGCTTCATCAATAGACATAAGAAATTTGCCAATGTTAGCGATGAATATCTGCAATATATATTCATAGAGGATATTTCATCTCCGTAAATATATACTCGTATATTTATAGAAGATATCACATATCTAAATGAATACCGGAATCATAGATTTATTTGATAATCATGTTGATAGTATACCGACTATATTACCTCATCAGTTAGCTACTTTAGATTATCTAGTTAGAACTATCATAGATGAGAACAGAAGCGTGTTATTGTTCCATATTATGGGATCGGGTAAAACAATAATCGCTTTGTTGTTCGCCTTGGTAGCTTCCAGATTTAAAAAGGTTTACATTCTAGTGCCGAACATCAACATCTTAAAAATTTTCAATTATAATATGGGTGTAGCTATGAACTTGTTTAATGACGAATTCATAGCTGAGAATATCTTTATTCATTCCACAACAAGTTTTTATTCTCTTAATTATAACGATAACGTCATTAATTATAACGGATTATCTCGCTACAATAACTCTATTTTTATCGTTGATGAGGCACACAATATCTTTGGGAATAATACTGGAGAACTTATGACCGTGATAAAAAATAAAAACAAGATTCCTTTTCTACTATTGTCTGGATCTCCCATTACTAACACACCTAATACTCTGGGTCATATTATAGATTTAATGTCCGAAGAGACGATAGATTTTGGTGAGATTATTAGTCGTGGTAAGAAAGTAATTCAGACACTTCTTAACGAACGCGGCGTGAATGTGCTCAAGGATTTGCTTAAAGGAAGAATATCATATTACGAAATGCCGGATAACGATCTACCAACGATAAGATATCACGGACGTAAGTTTCTAGATACTAGAGTAGTATATTGTCACATGTCTAAACTTCAAGAGAGAGATTATATGATTACTAGACGACAGCTATGTTATCATGAAATGTTTGATAAAAATATGTATAACGTGTCAATGGCAGTATTGGGACAACTTAATCTGATGAATAATTTAGATACGTTATTTCAGGAACAGGATAAGGAATTGTACCCAAATCTGAAAATAAATAATGGCGTGTTATACGGAGAAGAATTGGTAACGTTAAACATTAGTTCCAAATTTAAGTACTTTATCAATCGGATACAGACACTCAACGGAAAACATTTTATATACTTTTCTAATTCTACATATGGCGGATTGGTAATTAAATATATCATGCTCAGTAATGGATATTCTGAATATAATGGTTCTCAGGGAACTAATCCACATATGATAAACGGCAAACCAAAAACATTTGCTATCGTTACTAGTAAAATGAAATCGTCTTTAGAGGATCTATTAGATGTGTATAATTCTCCTGAAAACGATGATGGTAGTCAATTGATGTTTTTATTTTCGTCAAACATTATGTCCGAATCCTATACTCTGAAAGAGGTAAGGCATATTTGGTTTATGACTATCCCAGATACTTTTTCTCAATACAACCAAATTCTTGGACGATCTATTAGAAAATTCTCTTACGCCGATATTTCTGAACCAGTTAATGTATATCTTTTAGCCGCCGTATATTCCGATTTCAATGACGAAGTGACGTCATTAAACGATTACACACAGGATGAATTGATTAATGTTTTACCATTTGACATCAAAAAGCTGTTGTATCTAAAATTTAAGACGAAAGAAACGAATAGAATATACTCTATTCTTCAAGAGATGTCTGAAATGTATTCTCTTCCACCACATCCATCAATTGTAAAAGTTTTATTGGGAGAATTGATCAGACAATTTTTTTATAATAATTCTCGTATTAAGTATAACGACTCCAAGTTACTTAAAATGGTTACATCAGTTATAAAAAATAAAGAAGACGCTAGGAATTACATAGATGATATTGTAAACGGTCACTTCTTTGTATCGAATAAAGTATTTGATAAATCTCTTTTATACAAATACGAAAACGATATTATTACAGTACCGTTTAGACTTTCCTACGAACCATTTGTTTGGGGAGTTAACTTTCGTAAAGAATATAACGTGGTATCTTCTCCATAAAACTGATGAGATATATAAAGAAATAAATGTCGAGCTTTGTTACCAATGGATACCTTCCAGTTACATTGGAACCACATGAGCTAACGTTAGACATAAAAACTAATATTAGGAATGCCGTATATAAGACGTATCTCCATAGAGAAATTAGTGGTAAAATGGCCAAGAAAATAGAAATTCGTGAAGACGTGGAATTACCTCTCGGTGAAATAGTTAATAATTCTGTAGTTATAAACGTTCCGTGTGTAATAACCTACGCGTATTATCACGTTGGGGATATAGTCAGAGGAACATTAAACATCGAAGATGAATCAAATGTAACTATTCAATGTGGAGATTTAATCTGTAAACTAAGTAGAGATTCGGGTACTGTATCATTTAGCGATTCAAAGTACTGCTTTTTTCGAAATGGTAATGCGTATGATAACGGCAGCGAAGTCTCCGCCGTTCTAATGGAGGCTCAACAAGGTATCGAATCTAGTTTTGTTTTTCTCGCGAATATCGTCGACTCATAAGAAAGAGAATAGCGGTAAGTATAAACACGAATACTATGGCAATAATTGCGAATGTTTTATTCCCTTCGATATATTTTTGATAATATGAAAAACATGCCTCTCTCAAATCAGACAACCATTTCATAAAATAGTTCTCTCGCACTGGCGAAGTGGTTACAGCTCGTATAATCTCCCCAGAATAATATATTTCTGTGTCGTCATTCAATTTATACGGATTTCTATAGTTCTCTGTTATATAATGCGGTTTTCCCTCATGATTAGACGACGACAATAGTGTTCTAAATTTAGATAGTTGATCAGAATGAATGTTTATTGGCGTTGGAAAAATTATCCATGCCGCGTCTGCAGAGTGGTTGATAGTTGTTCCTAGATATGTAAAATAATCCAACGTGCTAGGCAACAAATTGTCTAGATAAAATACTGAATCAAACGGCGTAGACGTATTAGCGTATCTAATGGAATCCAATTGATTGACTATCTTTTGAAAATATACATTTTTATGATCCGATACTTGTAAGAATATAGCAACAATGATAATTCCATCATCGTGTTTTTTTGCCTCTTCATAAGAACTATATTTTTTCTTATTCCAATGAACAAGATTAATCTCTCCAGAGTATTTGTATACATCTATCAAGTGATTGGATCCATAATCGTCTTCCTTTCCCCAATATATATGTAGTGATGATAACACATATTCATTGGGGAGAAACCCTCCACTTATGTACCCGCCTTTAAAATTAATCCTTACTAGTTTTCCAGTATTCTGAATAGTGGTTGGTTTTGACTCATTATAATGTATGTCTAACGGCTTCAATCGCACGTTAGAAATCGCTTTTTTAGTTTCTATATTAATAGGAGATAGTTGTTGAGGCATAGTAAAAATGAAATGATAACTGTTTAGAAATAGCTCTTAGTATGGGAATTACAATGGATGAGGAAGTGATATTTGAAACTCCTAGAGAATTAATATCTATTAAACGAATAAAAGATATTCCAAGATCAAAAGACACGCACGTGTTTGCTGCGTGTATAACAAGTGACGGATATCCGTTAATAGGAGCTAGAAGAACTTCATTCGCCTTCCAGGCGATATTATCTCAACAAAATTCAGATTCTATCTTTAGAGTATCCACTAAACTATTACGGTTTATGTACTACAATGAACTAAGAGAAATCTTTAGACGGTTGAGAAAAGGTTCTATCAACAATATCGATCCTCACTTCGAAGAGTTAATATTATTGGGTGGTAAACTAGATAAAAAGGAATCTATTAAAGATTGTTTAAAAAGAGAATTAAAAGAGGAAAGTGATGAACGTATAACGGTAAAAGAATTCGGAAATGTAATTCTAAAACTTACGACACGTGATAAATTATTTAATAAAGTGTATATAGGTTATTGTATGGCATGTTTTATTAATCAATCGTTGGAGGATTTATCGCATACTAGTATTTACAATGTAGAAATTAGAAAGATTAAATCCTTAAATGATTGTATTAACGATGATAAATACGAATATCTGTCTTATATTTATAATATGCTAGTTAATAGTAAATGACCTTTTACAGATCTAGTATAATTAGTCAGATTATTAAGTATAATAGACGACTAGCTAAGTCTATTATTTGCGAAGATGACTCTCAAATTATTACACTTACGGCATTCGTTAACCAATGCCTATGGTGTCATAAACGAGTATCCGTATCCGCTATTTTATTGACTAATGATAACAAAATATTAGTGTGTAACAGACGAGATAGTTTTCTCTATTCTGAAATAATTAGAACTAGAAACATGTTTAGAAAAAAACGATTATTTCTGAATTATTCTAATTATTTGAACAAACAGGAAAGAAGTATACTATCGTCATTTTTTTCTCTAGATCCAGCTACTACTGATAATGATAGAATAGACGCTATTTATCCGGGTGGTATACCCAAAAGGGGCGAGAACGTTCTAGAGTGTTTATCCAGGGAAATCAAAGAAGAAGTTAATATAGACAATTCTTTTGTATTCATAGACACTCGTTTTTTTATTCATGGTATCATAGAAGATACCATTATTAACAAATTTTTTGAGGTAATTTTCTTTGTCGGAAGAATATCTCTAACGAGTGATCAAATTATTGATACCTTTAAAAGTAATCATGAAATCAAGGATCTGATATTTTTAGATCCGAATTCGGGTAATGGACTACAATATGAAATTGCAAAATATGCTCTAGATACTGCAAAACTTAAATGTTACGGCCATAGAGGATGTTATTACGAATCATTAAAAAAATTAACGGATGGATTTATTGATTAGAAAATATAAATTAATTTACCATCGTGTATTTTTATAACAGGATTGTCCGGCATATCATGTAGATAGTTACCGTCTACATCGTATACTCGACCATCTACGCCTTTAAATCCTCTATTTATTGACATTAATCTACTAGAATTGGAATACCAAATATTAGTACCCTCAATTAGTTTATTGGTAATATTTTTTTTAGACGATAGATCGATTGCTCTTGAAACCAATGTTTTCCAACCGGACTCATTGTTGATCGGTGAGAAGTCTTTTTCATTAGCATGAATCCATTCCAATGATGTATGTTTAAACACTCTAAACAATTGAACAAATTCTTTTGATTTGCTTTGAATGATTTCAAATAGGTCTTCGTCTACAGTAGGCATACTATTAGATAATCTAGCCATTATAAAGTGCACGTTTACATATCTACGTTCTGGAGGAGTAAGAACGTGACTATTGAGACGAATGGCTCTTCCTACTATCTGACGAAGAGACGCCTCGTTCCATGTCATATCTAGAATAAAGATATCATTGATTGAGAAGAAACTAATACCCTCACCTCCACTAGAAGAGAATACACATGTTTTAATGCATTCTCCGTTAGTGTTTGATTCTTGGTTAAACTCAGCCACCGCCTTGATTCTAGTATCTTTCGTTCTAGATGAGAACTCTATATTAGAGATACCGAATACTTTGAAATATAGTAATAAGATTTCTATTCCTGACTGATTAACAAATGGTTCAAAGACTAGACATTTACCATGTGATGCTAATATTCCCAAACATACATCTATGAATTTGACGCTTTTCTCTTTTAATTCAGTAAATAGAGAGATATCCGCCGCACTAGCATCCCCTCCCAATAGTTCTCCCCTTTTAAAGGTATCTAATGCGGATTTAGAAAATTCTCTATCTCTTAATGAATTTTTAAAATCATTATATAGGGTTGCTATCTCTTGCGCGTATTCGCCGGGATCACGATTTTGTCTTTCAGGAAAGCTATCGAACGTAAATGTGGTAGCCATACGTCTCAGAATTCTAAATGATGATATACCAGTTTTTATTTCTACGAGTTTAGCCTTTTGATAAATCTCTTCTTGCTTTTTTGACATATTAACGTATCGCATTAATACTGTTTTCTTAGCGAATGATGCAGACCCTTCTACATCATCAAAAATAGAAAACTCGTTATTAACTATATACGAACATAGTCCTCCTAGTTTGGATACTAATTCTTTTTCATCGACTAGACGTTTGTTCTCAAATAGCGATTGGTGTTGTAAGGATCCTGGTCGCAGTAAGTTAACCAACATGGTAAATTCTTGCACACTATTGACGACAGGTGTAGCCGATAAACAAATCATCTTATGGTTTTTTAACGCGATGGTCTTAGATAAAAAATTATATACTGAACGAGTAGGACGGATCTTACCATCTTCTTTGATTAATGATTTAGAAATGAAGTTATGACATTCATCAATGATGACGCATATTCTACTCTTGGAATTAATAGTTTTGATATTAGTAAAAAATTTATTTCTAAAATTTTGATCATCGTAATTAATAAAAATACAATCCTTCGTTATCTCTGGAGCGTATCTGAGTATAGTGTTCATCCAAGGATCTTCTATCAAAGCTTTTTTCACCAATAAGATAATAGCCCAATTCGTATAAATATCCTTAAGATGTTTGAGAATATATACAGTAGTCATTGTTTTACCGACACCTGTTTCATGGAACAATAAAAGAGAATGCATACTGTCTAATCCTAAGAAAACTCTTGCTACAAAATGTTGATAATCTTTGAGGCGTACTATGTCTGACCCCATCATTTCAACGGGCATATTAGTAGTTCTACGTAAGGCATAATCGATATAGGCCGCGTGTGATTTACTCATTTATGAGTGATAAGTAATAACTATGTTTTAAAATCACAGCAGTAGTTTAACTAGTCTTCTCTGATGTTTGTTTTCGATACTTTTTGAATCAGAAGTCATACTAGAATAAAGCAGCGAGTGAACGTAATAGAGAGCTTCGTACACTCTATTCGAAAACTCTAAAAACTTATTAATGAATTCCGTATCCACTGGATCGTTTAAAATACTAAATTGAACACTGTTCACATCCTTCCAAGAAGAAGACTTAGTGACGGACTTAACATGAGACATAAATAAATCCAAATTTTTTTTACAAACATCACTAGCCACCATAATGGCGGTATCTTTCAACCAGCTATCGCTTACGCATTTTAGCAGTCTAACATTTTTAAAGAGACTACAATATATTCTCATAGTATCGATTACACCTCTACCGAATAGAGTGGGAAGTTTAATAATACAATATTTTTCGTTTACAAAATCAAATAATGGTCGAAACACGTCAAAGGTTAACATTTTATAATCGCTAATGTATAAATTGTTTTCAGTTAGATGATTATTAGATTTAATGGCGTCTCGTTCACGTTTGAACAGTTTATTGCGTGCGCTGAGGTCGGCAACTACGGCGTCCGCTTTAGTACTCCTACCGTAATACTTTACGCTATTAATCTTTAAAATTTCATAGACTTTATCTAGATCGCTTTCTGGTAACATGATATCATGTGTAAAAAGTTTTAACATGTCTGTTGGCATTCTATTTAGATCATTAACTCTAGAAATCTGAAGAAAGTAATTAGCTCCGTATTCCAGACTAGGTAATGGGCTTTTACCTAAAGACAAGTTAAGTTCTGGCAATGTTTCATAAAATGGAAGAAGGACATGCGTCCCCTCCCGAATATTTTTTACAATTTCATCCATTTACAACTCTATAGTTTGTTTTCATTATTATTAGTTATTATCTCCCATAATCTTGGTAATACTTACCCCTTGATCGTAAGATACCTTATACAGGTCATTACATACAACTACCAATTGTTTTTGTACATAATAGATTGGATGGTTGACATCCATGGTGGAATAAACTACTCGAACAGATAGTTTATCTTTCCCCCTAGATACATTGGCCGTAATAGTTGTCGGTCTAAAGAATATCTTTGGTGTAAAGTTAAAAGTTAGGGTTCTTGTTCCATTATTGCTTTTTGTCAGTAGTTCATTATAAATTCTCGAGATGGGTCCGTTCTCTGAATATAGAACATCATTTCCAAATCTAACTTCTAGTCTAGAAATAATATCGGTCTTATTCTTAAAATCGATTCCTTTGATGAAGGGATCGTTAATAAACAAATCCTTGGCCTTTGATTCGGCTGATCTATTATCTCCGTTATAGACGTTACGTTGACTGGTCCAAAGACTTACAGGAATAGATGTATCGATGATGTTGATAGTATGTGATATGTGAGCAAAGACTGTTCTCTTGGTGGCGTCACTATATGTTCCAGTAATGGCGGAAAACTTTTTAGAAATGTTATATATAAAAGAATTTTTTCTGGTTCCAAACATTAGCAGATTAGTATGAAGATAAACACTCATATTATCAGGAACATTATCAATTTTTACATACACATCAGCATCTTGAATAGAAACAATACCATCTTCTGGAACCTCGACGATCTCGGCAGACTCCGGATAACCAGTCGGTGGACCATCGCTAACAATAACTAGATCATCCAACAATCTACTCACATATGCGTCAATATAATCTTTTTCATCTTGTGAGTACCCTGGATACGAAATAAATTTATTATCCGTATTTCCATAATAAGGTTTAGTATAAACAGAGAGAGATGTTGCTGCATGAACTTCGGTTACTGTCGCCGTTGGTTGGTTTATTTGACCTATTACTCTCCTAGGTTTCTCTATAAATGATGGTTTAATTTGTACATTCTTAACCATATATCCAATAAAGCTCAATTCAGGTACATAAACAAATTCTTTGTTGAACGTTTCAAAGTCGAACGAAGAGTCACGAATAACAATATCGGATACTGGATTGAAGGTCACCGTTACGGTAATTTTTGAATCGGATAGTTTAAGACTACTGAATGTATCTTCCACATCAAACGGAGTTTTAATATAAACGTATACTGTAGATGGTTCTTTGATAGTGTCATTAGGAGTTAGGCCAATAGAAATATCATTAAGTTCACTAGAATATCCAGAATGTTTCAAAGCAATTGTGTTGTTGATACAATTATTATATAATTCTTCGCCCTCAATTTCCCAAATAACACCGTTACACGAAGAGATAGATACGTTATTAATACATTTATATCCAACATATGGCACGTAACCGAATCTTCCTATTCCTTTAACTTCTGGAAGTTCCAAACTCAGAACCAAATGATTAAGCGCAGTAATGTACTGATCCCTAATCTCGAAGCTAGCAATAGCCTGATTGTCGGGACCGTCGTTTGTCATAACTCCGGATAGAGAAATATAGTGCGGCATATACAAAGTTGGAATTTGACTATCGACCGCGAAGACATTAGACCGTTTAATAGAGTCATCCCCACCGATCAAAGAATTAATGATAGTATTATTCATTTTCTATTTAAAATGGAAAAAGCTTACAATAAACTCCGTAGAGAAATATCTATAATTTGTGAGTTTTCCTTAAAGTAACAACTTCCGTAAACTCCGTCTTTATCTCTTAGTAAGTTTATTGTATTTATGACCTTTTCCTTATCTTCATAGAATACTAAAGGCAACAAAGAAATTTTTGGTTCTTCTCTAAGAGCTACGTGAGACTTAACCATAGAAGCCAACGAATCCCTACATATTTTAGAACAGAAATACCCCACTTCACCACCATTGTATGTCTCAATACTAATAGGTCTAAAAACCAAATCTTGATTACAAAACCAACACTTATCAATTACACTATTTGTCTTAATAGACACATCTGCCATAGATTTATAATACTTTGGTAGTATACAAGCGAGTGCTTCTTCTTTAGCGGGCTTAAAGACTGCTTTAGGTGCCGAAATAACCACATCTGGAAGGCTTACTCGCTTAGCCATTTAATTACGGAACTATTTTTTTATACGTCTAATGAGCAAGTAGAAAACCTCTCGTCTACAAAAACATACTCGTGTCCATAATCCTCTACCATAGTAACACGTTTTTTAGATCGCATATGCGCTAAAAAATTTTCCCATACTAATTGGTTACTATTATTTTTCGTATAATTCTTGACCGTTTGAGGTTTTAGATTTTTAGTTACGGAAGTGATATCGAATATTTTATCCAAAAAGAATGAGTAATTAATTGTCTTAGAAGGAGTGTTTTCTTGGCAAAAGAATACCAAGTGCTTAAATATTTCTACTACTTCATTAATCTTTTCTGTACTCAGATTCAGTTTCTCATCTTTTACTTGATTGATTATTTCAAAGACTAACTTATAATCCTTTTTATTTATTCTCTCGTTAGCTTTAAGAAAACCAGATACAAAATTTGCATCTACATCATCCGTGGATATTTGATTTTTTTCCATGATATCCAAGAGTTCCGAGATAATTTCTCCAGAACATTGATGAGACAATAATCTCCGCAATACATTTCTCAAATGAATAAGTTTATTAGACACGTGGAAGTTCGACTTTTTTTGTATCTTTGTACATTTTTGAAATACAGACTCGCAAAAAATACAATATTCATATCCTTGTTCAGATACTATACCGTTGTGTCTACAACCGCTACATAATCGTAGATTCATGTTAACACTCTACGTATCTCGTCGTCCAATATTTTATATAAAAACATTTTATTTCTAGACGTTGCCAGAAAATCCTGTAATACTTTTAGTTTTTGGGGTTGTGAATAAAGTATCGCCCTAATATTGTTACAGTCTTCCGCCAATATAGTAGTTAAATTATCCGCACATGCAGAAGAACACCGCTTAGGTGGATTCAGTACAATGTTATATTTTTCGTACCAACTCATTTAAATATCATAATCTAAAATAGTTCTGTAATATGCCTAGCGCTAATATATTGATCATAATCCTGTGCATAAATTAAGATACAACAATGTCTTGAAATCATCGACATGGCTTCTTCCATAGTTAGAAGATCGTCGTCAAAGTTAGCAACGTGATTCATCAACATTTGCTGTTTTGAGGCAGCAAATACTGAACCATCGCCATTCAACCATTCATAAAAACCATCGTCTGAATCCATTGATAATTTCTTGTACTGGTTTTTGAGAGCTCTCATCAATCTAGCATTTCTAGCTCCCGGATTGAAAACAGAAAGAGGATCGTACATCCAGGGTCCATTTTCTGTAAATAGAATCGTATAATGTCCCTTCAAGAAGATATCAGACGATCCACAATCAAAGAATTGGTCTCCGAGTTTATAACAGACTGCGGACTTTAACCTATACATGATACCGTTTAGCATGATTTCTGGCGATACGTCAATTGGAGTATCATCTATTAGAGATCTAAAGCCGGTGTAACATTCTCCACCAAACATATTCTTATTCTGGCGTCGTTCTACATAAAACATCATTGCTCCATTAACGATAACAGGGGAATGAACAGCACTACCCATCACATTAGTTCCCAATGGATCAATGTGTGTAACTCCAGAACATCTTCCATAGCCTATGTTAGGAGGAGCGAACACCACTCTTCCACTATTGCCATCGAATGCCATAGAATAAATATCCTTGGAATTGATAGAAATCGGACTGTCGGATGTTGTGATCATCTTCATAGGATTAACAACGATGTATGGCGCCGCCTGAAGTTTCATATCGTAACTGATGCCGTTCATAGGTCTAGCCACAGAAACCAACGTAGGTCTAAATCCAACTATAGACAAAATAGAAGCTAATATCTGTTCCTCATCGGTCATAACTTGAGAGCATCCAGTATGAATAATCTTCATTAGATGGGGATCTACCGCATCATCATCGTTACAATAAAAAATTCCCATTCTAATGTTCATAATTGCTTTTCTAATCATGGTATGCATGTTTGCTCTCTGAATCTCTGTGGAAATTAGATCTGATACACCTGTAATCACTATCGGATTATCCTCCGTAAGACGATTAACCAACAACATATAATTATAAGACTTTACTCTTCTAAATTCATAAAGTTGCTGGATTAGACTATATGTGTCTCCATGTACATACGCGTTCTCGAGCGCTGGAAGTTTAATACCGAATAGTGCCATCAGAATAGGATGAATGTAGTAATTAGTTTCTGGTTTTCTATAAATAAAAGACAAATCTTGTGAACTAGACATATCGGTAAAATGCATGGATTGGAATCGTGTAGTCGACAGAAGAATATGATGATTAGATGGAGAGTATATTTTATCTAACTCTTTGAGTTGGTCACCGATTCTAGGACTAGCTCGAGAATGAATAAGTACTAAAGGATGAGTACATTTCACAGAAACACTAGCATTGTTCAACGTGCTCTTTACATGGGTAAGGAGTTGAAATAGCTCGTTTCTATTTGTTCTGACAATATTTAGTTTATTCATAATGTTAAGCATATCCTGAATAGTAAAGTTAGATGTGTCATACTTGTTAGTAGTTAGATATTTAGCAATTGCATTCCCATCATTTCTCAATCTCGTACTCCAATCATGCGTGGATGCTACTTCGTCGATGGAAACCATACAATCCTTTTTGATAGGCTGTTGAGATTGATTATTTCCTGCACGTTTAGGTTTGGTACGTTGATTTCTAGCTCCTGCGGATATAAAGTCATCGTCTACAATCTGGGATAATGAATTGCATACACTACAAGACAAAGATTTATCAGAAGTGTGTATATGATCTTCATCTACCAAAGAAAGAGTTTGATTAATATAACTAGATTTTAGTCCTGCGTTAGATGTTAAAAACCCATCACTATTGAGCACGGCTTCCATTATTTATATTCGTAGTTTTTACTCGAAAGCGTGATTTTAATATCCAATCTTATTACTTTTGGAATCGTTCAAAACCTTTGACTAGTTGTAAAATTTGATCTATTGCCCTACGTGTATATTCCCTTGCATCATATACATTCGTTACCAGATCAGTTGTTTCGGCTTGAAGTTGATGCATATCTTTTTCAACACTCGACATGAGATCCTTAAGGGACATATCGTCTAGATTTTGTTGTGATATTGCTCCTGGATTTGGATTTTGTTGTGCTGTTGTACATACTGTACCACCAGTAGGTGTAGGAGTACATACAGTGGCCACAATAGGAGGTTGAGGAGGTGTAACCGTTGGAGTAGTACAAGAAATACTTCCATCCGATTGTTGTGTACATGTGGTTGTTGGCAACGTCTGAGAAGGTTGGGTAGATGGCGGTGTTGTCGTCTTTTGATCTTTATTAAATTTAGAGATAATATCCTGAACAGCATTGCTCGGCGTCAACGCTGGAAGGAGTGAATTCGACTGTGTATCGGTATCTGACGACAACCAATCAAAAAGATTAGACATATCCGATGATGTATTAGTTTGTTGTCGTGGTTTTGGTGTAGGAGCAGTACTACTAGGTAGAAGAATAGCAGACGGTGTAGATGTCGGAACCGGCTGTGGAGTTATATGAATTGTTGGTTGTAGCGGTTGGATAGGCCGTCTATTGGCGACCATCATATTATCTCTAGCTAGTTGTTCTCGCAACTGTCTTTGATAATACGACTCTTGAGACTTTAGTCCTATTTCAATCGCTTCATCCTTTTTCGTATCCGGATCCTTTTCTTCAGAATAATAGATTGATGACTTTGGTGTAGAGGCTTCTACCAGCCCCTGTGAGAACTTGTTAAAGAAGTCCATTTAAGGCTTTAAAATTGAATTGCGATTATAAGATTAAATGGCAGACACAGACGATATTATCGACTATGAATCCGATGATCTCACCGAATACGAGGATGATGACGAAGAGGAAGAAGATGGAGAGTCACTAGAAACTAGTGATATAGATCCCAAATCTTCTTATAAGATTGTAGAATCCGCATCCACTCATATAGAAGATGCGCATTCCAATCTTAAACATATGGGAAATCATATATCTGCTCTTAAACGACGCTATACTAGACGTATAAGTCTATTTGAAATAGCGGGTATAATAGCAGAAAGCTATAACTTGCTTCAACGAGGAAGATTACCTCTAGTTTCAGAATTTTCTGACGAAACGATGAAGCAAAATATGCTACATGTAATTATACAAGAGATAGAGGAGGGTTCTTGTCCTATAGTCATCGAAAAGAACGGAGAATTGTTGTCAGTAAACGATTTTGACAAAGATGGTCTAAAATTCCATCTAGACTATATTATCAAAATTTGGAAACTTCAAAAACGATATTAGAATTTATACGAATATCGTTCTCTAAATGTAACAATCAAGTCTCGCATGTTCAGCAGTTTATTGTCGTACTTTATATCGTGTTCATTAACGATATTTTGCAAAATAGTAATGATTCTATCTTCCTTCGATAGATATTCTTCAGAGATTATTGTCTTATATTCTTTCTTGTTATCCGATATGAATTTGATAAGACTTTGAACATTATTAATTCCCGTCTGTTTAATTTTTTCTACGGATATTTTAGTTTTGGCAGATTCTATCGTATCTGTTAATAGACACCCAACATCAACATTCGACGTCAATTGTCTATAAATCAACGTATAAATTTTAGAAATAACATTAGCAAATTGTTGGGCGTTGATGTCGTTATTCTGAAACAGTATGATTTTAGGTAGCATTTTCTTAACAAAGAGAACGTATTTATTATTACTCAGTTGAACAGATGATATATCCAGATTACTAACACATCTGATTCCGTATACCAAACTTTCAGAAGAAATGGTATACAATTGTTTGTATTCATTCAATGTCTCTTTTTCAGAAATTAGTTTAGAATCGAATACTGCAATAATTTTCAAGAGATAGTTTTCATCAGATAAGATTTTATTTAGTGTAGATATGATAAAACTATTGTTTTGTTGGAGAACTTGATACGCCGCATTCTCTGTAGTCGACGCTCTCAAATGGGAAACAATCTCCATTATTTTTTTGGAGTCGGATACGATATCTTCGGTATCTTGACGCAATCTAGTATACATAGAGTTAAGAGAAATTATAGTTTGTACATTGAGCAACATGTCTCTAAATGCGACTACAAATTTTTCCTTTTCCACATCATCTAGTTTATTATATACCGATTTCACAACAGCACCAGATTTAAGGAACCAGAATGAAAAACTCTGATAACTACAATATTTCATCATAGTTACGATTTTATCATCTTCTATAGTTGGTGTGATAGCGCATACCTTTTTCTCCAAGACTGGAACCAATGTCATAAAAATGTTTAAATCAAAATCCATATCAACATCTGATGCGCTAAGACCAGTCTCGCGCTCAAGATTATCTTTACTAATGGTGACGAACTCATCGTATAGAACTCTAAGTTTGTCCATTATTTATTTACAGATTTAGTTGTTTAATTTATTTGTGCTCTTCCAGAGTTGGGATAGTATTTTTCTAACGTCGGTATTATATTATTAGGATCTACGTTCATATGTATCATAATATTAATCATCCAGGTTTTGATAAATCTATCTTTAGCTTCTGAAATAACGTATTTAAACAAAGGAGAAAAATATTTAGCTACAGCATCAGACGCAATAACATTTTTTGTAAATGTAACGTATTTAGACGACAGATCTTCGTTAAAAAGTTTTCCATCTATGTAGAATCCATCTGTTGTTAACACCATTCCCGCGTCAGATTGAATAGGAGTTTGAATAGTTTGTTTTGGAAATAGATCCTTCAATAACTTATAGTTGGGTGGGAAAAAATCGATTTTATCACTAGACTCTTTCTTTTTTACTATCATTACCTCATGAACTATTTCTTGAATGAGTATATGTATTTTCTTTCCTATATCAGACGCGTTCATTGGAAAATATACCATGTCGTTAACTATAAGAATATTTTTATCCTCGTTTACAAACTGAATAATATCAGATGTAGTTCGTAAACGAACTATATCATCACCGGCACAACATCTAACTATATGATATCCACTAGTTTCCTTTAGCCGTTTATTATCTTGTTCCATATTAGCAGTCATTCCATCATTTAAGAAGGTGTCAAAGATAATAGGGAGAAATGACATTTTGGATTCTGTTACGACTTTACCAAAATTAAGGATATACGGACTTATTATCTTTTTTTCAACGTCGATTTGATGAACACACGATGAAAATGTACTTCGATGAGATTGATCATGAAGAAAACAACAAGGGATACAATATTTCCGCATATCATGAAATATATTAAGAAATCCCACTTTATTATATTTCCCCAAAGGATCCATGCACGTAAACATTATACCGTTATCATTAATAAATACTTCTTTCTCATCGGATCTGTAAAAGTTGTTACTGATTTTTTTCATTCCAGGATCTAGATAATTAATAATGATGGGTTTTCTATTCTTATTCTTTGTATTTTGACATATCCTAGACCAGTAAACAGTTTCCACTTTGGTAAAATCAGCAGACTTTTGAACGCTATTAAACATGGCATTAATGGCAATAACTAAAAATGTAAAATATTTTTCTATGTTAGGAATATGGTTTTTCACTTTAATAGATATATGTTTTTTGGCCAAAATGATAGATATTTTTTTATCCGAGGATAGTAAAATATTATTAGTCGCCGTCTCTATAAAAATGAAGCTAGTCTCGATATCCAATTTTATTCTAGAATTGATAGGAGTCGCCAAATGTACCTTATACGTTATATCTCCCTTAATGCGTTCCATTTGTGTGTCTATATCGGATACAAGATCAGTAAATAGTTTCACATTATTAATCATCACAGTATCGCCGTCGCTAGATAATGCTAATGTGCCATCCAAGTCCCAAATGGAGAGATTTAACTGTTCATCGTTTAGAATAAAATGATTACCGGTCATATTAATAAAGTGTTCATCGTATCTAGATAACGCCGACTTATAATTAATGTCCAAGTCTTGAACTCGCTGAATAATCTTTTTTAACCCAGTTAGTTTTAGATTGGTACGAAATATATTGTTAAACTTTGATTCTACAGTAATGTCCAAATCGAGTCGTGGAAATACTTCCATCAACATTGTTTCAAACTTGATAATATTATTATCTACATCTTCATACGATCCAAATTCCGGAATAGATGTATCACATGCTCTTGCCACCCAGATAACCAAAAAGTCACACGCTCCAGGATATACATTGTATAAAAAGCTATCGTTTTTAAGTAGGGTTTTTTTCTGCGTATATACGAAGGGATTAAAAATAGTATTATCAACGTAACTATATTCCAAATTATTCTTATGAGAATAGATAATAATATCGTCCTTAATATCTAACAAATTTCCTAAATATCCCTTTAATTGAGTCATTCGAAGCGTCAATAAAATATGTCTCTTAACTATTTCCGGCCGTTGTATATTTAAATGACTTCGTAAGAAATAATATATGGGCGACTTCTCATCTATGTAATCATATGGAGTGAGATATAGGGCTCGTTCTACCTCCTGCCCCTTACCCACCTGTAATACCAATTGCGGACTCACTGTATATCGCATATTTATATCGTGGGGTAAAGTGAAAATCTACTACCGATGATGTAAGTCTTACAATGTTCGAACCAGTACCAGATCTTAATTTGGAGGCCTCCGTAGAACTAGGGGAGGTAAATATAGATCAAACAACACCTATGATAAAGGAGAATAGCGGTTTTATATCCCGTAGTAGACGTCTATTCGCCCATAGATCTAAGGATGATGAGAGAAAACTAGCACTACGATTCTTTTTACAAAGACTTTATTTTTTAGATCATAGAGAGATTCATTATTTGTTCAGATGCGTTGACGCTGTAAAAGACGTCACTATTACCAAAAAAAATAACATTATCGTGGCGCCTTATATAGCACTTTTAACTATCGCATCAAAAGGATGCAAACTTACAGAAACAATGATTGAAGCATTCTTTCCAGAACTATATAATGAACATAGTAAGAAATTCAAATTCAACTCTCAAGTATCCATCATCCAAGAAAAACTCGGATACCAGTCTGGAAACTATCACATTTATGATTTTGAACCGTATTACTCTACAGTAGCTCTGGCTATTCGAGATGAACATTCATCTGGCATTTTTAATATCCGTCAAGAGAGTTATCTGGTAAGTTCATTATCTGAAATAACATATAGATTTTATCTAATTAATCTAAAATCTGATCTTGTTCAATGGAGTGCTAGTACGGGCGCTGTAATTAATCAAATGGTAAATACTGTATTGATTACAGTGTATGAAAAGTTACAACTGGTCATAGAAAATGATTCACAATCTACATGTTCATTGGCTGTGGAATCAGAACTTCCAATAAAATTACTTAAAGATAGAAATGAATTATTTACAAAATTCATCAACGAGTTAAAAAAGACCAGTTCATTCAAGATAAGCAAACGCGATAAGGATACGTTACTAAAATATTTTACTTAGGAGTTAGAATTTATAGACGACTCATTTCGTGTATCATTGTTACTATTACTATTACTATTACTATTACTATTACTATCATTATTAGTGTTGGTATTATTAGTATTCTTCTTGTCATCTTGTTCAGAAATATACAGCAATGCTATACCTAATACTAAATACATTATCATGCTTGCAATGGCTCTAACAACGACGAACCAAAATGAATTTGGTCGTAGCTTTTGTTCACAAAAATACATAAAGAAATGTCTACATAAATCTATGGCGCCATTGGCTACTTGAAATAGCGCCAGTCCTCCTACAGATTTTAATATAGCTGTATAACATGACATTTATTCATCATCAAAAGAGACAGAGTCACCATCTGCCATATTTAGATTTTTTTTCATGTGTTCAAAGTATCCTCTACTCATTTCATTATAATAGTTTATCATACTTAGAATTTTAGGACGGATCAATGAGTAAGACTTGACTAGATCGTCAGTAGTAATTTGTACATCGTCTATTCTGCATCCGCTTCGTCGAATAATGTATAGCATCGCTTTGAGATTCTCCATAGCTATCAAGTCTTTATACAATGACATGGAAATATCTGTGAATACTTTATACTTCTCCAACATCGATGCCTTAACATCATCGCCTACTTTAGCATTGAAAATACGTTCTATTGTGTAGATGGATGTGGCAAGATTTTTAAACAACAATGCCATCTTACACGATGATTGCCTCAAGTCTCCGATCGTTTGTTTAGAACGATTAGCTACAGAGTCCAATGCTTGGCTGACTAACATATTATTATCTTTAGAAATTGTATTCTTCAATGAGGCGTTTATCATATCTGTGATTTCGTTAGTCATATTACAGTCTGACTGGGTTGTAATGTTATCCAACATATCACCTATGGATACGGTACACGTACCAGCATTTGTAATAATCCTATCTAAGATGTTGTATGGCATTGCGCAGAAAATATCTTCTCCTGTAATATCTCCACTCTCGATAAATCTACTCAGATTATTCTTAAATGCCTTATTCTCTGGAGAAAAGATATCAGTGTCCATCATTTCATTAATAGTATACGCAGAAAAGATACCACGAGTATCAATTCTATCCAAGATACTTATCGGTTCCGAGTCACAGATAATGGTTTCCTCTCCTTCGGGAGATCCTGCATAGAAATATCTAGGACAATAGTTTCTATACTGTCTGTAACTCTGATAATCTCTAAAGTCACTAACTGATACCATGAAATTGAGAAGATCAAACGCTGAAGTAATCAATTTTTCTGCCTCGTTTTTACTACAACTAGTTTTCATCAATGTAGTGACGATGTATTGTTTAGTTACTCTTGGTCTAATACTGATGATAGAGATATTATTGCTTCCCATAATGGATCTTCTAGTAGTCACCTTAAAGCCCATTGATGCGAATAGCAGATAGATAAAGTCTTGGTATGACTCCTTTCTAATATAGTACGGACTACCTTTGTCACCCAACTTTATACCCACATAAGCCATAACAACCTCTTTAATAGCCGTTTCATGAGGTTTATCAGCCATGAGCCTGAGTAGTTGGAAGAATCTCATGAATCCCGTCTCGGACAGTCCTATATGCATGATAGATTTATCTTTCCTGGGAAACTCTCGTATAGTCATAGATGAAATACTCTTCAAAGTTTCTGAAATAAGATTAGTAACAGTCTTACCTCCGACTACTCTGGGTAACAAACATACTCTAATAGGTGTTTTCTCTGCGGAGATAATATCAGAAAGGATAGAGCAATAAGTAGTATTATTGTGATTATAAAGACCGAATACATAACAGGTAGAATTTATAAACATCATGTCCTGAAGGTTTTTAGACTTGTATTCCTCGTAATCCATACCGTCCCAAAACATGGATTTGGTAACTTTGATAGCCGTAGATCTTTGTTCCTTCGCCAACATACTAAGGAAAGTAATAAAGAATTTGTTGTTTCTATTTATGTCCACAAATTGCACGTTTGGAAGTGCAACTGTTACGTTCACTGCAGCATTTTGAGGATCTCGAGTATGAAGTACGATGTTATTGTTTACTGGTATATCTGGAAAGATTTCTACCAGTCTAGGAATAAGAGATTGATATCTCATAGAAATAGAAAAGTTTATAATCTCATCATCAAAGATCATTCTGTTACCATTGTAATAAATTGGTACTCTATCATAATCATCGACAAAGTACTGTTCATACATGATGAGATGTTTATATGTTGGCATAGTAGTGAGATCGACGTTTGGTAATGGCAATGTATTAAGATTAACTCCATAATGTCTAGCAGCATCTGCGATGTTATAAGTGTTGTCAAATCGGGGTCGATCTTGTGCTGTTATATATTGTCTAACACCTATAAGATTATCAAAATCTTGTCTGCTTAATACACCGTTAACAATTTTTGCCTTGAATTCTTTTATTGGTGCATTAATAACATCCTTATAGAGGATGTTAAACAAATAAGTATTATCGAAGTTAAGATCTGGGTATTTCTTTTCTGCTAGAACATCCATTGAGTCGGAGCCATCTGGTTTAATATAACCACCGATAAATCTAGCTCTGTATTCTGTATCCGTCAATCTAATATTAAGAAGGTGTTGAGTGAAAGGTGGAAGATCGTAAAAGTTGTGAGTATTAATAATAGGGTTAGTTTCCGAACTAATGTTAATTGGATGATTAATAATATCGATATTTCCAGCGTTAAGTGTGACATTAAACAGTCTTAATTCACTTGACGTGGTATCAATTAAATAATTAATGCCCAATTTGGATATAGCAGCTTGAAGCTCATCTTGTTTAGTTACGGATCCTAATGAGTTATTAAGCAATACATCGAACGGATGAACGAAGGTTGTTTTGAGTTGGTCACATACTTTGTAATCTAGACATAGATGCGGAAGAACGGTAGAAACTATACGAAATAGATATTCAGAGTCCTCTAATTGATCAAGAGTAACTATTGACTTAATAGGCATCATTTATTTAGTATTAAATGACGACCGTACCAGTGACGGATATACAAAACGACTTAATTACAGAGTTTTCAGAAGATAATTATCCATCTAACAAAAATTATGAAATAACTCTTCGTCAAATGTCTATTCTAACTCACGTTAACAACGTGGTAGATAGAGAACATAATGCCGCCGTAGTGTCATCTCCAGAGGAAATATCCTCACAAATTAATGAAGATCTATTTCCAGATGATGATTCTCCGGCCACTATTATCGAAAGAGTACAACCTCATACTACTATTATTGACGATACTCCACCTCCTACTTTTCGTAGAGAGTTATTGATATCGGAACAACGTCAACAACGAGAAAAAAGATTTAATATTACAGTATCGAAAAATGCTGAAGCAATAATGGAATCTAGATCTATGATAACTTCTATCCCAACACAAACACCATCCTTGGGAGTAGTTTATGATAAAGATAAAAGAATTCAGATGCTAGAGGATGAAGTGGTTAATCTTAGAAATCAACGATCTAATACAAAATCATCTGATAATTTGGATAATTTTACCAGAATACTATTTGGTAAGACTCCGTATAAATCAACAGAAGTTAATAAGCGTATAGCCATCGTTAATTATGCAAATTTGAACGGGTCTCCCTTATCAGTCGAGGACTTGGATGTTTGTTCGGAGGATGAAATAGATAGAATCTATAAAACAATTAAACAATATCACGAAAGTAGAAAACGAAAAATTATCGTCACTAACGTGATTATTATTGTCATAAACATTATCGAGCAGGCATTGCTAAAACTCGGATTTGAAGAAATCAAAGGACTGAGTACCGATATCACTTCAGAAATTATCGATGTGGAGATCGGAGATGACTGCGATGCTGTAGCATCAAAACTAGGAATCGGTAACAGTCCGGTTCTTAATATTGTATTGTTTATACTCAAGATATTCGTTAAACGAATTAAAATTATTTAATTTAATACATTCCCATATCCAGACAACAATCGTCTGGATTAACTTGTTCCTGTCGTCTCATACCGGACGACATATTAATCTTTTTATTAGTATGCATCTTTTTAGATGATTTCTTTTTCCCAGCATTAACTGATTCGATACCTAGAAGATCGTGATTGATCTCTCCGACCATTCCACGAACTTCTAATTGACCGTCTCTAACGGTACCATAAACTATTTTACCAGCATTAGTAACAGCTTGGACAATCTGACCATCCATTGCGTTGAATGATGTAGTTGCTGTTGTTCTACGTCTAGGAGCACCAGAAGTATTTTTGGAGCCCTTGGATGTTGATGTAGAAGAAGACGAGGATTTTGATTTTGGTTTACATGTAATACATTTTGAACTCTTTGATTTTGTATCACATGCGCCGGCAGTCACATCTGTTTGAGAATTAAGATTATTGTTGCCTCCTTTGACGGCTGCATCTCCACCGATTTGCGCTAGTAGATTTTTAAGCTGTGGTGTAATCTTATTAACTGTTTCGATATAATCATCGTAACTGCTTCTAACGGTTAAATTTTTTTTATCCGCCATTTAGAAGCTAAAAATATTTTTATTTATGCAGAAGATTTAACTAGATTATACAATGAACTAATATGATCCTTTTCTAGATTATTTACAAACTTGGTATTTCTTGGTTCTGGAGGAGGTGGATTAGGATCCGGATTTTGTGGGCTCTTGATCTTATTATACAGCGCGTATAGGATGGCGACAGTAACTGCTACACAAATGCCGATCAAAAGAAGAATACCAATCATTTATTGACAATAACTTCACTATGATCAAGTATGTAATATATATCATCTTTTCACTAAATAAGTAGTAATAACGATTCAACAATGTCGAGATATATGGACGATAATAATTTAGTTCACGGAAATATCGCTATGATTGGTGTGAATGACTCCGCTAACTCTGTGGGGTGCGCAGTGCTTTCCCCACATAGAATAAATTAGCATTCCGACTGTGATAATAATACCAAGTATAAACGCCATAATACTCAATACTTTCCATGTACGAGTGGGACTGGTAGACTTACTAAAGTCAATAAAGGCGAAGATACACGAAAGAATCAAAAGAATGATTCCAGCGATTAGCACGCCGGAAAAATAATTTCCAATCATAAGCATCATGTCCATTTAACTAATAAAAATTTTAAATTGCCGAATGAACAAAGTGGAATATAAACCATATAAAAACAATAGTTTGTACTGCAAAAATAATATCTATTTTTGTTTTCGAAGATATGGTAAAATTAAATAGTAGTACACAACATGTTATAACTAACAGTAGCAACGGCTCGTAATTACTTATCATTTACTAGACGAAAAGGTGGTGGGATATTTTCTTGCTCAAATAATACGAATATATCACCCATCCATTTTATGCGATGTTTATATACTCTAATCTTTAATAAATCTATAGACGACGGGTTTACCAACAATATAGATTTTATCGATTCATCTAATTTAAACCCTTCCTTAAACGTGAATGATTTATTATCTGGCATAACGATGACCCTACCTGATGAATCGGATAATGTATTGGGCCATGTAGAATAAATTATCAACGAATTATCGTCTACGAACATTTATATCATTTGTTTTAATTTTAGGACGCGAATAAATAGATATAAAATAGAAAATAACAGATATTACAACCAGTGTTATGGCCGCGCCCAACCAGGTAGGCAGTTTTATTTTATCTTTTACTACAGGTTCTCCTGGATGTACGTCACCAACTGCAGACGTAGTTCTAGTACAATTAGACATAAGTTCCGCTTGGGAATTTTTTAACGCTAAAGAGTTAACGTTAACCGTACACCCAACGTATTTACATCTAGTTCTTTGAACATCTTGATTATAATATAACCATTTTCTATCTCTAGATTCGTCAGTGCACTCATGTAACCAACATACCCTAGGTCCCAAATATTTATCTCCGGAATTTGATTTTGGATAATTCGCACACCAACAATTTCTATTTCCTTTATGATCGTTACAAAAGACATATAATGCTGTATCCCCAAAAGTAAAATAATCAGGACGAACAATTCTAATAAACTCAGAACAATATCTCGCATCCATATGTTTGGAACAAATATCAGAATAAGTAGACATAGCCGGTTTTCGTTTTGCTCGTAACCATTCTAAACAATTGGGGTTTCCAGGATCGTTTCTACAAAATCCAGTCATGAAATCGTCACAATGTTCGGTCTTGTAATTATTATTAAATATTTTTGGACAGTGTTTGGTATTTGTCTTAGAACAACATTTTGCCACGCTATCGCTATCGCCCAGGAGATAATCCTTTTTTATAAAATGACATCGTTGCCCGGATGCTATATAATCAGTAGCATGTTTTAAATCCTTAATATATTCAGGAGTTACCTCGTTCTGATAATAGATTAATGATCCAGGACGAAATTTGAAAGAACTACATGGTTCTCCACGAATTAATACATATTGTTTAGCAAATTCAGGAACTATAAAACTACTGCAATGATCTATCGACATACCATCTATCAAACAAAATTTGGGTTTAATTTCTCCTGGAGACGTTTCATAATAATACATATAACTTTCTTCGGCAAACCTAACAGCTCTATTATATTCAGGATAATTAAAACCTAATACCATATATTTGTCTCGTATATCTGCTATTCCTGTCTCTATTTTGATGCTATTAAGAGTAACAGCTGCCCCCATTCTTAATAATCGTCAGTATTTAAACTGTTAAATGTTGGTATATCAACATCTATCTTATTTCCCGCAGTATAAGGTTTGTTACATGTATGATGTTCAGGAATGGTTATATTTATTCTTTTATAGTCCTGTCTTTCGATGTTCATCACATATGCAAAGAACAGAATAAACAAAATAATGTAAGAAATAATATTAAATATCTGTGAATTCGTAAATACATTGATTGCCATAATAATTACAGCAGCTACAATACACACAATAGACATTCCCACAGTGTTGCCATTACCTCCACGATACATTTGAGTTACTAAGCAATAGGTAATAACTAAGCTAGTAAGAGGCAATAGAAAAGATGAGATAAATATCATCAATATAGAGATTAGAGGAGGGCTATATAGAGCCAAGACGAACAAAATCAAACCGAGTAACGTTCTAACATCATTATTTTTGAAGATTCCCAAATAATCATTCATTCCTCGATAATCGTTTTGTATCATACCTCCATCTGTAGGCATAAACGATTGTTGCTGTTCCTCTGTAAATAAATCTTTATCAAGCACTCCAGCACCCGCAGAGAAGTCGTCAAGCATATTGTAATATCTTAAATAACTCATTTATATATTAAAAAATGTCACTATTAAAGATGGAGTATAATCTTTATGCCGAACTAAAAAAAATGACTTGTGGTCAGCCCATAAGTCTTTTTAATGAAGACGGTGATTTCGTAGAAGTTGAACCAGGATCATCCTTTAAGTTTCTAATACCTAAGGGATTTTACTCCTCTCCTTCCGTAAAGACGAGTCTAGTATTCGAGACATTAACAACGACCGATAATAAAATTACTAGTATCAATCCAATAAATGCGCCAAAGTTATATCCTCTTCAACGCAAAGTCGTATCTGAAGTAGTTTCTAATATGAGGAAAATGATCGAATTAAAACGTCCTCTATACATCACTCTTCACTTGGCGTGTGGATTTGGTAAGACTATTACCACGTGTTATCTTATGGCCACGCACGGCAGAAAAACCATCATTTGCGTACCCAATAAAATGTTAATACATCAATGGAAGACATTGGTAGAGGCAGTCGGATTGGAACATAAGATATCTATAGATGGTGTTAGTAGTCTATTAAAGGAACTAAAGACTCAAAGTCCGGATGTATTAATCGTAGTCAGTAGACATCTGACAAACGATGCATTTTGTAAATATATCAATAAGCATTATGATTTGTTCATCTTGGATGAATCACATACGTATAATCTGATGAACAATACAGCAGTTACAAGATTTTTAGCGTATTATCCTCCGATGATGTGTTATTTTTTAACTGCTACACCTAGACCAGCTAACAGAATTTATTGTAACAGTATTATTAATATTGCCAAGTTATCCGATCTAAAAAAAACTATCTATGTAGTGGATAGTTTTTTTGATCCATATTCCACAGATAATATTAGACATATGATAAAACGACTAGATGGACCATCTAATAAATATCATATATATACCGAGAAGTTATTATCTGTAGACGAGCCTAGAAATCAACTTATTCTTGATACCCTGGTAGAAGAATTCAAATCGGGAACTATTAATCGAATTTTAGTTATTACCAAACTACGTGAACATATGGTAATGTTCTACAAACGATTATTAGATCTTTTCGGACCAGAGGTTGTATTTATAGGAGACGCCCAAAATAGACGTACTCCAGATATGGTCAAATCAATCAAGGAACTAAATAGATTTATATTTGTATCCACCTTATTTTATTCCGGTACTGGTTTAGATATTCCTAGTTTGGATTCTTTGTTCATTTGCTCAGCAGTAATCAACAATATGCAAATAGAGCAATTACTAGGGAGGGTATGTCGAGAAACAGAACTATTAGATAGGACGGTATATGTATTTCCTAGCACATCCATTAAAGAAATAAAGTACATGATAGGAAATTTTGTACAACGAATTATTAGTCTATCTGTAGATAAACTAGGATTTAAACAAGAAAGTTATCGGAAACATCAAGAATCCGATCCCACTTCTACATGTACAACATCCTCCAGAGAAGAACGTGTATTAAATAGAATATTTAACTCGCAAAATCGTTAAGAAGTTTAAGCGACGATCCGCATGCTGCACAGGCCAGTGTATTACCCCTCATAGTATTAATATAATCCAATGATACTTTTGTGATATCGGAAATCTTAACCAATTTAGACTGACAGACAGAACACGTCATGCAATCATCATCGTCATCGATAACTGTAGTCTTGGGCTTCTTTTTGCGGCTCTTCATTCCGGAACGCGCGTTGGTACTATCCATTTAGGTAGTAAAAAATAAGTCAGAATATGCCCTATAGCACGATCGTACAAAACCTGGTAGTATATCGTCTCTATCTTTATCACAATATAGTGTATCGACATCTTTATTATTATTGACCTCGTTTATCTTGGAACATGGAATGGGAACATTTTTGTTATCGACAGCCACCTTTGCCTTAATTCCAGATGTTGTAAAATTATAACTAAACATTCTATCATCGACACAAATGAAATTCTTGTTTAGACGTTTGTAGTTTACGTATGCGGCTCGTTCTCGTCTCATTTTTTCAGATATTGCAGGTACTATAATATTAAAAATAAGAATGAAATAACATAGGATTAAAAATAAAGTTATCATGACTTCTAGTGCTGATTTAACTAACTTAAAAGAATTACTTAGTCTGTACAAAAGTTTGAGATTTTCAGATTCTGCGGCTATAGAGAAGTATAATTCTTTGGTAGAATGGGGAACATCTACTTACTGGAAAATAGGCGTACAAAAGGTAGCTAATGTCGAGACGTCCATATCTGATTATTATGATGAGGTAAAAAATAAACCGTTTAATATTGATCCGGGGTATTATATTTTCTTACCGGTATATTTTGGAAGCGTCTTTATTTATTCGAAGGGTAAAAATATGGTAGAACTAGGATCTGGAAACTCTTTTCAAATACCAGATGATATGCGAAGTGCGTGTAACAAAGTATTAGACAGCGATAACGGAATAGACTTTCTGAGATTTGTTTTGTTAAACAATAGATGGATAATGGAAGATGCTATATCAAAATATCAGTCTCCAGTTAATATATTTAAACTAGCGAGTGAGTACGGATTAAACATACCCAAATATTTAGAAATTGAAATAGAGGAAGACACATTATTTGACGACGAATTATACTCTATTATAGAACGATCTTTCGATGATAAATTTCCAAAAATATCTATATCGTATATTAAGTTGGGAGAACTTAAGCGGCAAGTTGTAGACTTTTTCAAATTCTCATTCGTGTATATTGAGTCCATCAAGGTAGATCGTATAGGAGATAATATTTTTATTCCTAGCGTTATAACAAAATCAGGAAAAAAGATATTAGTAAAAGATGTAGACCATTTAATACGATCCAAGGTTAGAGAACATACATTTGTAAAAGTAAAAAAGAAAAACACATTTTCCATTTTATACGACTATGATGGGAACGGAACAGAAACTAGAGGAGAAGTAATAAAACGAATTATAGACACTATAGGACGAGACTATTATGTTAACGGAAAGTATTTCTCTAAGATTGGTAGTGCCGGCTTAAAGCAATTGACTAATAAATTAGATATTAATGAGTGTGCAACCGTCGATGATTTAGTTGATGAGATTAATAAATCCGGAACTGTAAAACGAAAAATAAAAAACCAATCAGTATTTGATTTAAGCAGAGAATGTTTGGGATATCCAGAAGCGGATTTTATAACGTTAGTTAATAACATGCGGTTCAAAATAGAAAATTGTAAGGTTGTAAATTTCAATATTGAAAATACTAATTGTTTAAATAACCCGAGTATTGAAACTATATATGGAAACTTTAACCAGTTCGTCTCAATCTTTAATACCGTTACCGATGTCAAAAAAAGATTATTCGAGTGAAATAATATGCGCCTTTGATATAGGTGCAAAAAATCCTGCTAGAACTGTTTTAGAAGTCAAGGATAACTCCGTTAGGGTATTGGATATATCAAAATTAGACTGGAGTTCTGATTGGGAAAGGCGCATAGCTAAAGATTTGTCACAATATGAATACACTACAGTTCTTCTAGAACGTCAGCCTAGAAGGTCACCGTACGTCAAATTTATCTATTTTATTAAAGGCTTTTTATATCATACATCGGCTACCAAAGTTATTTGCGTCTCGCCTGTCATGTCTGGTAATTCATATAGAGATCGAAAAAAGAGATCTGTTGAAGCATTTCTTGATTGGATGGACACATTTGGATTGCGAGACTCCGTTCCGGATAGACGCAAATTAGACGATGTAGCGGATAGTTTCAATTTGGCTATGAGATACGTATTAGATAAATGGAATACTAATTATACACCTTATAATAGATGTAAATCTAGAAATTACATAAAAAAAATGTAATAACGTTAGTAACGCCATTATGGATAATCTATTTACCTTTCTACATGAAATAGAAGATAGATATGCCAGAACTATTTTTAACTTTCATCTAATAAGTTGCGATGAAATAGGAGATATATATGGTCTTATGAAAGAACGCATTTCCTCAGAGGATATGTTTGATAATATAGTATATAATAAAGATATACATCCCGCCATTAAGAAACTAGTTTATTGCGACATCCAACTTACTAAACACATTATTAATCAGAATACGTATCCGGTATTTAACGATTCTTCACAAGTGAAATGTTGTCATTATTTCGATATAAACTCAGATAATAGCAATATTAGCTCTCGTACAGTAGAGATATTTGAGAGGGAAAAGTCATCTCTTGTATCATATATTAAAACTACCAATAAGAAGAGAAAGGTCAATTATGGGGAAATAAAGAAAACTGTACATGGAGGCACTAATGCAAATTACTTTTCCGGTAAAAAATCTGATGAGTATTTGAGCACTACAGTTAGATCCAACATTAATCAACCTTGGATCAAAACCATCTCTAAGAGGATGAGAGTCGATATCATTAATCACTCTATAGTAACGCGTGGAAAAAGCTCTATATTACAAACTATAGAAATTATTTTTACTAATAGAACATGTGTGAAAATATTCAAGGACTCTACTATGCACATTATTCTATCCAAGGACAAGGATGAAAAGGGGTGTATACACATGATTGATAAATTATTCTATGTCTATTATAATTTATTTCTGTTGTTCGAGGATATCATCCAAAACAAATACTTTAACGAAGTAGCCAATATTGTAAACCACGTACTCACGGTTACGGCATTAGATGAGAAATTATTCCTAATTAAGAAAATGGCTGAACACGATGTTTATGGAGTTAGCAATTTCAAAATAGGGATGTTTAACCTGACATTTATTAAGTCGTTGGATCATACAGTTTTCCCCTCTCTGTTAGATGAGGATAGCAAAATAAAGTTTTTTAAGGGGAAAAAGCTCAATATTGTAGCATTACGCTCTCTGGATGATTGTATAAATTACGTGACTAAATCCGAGAATATGATAGAAATGATGAAGGAAAGATCGACTATTTTAAATAGCATAGATATAGAAACGGAATCGGTAGATCGTCTAAAAGAATTGCTTCTAAAATGAAAAAAAACACTGATTCAGAAATGGATCAACGACTAGGATATAAGTTTTTGGTGCCTGATCCTAAAGCCGGAGTTTTTTATAGACCGTTACATTTCCAATATGTATCGTATTCTAATTTTATATTGCATCGATTGCATGAAATCTTGACCGTCAAGCGGCCACTCTTATCGTTTAAGAATAATACAGAACGAATTATGATAGAAATTAGCAATGTTAAAGTGACTCCTCCAGATTACTCACCTATAATCGCGAGTATTAAAGGTAAGAGTTATGACGCATTAGCAACGTTCACTGTAAATATCTTTAAAGAGGTAATGACCAAAGAGGGTATATCCATCACTAAAATAAGTAGTTATGAGGGAAAAGATTCTCATTTGATAAAAATTCCGCTACTAATAGGATACGGGAATAAAAATCCACTTGATACAGCCAAGTATCTTGTTCCTAATGTCATAGGTGGAGTCTTTATCAATAAACAATCTGTCGAAAAAGTAGGAATTAATCTAGTAGAAAAGATTACAACATGGCCAAAATTTAGGGTTGTTAAGCCAAACTCATTCACTTTCTCGTTTTCCTCCGTATCCCCTCCTAATGTATTACCGACAAGATATCGCCATTACAAGATATCTCTGGATATATCACAATTGGAAGCATCGAATATATCATCTACAAAGACATTTATAACGGTCAATATTGTTTTGCTGTCTCAATATTTATCTAGAGTGAGTCTAGAATTCATTAGACGTAGTTTATCATACGATATGCCTCCAGAAGTTGTGTATCTAGTAAACGCGATAATAGATAGTGCTAAACGAATTACTGAATCTATTACTGACTTTAATATTGATACATACATTAATGACCTGGTGGAAGCTGAACACATTAAACAAAAATCTCAGTTAACGATTAACGAGTTCAAATATGAAATGCTGCATAACTTTTTACCTCATATGAACTATACACCCGATCAACTAAAGGGATTTTATATGATATCTTTACTAAGAAAGTTTCTCTACTGTATCTACCACACTTCTAGATATCCAGATAGAGATTCGATGGTTTGTCATCGTATACTAACATACGGCAAATATTTTGAGACGTTGGCACATGATGAATTAGAGAATTACATAGGCAACATCAGAAACGACATCATGAACAATCACAAGAACAGAGGCACTTACGCGGTAAACATTCATGTACTAACAACTCCCGGACTTAATCATGCATTTTCTAGTCTATTGAGTGGAAAGTTCAAAAAGTCAGACGGTAGTTATCGAACACATCCTCACTATTCATGGATGCAGAATATTTCTATTCCTAGAAGTGTTGGATTTTATCCTGATCAAGTAAAGATTTCAAAGATGTTTTCTGTCAGAAAATACCATCCAAGTCAATATCTTTACTTTTGTTCATCAGACGTTCCGGAAAGAGGTCCTCAGGTAGGTTTAGTATCTCAATTGTCTGTTCTGAGTTCCATTACAAATATACTAACGTCTGAGTATTTGGATTTGGAAAAGAAAATTTGTGAGTATATCAGATCATATTATAAAGATGATATAAGTTACTTTGAAACAGGATTTCCTATTACTATAGAAAATGCTCTAGTCGCATCTCTTAATCCAAATATGATATGTGATTTTGTAACTGACTTTAGACGTAGAAAACGGATGGGATTCTTCGGTAACTTGGAGGTAGGTATTACTTTAGTTAGGGATCACATGAATGAAATTCGCATTAATATTGGAGCAGGAAGATTAGTCAGACCATTCTTGGTTGTGGATAACGGAGAGCTCATGATGGATGTGTGTCAGGAGTTAGAAAGCAGATTAGACGACATGACATTCTCTGACATTCAGAAAGAGTTTCCACATGTCATCGAAATGGTAGATATAGAACAATTTACTTTTAGTAACGTATGTGAATCGGTTCAAAAATTTAGAATGATGTCAAAGGATGAAAGAAAGCAATACGATTTATGTGACTTTCCTGCCGAATTTAGAGATGGATATGTAGCATCTTCACTAGTGGGAATCAATCACAATTCTGGACCCAGAGCTATTCTTGGATGTGCTCAAGCTAAACAAGCTATCTCTTGTCTGAGTTCGGATATACGAAATAAAATAGACAATGGAATTCATTTGATGTATCCAGAGAGACCAATTGTCATTAGTAAGGCTTTAGAAACTTCAAAGATTGCGGCCAATTGCTTCGGACAACATGTTACTATAGCATTAATGTCGTACAAAGGTATCAATCAAGAGGATGGAATTATCATCAAAAAACAATTTATTCAGAGAGGCGGTCTCGATATTGTTACAGCCAAGAAACATCAAGTAGAAATTCCATTGGAAAACTTTAATAACAAAGAAAGAGATAGGTCTAACGCCTATTCAAAATTAGAAAGTAATGGATTAGTTAGACTGAATGCTTTCTTGGAATCCGGAGACGCTATGGCACGAAATATCTCATCAAGAACTCTTGAAGATGATTTTGCTAGAGATAATCAGATTAGCTTCGATGTTTCCGAGAAATATACCGATATGTACAAATCTCGCGTTGAACGAGTGCAAGTAGAACTTACTGACAAAGTTAAGGTACGAGTATTAACCATGAAAGAAAGAAGACCCATTCTAGGAGACAAATTTACCACTAGAACGAGTCAAAAGGGAACAGTCGCGTATATCGCGGATGAAACTGAACTTCCATACGACGAAAATGGTATCACGCCAGATGTCATTATTAATTCTACATCCATCTTCTCTAGAAAAACTATATCTATGTTGATAGAAGTTATTTTAACAGCAGCATATTCTGCTAAGCCGTATAACAATAATGGAGAAAACAGACCTGTCTGTTTTCCGAGTAGTAACGAAACATCGATAGATACATATATGCAATTCGCTAAACAATGTTACGAGCATTCAAATCCACAATTGACAGATGATGAATTGTCGGATAAAGTCTTTTGTGAAAAGATTCTCTACGATCCAGAAACGGATAAACCTTATGCATCCAAAGTATTTTTTGGACCAATTTATTACTTGCGTCTGAGACATTTAACTCAGGATAAGGCCACCGTTAGATGTAGAGGTAAAAAGACGAAGCTCATTAGACAAGCAAATGAGGGACGAAAACGTGGAGGTGGTATCAAGTTCGGAGAAATGGAGAGAGACTGTTTAATAGCACATGGTGCAGCAAATACTATTACAGAAGTTTTGAAAGATTCGGAAGAAGACTATCAAGACGTATACATTTGTGAAAACTGTGGAGATATAGCAGCACAAATTAAAGGTATTAATACATGTCTTCGATGTTCAAAACTTAATCTCTCTCCTCTATTAACAAAAATAGATACCACTCACGTATCTAAAGTATTTCTGACTCAAATGAACGCAAGAGGTGTAAAAGTCAAATTAGATTTCGAAAGAAGGCCTCCTTCGTTTTACAAACAATTAGATAAAGTAGACCTAAAACCATCTTTTCTTAAGTAGATATTGGTAGAAGATATGCACTAACATCATATGCTTCTTCCTGTAATTCTCCCCATATTGGATCATGAGGTGGATTATTGATAACATGTGGAGGAGGTTGAGGTATAGATGGTACTTGAGATCCTGATGATGGATGTTCTGGTAGAGTATTATCCATTGGATGAGATGTGCTATGTGATTTATCTGTCGATGGATCTTCTGGATGTTGTGAAACTTCTAGAGTATCCACTGGAGATGTAACATGAGGTTTATCTGTTGACGGAGTTGGAGATTTTGGCATTGTATCTTCAGAAGTAACAACTTCATTATCATGGACTTTTGTATCTAGAGCTAGTACATCAACGCCAGAATCTGTAATATTGCATTTGGAGAGGTAACGATCGCGTTCTAGTTCTCTTTTGTAGAACTTAACTTTTTCTTTCTCCGCATCTAGCTGGTATTCCAACTTCTTCACATTAGAACGTTCTAATTGCAACTCGCGTTCGCATTGAACTCCGCCACAGTCTTTACGAGCGATTTCACGTTCCAGATCGTGCTCAGCCTTCATGCGTCTCTCCCTCTCTCTATCGAATTTATCAGAATAGTCTTTCTGAAGACGATCGAATTCTACAAATTTTTCCAATACCTTAATCGTTTCCATGCATCTCCGAAGTTCTGCTTCGAGAACCGCGATTCTTTTTCTCTCGAAATCACAGACTGAGTGACAATTTCCACTTCCTCCATTACCGCAATCTCTGAGTTTCCTTTCTAGATCCGCGATTTTTATCAACATCTCTTCTCCGTGTCTCTTACAATCCTCTAGTCTACGATCGTTGAAATATTTTTCCAATTCCTTTTCAACCTCAACAACTTTAACACGTTGTCTCTCGAGTTCTCTCTTGTAGTAGCTATCATTTTTATCTGATTCCCTAGCGCGTCTGAGATCTTCGTGTAATTGTGTCAACTCTCGACGTAGACGCTTAACCTCAGATCTAGCCTCTTCGTCAAAGTACGTGCAATATCCATGTGATCCGTTATTATGGCGTCTACAATCGGCGAGATCTCGTTTCAGTGATTCAATCTCTTTCTTATACTTGATTATATCCTCATTAGTACCGTTGTGTGATTCACAGTACTCTAGTTGTTGTTTGAGATCTTTAATACGGTTCTTTAGCCTATCTATTTCCTCAGAAGATGATCCATTACCGTTACGTCTACACTCATTAAGTTGCTTATCCAGATCCATGATTCTATTTCTCAGACGTTCCATCTCTTTTTTTGTATCGGCATTATGGTCATTATTACGTCTGCAATCAGTTAGCTGCCTTTCCAGATCCGTAATTCTAGATTTGAGTCTGTTAATCTCTGTAATATTGTTTCCTCCATTATCCATGCAATCAGACAACTTGTTCTCCAGGTCCTTGATACGTGAACGTAGTGCCTCTACTTCCTGTGTGTTTTCTTGATTCCTCATGCATTCATTGAGTTTGTTTTCTAGATCTCTAGTATTCCGTCGTTCATCCTCTAGTTCCCTATGTGCCACAGAGAGATTTTGTTGATATCTAGCGATTTCGGATTCCAGACTAGTAACTCTATTGGTGTATGTCATAATAGTTATATTGGCCTTATCGAGATCCTCCTTGTATTGGTTGCATTCGGTGATGTCTCTACGAAGTCTAGACAGTTCCCGTTCGGCGTCACGACGTTTGTCGATTTCGACTCGGAGATCTTCATCACGTTGCTTTAGCCACATACGACTGAGTTCAAGTTCTCGTTGACATGATCCATCAACCTTTCCATTCCTAATAGTATCCAGTTCCTTTTCTAGTTCTGCACGCATTTCCCGTTCCCTATCAAGAGATTCTCTCAATTCCTTAATAGTCTTTTTATCAATTTCTGCTAATGCTGAACAATTGTTGGATCCACCACCCATATCCCTTAGTTCTTTGATCTCATTTGTTAGTTGTTCGATCCTTTCATTTTTATATACAGAATCCCTTTCCAAAGTCCTAATTTTACCGAGTTTATCACTAAGTTCTTTATTCATGTCATTGAGCTTTTTCTTGGCTTCTTCCAACTCTCTCGTAAACTCTTCTCCACCATTTCCGCATTCTTCCTCGCATTTATCTAACCATTCAGTTAGTTTGTTAATGACAAGTTGATAATCAGCAATTGCAAGCGCCGACCGTACGATAGTGATATCATTATCTGCTGTATTATATGGCATTGGTTTGGCGTTGTCTGGATTATGACGTGTCGAATCTCCACCATTTGAAGGAGATTCTCCGGAGTCAATAGATTCTACACCTTTAGTTCCTATATCCATACCACCAGACGTATGCGAATATTTGTCATATATGTCTACTTCCTTATCCATCAAGTATCTATAATCTGGTTCTACTTCTGAGTATTCTTTTCTAAGAGACACAACTTCGGGAGTCAATAGTAGAACTCTATTTCTGTATCTATCGATGCTGGAATCGATACTCAAGTTAAGAATAGCAAACACATCATCTTCATCATCGGTATCTTCTGTAACACCATCATATGACATTTCATGAAGCCTGACATACTGATAAATAGAATCAGATTTAGTATTAAACAGATCCTTATACTTTTTAGTAAAGACATATGTGTATTTTAGATCTCCAGATTTTATAATATGATCACATGCCTTAAATGTCAGTGCTTCCATTATATAGTCTGGAACGCTAATAGGTGTCGAAAAAGATGCTGGGCCATATGCTATGTTAATAAATGGCTCTGAATCACTAATTATTAGATTATGATTAATGTTAAGGAAAAGGAAAAATTCATTATATAGATACGCATTAGCTTTATATCTTGTACTAAACACACTAAATAATTTATTAATGTGGTCAATATCCAGTAAAATAATTATGGTTGCTGGAACACCAACGAACATATTACCACATCCATACTTACTATGAATATCACATATCGTGTTAAACAATCTTGATAGAAGAGATGTTAATTCGTCAGGATCAATGAGTTGTAATTCAGCAGCAGCATATGTCATAACTGTAAAAAGAACATACTTTCCTGTGGTGTTAACTGAAGACACCAGATCAACGCCATTATTAAAAATAGTGTTATATGCATCTTTAATAGGTTCTCCGTTAACAGTTGAATTCTCTAGAATTTTGAAACACGTTGTTTTCTTATTTGTGATTAGTGAATTAGTGATATCACGAAGAATATTACGAATTACATTTCTTGTTTTTCTTGAGAGACCGGATTCAGAACTCAACTCATCGTTCCATAGTTTTTCTACCTCAGTGGCGAAATCTTTGGAGTGCTTGGTACATTTTTCAATAAGGTTCGTGACCTCCATTTATTATAAAAAAATTTTATTCAAAACTTAACTACAATCGGGTAATTATAAGATCGTAGATCTCCCATGTGGCGGAATACTACCATCTATCGCATGTGGATGGACAGTAGGTAATGGCCATGGGAACAGTAATGATTGTATATTTATCTTTCTTGCTAGTATTACTGCATATTGTCCCAATGTTTCGATGTGGTGTTCTAACCTATCAACTGCCGCTGTATTACAACAATAGTGTCCGATGGAATTAAGATTATGATCCAATGTGTTTAATATATGATTATCAAGTCTTATACGATCCGCGTCTTTTTTGACAGGATCAGGTTCTTCTACAGGAAGAAGTTTCGGCCTCTTATGATATTCATGTCTGGGAAACGGTGGTCTAGGGTGAGGCTCCGGTATCGGAGTGGGTTTTGGATTATAATCATCATCGTCTATGACATCCTCATCATCATCTTCGACTTCGATATTTATTTTGCTATCTTGATGATGTCCTGTATCAGTTGCATTTTCAGCACTCGACTGAATATTAGCGCATTCATTGTCTATTATTACCATATTTCTAAACCCAAAATGTATGTGTTGAACATCACTACTATCGTGGATGAGTCTTATAGCATGAATTCGCTTATCGTTATCGGGTTTAGCTTCTGTCACCTTAGCAATTCCTTTTTTATTAAACTCTACATAATCATAACCATTTCTATTGTTTGTTCTAATATAAACGAGTATAGAATCATTGCTAAATTTTTCAATAGTATCGAAAACAGAATATCCTAAACCATATAATATATATTCAGGAACACTCAAACTAAATGTCCAGGATTCTCCTAAATACGTAAACTTTAATAGTGCGAAATCATTCAAAAATCTACCGCTTATAGATAGATAGTATATGAATGCGTATAGTAGTCTACCTATCTCTTTATTACGAAAACCGGCATTACGATCATATATGTCGTGATATACCTGTGATCCGTTTACGTTAAACCATAAATACATGGGTGATCATATAAACATGAATTTATTCCTAATTCTCAGAGATATAGTTAATTGATCGTATAATATTTGCTTACATGCATACTTGATACGCTCATTAATAAGATTTTTATCATTGCTCGTTATCTCAGAATCGTATATATAAGGAGTACCATCGTGATTCTTACCAGATATTATACAAAATACTATATATAAAATATATTGACCAATGTTAGTAATCATATAAATGTTTAACGTTTTAAATTTTGTATTCAATGATCCATTATCATACGCTAGCATGGTCTTATGATATTCATTCTTTAAAATATAATATTGTGTTAGCCATTGCATTGGGGCTCCTAATGGAGATTTTCTATTCTCATCCATTTTGGGATAGGCTTTCATAAAGTCCCTAATAACTTCGTGAATAATGTTTCTATGTTTTCTACTGATGCATGTATTTGCTTCGATTTTTTTATCCCATGTTTCATCTATCATAGATTTAAACGCAGTAATGCTCGCAACATTAACATCGTGAACCGTTGGCACAATTCCGTTCCATAAATTTATAATGTTCGCCATTTATATAACTCATTTTTTGAATATACTTTTAATTAAACAAAAGAGTTAAGTTCATTCATATGGACGGCGTCCAGTCTGTACATCAATCTTTTTAGCCAGAGATATCATAGCCGCTCTCAGAGTTTCAGCGTGATTTTCCAACCTAAATAGAACTTCATCGTTGCGTTTACAACACTTTTCGATTTGTTCAAACTTTGTTGTTACATTAGTAATCTTTTTTTCCAAATTAGTTAGCCGTTGTTTGAGAGTTTCCTCATTGTCGTCTCCATCGGCTTTAACAGTTGCTTCGTGTTTATCCTCTGGCTTTTTAGCAGCCTTTGTAGAGAAAAATTCAGTTGCTGGAATTGCAAGATCATCATCTCCGGGGAAAAGAGTTCCGTCCATTTAAAGTACAGATTTTAGAAACTGACACTCTGCGTTATTTATATTTGGTGCAACACATGGATTATAAATATCGATGTTAATAACATCAGAAAATGTAAAGTCTATACATTGTTGCATCGTGTTAAATTTTCTAATGGATCTAGTATTATTGAGTCCAACTTCTGTCTGAAATCCAAATATAGAAGCGGATACAAAACCGTTTCCTGGATAAACCACACATCTCCACTTTTGCTTTACATCAGAAATTGTGTCATTGACATCTTGAACTCTCCTATCTAATGCTGGTGTACCACCTATAGATTTTGAATATTCGAATGCTGCATGCGTAGCATTAAATTCCTTAATATTGCCATAATTTTCATATATTGAGTAACCCTGGATAAAAAGTAAACACACTGCAGCCGTCGCTACCACAATAAAAAAAATTGATAGAGAGTTCATTTATAATATATTAGAAGCTGACAAAATTTTTTTACACGCATCAGACAATGCTTTAATAAATAGTTCAACATCTACTTTTGTCATATCGAACCGATGGTATGATTCTAACCTAGAATTACATCCGAAAAAGTTGACTATGTTCATAGTCATTAAGTCATTAACAAACAATATTCCAGACTCTGGATTATAAGATGATACTGTTTCGTCACAATCACCTACCTTAATCATGTGATTATGAATATTGGCTATTAGAGAACCTTCTAAGAAATCTATAATATCTTTGAAACACGATTTAAAATCAAACCACGAATATACTTCTACGAAGAAAGTTAGTTTACCCATAGGAGAGATAACTATAAATGGAGATCTAGATACAAAATCCGGATCTATGATAGTTTTAATATTATTATATTCTCTATTAAATACCTCAACATCTAAAAATGTTAATTTTGAAACTATGTCTTCGCTTATTACCGTACCTGAACTAAACGCTATAAGCTCTATTGTTTGCGAACTCTTTAAACGATATTCTTGAAATACATGTAACAAAGTTTCCTTTAACTCGGTCGGTTTATCCACCATAGTTACAGAATTTGTATCCTTATCTATAATATAATAATCAAAATCGTATAAAGTTATATAATTATCGCGTTCAGATTGTGATCTTTTCAAATAGACTAAAAACCCCATTTCTCTAGTAAGTATCTTATGTATATGTTTGTAAAATATCTTCATGGTAGGAATATGCTCTACCGCAGTTAGCCATTCCTCATTGACAGCTGTAGATGTATTAGACAAAACTATTCCAATGTTTAACAAGGGCCATTTTACGAGATTATTAAATCCTTGTTTGATAAATGTAGCCAATGAGGGTTCGAGTTCAACGACGATTGAATTCTCTTCCCGCGGATACTGCATGATGAACTACGGGATGTTGTTCGATTGATTTGGAATTCTTTTTCGACTTTTTGTTTATATTAAATATTTTAAAGTTTATAGCTGATAGCAATTCATGTACTACGGATAATGTAGATGAGTATTGTACATCGATATCTTTATTATTAGATAAATTTATCAATAAATGTGAGAAGTTTGCCTCGTTAAGGTCTTCCATTTAAATATTATATAAACATTTGTGTTTGCATCTTATTCGTCTTTTGTGGAATAGTTTTTAACTAGTAAAGCTGTAATTACATACTTTGTCCGTAAAACATAAATATAAACACCAGCTCTTATCAACCGTTCCAAAAAGTCGACGGCGGACATTTTTAACATGGAATCTATTTTAAATACGCTTAGATTTCTAGAAAAAACATCATTTTATAATTGTGACAATTTAATAACTACTGAAAAGATAAAGATTAAACATAAGGGAATGGCATTTGTATTTTATAAGCCAAAGCATTCTACCGTTGTTAAATACTTGTCTGGAGGAGGTATATATCATGATGAATTGGTTGTATTGGGGAAGGTAACAATTAATGATCTAAAGATGATGCTATTTTACATGGATTTATCATATCATGGAGTAACACGTAGCGGAGCAATTTACAAATTGGGATCATCCATAGATAGACTTTCTCTAAATAGGACTATTGTTACAAAAGTTAATAATAATTATAATTATGATACATTTTTTGACGACGATGATTGATCGCTATTGCACAATTTTGTTTTTTTACTTTCTAATATAGTGTTTAGGTTCTTTTTCATATGTGAATATTGATTTACTAAAATATCTATGTTTAACTTTTGTTCTATAACGTCCTTATCAGCGGTATCGGTACATATACGTAATTCACCTTCACAAAATACGGAGTCTTCGATAATAATAGCCAATCTATTATTGGATCTAGCCGTCTGTATCATATTCAACATATTTAATATATCCTTTCGTTTCCCCTTTACAGGCATTGATCGTAGCATATTTTCCGCGTCTGAGATGGAAATGTTAAAACTACAAAAATGCGTAATGTTAGCCCGTCCCAATATTGGTACGTGTCTATAAGTTTGGCATAGTAGAATAATAGACGTGTTCAAATGCCTTCCAAAGTTTAAGAATTCTATTAGAGTATTGCATTTTGATAGTTTATCACCTACATCATCAAAAATAAGTAAAAAGTGTGCTGATTTTTTATGATTTTGTGCGACAGCAATACATTTTTCTATGTTACTTTTAGTTCGTATCAGATTATATTCTAGAGCTTCCTGACTACTAACGAAATTAATATGATTTGGCCAAATGTATCCATCATAATCTGGATTATAAACGGGTGTAAACAAGAATATATGTTTATATTTTTTAACTAGTGTAGAAAACAGAGATAGTAAATAGATAGTTTTTCCAGATCCAGATCCTCCCGTTAAAACCATTCTAAACGGCATTTTTAATAAATTTTCTCTTGAAAACTGTTTTTCTTGAAAACAATTCATAATTATATTTACAGTTACTAAATTAATTTGATAATAAATCAAAATATGGAAAACTAAGGTCGTTAGTAGGGAGGCGAACAAAGAAGGAATATCGTGATATAAATAATATTTATTATCATGATGACGCCAGAAAACGACGAAGAGCAGACATCTGTGTTCTCCGCTACTGTTTACGGAGACAAAATTCAGGGAAAAAATAAACGCAAACGCGCGATTGGTCTATGTATTAGAATATCTATGGTTATTTCACTACTATCTATGATTACCATGTCCGCGTTTCTCATAGTGCGCCTAAATCAATGCATGTCTGCTAACGAGGTTGCTATTACTGACTCCGCTGTTGACGTTGCTGCTACATCATCTACTCATAGAAAGGTTGCGTCTAGCACTACACAATATGATCGCAAAGAAAGCTGTAATGGTTTATATTACCAGGGTTCTTGTTATATACTACATTCAGACTATAAGTCATTTGAGGATGCTAAAGCAAACTGCACTGTGGAATCATTAATACTACCCAATAAATCCGATGTCTTGGCTACCTGGCTAGCTGAATATGTTGAGGATACATGGGGATCTGACGGCAATCCAATTACAAAAACTACATCCGAGTATCAAGATTCTGATGTATCACGAGAAGTTAGAAAGTATTTTTGTGTTAAAATAATGAACTAATATTTATTTTTGTACATAAATAAATGAAATCGCTTAATAGACAAACTGTAAGTAGGTTTAAGAAGTTGTCGGTGCCGGCCGCCATAATGATGATACTCTCAACCATTATTAGCGGCATAGGAACATTTCTGCATTACAAAGAAGAACTGATGCCTAGTGCTTGCGCCAATGGATGGATACAATATGATAAACATTGTTATCTGGATACCAACATTAAAATGTCCACAGATAATGCAGTTTATCAGTGTCGTAAATTACGAGCTAGATTGCCTAGACCTGATACTAGACATCTGAGAGTATTGTTTAGTATTTTTTATAAAGAGTATTGGGTAAGTTTAAAAAAGACCAATAATAAATGGTTAGATATGAATAATAATAAAGATGTAGATATTAGTAAATTAACAAATTTTAAACAACTAAACGGTACTACGGATTCTGAAGCGTGTTATATATACAAGTCTGGAAAACTGTCTAAAACAGTATGTAAAAGTACTCAATCTGTACTATGTGTTAAAAGATTCTACAAGTAACGACAAAAATGAAATAATAATAAGTCCTTAACGAACGTCGCCATGGACGCCGCGTTTGTTATTACTCCAATGGGTGTGTTGACTATAACAGATACATTATATGAGGATCTCGATATCTCAATAATAGACTTTATAGGACCATATATTATAGGTAACATAAAAACTGTCCAAATAGATGTATGGGATATAAAATATTCCGACATGCAAAAATGCTACTTTAGCTATAAGGGTAAAATAGTTCCTCAGGATTCTAATGATTTGGCTAGATTCAACATTTATAGCATTTGTGCAGCATACAGATCAAAAAATACCATCATCATAGCATGCGACTATGATATCATGTTAGATATAGAAGGTAAACATCAGCCATTTTATCTATTCCCATCTATTGATGTTTTTAACGCTACAATCATAGAAGCGTATAATCTGTATACAGCTGGAGATTATCATCTGATCATCAATCCTTCAGATGATCTGAAAATGAAATTGTTGTTTAATTCTTCATTCTGCATATCAGACGGCAATGGATGGCTCATAATTGATGGGAAATGCAATAGTAATTTTTTATCATAAAAGTTGTAAAGTAAATTAATAAAACAACAAATATTGAACTAGTAGTACGTATATTGAGCAATCAGAAATGATGCTGGTACCACTTATCACGGTGACCGTAGTTGCGGGAACAATATTAGTATGTTATATATTATATATTTGTAGGAAAAAGATATGTACTGTCTATAATGACAACAAAATTATCATGACAAAATTAAAAAAGATAAAGAATTCTAATTCCAGCAAATCTAGTAAATCAACTGATAGCGAATCAGACTGGGATGATCACTGTAGTGCCATGGAACAAAATAATGACGTAGATAATATTTCTAGGAATGAGATATTGGATGATGATAGCTTCGCTGGTAGTTTAATATGGGATAACGAATCCCATGTCATGGCGCCTAGCACGGAACATATTTACGATAGTGTTGCCGGAAGCACGCTGCTAATAAATAGCAATCGTAATGAACAGACTTCAGAACACTACGTAATTAATGAGACAGAGACTGTTGAAGTACTTAATGAAGATACCAAACAGAATCCTAACTTTCATCCAATCCTTTCGTAAATTATAATAAAACCAGTATTGTAGCAAGTCAAATCCGTTTATTACAGAACTCAACAATAAATTTAGTGAGAATAATCCGTTTAGACGAGTACATAGCGATGATTATCTTAATAAGCAAGAACAAGACCAAGAACAAGATCGTGAACACGATGATATAGAATCATCGGTTGGCGTGATTGGTTTCCTTTTTTATAAAATTGAAGTAATATTTAGTATTAATCGCTGCCGTCACGTTGTACAAATGGAGATATTCCCTGTACTCAGCATTTCTAAAATTAGCAATTTTATTGCTAATAATGACTGTAGATATTAATATAGATGCAGAACATCAAAAAATTATATCTGATGAGATCAATAGACAGATGGATGAAACGGTACTTCTTACCAACATCTTAAGCGTAGAAGTTGTAAACGACAATGAGATGTACCATCTTATTCCTCATAGACTATCGACGATTATACTCTGTATTAGTTCTGTCGGAGGATGTGTTATCTCTATAGATAATGACGTCAATGACAAAAATATTCTAACCTTTCCCATTGATCATTGTAATCATATCCCCACTGAGTAAATGTGTCGTAGTTAGCAAGGGTCCTACGACCATATTGGTTGTTAAAGCGGATATATCCAGCAAACGACTACTATATGTAAACAATCTGTCACTGATTAATTATTTGCCGTTGTCTGTATTCATTATTAGACGAGTTACCGACTATTTGGATAGACACATATGCGATCAGATATTTGCGAATAATAAGTGGTATTCCATTATAACCATCGACAATAAGCAGTTTCCTATTCCATCAAACTGTATAGGTATGTCCTCTGCCAAGTACATACATTCTAGCATCGCACAAGATACTTTAATCCATGTTTGTAACCTCGAGCATCCGTTCGACTCAGTATACAAAAAATGTAGTCGTGCAATTCTCTACCTATCAAGGAACAAATATTGTACGGCAGAATTGATAATATAAATATGAGAATTAGTATTTCTGTGGATTAATAGATTTCTAGTATGGGATCATTAATCATCTCTAAATACCTCATAAAACGAAAAAATGCTGCTACAAATGAAAAAAAGCTATTATCAAATACTGTACGGAATGGATTCATTCTTTTCTCTTTTTATGAAACTCTGTTGTATATCTACTGATAAAACTGGAAGCAAAAAAATCTGATAGGAAGAACAAGGATTATATGGAACACGATTATTATAAAATAACAATAGTTCCTGGTTCCTCTTCCACGTCGACTAGCTCGTGGTATTATACACATGCCTAGTAATAGTCTCTTTGCGTTGACGGAAAGTAGACTAGAAATAACAGGCTAAAATGTTCAGACACCATAATAGTTCCCAACCCAGATAATAACAGAGTTCCATCAACACATTCCTTTAAACTCAATCCCAAACCCAAAACCGTTAAAATGTATCCAGCCAATTGATAGTAAATAATTAGGTGTACAGCACATGATAATTTACACAGTAACCAAAATGAAAACACTTTAGTAATTATAAGAAATATAGACGGTAATGTTATCATCAACAATCCGATAATATGCCGGAGAGTAAACATTGACGGATAAAACAAAAATGCCCCGCATAACTCTATCATGGCAATGACACAACCAAACACTTGTAAAATTCCTAAATTGGTAGAAAATACAACAGATATCGATGTATAAGCGATTTCGAGAAATAATAAGAATAAAGTAATGCCCGTAAAGATAAACATCAACGTTGTTTGGTAATCATTAAACCAATTAGTATGACATTGAACTAATTTCACAGTAGATTTTATTCCAGTATTGTCACCGCATGTATACGTACCTGGTAAGATATCTTTATATTCCATAATCAACGAGACATCATTATCCGATAACGAATGAAGTCTAGCACTAGTATGCCATTTACTTAATATAGTCGTCTTGGAAGTTTTATTATAAGTTAAAATATCATGATTGTCCAATTTCCATCTAATATACTTTGTCGGATTGTCTATAGTACATGGAATAATGATGGTATCATTGCACGCTGTGTACTCTATGGTCTTTGTAGTTGTTATAACAACCAACGTATAGAGGTATATCAACGATATTCTAACTCTTAACATTTTTATTTATTTAAATGATACCTTTGTTATTTATTTTATTCTATTTTACTAACTGTATCGAATGGCATAAGTTTGAAACGAGTGAAGAAATAATTTCTACTTACTTAATAGATGATGTATTATACACGGGCGTTAATGGGGCGGTATATACATTTTCAAATAATGAACTAAACAAAACTGGTTTAACTAATAACAATAATTATATCACAACATCTATAAAAGTAGAGGATACATTAGTATGCGGAACCAATAACGGAAACCCCAAATGTTGGAAAATAGACGGTTCCGAAGATCCAAAATATAGAGGTAGAGGATATGCTCCTTATCAAAATAGTAAAGTGACGATAATCAGTCATAACGAATGTGTACTATCTGATATAAACATATCAAAAGAAGGAATTAAAAGATGGAGAAGATTTGACGGACCATGTGGTTATGATTTATACACGGCAGATAACGTGATTCCAAAAGATGGTGTGCGTGGAGCATTCGTTGATAAAGACGGCACTTATGACAAAGTTTACATTCTTTTCACTGATACTATCGACACAAAGAGAATTGTTAAAATTCCGTATATAGCACAAATGTGCTTAAATGACGAAGGTGGTCCATCATCATTGTCTAGTCATAGATGGTCGACGTTTCTCAAGGTCGAATTAGAATGTGATATCGACGGAAGAAGTTATAGACAAATTATTCATTCTAAAGCTATAAAAACAGATAATGATACGATACTATATGTATTCTTTGATAGTCCTTATTCCAAGTCCGCATTATGTACCTATTCTATGAATGCCATTAAACACTCTTTTTCTACGTCAAAATTGGGAGGATATACAAAGCAATTGCCGTCTCCAGCTCCTGGTATATGTCTACCAGCTGGAAAAGTTGTTCCACATACCACGTTTGACATCATAGAACAATATAATGAGCTAGATGATATTATAAAGCCTTTATCTCAACCTATCTTCGAAGGACCGTCTGGTGTTAAATGGTTCGATATAAAGGAGAAGGAAAATGAACATCGGGAATATAGAATATACTTCATAAAAGAAAATACTATATATTCGTTCGATACAAAATCTAAACAAACTCGTAGTGCACAAGTTGATGCGCGACTATTTTCAGTAATGGTAACTTCGAAACCGTTATTTATAGCAGATATAGGGATAGGAGTAGGAATACCACGAATGAAAAAAATACTTAAAATGTAATCTTAATCGAGTCACCACATGACAATGAACAAACCTAAGACAGATTATGCTTTATGCTTGTTGTGTTGTAATATGTGGTCTGATTATCGGAATTATTTTTACAGCAACGCTATTAAAAGTTGTAGAACGTAAATTAGTTCATACACCATCAATAGATAAGACGATAAAAGATGCATACATTAGAGAAGATTGTCTGACTGACTGGATAAGCTATAATAAATGTATCCATTTATCTACTGATCGAAAAACCTGGAAGGAAGGACGTAATATGCAAAGCTCTAAATCCAAATTCTGATCTAATTAAGATAGAGACTCCCAAACGAGTTAAGCTTTTTAAGACGCCTTAGAAGAGGCTATTGGGTAGGAGAATCCGAAATATTAAACCAGACAACCACATATAATTTTATAGCTAAGAATACCACAAAGAATGGAACTAAAAACGGAAATATATTTGTAGTACAACTAATATTCCCCCCCCCCCCCCCCCCCCCAAACTGCATTCGTGGTTACACTATATAATATAATAATACATAAAACTATGCTACATTTTTATCATAACACTATTTCTGTTAGATGGTTTAGAAAAAAAATAAATATCTCCGTACCGTTCTTGTTTTTATAAAAATAACAATTAACAATTAACAAATTTTTTCTTTAATATTTTACGTGGTTGACCATTCTTGGTGGTAAAATAATCTCTTAGTGTTGGAATGGAATACTGTTTAATGTTTCCACATTCATCGTATATTTTGACGTATGCAGTCACATCGTTTACACAATAGTCAGACTGTAGTTCTATCATGCTTCCTACATTAGAAGGAGGAACAGTTTTAAAGTCTCTTGGTTTTAATCTATTGCCGTTTTTCATGAAATCCTTTGTTTTATCCACTTCACATTTTAAATAAATGTCCACTATACATTCTTCTGTTAATTTTACTAGATCGTCATGGGTCATAGAATTTATAGGTTCCGTAGTCCATGGATCCAAACTAGCAAACTTCGCGTATACGGTATCTCGATTAGTGTATACACCAACTGTATGAAAATTAAGAAAACAGTTTAATAGATCGACAGAAATATTTAATCCTCCGTTTGATACAGATGCACCATATTTATGGATTTCGGATTCACACGTTGTTTGTCTGAGGGGTTCGTCTAGCGTTGCGTCTACATAAACTTCGATTCCAATATATTCTTTATTGTCAGAATTACATATAGATGTATCACCATTATACACTGTTTCTGAAGTTGTTCGAACACTAAATGGTAGGCACATCAAAATAGTAAATAATAACAAGTACATTTCTGCAATATTGTATCGTACTTGGAAAATTAGTGTTCGAGTGAGTTGGATTATGTGAGATTTGGATTGTCTATCTTTATTTTATGTTTTATATTAGAATTGACTGATATGACAAGTTTATTCCAATAGATTCTTATTAAAAACATATATAATAAATAACAATGGCGGCCGAATGGCATAAAATTATCGAGGATGTTTCAAAAAATAATAAGTTTGAGGATGCCGCCATCGTCGATTACAAGACTAAAAAGAATGTTCTAGCAGCCATTCCTAACAGAACATTTGCAAAGATCATTCCAGGTGAAGTAATTGCTCTAATCACTAATCGTAATATTCTAAAACCTCGTATAGGTCAAAAATTTTTTATTGTATACACTAACTCTCTGATGGATGAGAACACATATACCATGGAGTTGCTTACTGGATACGCACCAGTATCTCCGATTGTTATAGCGAGAACACACACCGCACTCATCTTTTTGATGGGTAAGCCTACGACATCCAGACGTGAAGTTTATAGAACGTGCAGAGATTATGCCACTAATGTGCGAGCAACTGGTAATTAATATGAAAAAATAACATTAATTATTAACGTTAATTTTTAAATGATGAGGAAATGGAGCATATCCATATTGACTATATCAATAATTCCGGTATTATCATACACCTCATCGATTTTTAGATTACATTTAGACAATGAATTGGAGTTATGTTATGGGAAATTACAATTTGATAAGTTGAGTAATGTAAATATAAAATACATTCCTGAGTATATTCCATACAGATATAATTTTATTAATAGCACATTAACTGTGGACGAAGCCAAGAAGTATAATGTTGTTTTTACACGTAGTTCATTTTTAAAATATAGATACGCTAGTAATTTAGATACTGGTTTGGTTGTCGCGTTAGCCGTACACTTAAAATATAATGATGTGCGATGTTTAGTAAATGTATCATGTTTCATTAAAAATTTGATGACACATACATCTACTATATTAACATCAAAGCATGTGACTTATTCGTTGCGTCGATCCAGGTGTAATATTATAATAGGATACGATTCTATCATATGGTATAAAGATAATATATCAGATCATTATAATGAAGAATTATATTATAACGGTATCTATGACTTTACTGCAATATGCATGTTAATAGCATCTACAGTGATAGTATTAGTATACTTTTTAAAAAGAATAAAAATGAACTATTTGATTACTATTATTAAAAATGGATAAAATCAAAATTACAGTTGATTCAAAAATCGGTAGCGTGGTTACCATATCTTACAACTTGGAAAAGATAACAATTGACGTCGTCCCCAAAAAAAGAAAAGGAGATAGTGATTGTCACTGAAGAAGTGGTAAAAGATATTATCGATATTGTTGATGACATGGATATAGAGAGTGTATCATGTGATCTATAAAAATAGGTATTAATCAATACTTTTTATTTACGGTACTGCACCGATTACTTTATACTTTTTATTTACGGTACTCTTATGCCATGACCTACATTATTCCCTATTTTAAAAAAATATTATTCTAATTCTTCTAGCCATTTCCTAGTTCGTTCAAATGCTACATCGACGTCAAAGATAGGCGAGTAGTTGAAATCTAGTTCTGCCTTGTTGGTACGTACCTCGAAGGCGGTATTGGATATCTTCAACGTATATTTGTTTAATAGAGATGATTTCCTAAATAGAATTCTCTTAATATCATTCTTACATGCGTGCGTTTTTAGTACCCATCTTGGAACCCTAGATCCTTGTTCTATTCCCAGTGGTTTCATCAATAGAAGATTAAACATGTCATACGAGCACGATGGAGAGTTATCGTAGCAAAAGTAAGCATTTCCTTTAATCTCAGATCCCGGATACTGGATATATTTTGCAGCCAACACGTGCATCCATGCAACATTTCCTACATATACCCGGCTATGCACCGCGCCATCATCGACTGTACGATACATAATGTTACCATGTTGCTTACATTGCTTGTAAAAGACTTTCATCAATTTGTCTCCTTCTCCGTAAATTTCAGTGGGTCTTAGGCAACAAGTATACAATTTTGCTCCATTCATGATTACGGAATTATTGGCTTTCATAACCAGTTGCTCAGCCATACGTTTACTTTTTGCGTAAACATGTCCTGGTGATATATCATAAAGGGTATGCTCATGGCCGATGAATGGATCACCGTGTTTATTTGGTCCTATTGCTTCCATGCTACTAGTATAGATCAAATACTTGATTCCTAGGTCCACACAAGCTGCCAATATAGTCTGTGTTCCATAATAGTTTACTTTCATGATTTCATTATCGGTGTATTTTCCAAATACATCCACTAGGGCGGCCGTATGAATAATCAGATTTACCCCATCTAGTGCCTCTCTCACCTTATCAAAGTCGTTTATATCACATTGTATGTAATTTATAACTTTAACCTTCGATGTGAGCGGTTGTGGATCTTCTTCGACATCGATGACTCTGATTTCCTGAACATCATCTGCACTAATTAGAAGTTTGACGATATACCTGCCTAGAAATCCGGCACCACCAGTAACCGCGTACACGGCCATTGCTCGCCACTCGTAATAGCAGACTACTTATTCTATTTTACTAAATAATGGCTGTTTGTATAATAGACCACGATAATATCAGAGGAGTTATTTACTTTGAACCAGTCCATGGAAAAGATAAAGTTTTAGGATCAGTTATTGGATTAAAATCCGGAACGTATAGTTTGATAATTCATCGTTACGGAGATATTAGTCGAGGATGTGATTCCATAGACAGTCCAGAAATATTTATCGGTAACATCTTTGTAAACAGATATGGTGTAGCATATGTTTATTTAGATACAGATGTAAATATATCTACAATTATTGGAAAGGCGTTATCTATTTCAAAAAATGATCAGAGATTAGCGTGTGGAGTCATTGGTATTTCTTTCATAAATGAAAAGATAATACATTTTCTTACAATTAACGAGAATGGCGTTTGATATATCAGTTAATGCGTCTAAAACAATAAATGCATTAGTTTACTTTTCTACTCAGCAAAATAAATTAGTCATACGTAATGAAGTTAATGATACACAATACACTGTTGAATTTGATAGGGACAAAGTAGTTGACACGTTTATTTCATATAATAGACATACTGACTCCATAGAGATAAGAGGGGTGCTTCCAGAGGAAACTAATATTGGTTGCGCGGTTAATACGCCGGTTAGTATGACTTACTTGTATAATAAGTATAGTTTTAAACTGATTTTAGCAGAATATATAAGACACAGAAATACTATATCCGGCAATATTTATTCGGCATTGATGACACTAGATGATTTGGCTATTAAACAGTATGGAGACATTGATCTATTATTTAATGAGAAACTTAAAGTAGACTCCGATTCGGGACTATTTGACTTTGTCAACTTTGTAAAGGATATGATATGTTGTGATTCTAGAATAGTAGTAGCTCTATCTAGTCTAGTATCTAAACATTGGGAATTGACAAATAAAAAGTATAGGTGTATGGCATTAGCCGAACATATAGCTGATAGTATTCCAATATCTGAGCTATCTAGACTACGATACAATCTATGTAAGTATCTACGCGGACACACTGAGAGCATAGAGGATGAATTTGATTATTTTGAAGACGATGATTCGTCTACATGTTCTGCCGTAACCGACAGGGAAACGGATGTATAATTTTTTTATAGCGTGAAGGATATGATAAAAATATAATTATTGTATCCATTCCGATTCCAATCACATTATATGATTCTGTAAAAAAATTATACTGTAACGCAATGAAGTAGTCTCATAGATGTATAGAGGTCAGATACTGGTTTGATAAACTTTTTATTCCACATGAGTATGTTTGACTTTATGGTTAGACCCGCATACTTTAACAAATCACTGAAAATTGGAGTTAGGTATTGACCTCTCAGAATCAGTTGCCGTTCTGGAACATTAAATGTATTTTTTATGATATACTCCAGCGCATTTATGTTGGCATACAACAAGTCATTACTAATGGAATATTCCAAGAGTTTTAGTTGTCTAGTATTTAACAAGAGAAGAGATTTCAACAGACTGTTTATGAACTCGAATGTCGCCTCATTGTCGCTTATATTGATGATGTCGAATTCTCCCAATATCATCGCCGATGAGTAGCTCATCTTGTTATCGGGATCCAAGTTTTCTAAAGATGTCATTAAACCCTCGATCATGAATGGATTTATCATCATCGTTTTTATGTTGGACATGAGCTTAGTCCGTTTGTCCACATCTATAGAAGATGATTTCTGAATTATTTCATATATCTCTCTCTTTAACACCAGGAACTTGTCAGGATGGTCTACTTTAATATGTTCTCGTCTAAGAGATGAAAATCTTTGGATGGTCGCATGTGACTTTTCTCTAAAGGATGATGTTGCACAAGATCCTCTCTTAAATGAATCCATCTTATCCTTGGACAAGATGGACAGTCTATTTTCCTTAGATGGTTTGATATTTTTATTACCCATGACTATAAAGGTAGACCTAATCGTCTCGGATGACCTATATATTTATTTTCAGTTTTATTATACGCATAAATTGTAAAAAATATGTTAGGTTTACGAAAATGTCTCGTGGGGCATTAATCGTTTTTGAAGGATTGGACAAATCTGGAAAAACAACACAATGTATGAACATCATGGAATCAATACCTTCAAACACAATAAAATACCTTAACTTTCCTCAGAGATCCACTGTCACTGGAAAAATGATAGATGACTATCTAACTCGTAAAAAAACCTATAATGATCATATAGTTAATCTATTATTTTGTGCAAATAGATGGGAGTTTGCATCTTTTATACAAGAACAACTAGAACAGGGAATTACTTTAATAGTTGATAGATACGCGTTCTCTGGAGTAGCGTATGCCGCCGCTAAAGGCGCGCCAATGACTCTGAGTAAGAGTTATGAATCTGGATTGCCTAAACCCGACTTAGTTATATTCTTGGAATCTGGTAGCAAAGAAATTAATAGAAACGTCGGCGAGGAAATTTATGAAGATGTTGAATTCCAACAAAAGGTATTACAAGAATATAAAAAAATGATTGAAGAAGGAGATATTCATTGGCAAATTATTTCTTCTGAATTCGAGGAAGATGTAAAGAAGGAGTTGATCAAGAATATAGTTATAGAGGCTATGCACACGGTTACTGGACCAGTGGGGCAACTGTGGATGTAATAAAGTGAAATTACATTTTTTATAAATAGATGTTAGTACAGTGTTATAAATGGATGAAGCATATTACTCTGGCAACTTGGAATCAGTACTCGGATACGTGTACGATATGCATACCGAACTCGTATCAATATCTCAATTAGTTATTGCCAAGATAGAAACTATAGATAATGATATATTAAACAAGGACATTGTAAATTTTATCATGTGTAGATCAAACTTGGATAATCCATTTATCTCTTTCCTAGATACTGTATATACTATTATAGATCAAGAGAACTATCAGACTGAGTTGATTAATTCATTAGACGACAATGAAATTATCGATTGTATAGTTAACAAGTTTATGAGCTTTTATAAGGATAACCTAGAAAATATAGTAGAGATGCTATCATTACTCTAAAATATATAATGAATAACCCAGATTTTAAAACTACGTATGCCGAAGTACTCGGTTCCAGAATAGCCGATATAGATATTAAACAAGTGATACGTAAGAATATACTACAATTGTCTAATGATATCCGCGAACGATATTTGTGAAAAATATTAAAAAAAGATACTTTTTTTATTAAATGACGTCGCTTCGCGAATTTAGAAAATTATGCTGTGATATATATCACGCATCAGGATATAAAGAAAAATCTAAATTAATCAGAGACTTTATAACAGATAGAGATGATACCGATACATATTTGATCATTAAGTTATTGCTTCCCGGATTAGACGATAGAATGTATAACATGAACGATAAACAAATTATAAAATTATATAGTATAGTATTTAAACAATCTCAGGAAGATATGCTACAAGATTTAGGATACGGATATATAGGAGACACTATTAGGACTTTCTTCAAAGAGAACACAGAAATCCGTCCACGAGATAAAAGCATTTTAACTTTAGAAGAAGTGGATAGTTTTTTAACTACGTTATCATCCGTAACTAAAGAATCGCATCAAATAAAATTATTGACTGATATAGCATCTGTTTGTACATGTAATGATTTAAAATGTGTAGTCATGCTTATTGATAAAGATCTAAAAATTAAAGCGGGTCCTCGGTACGTACTTAACGCTATTAGTCCTCATGCCTATGATGTTTTTAGAAAATCTAATAACTTGAAAGAGATAATAGAAAATGCGGCTAAACAAAATCTAGACTCTATATCTATTTCTGTTATGACTCCAATTAATCCCATGTTAGCGGAATCGTGTGATTCTGTCAATAAGGCGTTTAAAAAATTTCCATCAGGAATGTTTGCGGAAGTCAAATACGATGGTGAAAGAGTACAAGTTCATAAAAAAAATAACGAGTTTGCCTTCTTTAGTAGAAACATGAAACCAGTACTCTCTCATAAAGTGGATTATCTCAAAGAATACATACCGAAAGCATTTAAAAAAGCTACGTCTATCGTATTGGATTCTGAAATTGTTCTTGTAGACGAACATAATGTACCGCTACCGTTTGGAAGTTTAGGTATACACAAAAAGAAAGAATATAAAAACTCTAACATGTGTTTGTTCGTGTTTGACTGTTTGCACTTTGATGGATTCGATATGACGGACATTCCATTGTACGAACGAAGATCTTTTCTCAAAGATGTTATGGTCGAAATACCCAATAGAATAGTATTCTCAGAGTTGACTAATATTAGTAACGAGTCTCAGTTAACCGATGTATTGGATGATGCACTAACGAGAAAATTAGAAGGATTGGTCTTAAAAGATATTAATGGAGTATACGAACCGGGAAAGAGAAGATGGTTAAAAATAAAGCGAGACTATTTGAACGAGGGTTCCATGGCAGATTCTGCCGATTTAGTAGTACTAGGTGCTTACTATGGTAAAGGAGCAAAGGGTGGTATCATGGCAGTCTTTCTAATGGGTTGTTACGACGATGAATCCGGTAAATGGAAGACGGTAACTAAATGTTCCGGCCACGATGATAATACGTTAAGGGTTTTACAAGACCAATTAAAGATGGTTAAAATTAACAAGGATCCCAAAAAAATTCCAGTGTGGTTGGTAGTTAATAAAATCTATATTCCCGATTTTGTAGTAGAGGATCCAAAACAATCTCAGATATGGGAAATTTCAGGAGCAGAGTTTACGTCTTCAAAGTCACATACAGCAAATGGAATATCGATTAGATTTCCTAGATTTACTAGGATTAGAGAAGATAAAACGTGGAAAGAATCTACTCATCTAAACGATTTAGTAAACTTGACTAAATCTTAATAGTTACATACAAACTGAAAATTAAAATAACACTATTTAGTTGGTGGTCGCCATGGATGGCGTTATTGTATACTGTCTAAACGCGTTAGTAAAACATGGCGAGGAAATAAATCATATAAAAAATGATTTCATGATTAAACCATGTTGTGAAAGAGTTTGTGAAAAAGTCAAGAACGTTCACATCGACGGACAATCTAAAAACAATACAGTGATTGCAGATTTGCCATATCTGGATAATGCTGTATCGGATGTATGCAAATCAATATATAAAAAGAATGTATCAAGAATATCCAGATTTGCTAATTTGATAAAGATAGGCGACGATGACAAGACTCCTACTGGTGTATATAATTATTTTAAACCTAAAGATGCCATTCCTGTTATTATATCCATAGGAAAGGATAAAGATGTTTGTGAACTATTAATCGCATCCGATAAAGCGTGTGCGTGCATAGAGTTAAATTCATATAAAGTAGCCATTCTTCCCATGAATGTTTCCTTCTTTACCAAAGGAAATGCGTCATTGATTATTCTCCTGTTTGACTTCTCTATCGACGCGGCACCTCTCTTAAGAAGTGTAACCGATAATAATGTTGTTATATCTAGACACAAACGTCTACATGACGAGCTTCCGAGTTCCAATTGGTTCAAGTTTTACATAAATATACAGTCCGACTATTGTTCTATATTATATATGGTAGTTGATGGATCTGTGATGTATGCAATAGCTGATAATAGAACTCACGCAATTATTAGCAAAAATATATTAGACAATACTACGATTAACGATGAGTGTAGATGCTGTTATTTTGAACCACAGATTAAGATTCTCGATAGAGATGAGATGCTCAATGGATCATCGTGTGATATGAACAGACATTGTATTATGATGAATTTACCTGATGTAGGCGAATTTGGATCTAGTATATTGGGGAAATATGTACCTGACATGATTAAGATTGCTCTTTCGGTGGCTGGTAATTTAATAAGAAATCGAGACTACATTCCCGGGAGACGAGGCTATAACTACTACGTTTACGGTATAGCATCTAGATAATTTTTTTTAAGCACAAAATAAAAAACATAATTTTAAACCAATCTATTTCATACTATTTTGTGCGATCACCATGGACATAAAGATAGATATTAGTATTTCTGGTGATAAATTTACGGTGACTACTAGTAGGGAAAATGAAGAAAAAAACTACTGATGTTATCAAACCTGATTATCTTGAGTACGATGACTTGTTAGATAGAGATGAGATGTCTACTATTCTAGAGGAATATTTTATGTACAGAGGTCTATTAGGCTTCAGAATAAAATATGGACGACTCTTTAACGAAATTAGAAAATTCGACAATGATGCGGAAGAACAATTCGGTACTATAGAAGAACTCAAGCAGAAACTTAGATTAAATTCTGAAGAGGGAGCCGATAACTTTATAGATTATATAAAGGTACAAAACGACAGGATATCGTCAAACTTACTGTGTACGATTGCATATCTATGATAGGATTGTGTGCGTGTGTGGTAGATGTTTGGAGAAAGGAGAAACTGTTTTCTAGATGGAAATATTGTTTACGAGCAATTAAACTGTTTATTGATGATCACATGCTTGATAAGATAAAATCTATACTGTAGAATAGACTAGTGTATGCGGAAATGTCATAGAAAGTTAAGTTAATGAGAGCAAAAAATTATAATGTTGTATTCTAATCCCATATTTATTATTTTTTTCTGTAATAGTTAGAAAAATACATTTGATGGTCTATCTACCAGATTATTATGTGTTATAAGGTACTTTTTCTCATAATAAACTAGAGATGCGTAAGATAGTGTTTTTCAAAACTATAAATCTAAAATTGATGGATGTGATATACAGCTATTAATTTCGAAAATATATTTTAATCTGATAACTTTAAACATGGATTTTTGATGGTGGTTTAAAGTTTAAAAAAATATTTTGTTATTGTAGTATATGATAATATCAAAAAGATGGATATAAAGAATTTGCTGACTGTAAGTACTATTTTTACATTACTACATTGGCTACGGCAGATATACCTACTTCGTCACTGCCACACGCTCCGGTAAACGGGTCATGTGACGAGGGAGAATATCTTGATAAAGGCATAATCAATGTTGTAATCAGTGTCCACCTGGAGAATTTGCCAAGGTCAGATGTAGTGGCAGTGATAACACAAAATGTGAACGCTGCCTACCTCATACATATACCACAATCCCCAATTATTCTAAATGGATGTCATCAATGTAGAAAATGCCCAACAGGATCATTTGATAAGGTAAAGTGTACCGGAACACATAACAGTAAATGTTCGTGTCTTCCTGGTTGGTATTGCGCTACTGATTCTTCACAGACTGAAGATTGTCGAGATTGTATACCAAAAAGGAGATGTCCGTGCGGATATTTTGGTGGAATAGATGAACAAGGAAATCCTATTTGTAAATCGTGATGTATTGGTGAACATTGCGACTACCTACATAATTATAGAGTTGGTCCTTTTCCTCCATGTAAACTATCTAAATGTAATTAATTATGATCTTGATATAATATGATTATCATGTTACCATACATTATATAGCTACTTTGGTAGTGTATTATTCAGTATGAAGACATATTAATAATTACTTATCTTTGAAGATCTTGTTATAATCATAAATATAAAAATAAAAATACTTATGGGGCATAGTAACTCATAATTGCTGACACGATAAATTCGTAATAATCTGTTTTGTTCAAATTTTTATAAGGAATCTAGGCATAAAAATAAAAACATAATTTATAATACACTTACAACACCCATCATGAATAACAGCAGTGAATTAATTGCTGCGATTAATGGATTTAGAAATAGTGGACGATTTTGTGATATTAATATAGTTATTAATGATGAAAGGATAAATGCTCATAGACTCATCCTATCTGGAGCATCCGAATATTTTTCCATTCTATTTTCTAGTGATTTTATCGATTCTAATGAATACGAAGTTAATCTAAGTCATTTAGATTATCAAAGTGTGAACGATTTGATCGATTACATTTATGGGATACCTTTGAGCCTAACTAACGATAGCGTGAAATATATTCTTTCAACTGCTGATTTTTTACAAATTGGATCTGCTATTACGGAGTGTGAAAATTACATACTTAAAAATCTCTGTTCTAGAAACTGTATCGATTTCTACATATACGCTGATAAATATAATAACAAGAAAATAGAAACAGCGTCGTTTAACACAATATTACGAAATATTTTGAGACTCATTAACGATGAAAACTTTAAATACTTGACAGAGGAATCAATGATAAAAATTTTAAGCGATGATATGTTAAATATAAAAAATGAGGATTTCGCACCACTAATTCTCATTAAATGGTTAGAGAGTACACAACAACCATGCACCGTCGAGTTACTTAGATGCCTCAGAATATCATTGCTTTCCCCACAAGTTATAAAATCACTTTATAGTCATCGACTGGTTAGTTCAATCTACGAATGTATAACATTCTTAAACAATATAGCATTCTTGGATGAATCATTTCCTAGATACAATAGCATCGAGTTGATATCTATCGGTATAAGTAATTCACGTGATAAGATTTCCATAAACTGCTACAATCGTAAAAAAAATACATGGGAAATGATATCTTCACGTGGATATAGGTGTAGTTTCGCAGTGGCTGTCATGGATAATATTATCTATATGATGGGTGGATACGATCAGTCCCCGTATAGAAGTTCAAAGGTTATAGCATACAATACATGTACTAATTCTTGGATATATGATATACCAGAGCTAAAATATCCGCGTTCTAATTGCGGAGGAGTTGTCGATGACGAATACATTTATTGTATAGGTGGCATACGCGATCAGGATTCATCGTTGATATCTGATATTGATAGATGGAAGCCATCAAAACCATATTGGCAGACGTATGCTAAAATGCGAGAGCCAAAATGTGATATGGGGGTTGCGATGTTAAACGGATTAATATATGTCATAGGTGGAGTCGTTAAAGGTGGCACATGTACCGACACACTAGAGAGTTTATCAGAAGATGGATGGATGATGCATCGACGCCTTCCAATAAAAATGTCCAATATGTCGACGATTGTTCATGCTGGAAAGATTTATATATCTGGAGGTTACACCAATAGTAGTATAGTTAATGAAATATCTAATCTAGTCCTTAGCTATAATCCGATATATGATGAATGGACCAAATTATCATCATTAAATATTCCTAGAATTAATCCTGCTCTATGGTCAGTGCATAATAAATTATATGTAGGAGGAATATCCGATGATGTTCAAACTAATACATCTGAAACATACGACAAAGAAAAAGATTGTTGGACATTGGATAATGGTCACGTGTTACCATACAATTATATAATGTATAAATGCGAACCGATTAAACATAAATATCCATTGGAAAAAATACAGTACACGAATGATTTTCTAAAGTGTTTGGAGAGTTTTATAGGTAGTTGATAAAACAAAATACATAATTTTGTAAAAATAAATCACTTTTTATACTAATATGGCACGATTGTCAATACTTTTGTTACTAATATCATTAGTATACGCTACACCTTATCCTCAGACACAGATATCTAAAAAAATAGGTGATGATGCAACTATATCATGTAGTCGAAATAATACAACTGACTACGTTGTTATGAGTGCTTGGTATAAGGAGCCCAATTCCATTATTCTCTTAGCTGCCAAAAGCGACGTCTTGTATTTTGATAATTATACCAAGGATAAAATATCTTACGATTCTCCATACGATGATCTAGTTACAACTATCACAATTAAATCATTGACTGCTGGAGATGCCGGTACTTATGTATGTGCATTCTTTATGACATCGACTACAAATGACACTGATAAAGTAGATTATGAAGACTACTCTACAGAGTTGATTGTAAATACAGATAGTGAATCGACTATAGACATAATACTATCTGGATCTACACATTCACCGGAAACTAGTTCTGAGAAACCTGATTATATAGATAATTCTAATTGCTCGTCGGTATTCGAAATCGCGACTCCGGAACCAATTACTGATAAAGAAGATCATACAGTCACAGACACTGTTGTATACACTACAGTAAGTACATCATCTGGAGTTGTTACTACTAAATCAACCACCGATGATGCGGATCTTTATGATACGTACAATGATAATGAATCATCTACTGTGTTACCAACAACTGTAGAAAGCATCACGAAATCTATAGGTAAGTATAGTACTAAAGACTTTGCAGAAATATTTGGTATCACCGCATTAATTATATTGTCTGCCGTAGCAGTTTTCTGTATCACATATTATATATGTAATAAACGGTCACGTAAATACAAAACAGAGAACAAAGTCTAGATTTTTGACTTACATAAATGTCTGGGATAGTAAAATCTATCATATTGAGCGGACCATCTGGTTCAGGAAAGACAGCCATAGCCAAAAGACTGTTAAAAGACTATGGAAATATATTTGGATTTGTGGTGTCCCATACCACTAGATTTCCTCGTCCTATGGAACGAGAAGGTGTCGATTACCATTACGTTAACAGAGAGGCCATCTGGAAGGGAATAGCCGCTGGAAACTTTCTATAACATACTGAGTTTTTAGGAAATATTTACGGAACTTCTAAAACAGCTGTGAATACAGCGGCTATTAATAATCGTATTTGTGTGATGGATTTAAACATCGACGGTGTTAGAAGTCTTAAAAATACTTACCTAATGCCTTACTCGGTGTATATAAGACCTACCTCTCTTAAAATGGTTGAGACCAAGCTTCGTCGTAGAAACACTGAAGCGGACGATGAGATTCATCGTCGTGCGATGTTGGCAAAACGGATATGGATGAGGCCAACGAAGCAGTTCTATTCGACACTATTATTATTGAAGATGATGTGAATTTAGCATATAGTAAGTTAATTCAGATACTACAGGACCGTATTAGAATGTATTTTAACACTAATTAAGATATAATACTTGACTGACTTAAAACTTGATAATTAATAATATAATTCGTTTTTATATGTGACTATTTCAACATCTAATGTATTAGTTAAATATTAAACTTACCACATAAAACTTAAAATTTAAAATGATATTTCATTGACGGATAGATCACACATTATGAACTTTCAAGGACTTGTGTTAACTGACAATTGCAAAAATCAATGGGTCGTTGGACCATTAATAGGAAAAGGTGGATTCGGTAGTATTTATACTACTAATGACAATAATTATGTAGTAAAAATAGAGCCCAAAGCTAACGGATCATTATTTACCGAACAGGCATTTTATACTAGAGTACTTAAACCATCCGTTATCGAAGAATGGAAAAAATCTCACAATATAAAGCACGTAGGTCTTATCACGTGCACGGCATTTGGTCTATACAAATCCATTAATGTGGAATATCGATTCTTGGTAATTAATAGATTAGGTGCAGATCTAGATGCGGTGATCAGAGCCAATAATAATAGACTACCAAAAAGGTCGGTGATGTTGATCGGAATCGAAATCTTAAATACCATACAATTTATGCACGAGCAAGGATATTCTCACGGAGATATTAAAGCGAGCAATATAGTCTTGGATCAGATGGATAAGAATAAATTATATCTAGTGGATTACGGATTGGTTTCTAAATTCATGTCTAATGGTGAACATGTTCCATTTATAAGAAATCCAAATAAAATGGATAACGGTACTCTAGAATTTACACCTATAGATTCGCATAAAGGATACGTTGTATCGAGACGTGGAGATCTAGAAACACTTGGATATTGTATGATTAGATGGTTGGGAGGTATCCTGCCATGGACTAAGATGTCTGAAACAAAGAATTGTGCATTAGTAAGTGCCACAAAACAGAAATATGTGAACAATACTGCGACTTTGTTAATGACCAGTTTGCAATACGCACCTAAAGAATTGCTACAATATATTACTATGGTAAACTCTTTGACATATTTTGAGGAACCCAATTACGACGAGTTTCGGCGCGTATTAATGAATGGAGTTATGTAAAATTTTTGTTGATAAAAAATTAAAAAATAACTTAGTTATATCACTCTCGCGAGTGCAACCGAAAACATGGCGATGTTTTACACACACGCTTTCGGTGGGTACGATGAGAACCTTCATGCATTTCCTGGAATATCATCGACGGTCGCCAATGATGTCAGGAAATATTCTGTTGTGTCAGTTTATAATAAAAAGTATAAGATTGTAAAAAACAAATATATGTGGTGTTACAGTCAGGTGAACAAGAGATATATTGGAGCACTGCTGCCTATGTTTGAGTGCAATGAATATCTACAAATTGGAGATCCAATCCATGATCAAGAAGGAAATCAAATCTCTATCATCACATATCGCCACAAAAACTACTATGCTCTAAGCGGAATCGGGTACGAGAGTCTAGACTTGTGTTTGGAAGGAGTAGGGATTCATCATCACGTACTTGAAACAGGAAACGCTGTATATGGAAAAGTTCAACATGATTATTCTACTATCAAAGAGAAGGCCAAAGAAATGAGTGCACTTAGTCCAGGACCTATAATTGATTACCACGTCTGGATAGGAGATTGTATCTGTCAAGTTACTGCTGTGGACGTACATGGAAAGGAAATTATGAGAATGAGATTCAAAAAAGGTGCGGTGCTACAGATCCCAAATCTGGTAAAAGTTAAACTTGGGGAGAATGATACAGAAAATCTTTCCACTGCCATATCAGCTCTCCTGAATTCCGGCGGTGGCACAATCGAGGTAACATCTAAGGAAGAACGTGTGGATTATGTACTCATGAAACGTTTGGAATCTATACATCATCTGTGGTCTGTAGTGTATGATCATCTTAATGTTGTGAATGGCAAAGAACGCTGTTATGTGCATATGCATTCATCTAATCAACATCCTATACCGAGTACTGTAAAAACAAATTTGTACATGAAGACTATGGGATCATGTCTTCAAATGGACTCCATGGAAGCTCTAGAGTATCTTAGTGAACTGAAGGAATCAGGTGGACGGAGTCCCAGACCAGAATTGCAGAAATTTGAATATCCAGATGGAGTGGAAGACACTGAATCAATTGAGAGATTGGCAGAGGAGTTCTTCAATAGATCAGAACTTCAGGCTGGTGAATCAGTCAAATTTGGTAATTCTATTAATGTTAAACATACATCTGTTTCAGCTAAGCAACTAAGAACACGTATACGGCAGCAGCTTCCTTCTATACTCTCATCTTTTGCCAACACAGAGGGTGGATATTTGTTCATTGGAGTTGATAATAATACACACAAAGTAATTGGATTCACGGTGGGTCACGACTACCTCAGACTGGTAGAGAATGATATAGAAAAGCATATCAAAAGACTTCGTGTTGTGCATTTCTGTGAGAAGAAAGAGGACATCAAGTACGCGTGTCGATTCATCAAGGTATATAAACCTGGGGATGAGACTACCTCGACATACATGTGTGCTATCAAAGTGGAAAGATGCTGTTGTGCTGTGTTTGCAGATTGGCCAGAATCATGGTATATGGATACTAATGGTATCAAGAAGTATTCTCCAGATGAATGGGTGTCATATATAAAAGTTTAATTAATGTAACTATAGAGAAAATAATAGGTTGTATCATATAGACAATAACTAACAATTAATTAGTAACTGTTATCTCTTTTTAACTAACTAACTAACTAACTATATACCTATTAATAATACATCGTAGTTATAGTTCTTAACATCTATTAATCATTGATTCGCTTCTTTAATTTTTTATAAACTAACATTGTTAATTGAAAAGGGATAACATGTTACAGAATATAAATTATATATGGATTTTTTTAAAAAGGAAATACTTGACTGGAGTATATATTTATCTCTTCATTATATAGCACGCGCGTGTTCCAATTCTTCCACATCCCATATAATACAGGATTATAATCTTGTTCGAACATACGAGAAAGTGGATAAAAAAATAGTTGATTTTTTATCTAGGTGGCCAAATTTATTCCATGTTTCAGAATATGGGGAAAATATTCTACATATTTATTCTATGGATGATGCTAATGCGAATATTATAATTTTTTTTCTAGATAGAGTATTAAATATTAATAAGAACCGCGGGTCATTTATACATAATCTCGGGTTATCATCCATTAATATAAAAGAATATATATATCAATATCAATTAGTTAATAATGATCATCTAGATAATAGGATAAGACTAATGCTTGAAAATGGACGTAGATCAAGACATTTTTTGTCCTATATATTAGATACAGTTAATATCTATATATGTATTTTAATAAATCATGGATTTTACATAGATGCTGAAGACAGTTACGGTTGTACATTATTACATAGATGTATATATCACTATAAGAAATCAGAATCACACAATGAATTAATTAAGATGTTGTTAAATAATGGATCAGATGTAGATAAAAAAGATACGTACGGAAACACACCGTTTATCCTATTATGTAAACACGATATCGACAACGCGGAATTGTTTGAGATATGTTTAGAGAATGCTAATATAGACTCTATGGACTTTAATGGATATACACCTCTTCATTATGTCTCGTGTCGCAATAAATATGATTTTGTAAAGTCATTAATTTCTAAAGGAGCAAATGTTAATGCGCGTAATAAATTCGGAACTACTCCATTTTATTGTGGAATTATACACGGTATCTCTCTTATAAAGCTATATTTGGAATTAGACATAGCGTTAGAAATAGATAATGAACATATAGTTCGTCATTTAATAATTTTTGATGCTATTGAAGCTTTGGATTATCTATTATCCAAAGGAGTTATTGATATTAACTATCGTACTATATACAACGAAACATCTATTTATGACGCCGTCAGTTATAATGCGTATAATACGTTGGTCTATCTATTAAACAGAAATGGTGATTTTGAGACGATTACTACTAGTGGATGTACATGTATTTCGGAAGCAGTCGCGAACAACAACAAAATAATAATGGAAGTACTATTGTCTAAACGACCATCTTTGAAAATTATGATACAGTCTATGATAGCAATTACTAAACATAAACAACATAATGCAGATTTATTGAAAATGTGTATAAAATATACTGCGTGTATGACCGATTATGATACTCTTATAGATGTACAATCGCTACAGCAATATAAATGGTATATTTTAAAATGTTTCGATGAAATAGATATCATGAAGAGATGTTATATAAAAAATAAAACTGTATTCCAATTAGTTTTTTGTATCAAAGACATTAATACTTTAATGAGATACGGTAGACATCCTTCTTTCGTGAAATGCGCTAGTCTCGACGTATACGGAAGTCGTGTACGTAATATCATAGCATCTATTAGATATCGTCAGAGATTAATTAGTCTATTATCCAAGAAGCTGGATGCGGGAGATAAATGGTCGTGTTTTCCTAACGAAATAAAATATAAAATATTGGAAAACTTTAACGATAACGAACTGTCCACATATCTAAAAAATCTTATAAACACTATTAAAATATAAAATCTAAGTAGGATAAAATCACACTACATTATTGTTTCCTTTTAGTACTCGACAGTGTATACTATTTTTAACACTCATAAATAAAAATGAAAACGATTTCCGTTGTTACGTTGTTATGCGTACTACCGGCTGTTGTTTATTCAACATGTACTGTACCCACTATGAATAACGCTAAATTAACGTCTACCGAAACATCGTTTAATGATAAACATAAAGTTACGTTTACATGTGATCAGGGATATCATTCTTTGGATCCAAACGCTGTCTGTGAAACAGATAAATGGAAATACGAAAATCCATGCAAGAAAATGTGCACAGTTTCTGATTATGTCTCTGAACTATATGATAAGCCATTATACGAAGTGAATTCCACCATGACACTACGTTGCAACAGCGAAACAAAATATTTTCGTTGCGAAGAAAAAAATGGAAATACTTCTTGGAATGATACTGTTACGTGTCCTAATGCGGAATGTCAACCTCTTCGATTAGAACACGGATCGTGTCAACCAGTTAAAGAAAAATACTCATTTGGGGAATATATGACTATCAACTGTGATGTTGGATATGAGGTTATTGGTGCTTCGTACATAAGTTGTACAGCTAATTCTTGGAATGTTATTCCATCATGTCAACAAAAATGTGATATACCGTCTCTATCTAATGGATTAATTTCCGGATCTACATTTTCTATCGGTGGCGTTATACATCTTAGTTGTAAAAGTGGTTTTACACTAACGGGGTCTCCATCATCCACATGTATTGACGGTAAATGGAATCCCATACTCCCGACATGTGTACGATCTAACGAAGAATTTGATCCGATAGATGATGATCCCGATGACGAGACAGATCTGAGCAAGATCTCGAAAGACGTTGTACAATATGAACAAGAAATAGAATCGTTAGAAGCAACTTATCATATAATCATAGTAGCGTTGACAATTATGGGTGTTATATTTTTAATCTCCATTATAGTATTAGTTTGTTCCTGTGACAAAACTAATGACCAATATAAGTTCCATAAATTGCTGCCGTGAATATGAATACGTTAAAAATTAATGAATAATTAATAATTAATAATTAATAATTAATTAATTAATAATTAATAATTAATAATAAATAATAAATAATAAATAATAAATAACGAACAAGTATCAAAAGATTAAAGAATTGCTAGAATCAATTGAGATGTCTTCTTCAGTGGATGTTGATATCTACGATGCCGTTAGAGCATTTTTACTCAGGCACTATTGTGACAAGAGATTTATTGTGTATGGAAGAAGTAACGCCATATTACATAATATATACAGGCTATTTACAAGACGCGCTATTATACCGTTCGATGATGTAGTACGTACTATGCCAAATGAATCACGTGTTAAACAATGGGTGATCGATACACTTAATGATATAATGACGAAGGAACACGATGTTTCTGTAAGCGTCAGCACCGGAATACTATTCATGGAAATGTTTTTCGATTACAATAAAAATAATTCCAAAAATAGTATCAACAATCAACTAATGTATGATATAATTAATAGCGTATCTATAATTCTAGCTAATGAGAGATATAGAAGCGCTTTTAACGACGATGGTATATACATCCGTAGAACTATGATTGACAAGTTGTACGAATACGCATCTCTAACTACTATTGGTATGATTACTGGAGGTATTTGTTATTATCTGTTGATGCATCTAGTTAGTTTGTATAAATAATTATTTCAATATACTAGTTAAAATTTTAAGATTTTTAAATGTATAAAAAACTAATAACGTTTTTATTTGTAATAGGTGCAGTAGCATCTTATTCGAATAATGAGTACACTCCGTTTAATAAACTTAGTGTAAAACTGTATATAGATGGAGTAGATAATATAGAAAATTCATATACTGATAATAATGAATTGGTGTTAAATTTTAAAGAGTACACAATTTCTATTATTACAGAGTCATGCGACGTCGGATTTGATTCCATAGATATAGATGTTATAAACGACTATAAAATTCTTGATATGTATACCATTGACTCGTCTACCATTCAACGCAGAGGTCACACATGCAAAATATCTACCAAATTATCATGCCATTATGATAAGCACCCTTATATTCACAAATATGAGGGTGATGAGCGACAATATTCTATTACTGCAGAGGGAAAATGCTATAAAGGAATAAAATATGAAATAAGTATGATGCACGATGATACGCTATTGAGAAAACATACTCTTAAAATTGGATCTACTTATATATTCGATCGCCATGGACATAGTAATACATATTATTCAAAATATGATTTTTAAAAATTTAAAATATATTATCCCTTCAGTGACCGTAGTCAAATAACAAACAACACCATGAGAGCTATAATTCTCACAGTTTTGTTCATTAATAGTATAAATGCTACAATAACTAGTTATAAGTTTGAATCCGTCAATTTTGATTCCAAAATTGAATGGACTGGGAATGGTCTATACAATATATCCCTTAGAAATTATGGAATAAAGACGTGGCAAACGATGTATACAAATGTACCAGAGGGAACATACGACATATCCGGATTTCCAAATAATGATTTCGTATCTTTCTGGGTTAAATTTGAACAAGGCGATTATAAAGTGGACAAGTATTGTACGGGACTATGCATCGAAGTAAAAATTGGACCACCGACTGTAACATTGACTGAATACGACGACCATATCAATTTGTACATCGAGCATCCGTATGCCACTAGAGGTAGCAAGAAGATTCCTATTTATAAACGCAATGACATGTGTGATATCTACTTGTTGTATACGGCTAACTTCACATTCGGAGACTCTGAAGAACCAGTAATATATGATATTGATGACTACGATTGTACGTCTACAGGTTGCAGTATAGACTTTGCCACAACAGAAAAAGTGTGTGTTATGGCACAGGGAGCCACAGAAGGGCTTCTTGATAAAATTACGCCATGGAGTTCGGAAGTATGTCTGACACCTAAAAAGAATGTATATACATGCGCAATTAGATCCAAAGAAGATGTTCCCAATTTCAAGGAAAAAATGACCAGAGTTATCAAGAGAAAATTTAATAAACAGTCACACTCGTATTTGACCAAATTTCTCGGTAGTACATCAAATGATATTACAACTTTTCTTAGCATGCTTGACTAAATATTCATAATGAACTCTCTAAACTATTTTTATCAAAAAATAAAACAATCACTAGTATTAATTTTGATAACGTAGCATAATCAACATAACCTCATCATCTATTAACTGATAACGGTTAGTTATAATAGGGATAAAGGATTAATGATTATTTCTAAACATGGTTCGGAGCTTGAAACAGAATTCATGCTCTCCCTTAAAACGGATATCGTTGATAAATTCGAAACAGTATATTTAAACAAAAATATATATCATTGGAGGCGTTAAACAGAATGGAGAATCGTCTGATCAAATATTGAGCGTCGATCTATCGACAAAAAGATTAACAATAGAGCCATCTCTTAACGATAAAAGAATAGGAGCCGCTGCAGCAGTCATAAATGGACGCATTTATGTTATTGGTGGACGAGATGGATCAAATTATCTAAACACTGTAGAAAGTTGGAAACCTATTGATAACAAGTGGAGATACGAAACACCGATAAATTATAAAAGAAGCAGTGATTCCGCTGTTTCAGTTAATAATACTATTTTCGTAACTGGTGGATTATCCATAAATAATTCCAATAATACAATTGTGATTAATAACATGGAAAAACTTAAACTTAACGTTTATGAAGACAAACAAACAATGGTCGATTATAGAAATGCCTATGGCTAGGGTATATCACGGTATCGACTCGACATTTGGAATGTTATATTTTGCCGGAGGTCTATCCGTTACCGAACAATATGGTAATTTAGAGAAAAACAACGAGATATCTTGTTACAATCCTAGAACGAATAAGTGGTTTGATATTTCATATACTAATTATAAGAGATCCGTATCATCATTGTGTAAACTAAATAACGTCTTCTATGTATTTAGTAAGGACATTGGATATGTGGAAAAGTATGATGGTGCATGGAAGTTAGACATGATAGTCTCCCAGCTATAAAGGCATTTTCCACTTCTCCTTATTGATTGAAAATGAAAATATACATAGTTTTTTACGCATAGCAGTATCTCACCCTATAGTTTTATTGCTTCTAACATGGATACAGATGTTACAGATACAGATACAGATACAGATACAGATACAGATACAGATGTTACAAATGTAGAAGATATCATGAATGAAATAGATAGAGAGAAAGAAGAAATACTAAAAAATGTAGAAATGGAAAATAATAAAAATATTAACAAGAATCATCCCAGCAAATATATTAGAGAAGCGCTCGTTATTAATACCAGTAGTAATAGTGATTCCATTGATAAAGAAGTTATAGAATGTATTAGTCAGGATGTAGGAATATAGATCATATATACTAATTTTTATAATCGATACAAAACATAAAAACAACTCGTTATTACATAGCAGGCATGGAATCCTTCAAGTATTGTTTTGATAACGATGGCAATAAATGGATTATTGGAAACACTTTATATTCTGGTAATTCGATACTCTATAAGGTCAGAAAAAATTTCACTAGTTCGTTCTACAATTACGTAATGAAGATAGATCACAAATCACACAGGCCATTATTGTCTGAAATACGGTTCTATATATCTGTATTGGATCCTTTGACTATCGACAACTGGAAAAGGGAACGCGGTATAAAGTATTTGGCTATTCCATACTTGTATGGAATTGGAGAAACTGACGACTATAGGTTCTTTGTTATAAAGAATTTGGGAAGAGTATTCGCTGCTCCAAAGGATACGGAATCAGTATTCGATGCATGCGTCACTATGATAAACACGTTAGAGTTTATACACTCTCGAGGATTTACCCATGGAAAAATAGAACCTAGGAATATACTGATTAGAAATAAACGTCTTTCACTAATTGACTATTCTAGAACTAACAAACTCTACAAGAGTGGAGATGGATATTCACATATAGATTACAACGAGGACGTGATAACTTCAGGAAATATCAATTATATGAGTGTAGACAATCATCTCGGAGCCACAGTTTCGAGACGAGGAGATTTAGAAATGTTGGGATATTGCATGATAGAATGGTTCGGTGGCAAACTTCCATGGAAAAACGAAAGTGGTATGAAAGCAATACAACAGAAAAGAGAATATAAAAAATTTATAGCTACTTTCTTTGAGGACTGTTTTCCGGAAGGAAATGAACCTCTGGAATTAGTTAGATATATAGAATTAGTATACACGTTAGATTATTCTCAAACTCCTAATTATGACAGACTACGTAGACTGTTTATACAAGATTGAAATTATATTCTTTTTTTATAGGGCGTTGTGATAGTTACGGATATCTTAATATTTAGACTATCTCTGTCACTACACGACCAAATCGATTACTATGGATATCTTCAGGGAGATCGCATCTTCTATGAAAGGAGAGAACGTATTCATTTCTTCAGCGTCAATCTCGTCAGTATTGACAATATTGTATTATGGAGCTAACGGATCCACTGCTGAACAGCTATCAAAATATGTAGAAAAGGAGGAGAACAATGATACGGTTAATGCTCAGTGTATCTCATTCAAATCCATGAATAAAGTATATGGGAGATATTCTGCCATGTTTAAAGATTCCTTTTTGAGAAAAATTGGCGATAATTTCCAAACTGTTGACTTCACTGATTGTCGCACTATAGATGCTATCAATAAGTGTGTTGATATTTTTACTGAGGGGAAAATCAATCCACTATTGACTGAACAATTGTCTCCAGATACCCGTCTCCTAGCAATTAGTGCCGTATACTTTAAAGCAAAATGGTTGATGCCATTCGAAAAGGAATTCACCAGTGATTATCCATTTTACGTATCACCAACGGAAATGGTAGACGTAAGTATGATGTCTATGTACGGCGAGCCATTTAATCACGCATCTGTAAAAGAATCATTCGGCAACTTTTCAATCATAGAACTACCATATGTTGGAGATACTAGTATGATGGTAATTCTTCCAGACAAGATTGATGGATTAGAATCCATAGAACAAAATCTAACAGATACAAATTTTAAGAAATGGTGTAACTCTCTGGAAGCTACGTTTATCGATGTACACATTCCCAAGTTTAAGGTAACAGGCTCGTATAATCTGGTGGATACTCTAGTAAAGTTGGGACTGACAGATGTATTCTGTTCAACTGGAGATTATAGCAATATGTGTAATTCAGATGTGAGTGTCGACGCTATGATCCACAAAACGTATATAGATGTCAATGAAGAGTATACAGAAGCAGCTGCAGCAACTTGTGCACTGGTGTCAGACTGTGCATCAACAGTTACAAATGAGTTCTGTGCAGATCATCCGTTCATCTATGTGATTAGGCATGTTGATGGCAAAATTCTTTTCGTTGGTAGATATTGCTCTCCAACAACTAATTAAGCACATTCTTAAATAGAATATTATATAGTTAAGATTGTTACTAACTGGTTAACATTTTTTAAAAAATAGAAAAAACATATGACATTAGCGCAGGTCGTTATTCTTCCAATTGCAATTGGTAAGATGACGGCCAACTTTAGTACCCACGTCTTTTCACCACAGCACTGTGGATGTGATAGACTGACCAGTATTGATGACGTCAGACAATGTTTGACTGAATATATTTATTGGTCTTCCTATGCATACCGCAACAGGCAATGTGCTGGACAATTGTATTCAACGCTCCTCTCTTTTAGAGATGATGCTGAATCAGTGTTCATCGACATTCGCGAGCTGGTGAAAAATATGCCGTGGGATGATGTCAAAGATTGTGCAGAAATCATCCGTTGTTATATACCGGATGAGCAAAAAACCATCAGAGAGATTTCGTCTATCATCGGACTTTGTGCATATGCTGCTACTTACTGGGGAGGTGAAGACCATCCTACTAGTAACAGTCTGAATGCATTGTTTGTGATGCTCGAGCTGCTCAATTACGTGGATTATAACATCATATTCCGGCGTATGAATTGATTGATTTCGTACATCTTGACTTCAGCTCTTCCCCTCCCCTCTTTCCCCATTCCCCAGAAACGCTTTTTTACCCACTATAAAATAAAATGAGTGCATTATTGACTATTCTATTGCCTATATTTTTTTATTCTTCATTCATTCATACTTTTAACAATATTGAATGTATCGACAACGGGCTATATTTTACATCATTCATGGAGTTAGAAAAAGAGCCGGTAATCCTGCCATGCCCTCAAATAAACACCCTGTCGTCAGGATATAATGTATTAGATATTATATGGGAAAAACGAGGAGCTGATAATGATAACATTATACCGATAGATAATGGTACCAATATGCTAATTCTGAATCCGACACAAACTGACTCTGGTATCTATATATGTATTACCAAGAACGAGACCTACTGCGATATGATGTCACTGAATTTGACAATCGTGACCGATACAGAATCAAATATAGATCTTATCTCGTATCCACAAATAGTAAATGAACGATCTACAGGTGAAATGGTATGTCCCAATATTAATGCATTTATTGCTAGAAATAAAGACGTGGATGTTGATGTTATATGGAGAGGACATCCACGACTCAGAAATAAGAGACTTACACAACGACCAATTGGAATTATTACTATAGAAGATGTTAGAAAAAATGATGCTGGTTATTACACATGTGTTTTAAAATATACATACAGGGATAAGACATATGAAGTAACTAGAATTGTAAAATTAGAGGTACGGGATAGAATCATACCTCCTACTATGCAATTACCAGTAGTCGTTATGACTTCACTAGGTAGTAATTTAACTATTGCGTGTAGAGTATCGTTGAGACCTCCCACAATTGATGCAGATGTCTTTTGGATAAGTAATAATGAGTATTACGAAGAAGATGATGAGGATAGCGACGGTAGAAGTGTAACAAATAGAATCTTTACGATTGATAAAAGACGTGTTATTACATCGCGGTTAAACATTAATCCCGTAAAGGAAGACGATGCTACAACGTTTACATGTATGGCGTTTACTGTACATAATAGTATTAGCAAAACAGTTACTATTAGCATAAAGTGATTACACTACCATCTTATTTCATTCTATTTCGGGTTAACAGTTTATAAAAAATTTTTATTTATTATCATCAAGCAAACAATTAACGAACGTATTGCTGTGATTAACTCCCACAATACTATGCATAGTATTGATCATTAACTTGCAGAACAGTCCTAGTACTATTTTAACGTAATCGTGTTCTTGTGTAATTGCAGTATCTATATTATAAAAGTACGTAAACCTAGCTATAGTTTTATTTTTTAATTTTAGATAATAGACAGTCTCCTTATTTTTAAAAATTGTTACATCCTTTATTAAATCATGAATGGGGACTTCTATGGAATCATTAGTATGTTGTGAACAACAAGAGCAGACATCAATAGGAAATGGTGGAAGACGATACACTGTTCTATGTAGTTTTAAAATACACATGAACTTTGAAGAATTTATATAAATCATTCCATCGATACATCCTTCTATATTGACATGTATATATCCAGGAATTCTTTTATTAATGTCAGGAAATGTATAAACTAAAACATTTCCCGGGAGCGGAGCTTCTACCGGTGTTATATCAGTTTTTAACTTACAAAATGTAACCAATACCTTTGCATGACTTGTTTTGTTCGGTAACGTTAGTTTAAACTTGACGAATGGATTAATTACAATAACATGATCCGCGCATCTATTAAGTTTTTTTACTTTAACACCCTTGTATGTTTTTACAGAGACTTTATCTAAATTTCTAGTGCTTGTATGTGTTATAAATATAACGGGATATAGAACTGAATCACCTACCTTAGATACCCAATTACATTTTATCAGATCCAGATAATAAACAAATTTTGTCGCCCTAACTAATTCTATATTGTTATATATTTTACAATTGGTTATGATATCATGTAATAACTTGGAATCTAACGCGCATCGTCGTACGTTTACACAATTGTGATTTAGTGTAGTATATCTACACATGTATTTTTCCGCACTATAGTATTCTGGACTAGTGATAAAACTATCATTATATCGATCTTCGATGAACTCATCGAGATATTGCTCTCTGTCATATTCATACACCTGCATAAACTTTCTAGACATTTTACAATCTGTGTTATTTTAGGATCATATTTACATATTTACGATATATCAAAGATGTTAGATATAGTTAATGGGACTCGTTTATAATAATGAATATTAAACAATTAAACAATTATATGAGAACTTTATACCCACAAAGCATCATAAAAATGAGTCGTCGTCCGATTTATGTCTTAAATATCAATCGCAATTCAACTCATAAAATACAAGAGAATGAAATATATACATATTTTAGTTATTGCAATATAGACCATACGTCTACAGAACTTAATTTTGTAGTTAAAAACTATGATCTAAACAGACGACAACCTGTAACTGGGTATACTGCACTACACTGCTATTTGTATAATAATTACTTTACAAACGATGTACTGAAGATATTATTAAATCATGACGTGGATGTAACGATGAAAACCAGTAGCGGACGTATGCCTGTTTATATATTGCTTACTAGATGTTGCAATATTTCACATGATGTAGTGATAGATATGATAGCCAAAGATAAAAACCACTTATCACATAGAGACTATTCCAACCTACTACTAGAGTATATAAAATCTCGTTACATGTTATTGAAGGAAGAGGATATTGATGAGAACATAGTATCAACTTTATTAGATAAGGGAATCGATCCTAACTTTAAACAAGACGGATATACCGCGTTACATTATTATTATTTGTGTCTCGCACACATTTATAAACCAGGTGAGTGTAGAAAACCGATAACGATAAAAAAGGCCAAGCGAATTATTTCTTTGTTTATACAACATGGAGCTAATATAAACGAGTTAGATAATTGCGGCAATACACCATTCCATTTATATCTTGTAGTTGAAACTTGTAATAATATCCATATGACTAAAATGCTATTGATTTTTAATCCGAATTTCGAAATACGTAATAATCATGGATTAACGCCTATACTATCTTATATAACTTCCGACTACATACAACATGATATTCTTGTCATGTTAATACATCACTATGAAACAAATGTTGGAGAAATGCCGATAGATGAGCGTCGCATGATCGTATTCGAATTTATCAAAACATATTCTACACATCCATCAGATTCGATAACTTATTTGATGAATAGGTTTAAAAATATAGATATTCATACCCGTTATGAAGGAAAGACGTTATTACACGTAGCATGTGAATACAATAATACACACGTAATAGATTATCTTATACGTATCAATGGAGATATAAATGCGTTAACCGACAATAACAAACACGCTATCCAACTCATTATAGATAACAAAGAAAATTCCCCGTATACCATCGATTGTTTATTGTATATACTTAGATATATTGTAGATAAGAATGTGATAAGATCGTTGGTGGATCAAGTTCCATCTCTACCTATCTTCAATATAAAATCATTTGAGAAATTCATATCCTACTGTATACTTTTAGATGACACATTTTATGATAGACACGTTCAAAATCGCGATTCTAAAACGTATCGATACACATTTTCAAAATACATGTCGTTTGATAAATACGATGATATAATAACTAAATGTCATGAAGAAACAATATTGCTCAAACTATCCACTGTTCTAGATACTACACTATATACAGTTTTAAGATGTCATAATTCGAGAAAGTTAAGAAGATACCTCAATGAATTAAAAAAATATATTAATGATACGTCCTTCAAAATATATTCTAATATTATGAATGAGAGATACCTTAATGTATATTATAAATATATGTACGTGTCAAAAGTATACAATAAACTATTTCCTGTTTTCACGGATAAAAATTGTCTACTAACATTACTACCTTCAGAAATTATATATGAAATATTATACATGTTGACAATTTACGATCTTTATAATATATCGTATCCATCTACCAAAGTATAGTTGTATTTTTATCATGTGTTATGTGTAAAAACTGATATTATATAATTATCTTAGTACCGTATGATGAAAATGACGATGAAAATGATGGTCCGTATATATTTTGTATCATTATCATTATCATTATCATTATTGCTATTCCATAGCTACGCCATAGACATCGAAAATGAAATCACAGAATTCTTCAATAAAATGAGAGATACTCTACCAGCTAAAGACTCTAAATGGTTGAATCCATCATGTATGTTTGGAGGCACAATGAATGATATGGCCGCTCTAGGAGAGCCGTTCAGTGCAAAGTGTCCGCCTATTGAAGACAGTCTTTTATCGCATAGATATAACGATAAAGACAATGTGGTTAACTGGGAGAAGATAGGAAAGACTAGACGACCTCTTAATAGACGTGTTAAAAACGGTGACTTATGGATAGCCAACTATACATCTAACGACAGTCATCGTAGGTATTTGTGTACCGTAACCACAAAGAATGGTGACTGTGTTCAGGGTATAGTAAGATCTCATATTAGAAAACCTCCTTCATGCATTCCAGAAACATATGAACTAGGTACTCATGATAAGTATGGCATAGACTTATACTGTGGAATTCTTTACGCGAAACATTATAATAATATAACTTGGTATAAAAATAATCAAGAACTCATTATCGATGGTACTAAGTATTCACAATCTGGTCAGAATTTAATTATTCATAATCCAGAGTTAGAAGATAGTGGAAGATACGACTGTTACGTTCATTACGACGACGTTAGAATCAAGAATGATATCGTAGTATCAAGATGTAAAATACTTACGGTTATACCGTCACAAGACCACAGGTTTAAACTAATACTAGATCCGAAAATCAACGTAACGATAGGAGAACCTGCCAATATAACATGCACTGCTGTGTCGACGTCATTATTGGTCGACGATGTACTGATTGATTGGGAAAATCCATCCGGATGGATTATAGGATTAGATTTTGGTGTATACTCTATTTTAACTAGTAGTGGCGGTATCACTGAGGCGACCTTGTACTTTGAAAATGTTACTGAAGAATATATAGGCAATACATATACATGTCGTGGACACAACTATTATTTTGATAAAACTCTTACAACTACAGTAGTATTGGAGTAAATACACAATGCATTTTTATATACATTACTGAATTATTACTGAATTATTATTATTATTATTATTATTATTAATTATATCGTATTGTGCTATAGAATGGATGAAGATACGCGACTATCTAGATATTTGTATCTCACCGATAGAGAACATATAAATGTAGACTCTATTAAACAGTTGTGTAAAATATCAGATCCTAATGCATGTTATAGATGTGGATGTACGGCTTTACATGAGTACTTTTATAATTATAGATCAGTCAACGGAAAATACAAGTATAGATACAACGGTTACTATCAATATTATTCATCTAGTGATTATGAAAATTATAATGAATATTATTATGATGATTATGATAGAACTGGTATGAACAGCGAGAGTGAGAGTGATAATATATCAATCAAAACAGAATATGAGAATGAATATGAATTCTATGATGAAACACAAGATCAAAGTACACAACTAGTAGGTTACGACATTAAACTCAAAACCAATGAGGTTGATTTTGTGGATGAATTCTATGGCTATGATAGATCAGTGAGTGTCCATGATTATATAGATGAATCAATCAATTAATAAAGTAGTATATGGAAGAGAGTCTCACGTAAGATGGCGGGATATATGGCAAGAACATAATGATAGCGTATACAGTATAGGAAAGGAGTGCATAGATAATATATACGAAGACAACCATACCGTAGACGAATTCTACAATATAGACAGCGTATCAGATGTAGATGACGCGGAACACATATCTCAGATAACTAATGATGTATCTACACAAACGGGAAAAAGAAATCAGAGTTAGATAGATACATGGAAATGTATCCTCGTCATAGATATAGTAAGCATTCTGTCTTTAAGGGATTTTCTGACAAAGTTAGAAAAAATGATTTAGACATGAATGTGGTAAAAGAATTACTTTCTAACGGTGCATCTCTAACAATCAAGGATAGCAGTAATAAGGATCCAATTGCTGTTTATTTTAGAAGAACGATAATGAATTTAGAAATGATTGATATCATTAACAAACATACAACTATTGATGAACGCCGGTATATAGTACACTCCTATCTAAAAAATTATAGAAATTTCGATTATCCATTTTTCAGGAAGTTAGTTTTGACTAATAAACATGGTCTCAACAATTATTATAATGTAGGTGATAGCAAATATGGAACACCGCTACATATATTGGCGTCTAATAAAAAATTAATAACTCCTAATTACATGAAGTTATTAGTGTATAACGGAAATGATATAAACGCACGAGGCGAAGATACACAAATGCGAACCCCATTACACAAATATTTGTGTAAATTTGTATATCATAATATTGAATATGTTGTCCGATACTACAATGAAAAGATTATAGACGCATTTATAGAATTAGGAGCCGATCTAACTATTCCAAATAACGATGGACTGATACCAGTAATTTACTGTATTATAGTAAATGCCGAATATGGTTATAACAATATTACTAACATAAAGATAATACGTAAACTACTTAATCTTAGCAGACATGCTCCACATAATCTATTTAGAGATCGAGTCATGCACGATTATATAAGTAATACATATATTGATCTTGAGTGTTTAGATATTATTAGATCGTTGGATGGATTCGATATCAATGGTTACTTTGAAGGACGTACACCACTTCATTGCGCTATACAACATAACTTCACTCAGATTGCGGAATACTTATTAGATCGAGGAGCTGATATATCATTAAAGACAGACTATGGCAAAACTGTATTTGATTTATCATTATGTAGTTACATCCCTCTTAAATGGACTAGCTTTTTGATTAGTCGTCTACCGCCTAAAAGTGTCATATGCTCACTGACTAACCATATAATAGATTATGTTCTTACGAACAATAGACCTATTATTTGGCAGAGTCAAATGATTAATAAGTACGTGCTGTTACTGGATCCATCCTTTTATTCTAGATTCAGAAATGCTATCGAAAGCAAATTAAATCAATACAATAATCGTTATAATAGGTTCGAACACGATAGAGATCATGTTAATGAAAAGTATGAAAAACTCTTACATGACATCGACATATATATCAAGGATGTACAAGTATTAAAATCTATTTCCATCACTAATAATATAACACTATACGACACTATTATAAATAATAAGTCAGTGTTTCCTATACGTCGCACAAACGACAAACAATTAATTAATAAAATAAAATAAAATAAAATCCAATATATATTATAATCTTATCGAAAAAGTTATTAAAAATTCATTAGAGAAATGTACTCTAACTAATGCCGTTCTCGAGTATATGATCTCATCTCGATCTCAATCATCTTATTTGAGTCGTATTCCTAATGAGATATTACTCGAAATATTATATAAACTCGACATGTACGATTTACGTAATCTATATACAAGATATATGCGAGAGAATGATATCGCAGAGTATCATATAGAGAATGCGAGGTCGATTTCTACACAGACTGATGAATGATTATATACTACATAGTTTATAACATTTGGTATCTATAACACTAGTTTTTATAAGTCATTATGGCATTTGTAATATTGAAATCGTAATTTGAGATATAGTGCACGATGGATATTGATGATATTAAACATAATAGACGAGTAGTAAGTAACATTAGCAGTCTTTTAGACAATGATATATTATGTGATGTAATTATAACTATTGGAGATGGAGAAGAAATTAAAGCGCATAAAACTATATTGGCTGCCGGATCTAAATATTTTAGAACACTGTTTACAACACCTATGATAATAAGAGATCTAGTAACTAGAGTAAATCTACAGATGTTCGATAAAGATGCTGTCAAAAATATTGTACAATACTTATACAATAGGCATATAAGTTCTATGAATGTAATAGACGTATTAAAATGCGCCGACTATCTTCTAATCGATGATCTAGTAACTGACTGTGAATCTTATGTTAAGGATTATACTAATCATGATACCTGTATATATATTTATCATAGGTTGTATGAGATGTCTCATATTCCAATAGTCAAATATGTTAAACGTATGGTGATGCGTAATATACCAACATTGATAACTACGGATGCATTTAAAAACGCAGTATTCGAAATATTACTCGATATTATTTCTACCAACGATGGTGAGTATGTATACAGAGAAGGATATAAAGTGACGATACTATTGAAGTGGCTAGATTACAACTACATCACTGAAGAACAGCTGTTGTGTATACTGTCCTGTATAGATATACAAAATCTAGATAAGAAATCTAGACTACTACTCTATTCGAATACAACTATAAATATGTATTCTTCGTGTGTGAAATTTCTATTAGACAATAAACAGAATAGAAACATTATACCCCGTCAGTTATGTTTAGTATATCATGATACTAACTACAATATAAGTAACCCATGTATATTAGTATATAATATTAATACTATGGAATACAATACCATTTACACCATTCATAATAACATAATTAATTACTCATCAGCTGTTGTCGATAATGAAATAATAATAGCTGGAGGATATAACTTTAACAATATATCATTGAACAAGGTATATAAAATAAATATCGAACACAGAACATGTGTAGAACTCCCACCCATGATAAAGAATAGATGTCATTTTTCACTGGCTGTAATCGATGACATGATTTATGCTATAGGTGGTCAAAACGGTACAATAGTGGAACGAAGCGTAGAATGTTATACAATGGGCGATGATACGTGGAAGATGTTACCTGATATGCCCGATGCAATATCGAGCTACGGCATGTGTGTATTCGATCAATACATATACATTATAGGTGGTCGTACAGAACACGTCAAATATATACCTGTACAACACATGAATGAAATAGTAGATATAAACGAACATTCTTCAGATAAAGTTATACGATACGACACTGTCAATAATATATGGGAGAAGTTACCGAACTTATGTAGTGGAACCATAAGACCAAGCGTTGTTTCACATAAAGATGATATATATGTTGTATGTGACATCAAAGATGATGAAATAAATGGTTTTAAGACTTGTATATTTAGATATAACACGAAGGATAATTATAAAGGATGGGAATTGATAACGACTATAGACAGTAAATTAACCGTTTTACATACTATTCTTCACGACGATGCCATAACGATACTACATTGGTATGAATCGTGTATGATACAAGATAAATTTAATATCGACACCTACAAATGGACTAATATATGTTATCAACGTTCGAATAGTTATATAGTACACGATACACTACCCATCTACTAAATAAAATACCTCATTATGAGTTTATTATAGACGACTACCCAGATTCATTTCTTATCTAACTATGACATTCATACATATCAGTATTCATTCTTATTCTTATCGTCTTTAGATGCTTACATAAAATGATATTAACCATCTATTAAATGATTTTTATGCGTGTATTATTACTTAGTAATAGTAATGTGAGTTGAGTTAGTTCTGTCCGAAAATGAATTAGTGTACAAACTCAAATATAAACTGAAGTTTAACCTTGTTTTTATGTCTACTTGGCATGTTGTCATTGTTGTCTATACTAACATGGATATCTTTAAAGAACTAATTTTGAAATACAATGATGAGAATGTTTTGATTTCTCCAGTTTCCATTTTATCTACTTTATCTATTCTACATCATGGTGCAGCTGGTTCTACAGCTGAACAACTATCAAAATATATAGAGAATGTAAATGAGAATGTATCAGAGGATAAGGATGACAATAATGATGACATGGACGTAGATATTCCGTATTGTGCGACACTAGCTACAGCAAATAAAATATACGGTAGCGATAGTATCGAGTTCCATGCCTCCTTCCTACAAAAAATAAAAGACGATTTTCAAACTGTAAACTTTAATAATGCTAACCAAACAAAGGAACTAATCAATGAATGGGTTAAGACGATGACAAATGGTAAAATTAATTCCTTATTGACTAGTCCACTGCCCATTAATACTCGCATGGCAGTTGTTAGCGCCGTCCATTTTAAAGCAATGTGGAAATATCCATTTTCTAAACATCTTACATATACAGACAAGTTTTATATTTCTAAGAATATAGTTACCAGTGTTGATATGATGGTGAGTACTGAAAATGACTTACAATATGTACATATTAATGAATTATTCGGAGGATTCTCTATTATCGATATTCCATACGAGGGAAACTCTAGTATGGTGATTATACTACCGGACGACATAGAAGGTATATATAACATAGAAAAAAATATAACAGATGAAAATTTTAAAAAATGGTGTGGTATGTTATCTACTAAAAGTATAGACTTGTATATGCCAAAGTTTAAAGTGGAAATGACAGAACCGTATAATCTGGTACCGATTCTAGAAAATTTAGGACTTACTAATATATTCGGATATTATGCAGATTTTAGCAAGATGTGTAATGAAACTATCACTGTAGAAAATTTTCTACATACGACGTTTATAGATGTTAATGAGGAGTATACAGAAGCATCGGCCGTTACAGGAGTATTTATGACTAACTTTTCGATGGTATATCGTACGAAGGTCTACATAAACCATCCATTCATGTACATGATTAAAGACAATACAGGACGTATACTTTTTATAGGGAAATACTGCTATCCACAATAAATATAAACAAATAGACTTTTATCACGTTTATCTATGTCTAAATATTACAAATAGTAATAGCATACACTAAACTTAAAAATAATATCATTTACTAACTAATATAGTATAAACTAAAAAATTAAACAATATCATTATTATAAGTAATACCAAAATGATGATATACGGATTAATACTGTCTTATATTCGTGTCTTCATCCATCGCTAGTCCACTTTACATTCCCGTTATTCCACCCATTTCGGAAGATAAATCGTTCAATAGTGTAGAGGTATTAGTTTCCTTGTTTAGAGATGACCAAAAAGACTATACGGTAACTTCTCAGTTCAATAACTACACTATCGATACCAAAGACTGGACTATCAACGTACTATCCACACCTGATGGTCTGGAGATACCATTGACTAATATAACTATTGGTCACGGTTTCCAACTATAGGTCGTGCATTGTTCAAATCAGAGTCCGAGGATATCTTCCAAAAGAATATGAGTATTATAGGTGTCTCTATAGAATGTAAGAAGCCATCTACATTACTTACTTTTTGACCGTGCGTAAAATGACTCGAGTATTTAATAGATTTCCAGATATGGCTTATTACAGAGGAAACTGTCTAGAAGCCGTTTATGTAACAATGACTTATAAAAATACTAAACTGGAGAGACTGATTACACTTACCTCTCTAATGGTGGATTGCCTGAATACTATCGGTTGATGAGTAATGGAGTGGATGGTTGATTATTGATTAGTTTTCCTTATTCTTTTTATTCACACAAAAAGAACATTTTTATAAACATGAAACCACTGTCTAAATGTAATTATGATATTGATTTATAGATGAAGATCAGCCTTCAGGAGGATTTTAACCAGTATGTTTAATATGAAAAAATAAACATAACATATTTTGAGATTAAGCGCTATTGTGATTAAATTATTTTGCTCTATAAACTGAATATATAGCCACAATTATTGACGGGCTTGTTTATGACCGGCAATCATGAATTTACAGAAATTATCTCTGGCTATATATCTTACTGCGACATGTTCGTGGTGTTATGAAACATGTATGAGAAAAACTGCGTTGTTTCATGACAACAATTTAGAGCATGTAGAAGAGAATCACGATAGTGGTGTAGCGTCGCTGCCGTACAAGTATCTACAAGTAGTCCATCAAAGAGAACGTAGTAGATTGTTGGCTACATTTAATTGGACATCTATAGCTGAGGAGGTTAAAAATGAGTTCATTAAAATATGTGATATCAACGGAACATATATCTATAATTATACTATTACTGTTAGTATGATTATTGATTCCACGGAAGAACTACCAACAGTTACTCCATTTACAACATATGAACCGTCTACCTATAATTATACTTTCGATAATAGCACTGTTAGTACTACCGAAGAACTAAAAGTGACTCCATCACCAACTCCATATGCGACTGTAACAACTCCTCTTCCAACATCATCAGTTCCATATGATCAACGATCGAATAACAATGTAAGTATTATATCTATTCAGATACTAAGTAAAATATTGGGAGTCAATGAAACAGAATTAACTAACTATCTTATTACGCATAAAAATGCCATGGTTGACAATAACACGATTAATAATAACATCACTGTCAACAGTACTACAGTCTATGATGATACATCTGATAATAACACATTGCATGGTAACATAGGATTTTTGGAAATAAATAATTGCTACAATGTCTCTGTATCAGATGCTAGTTTTAGAATAACATTAGTAAACGATAGTTCTGAAGAAATTGTTCTAATGCTAACAGGGACTAGTTCATCCGACACCTTCATATCTTCCACCAATATCACTGAATGTTTGAAAACATTAATCAATAATACGTCGAATATTAGCGACGTAAGTATAACACAAAATATGAATGTAACATCTAATTGTGATAAATGCTCAATGAATTTGATGACATCCGTTATTCCTGTTGTTAATGAATTTAACAATACGTTGGAAAAAATTGGTGTAAAAGATGATAAAAACAATACAGTACATAACTATTATAATTGTAAACTAACTACAAATTCTACGTGTGATGAGTTAATCAATTTAGATGAAGTCATTAACAACATAACTCTGACAAATATTATAAGTAGTAGTGCTTCGACAATCAACAACAGAAAAAGACGAGATCTGAATGGAGAGTTTGAATTTTCTACGTCCAAGGAATTAGATTGTCTGTACGAAGCATATGGTGTAAACGAGGATATAAGTCATTGTTTTGCATCGCCTAGACATAGACGATCCGACGACAAACAGGAGTTCATAGAAATGAAATTACTCGACCATGCGAAAAAAGATTTAAGCATAGACAGTGTTATTCCTAGAGGTACAACTCATTTTCAAGTAGGTGCATCTGGAGCAAGTGGTGGTGTTGTAGGAGATAGTAACCCATTTCAAAATGTTAAATCACGGGCTAGTCTATTGGCAGAAAAAATAATGCCTAGAGTACCTACTACTGCTACCGAAGACCAGCTATATGCAACTATAAATAGACAAGCCAAGTTGCCTGCAGGTGTTAAAAGTACTCCATTTACAGAGGCGGTTGTGTCTACGATAAACCAAAAGCTTTCTAGTGTTAAAGAGGTAACTTATGCTTCTCTCAATCTACCAAAATCAAGTGGCTATATTCATAGACCATCTGAATCTGTTATTTACAGAACTATAAGACGGACACGTTTACCTAGTGATAGCGATAGTGATTTTGAGGATATACAAACTGTTGTTAAGGAATATAATGAAAGATATGGTAGACGAGTAAGTAGAACACAGTCATCAAGTAGCAGTGATTTTGAAAATATAGATGAGGTGGTTGCAGAATATAAACAAAAATATGGTGGAGCAGCTAGCAGGGTTAGAACATCGTCATCAAGTAGTAGTGATTTTGAAAATATAGATGAGGTGGTTGCAGAATATAATCAAAAATATGGCAACGCCATGACAAAAGGACGTGGTTCTCTTAAACCGGATCCGTTATATAGTACTGTTAAGAAAACACCTAAAAGTATAGCATCCGGAGTAGACATAGTTTCAAAACAAACAGACTATTCTCTATTACCTGGTGTGAATACAGGCAGTTCTATTGTGACGCCTCTCACCAGAAGAGGAGCTACTAGACGACCTAAACGCCCATCTACACCTCCACGCGAAGATCTACCACCGCTTCCTCCGAATCCTCCTCATCGACAACTTCCTCGTGGTGGCGATCATTCTCTACCACAAGTTCCTCAACGTGATTATTCTCCACCACGTAGACCTCCTCCACCACTTCCTCCTAAACCAGTTCCAGCTATTCCACCTAGAGATGGTCAACCAGATAATAAAGGATTTAGTAAGTTTGTATCCCCTAGACGGTGTAGAAGATCAACCTCTGGAGTCTTATGTGGTATGATACAATCAAGACCAAACGATGATGTATATTCACTTCTTCAACGACCAAAAATTGAACCAGAATATGCGGAGATCGGTAATGGCTTACCCAAGAACAATGTTCCTGTGATAGGCAAGAAACATAGTAAAAAATATAAATCATCAATGACAAAAATATCAACAAAATTTGATAAATCTATGGCATTTGGAACCGCAATGTTACTAACTGGTCAACAGGCTATTAACCAACAGGTTAGATCAACTGCGTTGATTAGAAAAGATCAGATGAGCAAGGACGAAAAGATATTCGAAGCAGTTACAATGACTCTATCAACTATAGGTTCAACGTTGACAACTGCAGGTATGATATCTCCACCACTAATGATTGCTGGAATGGGTATATCGCTTATATCAGGTATAATAGATACGGTAAAAGATATATATTACCTGTTTTCAGGACATGAGAAGCCGGTAGATCCAGTTATTAAGTTTTTTAATACATACGCTGGATTAGTATCCGATAGTAGTAAAATGGGTGTAAGGAAATGTTTGACGCCTGGAGAAGACACACTTATTTACATCGCATATAGAAACGATACCAGTTTTAAACAGAATACGGAGGCAATGGCTTTGTATTTCTTAGATGTTATCGATTCAGAGATCCTATATCTAAACACATCAAATTTAGTTCTAGAGTATCAACTAAAGGTGGCTTGTCCAATAGGAACATTAAGATCTGTAGATGTTGACATAACTGCTTATACAATATTATATGATACAGCGGATAATATTAAGAAATACAAGTTTGTCAGATTGGCAACGCTACTATCCAAACATCCAGTTATTAGATTGACATGTGGTTTAGCAGCAACATTGGTAATTAAACCGTACGAGGTACCCATCAGTGATATGCAACTACTAAAAATGGCGACGCATGGTGAACCAGAATCAACTAAATCTATACCATCTGATGTCTGTGATAAGTATCCTCTAAAGAAATTCTATCTTTTGGCAGGTGGTTGTCCCTATGACACATCTCAAACTTTTATTGTACATACTACTTGCAGTATTCTACTAAGAACAGCTACATGGGATCAGTTTAGAAACCGATGGGTGTTACAAAATCCATTTAGGCAAGAAGGGACATATAAGCAACTGTTTACCTTTAGCAAATACGATTTTAATGACACCATAATAGATCCTAATGGTGTGGCGGGTCATGCTAGCTTTTGTACCAATAGAAGCAGCAACCAATGTTTCTGGTCCGAACCTATGATATTGGAAGACGTGTCATCATGCAGTTCTAGAACTAGAAAAATATACGTAAAACTGGGAATATTTAATGCTGAAGGGTTTAATAGTTTTGTACTAAATTGTCCAACTGGGTCTACACCGACATACATCAAAGATAAAAATGCGGACAGTAACAATGTTATCATAGAGCTACCTGTAGGTGATTACGGCACTGCCAAATTGTATTCGGCAACAAAACAGTCAAGGATAGCTGTGTTCTGCACACATAACTATGATAAACGATTCAAATCAGATATTATTGTTCTAATATTTAATAGTATCAGTGATATTCGATTTTCGAGCATATACACTGGAGACGTGAACGGTAGAAATAGACTGTTTATCACATTGTCTAGAGGAATGCCATATAGATCAATGTATTGCGATAACAGACGACCAGGTTGTTATTATGCAGGAATACCATTTAATGAAAATAGTGTAGAATCAGATCTGCATTATGGACCAGAAATAATGCTTAAGGAAACATATGACGCAAACAGTATTGATCCACGAGTTATAACAAAGTCAAAGACACACTTTCCTACTCCAATAAGTGTAAAATTCATGGTTGCCAATTTAGGAAATGGGTATAACAAACCCGAAAATTTTTGGAACGACGCTAAAAGTAAGAAAAGGACATATAGCGCAATGACAATAAAAATCCTACCATGTACAGTGAGAAATAAAAATGTAAACTTTGGATATAACTATGGACATATTATTTCTAATATGGTTTATGCACAATCTACTAGTTATGATTATGGTGATGGTACCAACTATACATTTAAATCTGTAAATAGATCAGATCATGAGTGTGAATCTATTTTAGATTTGAAGGCTAAGGAAGTAACTGTGACGTGTCCCGCGTTTAGTATACCAAGAAATATATCAGCGTATGAAGGTCTATGCTTTAGTGTCACTACATCTAAAGATCATTGTGCCACAGATAATAATTGGTTAAAATCTCATGGTTATGGAAAGGCAGATGCTATTAAACAACGTGCCTGTTTTCATCATTGGAATTATGTTACAACGTCGTTGGATTATTACTGTTCGGCAGAAAATGTTTTTAAAAGCTACTGGCCGGACTATGATCCATGTAAGTCATATATTCATATAGAATATAGAGACATATGGATAGAATCTAACGTGTTACAGCAACCTCCTTACACATTCGAATTCACTCATGACAATTCTAACGAATATGTGGATAAAGAAATTAGTAACAAATTAAATGATCTGTACAATGAATACAAGAAGATTATGGAATATAGCGACGGATCATTGCCGGCGTCTATAAACAGATTAGCAAAGGCATTGACTTCAGAGGGTAGAGAAATAGCAAGTGTTAATATAGATGGTAATCTGTTAGATATTGCATATCAAGCAGATAAGGAAAAGATGGCTGAGATACAGAACAAAATAAATGATATCACCAGAGATTTATTTATACACACTCTATCAGACAAAGATATAAAAGACATTATAGAATCCGAAGAAGGTAAGAGATGTTGTATAATAGATGTTAAGAACAATCGTGTTGAAAAGTACTATCCTATTGATAATTATCTATGTGGTACTTTAGATGATTATATATACACCTCTGTAGAGACTAACAAATCTTATGTGTTAGTAAACGACACTTATATGAGCTATGACTATCTTGAATCATCAGGTGTAGTTGTTTTATCATGTTATGAAATGACTATAATCTCCTTGGATACAAAAGATGCCAAAGATGCTATAGAAGATGAGATAGTAGCAAGTGCTGTAGCAGAAGCATTGAATGACATGTTTAAGGAATTCGATAAAAACGTAAGTGTTATTATAATAAAAGAAGAAGATAATTATCTAAACAGTTCGTCAGATATCTACAATATATTATATATCATATGTGGCGCTATTCTGCTACTGTTAGTCATTATTTTGATATTGGCAATTTATATAGCGCGCAATAAATATAGAACCAGGAAATATAAAATGATGAAGGATTACGACAATAGGAGCATTAAATCTGAGCATCATAATAGTCTTGAAACAGTATCTATGGAAATTATGGATAATCGGTACTAATAAAATAGTTTAACGCTTTTAGAACCAGTTTGGTACTGGAAGTTCAGTTCATTACTAGTTGAGAATATTGATGATTTTTTTAAAATGATATTTACGTTTACATGCTTGCATCACAGAATGATATATTCACAAGTATTATTAAAAATGAGTATCGATAGTTACATTACCATATCATCCATGCTCATGTGGATCTCTATTCATTATATAATCAATGATAAATGTTATTAGAATACTTTCCGAATAAGTCTTCTAAATATTGTATTAATTATGAAAAACTATGCTACGCGATTATGATGCAACGATGTTTAATGATACGATAGATTTTATAACTAGCGAGATGTCATCAGAATCATTTATCATAACTATGTTTAATAATAATTCATCAACGAATATAGATAACATGTGTTATTTATACTTTGAATACTTCGAAGTCTGTCCATCTTCTCTATTATTTAGACACTGTTTATAGAATGCTGTGATATAAACAAACTACTAGAATCTGGGACAACTCTATTACACTGTTATCTAATGAATGAAAGATTTGAATCATCTGTTTTAAAAAACCTAGTAAAGGAGTATGGCATGAATACGTTTAATGTTCGTGATTAGTGATGGACACATTCCGTTACACAAATATCTAACTCATGATAAAGTTGAGAATGATATCTTTGATATGCTTTCTGATAAACTACTACGTGCTATATAAGTTGTTGAGAAAAGGAGCAGACACTAATTATGCAGATGATAGAGGTAATACTTTTCTTCATTACTTCTGCGTCTATATGTCCACTTATAATAAGATGCCATTCAATAAGATGCATCGTGAAAAGAAATTTATTAAAGAGTTGGTAAAATATGGAGCTGATATTAATAAAGTAAATAATAGAGGAAATACACCTCTACACTTCTACATATCACAATATGATCACAGTCCTCGTATAATATTTACTCTTTTATCATTGGGAGCTGACTTGACAATACAAAAACAATGTTCGTCTAACTCCCATAATGGAATATATAAAATGTGAAGATATAGAATACAATACTCTTTTAATGTTAATTAATTGGTACGAGTCAAATACAGAAAACTAGAAAAGAAAGAAGGTCGGCATCTCCTTATATCTATCTATTCATAAGGATAATGATAGTAATGACCTTAATATACTATCCTATTTACTAAAGAAGTTTGACATAAAAACGATGAATACTTTAATGACGTTATACCTCTACATAATGCTTATAGCGTGCAACGTTGATATAATGTCTTATCTCGTATATATTGGATGTAATATTAATCTCCCAACTAACGATAACAAGAGTATATTTGATATTATATTAGCACAAACAGATAATAAGCTATATATAGATTGTATTATCTATCATCTTATAAAACACGGACTAGATATAACGTTATCCGTAATCAAAAAATAATTAGTATTATTCCGTATTTTCCAAATGATTACTATGTAAGATATATAATAACTTATTGCATCTTAATGAACAACAATTTCATAAAAGAATACAATAATCAATGTTTAAATCATACGTACGAAGAACTATTTATTGATTTAATAACATTCGATTATATAGATAATATCGTTCAGATTGCGTCAATGATATAAATAGGCTCAAACAAGAAAACTATTATAATATATTAAGATATGAAGATATAAAATATAAAATATACAATCTAGTTAATGATATCCATGTTACAAACAAGACTTTTCCCATGTACATGGACATTATAGAGAATTGTAACGTACACATAAAACGTAAATATAAACTCATAAATACTGTCATTGACAAAATATATAGTATATCATCGTCTGTTGATAATAACAAACTCTCACTATTGCCTCCAGAAATCATACGCGAGATAATATCCAAGTTAAGCGAATACGATTTAAATACTATTTTGTATGGTCGTAACCATCTAAAACATTATTATAAATTTAACTAGATATTAATGATGAAGATGACACCATCATATATCTTGTTGGTATATATGTTCGTAGTCGTAAGTGGAGATGTTCCGTATACACCCATTAATGGGAAATGTAACGGTACAGACTATAACAGTAATAATCTATGTTGTAAACAATGCAATCCTGGAATGTATATGACTCATTCCTGTAATACCACTTCTAATACAAAATGTGACAAGTGCCCAGATGACACCTTTACATCCATTCCTAATCATAGTCCCGCGTGTCTAAGTTGTCGAGGCAAATGTAGCAGTAATCAAGTAGAGACTAAATCGTGTAGTAACACACAGGACAGAGTATGTGTCTGTGCATCCGGATACTACTGCGAATTTGAAGGATCAAACGGTTGCAGGCTATGTGTACCACAAACAAAGTGTGGTTCTGGTTACGGTGTATATGGCTACTCATCTAAAGGAGATGTAATATGTAAAAAGTGTCCGGGTAATATAGATAAATGTGATCTGTCCTTTAACAGCATAGATGTAGAAATTAATATGTATCCTGTTAACAAGACCTCTTGTAATTCGAGTATAGGAAGCAGCAGTACCATATCAACTTCCGAGTTAACAATTACTCTAACACATGAGGATTGTACTCCTGTCTTTATTGGAGATTACTATTCAGTCGTTGATAAACTAGCAACTTCAGGTTTCTTTACAAACGATAAAGTACATCAAGACCTCACAACGCAGTGCAAGATTAATCTAGAAATCAAATGTAATTCTGGAAGAGAATCTAGACAACTAACACCCACGACGAAGGTATACTTTATGCCTCATTCAGAAACGGTAACTGTGGTAGGAGACTGTCTCTCTAATCTCGATGTCTATATAGTATATGCCAATACGGACGCGATATATTCCGACATGGACGTCGTCGCGTATCATACTAGTTATATACTAAATGTTGATCATATTCCACCAAATGATTGTGAAAGAGATTGAGATTAAATCGTCTAACAAACAATTAGTTTTTATGACATTAACATATAATAAATAAATTAATCATTATTGACTTAACGATGACGAAAGTTATCATCATCTTAGGATTCTTGATTATTAATACAAATTCATTGTCTATGAAATGTGAACAAGAATTAAAGTGTTGTAAACTATGTAAGCCAGGAACATATTCAGATCATCGATGTGATAAATACAGCGATACCATTTGTGGGCATTGTCCGAGTGACGCATTCACGTCAATATATAATCGTTCTCCTTGGTGTCATAGTTGTAGAGGTCACATCTTGTACACCTACCACAAATAGAATCTGTCATTGTGTCTCGAATAGTTATTGTCTCCTTGAAGCTTCTGATGGTAACTGTGTTACATGTGCTCCTAAAACAAAATGTGGTCGTGGATATGGAAAGAAAGGGGAAGATGAAATGGGTAACACCATTTGTAAGAAATGTCGGAAGTGTACGTATTCAGATATTGTATCTCACTCTGATCCATGTAAACCAAGGACGAGATAATATATACTCACTGGATAGACAAAATAAGTTGGATTATCCATCTCTCCCTCATCCCCTCCCTCACTTTTTATCATCCTATATGTTATTCCTTCCTTTTCTCGCATCATTTTTCGTGAAATATAATATAGGAATAATTAACACCAGAATAGCTATGGCCTGCGGTAAAGATTGTGCATGTATTCTGTGTCGTCTACTGGATGAAGATATAACGTACAAAAAATAAAACCAGAGATTGAAACGTATCGCAACTTATCAAAACATATAGATAGACGAGGAAACAATGCGCTACATTGTTACGTCTCCAATAAATGCGATACAGACATTAAGATTGTTCGACTGTTGCTCTCTTGCGGAATTTATCATGGAGTGAATGTCCTGTTTCATTTGTTTCCATGACATATTACAAAATCGATTCCGTCCAAGATGATAAAAACATTTACCGGCATCATAAACACGGAGTTTATTTTATATGGCTCGCATAAAATTACTAAAAATATATTGATCTGTTTTTCTTTTTCTTTCGTACATTTCTAATTATGAAAAAGTAAATCATTATGAGATGGGCGAGATGGACGAGATTGTACGCATCGTTCGCGACAGTATGTGGTACATACCTAACGTATTTATAGACGACGGTGAGAATGAAGGTCACATTTCTGTCAACAATGTCTGTCATATGTATTTCACATTCTTTGATGTTGATACATCGTCTCATCTGTTTAAGTTAGTTATTAAACACTGCGATCTGAATAAACGACTAAAATGTGGTAACTCTCCATTACATTGCTATACGATGAATACACGATTTAAGCCATCTGTATTAAAGATATTGTTACACCACGGCATGTGTAACTTTGATAGCAAGGATGAAAAAGGACATATTCCTCTACACCACTATCTGATTCATTCACTATCAATCGATAACAAGATCTTTGATATACTAACGGACCACATTGATGACTTTAGTAAATCATCCGATCTATTGCTGTGTTATCTTAGATATAAATTCAATGGGAGCTTAAACTACTACGTTCTGTACAAATTATTGACTAAAGGATCTGACCCTAATTGCGTCGACGAGGATGGACTCACTTCTCTTCATTACTACTGTAAACACATATCCGCGTTCCACGAAAGCAATTATTACAAGTCAAAGAGTTACACTAAGATGCGAGCTGAGAAGCGATTCATCTACGCGATAATAGATCATGGAGCAAACATTAACGCGGTTACGAAAATCGGAAATACGCCGTTACACACTTACCTTCAACAGTATACCAAACATAGCCCTCGTGTGGTGTATACTCTTTTATCTCGAGGAGCCGATACGAGGATACGTAATAATCTTGATTGTACACCCATCATGGAATACATAAAGAACGATTGTGCAACAGGTCATATTCTCATAATGTTACTCAATTGGCACGAACAAAAATACGGGAAATTACAAAAGGAAGAAGGACATCATCTACTTTATCTATTCATAAAACATAATCAAGGATACGGAAGTCACGCTCTCAATATATTACGGTATCTACTAGATAGGTTCGACATTCAGAAAGACGAATACTATAATACCATGACTCCTCTTCATACCGCCTTCCAGAATTGTAACAACAATGTTGCCTCATACCTCGTATACATCGGATACGACATCAACCTTCCGACTAAAGACGGTAAGACAGTATTCGACTTGGTGTTTGAAAACAGAAACATCTTATACAATGCGGATATTCACGACATCATCCACCACAGACTGAAAGTATCTCTACCTATGATCAAATCGTTGTTCTACAGGATGTCCGAGTTCTCTCCTTACGACGATTACTACGTAAAGAAGATAATAGCCTACTGCCTATTAAGGGACGAATCATTCGCGGAACTACATAGTAAATCCTGTTTAAACAAGGACTATAAAAGTGTATTTATGAAAAATATATCATTCGATAAGATAGATTCCATCATCGAAAAATGTAGTCGTGACATAGGTCGCCTCAAAGAGATTCGAATCTCCGACACCGACCTGTATACGGTATTAAGAACAGAAGACATACGGTATCACAGCTATCTTGAAGTCATACATTCGGACAAACATATCTCATTTCCCATGTACGACGATCTCATAGAACAGTGCCATCTATCGATGGAGCGTAAAAGTAAACTCGTAGACAAAGCACTCAATAAATTAGAGTCTATCATCGATGGTCAATCTAGACTATCGTATTTGCCTCCGGAAATTATGCGCAATATCATAACCAAGCTAAGCGACTATCATCTAAACAGTATGTTGTACGGAAAGAACCATTACAAATATTATTCATAATAGAAAGAAAATATTTAAAAATATCTATATGATTTGAGAAGTAGGAAACAGGAACAAGACGATAATTACTACATTATTAAATCATGAAGTCCGTATTATACTCGTATATATTGTTCTCTCATGTATAATAAACGGAAAAGATATAGCACCGCATGCTCCATCCAATGGAAAGTGTAAAGACAACGAATACAGACGCCGTCCCACCCACTTTTTATAGTAAGTTTTTTACCCATAAATAATAAATACAATAATTAATTTCTCGTAAAAGTAGAAAATATATTCTAATTTATTGTATGGTAAGGAAATAGAATCATCTAGAACAGCAATCATGAAACAATATATCGTCCTGGCATGCATATGCCTGGCGGCAGCTGCTATCCCTACCAGTCTTCAGCAATCATTCGCATCCTCGTGTACGGAAGAAGAAAACAACCATCATATGGGAATCGATGTTATTATCAAAGTCACCAAGCAAGACCAAACACCGACTAATGATAAGATTTGTCAATCAGTAACCGAAGTTACAGAGTCTGAAGACGATGGGGTATCCGAAGAAGTCGTAAAAGGAGATCCCACCACTTATTACACTGTCGTCGGTGGAGGTCTGAGAATGAACTTTGGATTCACCAAATGTCCTCAGATTAAATCCATCTCAGAATCCGCTGATGGAAACACAGTGAATGCTCGGTTGTCTAGCGTCTCTCCAATGTACGGCATTGAATCTCCAGCCATCACTCATGAAGAAGCTCTTGCTATGATCAACGACTGTGCGGTGTCTATCAATATCAAATGTAGTGAAGAAGAGAAAGACAGCAACATCAAGACCCATCCAGTACTCGGGTCTAACATCTCTCATAAGAAAGTGAGGTACGAAGATATCATCGGTTCAACGATCGTCGATATAAAATGTGTCAAGGATCTAGAGTTTAGCGTTCGTATCGGAGACATGTGCAAGGAAGCATCTGAACTTGAAGTCAAGGATGGATTCAAGTATATCGACGGATCGGTATCTGAAGGTGCAACCGATGATACTTCACTCATCGATTCAACAAAACTCAAAGCGTGTGTCTGAATCGATAACTCTATTCATCTGAAATTGGATGAGTGGGGTTAATCGAACGATTCAGGCACACCACGAATTAAAAAAGTGTACCGGACACTACTCCGGTTTGCAAAACAAAAATGTTCTTAACTACATTCACAAAAAGTTACCTCTCGTTACTTCTTCTTTTTCTGTCTCAAGTGTGATACGATTATGAGCACTTTTCCTATTTCCTTTCAGGGTATCACAAAAATATTTTTATTCTCTTTCTCTCTTCGATGGTCTCATAAAAAAGTTTTACAAAAATATTTTTATTCTCTTTCTGATGGAGTCGTAAAAAAGTTTTATCTCTTTCTCTCTTCGATGGTCTCATAAAAAAGTTTTACAAAAATATTTTTATTCTCTTTCTGATGGAGTCGTAAAAAAGTTTTATTTCTTTCTCTCTTCGATGGTCTCATAAAAAAGTTTTACAAAAATATTTTTATTCTCTTTCTGATGGAGTCGTAAAAAAGTTTTATCTCTTTCTCTCTTCGATGGTCTCATAAAAAAGTTTTACAAAAATATTTTTATTCTCTTTCTGATGGAGTCGTAAAAAAGTTTTATCTCTTTCTCTCTTCGATGGTCTCATAAAAAAGTTTTACAAAAATATTTTTATTCTCTTTCTGATGGAGTCGTAAAAAAGTTTTATCTCTTTCTCTCTTCGATGGTCTCATAAAAAAGTTTTACAAAAATATTTTTATTCTCTTTCTGATGGAGTCGTAAAAAAGTTTTATCTCTTTCTCTCTTCGATGGTCTCATAAAAAAGTTTTACAAAAATATTTTTATTCTCTTTCTGATGGAGTCGTAAAAAAGTTTTATCTCTTTCTCTCTTCGATGGTCTCATAAAAAAGTTTTACAAAAATATTTTTATTCTCTTTCTGATGGAGTCGTAAAAAAGTTTTATCTCTTTCTCTCTTCGATGGTCTCATAAAAAAGTTTTACAAAAATATTTTTATTCTCTTTCTGATGGAGTCGTAAAAAAGTTTTATCTCTTTCTCTCTTCGATGGTCTCATAAAAAAGTTTTACAAAAATATTTTTATTCTCTTTCTGATGGAGTCGTAAAAAAGTTTTATCTCTTTCTCTCTTCGATGGTCTCATAAAAATATTAAAACCTCATTCTGATGCATCAACTATTTCTTAAACAATAACGTCCAACAACATATACTCATAGAGCTTATCAAACATCCCCTGTGCCCATCTAGGTTGCCAGACAATTGCATCATAAAATAATGTTTATAATTTACACGTTAACATCATATAATAAACGTATATAGTATAATATTTTTTGGCATATAAATGATCTAGTAAAATCCATGTAGGGGATACGGCTCACGTTTTTTTCTTTGGTACAAAATTTCACACAGTTTTTATACAGACAAATATTCTCTCATCCATATATTTTAAAACATTGACTTTTGTACTAAGAAAATATTAAACCTCTTTCTGACGGAGTCGTAAAAAAGTTTTATCCTTTCTCCTTCGATGGTCTCACAAAAATATTAAACCTCTTTCTGATAGTCTCTATAAAGCGATTGATTTTTCTTACCCTCAGAGTTTCCTACAGTCGTG